TTCATATTGCATTTTTCTTTTTTGTTTTTCTTTTTCCTTATTTTTATTATCCTTCTTATTATTTTGTTTGTTTCGCTTTTTTATTCTTTCTTTTTTGACCATAATTTTAAGGGGACTATATATATATATGAATCAGAAGATTTAATATTTTCTACAATTTTATCAAATAAGGACGCATAATTAAATTAAAAAAAAAAGTAGTTAAGCAAGATCATGGACAGCGTATATATTTAAAAAATATTAATAAAACTTTATAAACAATTACTGACAAAATGTTGTCATTTAATTATAATAAAAATACTGTATATGGAATAAAACAGATAAATTAGCTAAAGTATCGCCATTTAAATATATGATTGATTTATGTTTATTGTTTTTTATTATTATTTCATTTAAAAAAAATTTTGTTTATATTTTTAAAATGAGCGGTTTTTTGTGCGTTCCCAAATTTTTTTACGATATACACAGTCTATAATGTTGCTCAATTACTTTTTATACAAAAACAAAATTACATTTATATATCATTTATAATTAATTTTACTTACTTTTTGCTATATTTTTGTATATATTATTATGTATTATTAATTACAAACAATATAATAATATGATGTTGTTTTTATATAAAAAGTGATTAAATAATGTTATGGACAGTGTAGTAAAAATAAGATTACGTTTATATATTATTTATAATTAAGTTTGCTTACTTTTTGCTATATTTTTGTATATATTATCATATAGTATTAATTATAAATAACATAATAATATAATATTATTTTTATATAAAAGTAATCAAGAAACATTATGGACAGAGTATACATAAAAAGTAATTAAGTATCATTATGGTCAGTGTAATATATATAATATTACATATGGATAATTATTGTATATTTTGTGATTACGTAGTATCAGACAATTATAAATTTCAAAGACATAATGAAACATTAAAGCATACAAATAAAGTTACAAATTTTAAGGCAACAATAAATACACTAAAAACAGCTAAAAAAAATATTGACCGTGATATATTAATAAAACAATATATTTTAACTTTAGAAAACAAAAATAAAACATCAATAGAAAAATACAAAGATTTTGAACAAAAATTAACGCAAATAACAAATGAAAATGATGGATTAAAAAATGAAAATTTCGCATTAAAACACGAAAATAATGAATTAAAAAACAAAATCCAATTATTAGAAATAAATTTAGCACAAGAAAAATGCAAAATATTAGAAAAAATGTTATTAAAAAAAAATGAAACAGATCAAAAGTTAGAAAAAATATTATTAAAAAACAACAAAGAAAAAAACAAAATATTAGAAAAAATGTTACTAGAAAAAGACGAAAAAGATCAAAAGTTAGAAAAAATGTTACTAGAAAAAGACGAAAAAGATCAAAAGTTAGAAAAAATATTATTAGAAAATAACAAAGAAAAAGACAAATTATTAGACAAATTAATAACACAAAAAACTGCTAATGATAATAAACAATGCACAGTAAATATTTTAAATAATTGGAATTGCAATGTCGAACCATTACAAAATCTTGATTTTTTTGATATCTTGGACAAACATACTTTAAAAACTACTAAAATAAATCCGAATAATTTACCTACAAAAAAGTGTTTAGGTTACGAATGTGATGGTAATTGTGATAAAAAGTATATTTGTCCAAGTAAATATATTTTACAAAAAAAAATTATAAATCAGTGGTTAAAAACTAAAGAAATTAGTTCGTGTTCAGATTATATTTCAGGAGCCTTAATAAATTATTATAGTGAAAATACAGACAAAAATTTATTACCAATAATAAATACTGATTCTAGTAGAAATAACTATTATTTAAGAATCAAGGATAACGAAACTAATGAAGATAAATGGATAAGTGATAAAAAAGGTAAAAAATTAACTGAGATGGTAATCAAACCTTTCATCGAGTATATTATAGTTTTGTTAAATGATTATGACGATCATTTAACAAATAATATGATTAGTAATGCTACTTCTTTGGTATCAAACTTGGTATTACATTTTGAAAATGAATTAGTCAAGTTAAAACAAGATAAACCAACATCAAAAAAATTACTAATCGAATATAAAAGACAAAAAGCAGTTTATTTAGAATATATAAATATTTTTAAAAATTATGAATCAAATGATGCTTTAATGAAAGATATAGGATATATACTTGATATTTGTGTAGAACATTGTAGGACGTTACATGCTAAATACGATAGAAATAATACGATAATAACATCAGGAAAAACATTAGTATCTGATATAATAAAATGTCTTAATAAAACAGCATTTATAAATACAATATTATCCAAAATATCACCACATTTTTATAAATCACATAATAATATATTGGAAATAATTAAATAAATAATTTAATTATTATTAACATTTTTTATTTTACATATACCACAACAACTACTTTTAAAAGAATAATTTCGTTCTAACATTTTTTTTTTTAAATTATATATTTAAATCAGGATATTTATTCCTTATAATAAACTAGCGAATTAAACATTTGGTCTCTTATTTTTATTTTATTAGATAACTAATTCATTTATTGCTATTATCCTATATCAAGTTCTAAAATAGATAATATTCCATTTCTATTTACTTTACAAATATTTTTTATAAAAAAAGTAATCGAAAATTATTTATACACATATAAAATAAACAAAATTAATAAACAATATTAATATAATTTCATTTTTATAAATAATTATTTTATTCCATAATTGTTTCTAATATTTTGGCGGTAACTAAATATGGATCCATATTCGATGCCGGTCGTCTATCTTCAAAATAACCATACCCATCATTATACGTGTCTGTAGGTATTCTTATTGATGCTTTCCTATTCGCTACTCCATAAGAAAAACTATTATAATTAGAAGTTTCATGTTCGCCTGTCATTCTTTCATCATTATTATCACCATATACTAACATATGCTCTGAATGTTTAGATTCTAATTTTTTAATAGCTTCAATAATTATTTCATAACCACCAGCATTTCGCATAGCTTCAGTACTAAAATTAGTATGACAACCCGAACCATTCCAATCACCTTTTATTGGTTTTGGATGAAATACTATATAAGCTTCATATTTTTCTGATATTTTTTCTAATATATATCTCGCTACCCATAATTGATCTGCCGCTTTAATACCTTCTACCGGTCCTATTTGAAATTCCCATTGACCTGGAGCAACTTCAGCATTAGTTCCTGATATTTTAATTCCTGCATATAAACAATATTTTAAATGTTGATCACTTATTTCTCTACCATATGCATTTAAACTACCAACAGAACAATAATATTGACCTTGTTTATTTGATTCGTTATAACCTAACGGTAAATTCGTTTTTTTATCAAATATAAAATATTCTTGTTCTAAACCATACCAAGGTTTTTGATCCTTATATTTTTCAAATATTAAATTTGCATATACACGATTATTATTTTTTGCCGGACCATTTTTGTCATATGTATCACATAACGCAATATAATTAGGACTTTTCCTAAATGGACAGGGAAAAAATGCTCTAGGTTTTAAAAATATTTCAGAATTTGATCCGTCAGCTTGATTTGTTGAACTACCGTCAAAATTCCATTCGGGAATTTGAAGATTACCATCCGTTAAAGGTAATACTCTTACTTTAGATCTAAGTTCTAAATTACCGCCTAACCAAATATAATCAACTACAGCCATAATATATTTATTGTCCGTATCATTTATATATTATTTTTGATTAAATGATAAAATTATAAATTCATATTATTTAATTTTTTGATTGTTAAAACATTAGCATTAATAAAATAATACACATTTATGGATTGTATATTTTATAATTTACGTGATTTATTTTATTAATTAATATAAAAAATTATATAGTAAAAATTTTAAAAAAGTTTAAATTACCATAACGTTTTTATTGTATTTATTTAAAATAAATAAAGATTTATATTCTTCATCATTTTTATATTTTATTGATTTTCTATGTTACCTTGAGTTTTGTTTACCATAGTATTTATAATATGTTCTATTTTCCACATTGATTCTAATGGTTTAAAACTTATGTTCGGATCAAGTTCAAATTTGTTTGCAATTGCAAATTTATAAGAATATTTTAAATTTTTTTTAATAATATTTTTCATTATTGTCTTGTCCTCTCTATTTTTATAAATATAATATGCATTATTTAGAACTTGTGTATATTGTTTAATGACTGTCGTAATCATTTGTTTATATAAATAATATAATAAATCACTTGACTCTTCACATACAACGATAGATTTGAGATAATTTCCATGTATGACATTTGCATCTTCTATGTTTAATAAATATTTTTCATTTGTATTGGTAACTTGATAATTTAATCCCGCGCTAGCATCATATAAGTACATTTTTTCTATTATTTCTTTAAATTTATCAAAATCAAAATTTCCTAAATATGATTTATAGTATAAAATTATTGAAAATGAATTATGTAAGTATGTTGATATAATTTTAGAATTTTCAAATAATGATGCAATATAAATGAAAAAATTATACACTAATTTATTTGTTATATAGGGATAATGAATAAATAAATCACCACCTATAATTAAATTACTAAGAACTACATAAATACATGATAAATTAATTTGTAAGCAAAGCGTTCCTCTTCCTGATGTAATTTTTTCATGATTTATCCATAAATCAATTAGACCAACTGAAATTGGTATGTTATGGTCTTTGATTTTTTCATTTATACTTTTAATACATTTCATATCAAATGATTCATTTATGCTATGTTTATACACATTTTTATTTTCTTCGACGAAAGCATCGATACTTTTTTCAAAAAAAGTGTTCATAATATTATATGTATAATTGCATATGACCATATTTTTAAAATCATATAGTTGCATCGTACGAGGCATAAAAGCTGTTTTACATAAAATTAAAATATTGTCATTTTTTCCTATATTACAATATTTATTCAAAAATGTGCTCAGACTAAACATAAATGTGTATGGACTATATTTAACTATTGAAAAGTTATTTTTTTCTATGGAATCAAATATTTTTTTTATTTTTGGATTATTTATAGTTAAATTTTTAAATGATAACGATTTTTTATTTTCTGGATTAGAATTTAACAAGTTTCTATATGTTAATAATTTGTATTTACTATCATGTGCTTTATCATGAGTATGAACATAATTTTGCATTGGCAAAAGAAAACCAAAAAAATATCCCAAATTTTCATACAGAAAAAAATTATCTCCCATCTTATTATTCAGATGTTTTCTTTTTTTTAATAATTTAAAATATTTTTTTATTGGAAATATTTCTTTGTCGAACAATTTACTTTCTAAAGAAAATTTAATATCAAATGTTGTACTTATTTTATTCAAGGGTATAACTTGTTGTTGTAATGATTTATAAGAAATTTTTATGTCATCTAAGTTTATTTTGCCTCCTTCTTGATTGGTTTTTTTTATTTCTTCAAAATAAAAAAACTTATTGTGATCACGTTTAATTTCTACTTGTTCTAATTTGTTTAATATTCTATCGGTTTCTTCTATTGTAAAACCTAATTCTATGTATTTTTTATAAATTTCATCGAAATTATATTTTGATACGAGAACATTATTTGTATTAATTCTATAATAATGTAATTTAATACCTTGATCTTGTTCAAAATAATATAATAATGATATTTCAGTATATAAAACTTTAAATGCCTCAGAATCAAAATTATACGTTCCTAAACCTCTAAAATTTGTAGTATTAATAAAACCTTTAGCAATTTTATTATAATATAATAATTTGTGATCTAGACTTGTTTTATTGTTTTGTTTTATTATTTTTACATATGAAAATAATAAAACATCCGCATCAGTTATATCGGTTTTTTTGTATCTTGTAACATGTATATCACCTATTAATTTTATAGGAAATATTATATCTTTTTGTAATAAACATGAAATAACTAATTTATTAACTGTCTCGTCCCAAGAAACGTAGCTTAAATTAATGCTCATCGGAAAAAATGGATCAGAACGATACATTAAAGAACAATATTTTAAATATGTTGTTTTCGAATTTTCTCCTAATAATGTTTGTCTTACTTTATATGCTTCCTCAAATTGTTTATTCTCAATAAATTTATACCATTCGGGCATATATTCCTCAAAAAATTCTATTTGAATGTTTGGATCATATTTATAATTACTTGTATTTTTTCTTTGTTTTTTTATGTAATCTAGTAAATTATTTTTAACTATGTCAGTTTTTATATATTTTGCAAAATCTTCACATGCATCTGTATATTGGTAATCTATTAAATCTTGTTTATGGAAAATAGTATTATTACATTCATCTTTTATATTATCATAATCGTCTTCATTAAGAAATAATTTCTGTATGTCTTCACATAATATTAATTTTCTTCTAAGTTTATCATATTCTAAAAAATAATATTGATAGTTTTCTAAAAAATCATTAATATTTTGTATTTTTCCTAATATATTTACAAAATTTAATAGTTGATCTTCGCAATTTGTATCTAAACCTTTTAGTAATCGTATATATTTTTGTATATTATTTTTTCTTATGTCTAACAATAATTTTAATTCTTCTGTATTTAATCCTGTTGTAGCATTTTTTGCGAATTCTTCTTTTTTAAGTAAAGATAAATTTCCCGCCGCAAAAAACAAATTATATATAATATAACCTTTGTCTATATTTTCCAAATTTTTATTATTTGTAATAAATTCTATAATATCATTTGTTACATAAAAACTACCAAATTTTATAGTGTCATTCAATGTGTATATTTTATTTGAGGCTGGTATTAATATTCTGTTTAAACTTAACATATTTTGCATGGAAGCTGCCAATTTTGGGAAATGTAAATATGCTTCTTTGTTTTTTAAATAAATATATTTGTATCTTTTTTCTAAAGGTTCATTTTCTTGGTACATTTTATAAAAATCAATATAAGATGTTAAATCTAATGGTAATATATTTCTGTCCCGATATTTATTCATAAAATTATCGACAATCTTTTTGTTTTTAATAAATTCAATCATATCTTGCCTTTTATTAAAATATATATTAGCATTTTGATTTGCATAACTATGAACATAGGGTAGCCATTCTAATTCTGAAATTTTAGTGTGTTGATTTATTTTTTTTCCTAATAAATTTTCGTATATTTTAATATTTTTTTCATCTAAAATTATTTTTTGCTTAAATATATCATTATATATTTCTAACATTGTATATATACATATATAACATAATTTATTGTGTCATTAGAATTAATTGTTTAAAAAAAATAATAATATATTTAAATACACACGTTTTTTGTTGAATTATATGTTTTATATTTATTATTATATGTTTTGTGTTTTGTGTTTATTATTATATATTTTGTGTTTATTATTATATATTTTGTGTTTATTATGATTTTGTAATTTATGTGTATTTTGTCTTTTTTGTTTTTGTAATTTATGTGTGTTTTTGTGTGTTTTTATGTTTGTATTTTTTCGAAATAAAATAATTTATTATGATCACGTTTAATTTCTACCCTTTCTAATTTATTTAGTATCGTGTTCGTTTCTTCTGTCGAAAATCCTAAATTTATATATTTATTATAAATTTCATTAAAATCGTATTTCGATACGAGAACATTATTTGTATTTATTCTATAATAATATAATTTTATGCCTTGGTCTTGTTCAAAATAATACAATAACGTAATTTCCGTGTATAAAACTTTGAATGACTCAGAACTTGCATTAAAATATAATGCACTTAAACCTCTGAAATTTGTATTGTTACTAAATCTTTTAGTATTTTTATTGTAATATAATAATTTATGATCCAAACTTTCTTTATTATTTTGATTCTTTTTCTTTATATACGAAAAACATAAAACATCTGCACTAGTTATATTTGGTTTTTTATATCTTGTTACATGAATATCGCCAATAATTTTTAAGGGAAATACTATGTCTTTTTGTAGTAAACACGCTATAAACATTTTATTAACAGTTTCGTCCCATGATACATAACTTAAATTAATATAAGCCGGAAAAAAAGCGTCTGAACGAAACATAAAAGAACAATATTTTAAATATGTCGTTCCTATATTTTCACCTAATAATGTTTGTCTTACATTATACGCTTCTTCAAATTGTTTATTTTCAATAAATTTATACCATTCAGGCATATATTCTTCGAAAAATTCTATTTGAATATTTGGATTGTATTTGTAATTGCTTTCATTATTTTTTGTTTGATTTTTTATATAATTTATCAAATTATTACGAACGATATCATCTTTTATGTATTTAGAAAAATCTTCACATGCATCAGTGTATTGATAATTTATTAAATCTTGTTTATAAAAAACAGTATTATTACATTCATCTTTTACATTATCGTAATTTTTTGCATCAATAAATAAAGTGTAAATGTTCTCGCACAAAATAAATTTTTTCCTAAGTTTTTCATATTCTAAAAAATAATATTGATAATTTTCTAAAAATTCATTAATATTACGTAATTCTGACAAGTTATTAGCGAAATTTAATAATTCGTCCTTACATTTCGCATCAAGGCCTTCAAGTAGCCTTATATATTTTTGTATATTATTTTTTCTTATATCTAGTAACAATTTTAATTCTTCTTTATTTAAGCCTGTTGTAGCATTTTTTTTAAATTCTTCTTTTTTTATTAATGATAAATTTCCCGGAGCAAAAAACAAATTATATATTATATAACCTTTGTCTGATTGTTCTAAATTTGTATTACTATTAATAAATTCTATAATATCATCTGTTACATTTAAACTACCAAATTTTATTATATTATTTTGCATATATATTTTATTTGAAGCAGGTATTAAAATTCTGTCTAAATTTGATATATTTTGTATGCTTGCAATTACTTGGGGAAAATGATTTTTGGCATTTTCATTTTTTAAATAAATATATTTATATCTTTTTTCTAATGGTTCATTTTCTTGATACATTTTATAAAAATCGATATAAGATGTTAAATCGATTGGCAATTTATTTCTGTCTCTATATTGATCCATAAAATCATCAACCATTTTTTTATTTTTAATAAATTCTACCATGTCTTCTCTTTTATTAAAATATATATTAGTAGGTTGGTTGTTGTATTTGAAAACATATGGTAACCACTCTAATTCTGAAAAATTGGTATACCGATTTATTTTTTTTTTTAATAGATTTTCATATATTTTAATATTTTTTTGATCTAATTTTATTTTTTGTTTAAACACGTCATTGTATATTACTAACATTATATTATTAAGATATAAAATTAATTATGTGTTTATAATTAATTTGTTTATTGAATAAAAAATACGATTCATTATAAAAGAAAGTAAAAATTTATTCGATGCTGTTGCGAATCTTCTCGTAGATGTATTCTCGGAACAAGAACCATTCAGAAGCTTTGGGATTCTTGAGAAAGGAATCATACATATTGTTGACATTCAAACAAATGTCAGCAAATGGCAAGTCCATTATATCTTGATTCCTTAATCGGCAATTAAATGCCAAGCAGGGTCGAGATTCATTAAGACCAAGAAGACTTTGGCATTTGCATTCAAAACATTCTTCTTTGAATAATTCTTTCACAGGAGGAGCGAGTTGAAAAACAACCCTCAAGGTATTACTACCTTTTGGACCGTCAATATAGAATCGCGTGAATTCACAACCTTTATGAGGACATTTGGGATAGTGTTTTAAACTGTGACAAGAGTTTTTGCAAACAGGTGTTGTTGTAGACATTGTAGTTCTTGTAGTTATTTGATGATATAAACATTATATAAACGATTCATTTGGAAATATTAAATTCAATTTTTAAATCCATTTTTATTATATAATAAATGTTTTAACTAGATAATTATACATTCATAAAAAAAATTAGTTTATGGCTTAATAGTCTTGGTTACTTTAAAAATGCCACTTGTCAGATTCAGAATTATGTAAAAAGTAGCATAATCTTCGTTTTTACAGATGTCGATAAGACTAAAATAATCTACCGTTAGAATATTTTATAAATATTCTTAATATTTTTGAAAAATAGAAAGAATTTATAATGATTTAGGATTTAATATATGTATAAAAATTAAAAAAGTCAATTTTGCATATGTAATAAAAAATGAAATTTTAAATTTTATATACATATTATTAATATAAATATATATAATTTAATAATATGCTAAATATTGAATCTGATTTCTTTAATGATAATAACATTTTCAAATTACAAATGTCTTTATTAAAAGAATATCAAATTCAAGATTATTTAGTGATATATTATTATTTTTATAATGATGTATTAAATATAATGAATCATAAATCATATAAAAAAATACAAAAAAAATTATTTGATGCATGTTTGGTATCAAACTTGTATAATAATAAAATATCAGATATTCATGATAATATTTTAATATTTAAAAGATTATGTGAAATTATGATGTGTGAAAATTATAATATTATTAACTTTCGTAAAAATTATTTAGAACCAGAATTAATACAAAATTATGGTTCCGGTTCTTGGTATTATTATAGATTTCACCAAATATTCAAAAAATTAGGATATGATAAAAATAAAGTTGCAAAAATATTGTCAGATAAATATGATACAAAAATTAATAATGAATTATGTTTATTAAATATTAATTTAACTTGTATGAAATATAAGATTATAATCCATTTTTTAAAATTCAAATTAATAACAGATATTCAAGAAATACACAAAAAATCATGTATTAAAGATAATATTAATAAAATTTTAAATATTATCGAATCCTTAAACAATAACCAAAATTTAATTAATTTATATGAATCATTTAATCATTTTTCTAATACGACAAATATTACTTATTCAGTTAATATTTTATGTGATTTAGGATTAAAACTTGATATTTTAAAACAATATTTTTTAAATAATAATTATTCATATAAGAAATGGTTTAATATTATAGAAAAAATACCTAATACACACAGTATTATGGAAAATATATTTAATGATATTATTAAATCAAAAAAGTATCACAAACTTGTATATTTCATAGATTCAAAAAAACAAAAAAATTATCAACAGTTTCATTTAGATAATAATATTATTATTGATTATTATAATAATAATTACATAACTAACGATAAAAATAAAGCAAATGATAAAAAAAAAACAAATAATCATGATAAAAAAAAAACAAATAATCATGATAAAGATAATATTCTTAATATGTTATTATATTTTTGTAAAATTAATAATTTTGAAACTTTAAAAATATTTACAAAATTATTGCCTCACAAAATACAATATTTAATAGACATTAATAAAATTAATAAACATAATTGCATAAATACTAATACAACTATTTTGCATTACATATGTAATAATTATCATGATTATGAATTGGATACATTTTTTAATATATTTAATATTTATTCTAATACTTTTTTGTTAAATGATATACAAGATAGCAATAACTTTAAAGCATCTGATTATTTACCAGAAAATATTGTAAACGAAGCGATCTCGATAGTAAACAAAGCAGAAATAATTAGAACAAAATAAAAAAATTGATTTTTTATATTTATATAATACTATATATATATATAATATTTAATATTTAATATAATTATATATGGATATAAAAATAGTCGAACCTAATATAAAATTATTATTATTAGGTGATAGTGCAGCAGGCAAGACCTGTATATTACAAAAATATGTCGATGATACTTTTAATGTCAGTTTCATTACTACTATAGGTATTGATTTTAGAACAAAATATGTAACTAACAATGGAAATAAAAAAAAAATTGTAATTTGGGATACTGCCGGTCAAGAAAGATTCAGAAATATTACTAGAGCATATTACAGGGGAGCTATGGGTATGTTATTAGTTTTTGATATTACAAATAGACCAAGTTTTGAAAATATTAGTAGATGGATTAGAGAAATTAAAACAAATACAAGTACTGATTTAGAAATAATATTAGTAGGGAATAAATATGATTTAAGTGAAGATAGACAAGTTTCTACAGAAGAAGGATTAGAAGCAGCAAAAAATTTAAACATAGAATATATAGAAACTAGTGCTAAAACAGGTTTTAACATTGAAAAAGCTTTTGAAATTTTAGTTAATAAAATTTGTTTAAAAATAGAACAACAACAACAAGAACAAATTAATTTACCATGTTATATTGACACAGTAAAACCTACAAAAAGTGATAATTGTGGTTGTAAACAATAATTACCAAATACAAGGATGTATTATTTTTATATTTTTTATTCTATGATTATTTTTGTTTTTAATTTTAATTTTAGGAATACCTACACCTTCATTGTTTTTATTTTTACCATTATTTAAATATTCTTCTTTAATTTCATCATAATTTGCAACAGAAACGTTTATTAATAATTTTTTTTTATTCCGATATTGTTTATTAGCAACAAAATAAATATTATCTGTTCCATATGCCATGGGAAATTGTTCATCCTTATATTCAGGAGTAATATAATCTTCTATTATATCTAATGTATTAAAACGATATATTTCACGACCAATATAAATATACTCGTGATTATTTACTTTTACTAATATACTATTACCTTTAGGACCATGCATGTTATTACTATCAAAACCTGGCCAATAACCAACGTATTTACTTGTTTCTAAACATATTTCATCATAAATACATATATCAATTTCTCTATCTTTTTGACATTTTCGAACATTTTCTTTAGTATTATTCTCAATACATATACAATCACCTTTATATTTGCATACAAATACTGTTAATTTTTTATTATTAATAACAACTTTAAAAACTGGATTTAGATAATCACGAGTTATATAAGTTTTTGGTTTTATTTTTAATTTTGGTATGTATGTATTGGTATTTTTCATATTTAATAATTTTTTATGCATTTTCTCAAAGTGTTTATTCATTTTTTGAGTATATTGATTTTTTAATTCAAGATTTCTTTTTATTATCGCTTTTTTTGATGTTGTTCTTTTTGTTATCGCTCTTTTTGTTATCGCTTTTTTTGTTATCGCTCTTTTTGTTATCGCTCTTTTTGATGTTTTAAGACGTTTTTTACTTATTGTTTTAGACATTATTATAGTAATTATTTAGATAATTGTCATAACAATGTTTATAAAAAAAATTAAACAAATTGGAATTTACCATCCATATTATCTAATGCAATATTAAAATAGTATTTTAATTTTTCATGACTAGAATATAATGGTAATGATAATGTTTTAAAACAAGTTCTAGTGGTAGGTAGAATATCAATAGCATCAGAAAACTCAATACAAAACAGAATTTTACAGAAATAATCATTTATTTTAGACGATGTAATAAATTCCATAATTTTTTCTAATGTTTCATATGGCAATTGTTCTATATATTTCCAAAAATATGATAATGTTTGTTTTTGTTTTTCATGTGTATCATCTAAATTAATATATATACCTTTATATGAGTATTGAATGTATTTATTCCATGTATTAACGTCGGGTAATATTTTTTCATTGACTACGATTTTATATAATTCTTGAGGTTTAAAAATCATATAGGAATACCCTAATATAATATCAACACCACATTTAAAGAATGCTAATAATTGTTTTTTACAACCCGCAAAAAGATAAAATTCTGTTACTTTTTTAACATATAATTCGAAATTATCCTTTGTGACATATGTATTTTTACCATTTTCAACTAATTCAAATTCTTTGTCCAAATATTCATCATTACATAAAATATTGGTTCTTATTGTAAATGTTAAATCTAAATCTTCTATAATATCCAAATTTAATAATAATTTGTTATATTCTAAAGCCAACTCAGGTTTTATATCTTCCAATTTTAAACTATTAGGATCATAAATATATTTAACGAATGCAAAAGACATGGGTAAATCAACAATATTACATAATGTTAAGAAACCAAAAAATTTTCCAAAATTTACCATATTAACAATATCATTTGCATTAATCGTTTCCCTATAAGGTAAATATAATTTGCCATTATCTAAATTTGAAAACATGCCGCTATTTTTATAATAATAAGAACAATTATTTATATATTGTCTAAAAACACCAACACCTTCAGATATATTATTTAAAATCATATAAATTTTAGGTATCTTTGAAATTGACGTTTTAATTTGAGGAAATAATATATTTTGAATATGATCAAAGCTATTTTCCAAGTCATCATCATTTATTTTTACTGTAATACTTTGATCGAAATTTAAATTTAAAATTGTATGATATTTTTTTTTTAAATTTAAATATCTTAAATATTCGTCATCATTTTTGGCAAGTTTATTATTAATATATTCCAATAATAAATCAACATAAAACATATTATTTGAATTATGAGCGATTTCAATCGCCGAAGGATATTTATCGTTATCGCCTGATATGTCAAGGTCGTCAAATTCTAATAATATTTTAACTTTTTCTTGCGCTTCCGGGTTTTTCATCATGAATGATAAAGGAGTATCGCCTTCAAAATTTCTATCATTTATATATTTTTTTGCATCAGGCATCATCATTAATTCTTTAAACATATCATCACTACCTTTTGTAATATACGAAAAAATTATATCAACATGTCGTCCATCTTGGTCAGTAAAAACAGATTTACTTTTTGTATTAAAAAATGTTAAAATAAGTTTCAAAGCTTCAACATTTTTATTGAAATAAAAATATGTTAAAAGTAATCCATTATATTCATAAGTAAAATCATGACCACAATCTATCAATAATAAGATACTAGTAATATTACTTTTATAACATGCTACCGAAGATATAAAAGTATCATTATTAAAACATTTCAAATTAGGATGTTTAGTTAAAAGATATATTACATAATAATCATCATTGAGAATCGCTGAAAATAGAACATTTGATAAAATATTTTGTAATAATGAATAACTAATTTTTTGTTCTGCTTTTTTCGAAATTAATTTTAATGTTTTTACAATCTTATTAAAAATTAGATAATAACTATTATTATTATTAATGTTGTCATAATAATTATACACTTTTTTAATATCAGGATCATTAAAAGTCTTTATATTTAATTTATTGTATGCCATTAATAATGGATTTTTATTAACATTACCAACGAAACAATATTGAAACCAACGGAGCAATATTTTAATTTTCGAGATATCATCATTTTCGATTAATATTTCCAAAGGTATTTTACCATTAATAGGCATTTCCAAAATTTGTCTTCTAATTGGGTAATAGTGAAAAGCACATTTTTCAAGAAATAATTCAAAATTATTATCATTATTATTACACAAATAATGTAAAAATTTACCTAATAATTCCAAGTCTGCATATTCTATAAAATCTTCATATAAATCACTCGTTAATTTATCAAAAGGAACATTAACAATATTTTCTGTATTGGATATTTTATCTGATTCTTCAATACTAATTTCATCTTGTAACTTGTTATTTAATGGAAAAATTCTTGATAAAATTTCACAGATCACGTTATATTGTTGTTTAAACATGTTAATTAATATGCGAGTTATCATATGAATTTTGTTAAAGAAATAATATTCAATTTTTTTTATTTATATATGTGTTTTACATAAAATGTCATATTTTAGAAAAAAATATAAATTAGAAAATATTAGAAATGTTTTTATATACACTGACCATAAGTAGGCATATTAACTTATTATTATCGCTTTTTTTTGATGTTGCTCTTTTTGATGTTTTAAGACGTTTTTTACTTAATGTTTTAGACATTATTATAGTAATTATTTAGATAATTGTCATAACAATGTTTATAAAAAAAATTAATTCGAATTTAAATTCTTATTCTTATTCTAAACGTTTATGAATTATTTTAATATTTTTTATTCTATGGTTATTTTTATCCTTGCCATAATTAAAATATTCAGTTTGAATATTTTCAGCATCGGCAACTGAGATGTTAGTTAATAAATATTTTTTATTTCGATATTTCTTATTATTTAAAAAATAAACATTATCTGTTCCATAGGCTATAGGATATGGAACATCTGAATTACCTAAAGGAGTAATAAAATCTTCTATAATATCTGTTGTTGTGAAACTGAATACTTCAGTACCAATAAATATATACTCATGATTATTTACTTTTACTAATATACTATTCCCATGAGATTTATATTCACTACTATCAAAACCTGACCAATAACCAACATATTTACTTGTTTCTAAACAAACTTTTTTATATATTTTAATATTATCGCCAGTATTATAATTAGAACAAGCATATATCACTAGTTTTTTATCATTTATTACAACTTTAAATGGTCTTCCACCATTATCATCTGTTATAAAAGTTTTTGGCTTTATTTTTGATTTTTGGACATATGTATTAGTATTTTTCATATTTATTAGCTCTTTGTATCTTTTTTCTCGTAATTTATTATATTTTCTTAATCTTGCTTCAACACTTTTTGATCTGTTTGTTTTTATTATTGTTTTTTTTGATGCTTTTGATAGTTTTTTTGTTGCTTTTTTTGATGCTTTTTTTGTAATTTGTTCTGTATCTTTAATTTTAGACCATCTTTTTGTTTTATTAGATGTTCGTATAACCTTCCACATATTTTTATCTTCACCTTGCATTATCGTATTAACAGGATATAAAGTTGCACTTTTTAAGGGTCCTTTTCTTGTTGCTTTAGACATATACTAGTTATTTAGATAAAATAGCGTTCGTAATTTAATTTTTTATTCAGTTAATAAATATGATCTATATAGTTAATTTGATTATTTTGTCGTGTTTTTGATAATTGATGTTTTTTATTGATATTTTTTGTTGTTATAATTTAAGTTATTGTATCAATTAGAAATAATTTTGTTAAATGTTTTTATTTAATAATTATAAAAAAATAACACACAAAAATACAATAGCAAATTAAATATTTTATTTTCTAACAAATTTATATTTTTTATAATTTATTAATTTATATTTTTTATTTTCTGTTGAATGCAAAGGAACAAAATATTTATAAATATCATATTTTCTTAGCATATATTTTATCCTATCAATTTATTTTTATATAATTTCATAAAATAAATTAATAATTGATAATATTATATAAATGCCATAAGATATAATAATAACAAAAATTACCATTAATAATAACAAATCAGATAATATATAACCAGGAACAAACATTTTTTATAGATAATCATATTTTAATAAATATCTTATTAAATATTTATTTCAATTTTTTATAATATTAGTGATAATAAATATAAAAACATAAAAACAACAAACCAAACAATTAGTACTATTATAATTATTTCAGATATATCTAATTCAGGCGTTAAAGGAACCATTTTAATATTTATTAATGTATTTAATATATTTATGAATATTAATTTCATTTTTAATTGGAAAAAAAAATGAAATTATAAATCTAATATAAGCCTTTAATAATTAATAATAAATAATAATTATAATAATGAATAAAATAACTAAATCATGGTCTCAAACACAAAACGAAATTAAAATTATATATATAATACCTGAATTAATTAGCAATAAAGATTTTAAAATTAATATCAATAAAAGTATTTATGATTTTACTTACATTAGATCTTCAGGATCTGAATATATTGATTCTTTTAAGGTAGCAACTGAAGTTGATGATTGTTATGCTTTCGATATTAATGATAATCAACTTGTGATTAAATTAAGAAAAATGAAACCAGTTAGATTATTATTTTTGGAAGAATCTGATAATTGCTCTGAACCGTGGTCAGGGCCAGATGTAGAAATAACAAATCCATTATTAGGTAAAAATACTGTTTATAATTTTAAACAAAATCGTGATTTTAATAGTGTAGAACGTATAGCCAAAAATATTGAAAAAGAAGAACGAAATCTTGCTCGGATTCTATTAGATTGTGTAGGTAATACACCAGAAAAAAGAATGGCAATGGAAAAATCTTTATATGAATCAGGAGGAACATCCTTAAATGTTAATTGGGACGAAGTGAAAAATACTGATTATTCCAAAAAGAATATTGATGCATAATTTTTTTATTTTAATTAAAATTGAATATTAATTATTTACTATTTACTATTTACTATTTACTATTTACATTTTATATATATATATATAATATACTATTATTATAAATGCTTAACGATATTTTAATCAACAATAATTTTTTAGAATCTAATTTTTCTAAATTAGATAATATCACATATTTTGATATTAATGATAAATACATTACTGAAGCTATTAGGTTACATTTTATCAAAAATATTAATAATATATATTTATATTTTGATATTAAATCTTTAAAAGATACTTTATGTTTTACAAAATTAAAAATACAAAAACAAAATATCGATAAATTAACTACCATATTATCATATCCTTTCGATAAATTTAATAATAAAAATAGCAATAATGATAATAAAGAAAATAACAATAATAATGATTTAGAAATTTACTTGCATTTTCTAAATAAAGTTCATGATGATGCTATAATTGCAACTGAAACAAATATTAATATTTTACTAAATAAACAATCATTAGAATTTATTTTACATAAAAATTTTACTAGATTTAATACTTTTCATAAATTAAATAAATATGATTTATCTAAAAATGATATTATTTTTGGGGATGTATTATTACATTTTTTAGGTATTGTTCCTTTTATTAGACAAATTAATGTTTTGAGATATAATGAATCTTTAGAACCATTAGATAATTTAAATTCATTAAATATGTGTATAATTGACGAATCAAGTAAATCTATCACATCTAACAATATAAAATGTGAATATGATTATTTTACTATATTATGGCCAAAGTTGCTTAATATTAATAATTTAAAAACGATAATTTATGATCCTGAATATCACGCTTATTATGAAAATTATAAAATTATAACACTAGACTTGTTTATTAAATTATTACAAAATATTTTAATACCAAAATCATTTGCTAATATACATATGTTTAATAAATATAATAATAATCAAATATCATTGCCTTTATGTTTTCCAAATTTATATATAATTGACGACGAAGTAAAAATTAATACTAAAGAAGCAATTAAATTACAATTAATAGAAATAAATAATTATTTAAGTTCATATTCAGAAAAAAGTATAAATATTCCTATGTGTTCAGAATTACCTCATGAAATATATTTTTCTAAACCCGAAAGAAATATTTATACTAATGGAATTATAAAATATCATAATAATGTTGTTAATTTTTACATGTCTAAATTTTTAGACAAATATAAATTATTAGATGTTGGTGCTGGACCTTTAAGACAAATATTATTTTATGAAAAAATTGGAATCAAAAAATTAATAGCAATAGAACCATCACAAGCATCAATTGAAACTGGCTTAGAAAAATATAAAAATGAATGTAAATTTATTGACTTAGTTATGATTCCTGGATTTGGTGAGGAAGATTGGGAATTACCTAAATATAAACAGGTATTAATTAATAAACCTTATAAATCCATTTTATTCAAATTCACTATACATTACATGTTGTCTAATTTGGATCAATTATTATTAAATCTAAATAATGTTAGTATTAAAGGAACAAAAGTAATGGTTACTTGTTTAAATGGTGATATTGTATTAAATAAATTAGAACAATATGGAAAATATGAAATAAAAAATGATGGACAGGTATTATATGGTTTATATAATTATGAAGATATACAAAATACCGAATTTTATAAAAAAGTTATGGTATATTTTAAAGGTGTTTATGGTGTTGAAAGTGGTTCTATTGAATTTGTTGTTAGTATCGATTATTTAATAAAAAAATTTAAAGAATATTCATTTAAATTAGTATTAAATGAAAATTTTATGCAAATCAATTTTCCAAAATTAGTAAATATCAGAAAAGATTATAATAAAGCTCAAAAATTAGTATCAGAATTACATAATATTATTATTTTTGAACGATTTTAATAAATTATGAAAAAAAAAATAAAAATAAATAAATAATCATTTGTTTTAAACAAATTATTAGTTTTTAATAATTTATTAGTTTTTAATAATTTATTAGTTTTTAATAATTTATTAGTTTTTAATAATTTATTAGTTTTTATTTTTTATTAGTTTTTATTTTATTTTTTATTTTTTATTAATTTTTACTTAATGGATTCACTTTATCAATAGCATAACCAACTAAACCTTGATAATTATCACAACTTTCCGCTAATTTTTTATCTCTGGTAGCAGATGTTCTCCAATTAGTAAATCTTATATATGCCATAAATAAATATAAAATCATACTCATAAATAATGTTGCCAATTGTATTATTAAAAATATATTCGGACCGTATATTTTTTGTTCATCGTAATTTTCTTTATTAACTGGCTCATTTTTAGTTAAGTAATAATAATAAAATAAACTAGCGGCTAAATATAATAAGGCAATTATTATACATAATGCGCCTCTTTTTGCAAAATTTCCGAATTTCATATTATATATTACATAGTTATATAATATTTTATTAACTTGATATTTTATTAACTTGATATTTTATTAACTTGATATTTTTTTTTAATTCCTTAATATTTTTTTGGACAACAATTTTCTAATTGATTTATTTCAAAATTACTAGTTATATTTAAAATGTAAAATATAAATATTTGTAAAGATGCAGCTAATATTACTGAAAATATACTGAAAGCATTGGATATATAAAAATATCTTGTCAAAGGATCATCGCCATCATAATCTTTAAAACTACGATAATAAGTATAAATACCAATTAAACTTGCCGCAATTAATGCTACTTGAAAAATAGCAAGGACTAGATACATGTTTTTTATCATTATATATTTATTTAATATATTTATTATTACCTGATTAATTATATTTATTACGATTAATATAACACTTATCAACGTTATCCATCAAATTTTGAAATTTGACATCAGCCATAAATAATAATATGCCAAAAGTCAAAAAATATAATGCGTAGATCATATTTACCACTATATTAAATTTTAATAAAGAATCAGGACCATATACATTAGATGTTTTTTTTTCAGTTTTTTTATGACTATTATTAGCGTTATTGGCGTTATTAGCGTTATTGGTGTTATTAGCGTTATTAGCGTTATTGGTGTTATTAGCATTACCCCCTCTATTAGTGCCTGTTACAGTATCATAAGCCCGATAATATAGGCCTGAGACTATTTGATTAAATATTAACAAATAAATGACCCCTAATATAATAGATATTATACCTAATCCTTGTATTAGGTAATATATGGATAAGAATATATCGACACTAGTTATGGATATTTGGGTGAATGGTATTTTTTTTGGTAATTTCGACGTTATTGCTTCCATTGGTATATATAAATATAATATATATTTATTAAAAAAAAAATGATATTTTAAATGTATCACGTGGTAATATTTATATTATTATCAAATATACTAATGTATTAAAGTAATATTAATTGTACTCGAGTAAGGTCATATATACATTAGTATATATAATTTAACAATATTTAATAATTATCACAGGTGTTAATGAAATATACATATTGTTAGGTTATAGAAAATTTAATTATTGATATTTTAATAATTGTCATTAATATAACACATGTTGGAAACACATTTATTGACATGATTATTAAAAAAAAATTTAAGAGAAAAATAATATAATTTAATAATATTTAATAATTATTAGCAGATACTGGAGTTATGGCTATATTATTAGAGTATATTATAAAAAAAAATATGTTAATATTTAATAAATATCATAAACATGTGTTGCATTAATATTTATTAACATAAATAAAAATAATATAATCTAATAATATTTAATAATTATTAGCAGGACCTGTAGAATGCAATATGTTATTGGATTATATTATTATAAAAAAATATGTTAATATTTAATAAATATCGCATAATATACTGAATATATTATTGAATTATATTATTATAAAAAAATATGTTAATATTTAATAAATATCGTATTAATTTGCATAAATTGTATTTATTGACATATTAAAAAAAAATAATTTCAAATGAAAATAATATAATCTAATAATATTTAATAATTATTAGCAGGACCTGTAGAATGCAATATATTATTGGATTATATTATTATAAATAATAAATGTTAAATTTTTTTATAAAATTGAAATTAAAAATTTACAAGTATCATTTTATAAATTATACGTTATTATAAAATGAACAGAGATTTAATAATAAAAAAATTACCTAAACCTGATTTAGCATATGGCAATTGTTGTTTTATTTGTGGTTTTAATCCAGAAGACAAATATATAATAAATTTAGTAAATAGTAATACAATTTACCCATTAATTCATATTAATGATCAAAATTATCAAGAAATTTATATGTCGGATGTTATACGTTCTCATCATAAACTTCAATTAAATGATTCACTCAAAATACAAATATTAAATAAACCGGTAGATAAATTTATCAATTATATTAAATTACACATACTTAGAAAAAAATTTAGAGTAGCAGATGATCAAATTATAAATTTACATGAAAAAGATGTAAAGGAAAAAATAAAAACAAATTTAAAGAATCATTATTTTAGCATGGATCAAATATGTGTAATAAAAATTAATGATGTAATTTATACATTAACAGTTGTCAAAATAAATGGTGATGGTAATTTGAATAATAAAACAGTAATAGAATTAGAAACAAATGATTTAGAAATTAATTTGATAGACGAAAAAATATTAAAAAAAGAATTATTTCAAGATGATTTTGATTTTAGTAGCATTGGTATTGGTGGCTTGAGTAATGAAATGATAACTATATTTCGCGAATCATTATGTACTCGAGCTTATAAACCTGAAATTATTGAAAAATTAGGAATAAAGCATGTTAAAGGTATATTATTATACGGACCTCCGGGAACAGGCAAAACATTGATCGCTAGAAATATTAGCAAAATTATATCGCCTCAAGAACCTATTATAATTAATGGACCTGAATTATTAAGTAAATATGTTGGTGCCAGTGAAGAAAATATTAGAAAGGTATTTTTAAATGCAGAAAATGATTATAAAAAAAACATGCAAAAATCAATGTTACATGTTATTGTATTTGATGAAATAGATGCAATTTGTAAAACGAGAGGTTCTTCGGGTTCTAGAACTGATGTTACTGATTCCATGGTAAATCAATTATTAACCAAAATTGATGGTTATGAAGAATTACCTAATATATTTATAATTGCCATGACTAATAGAAAAGATTTGTTAGATCCAGCTTTATTGAGACCAGGAAGAATTGAAAAACATATTAAAATCGGGTTTCCTGATAAAAAAGGTAGACAAGAAATATTTTTGATACATACAACAAAAATGAGATTACATGGTATGTTAAATGAAAATGTTAATTTTGAAACTTGTGCAGATTTAACAGAAAATTTTAGTGGATCAGAAATCGAAGCAGTAGTAAAATGCGCGTCATCTTTAACTTTACATGAATTAATAAACAAAAAAAATTGCAGTATGAAAAATATAGAAAAAAATATTAGTATTAACATGGAACATTTTTTAACAGCTATTAATATTTTTGATTCTAACAATAACGCCAAAAAATTTATAAGCAAGCATTTATTACCAAATTTCAAAATATTAAACGAAGAATATGAAAAAGCGATAAATTCTTTAAATGATTTCATAAATTATGATAATGAAAAAAGATTAAATACAGTATTATTATTTGGCGATAATAAATGTGGTAAAACAACTTTAGCCAGTTATATAGCTAATATTAAAAAAGTAAAATGTACAAAATTTTTAAGTGCTATTGATTTTGTTAATAAAAGTGATTCACAAAAAAATGAAATATTAGTAAATACTTTATTCGATACTCATTTATCAGACCAAAGTTTATTAATTTTAGATGATATTGATATAATTATAAATTATGCTAAATTTGACTATTCTATTAATTATTCAAATTCTATTTTTCAAACACTAAAAACTATATTAAAGACAGTACCTGACAATATTAATAATAAAATCGTAATTATGTGTATTTGTTCTGAGTTGTCGTTAAAATCAGCCATAGAAAATTTATTTGATCTAATTATTGAATTATAAAAAACTAAAATGATATTTTAAATGTATCGTATGTTAAGTATATATACTTTTATTGGATATATTATATAAAATAAGTAGCATTTAACAATTACATATAATATATCTCGTTAATAAAATTATTATTATTATAATCTAATAATTTAATTAAATATGCATATGTTTCGATTTTTTATTATGATAACAATATTTTACAATAACATTTTATATAAAAAATCAAAAAAAAAAATGATATTTAAAATGTATCGTGTGTTAAGTATATATACTTTTATTGGATATATTATATAAAATAATCTAAATTGTATATGATACTGTAAATATAATATAATATATCCATAAAATAATACCATTATAATAATAAATTCCCTGTTCGACCTTTAATTATGGTATTATATAAATTACTATTCTTATAATGATTGAATAATTATTTTTTCTTTTAGAAAACAGTCTTAATTTTTTATTATAAAAATACTAATTTATGATAATATTTTAATAAATTTGTTATAAAATACAAAAAAAAATGATATTTAAAATGTATCGTGTGTTAAGTATATATACTTTTATTGGATATATTATATAAAATAATCTAGATTGTATCACATGGTAAATATAATATAATATATCCATAAAATAATACCATTATAATAATAAATTCTCTGTTCGACCTTTAATTATGGTATTATATAAATTACTATTCTTATAATAATTTAACAATTATTATCCCAGATATTTCCCTTATTATTTTTATTATAAAAATGGTAATTTAAATAAAAAAATGATATTTAAAATCTATCATGTAATAATTATATATACTTTTTATCGGATATATTATACAAAATAATATATAGACATTTGATGAAGATAATTATATCAAATATAATATATTCATGGACCTAATGTAAAATTACAATTTTTATAATAATAAATAATTACATTTAATTGAATATTTTATTATTGATTTATTATAAAAATTGTAATTTTTAATAATATTTTTAAAATCTTAAGAATATAAATTATTGTTATAATAACGAGCTGTTTTTGCCCCAATTTTTGATTATGGTATTTTTTTATTCTTTGGCTTTTAAAAATGAATAATTTTTTTATAATAAATAGTATATTAAAATAATAATTAATAATGTCTGCTTTACTAATAATGAGAATGCAAAATGATTACATTAATTTATGTTACACATATGAAAAAATAATATTAAATAATATTTGTTTAATAAATAAATATAAAAAACAATTTGATTTAGTAGTATTTATAAAAGATTGGTATCCTAGTAATCACGTTATATTTAAAAATAACAACAAATTATATTGTATTCAAAATACAAAAGGTTCTGAAATTCATCCCGGGTTAATTGTAGATAATATTGACCATGTAATACATATTAATACTTCTAATATTTATACTAGTAATTCGGGATTTTATAATATTAAAACTGCGACAAAATCTATAAAATCTAATTTGCAAAATATATTAGACGCAAACAATATTGAAAATGTTTATATATGTGGTATTGAATTAGAAAATCATATTTTTTCAAGTATTATGGATGCTAAAATTTTAGGTTATAATTGTTTTGTTTTAAAAAATTTATGTTATGGATTCAAAGAAACGGGCATAAATACATGTTTAAATTTTATGGAAGATAATGGTATTAATATAATTACATTGACACAAAATGATATTAAACAAAATCCAAAATTAGAATTAAAACAAGAATTAGAATTAAAACAAGAATTAGAATTAAAACAAGAATTAAAACAAGAACTAGAATTAAAACGAGAATTAAGTAAAGAATTAGAATTAAAACAAGAATTAGAATTAAAACAAGAATTAGACAAAGATCAAAAACAAGAATTGGACCAAGAATCAGATAATTTATGGAGTAACGAGTATGATTTTTGAGAAAAAAAAATGAATATTTTATTTTATAACATATTTATAGGATATTATATTATATAAAATGACTATTGAAATTGAATTAGAACACTTAGCTAATCAAGAACACGATTTAGGATCTAACTTGGGACAAGATTTTGATATTAATAAAAAATACAAAAAACAACGATGTTATAATATTTTTATATTAATATTTTTTTCGATCTGTTTCATATGGTATTCTTTTTACTTGGTATATTATATGAATACTTATTATTATAATACAGTAATATTTTCTGCTTATATCTATTCTGAACCTAATAAAGATAATGGGACTTTTTACATGACGCCTTGTTTTTTGGGTTCTAAATTATTTAAAGAAGCTGAACGAAATAATGATTCATTAGTACCGGAATATACTAAATTAAAAAATTATGGTTCATCATATTATTTTTTGGATACTTGGTATTGTAATACTTTGATAATAAATAGCGAATATGAATTGATATCTAGCATTGAAGATGTAATAAATATTATGGACAACGAATTATATACTGAAGTTAAAAATCATAAATTTTATGTTCTTAATAATTTTATAGTTATTATATATTTTGTATTATGTGTAACTAAATTAGCATACAGTATATATTATCCATTATCATGTAAAAAAAGATATATCGATTATATGTATTATGGTCAATTATTAGTAATGACGTTTGTATCATTAATATGTGTTCAGTATTATTTTAATTCATTATATAATTTTGATTATCTTAATTCAAGTTATACCATTATACAAAATAGTAGTGTATTTGAAATATTTTTTACCTATGTATTATATTTACTTTTTGTAGTTATATTACATAAATGTATTATCGAAAAATATATTTTGTTTGCTTATAAATAAAATTAATCTTTTTTTTATCAAGATATAATATACTATATGAAAAACGAAAAACATAATAAACCAATTTCTTTAGATCATACTTTTTCTGATACTGGTTCTAATGCTAGTTGTGATGTTAGTTGCGATGCTAGTGATGATGCTAGTTGCGATGCTAGTCATAGTGGTAGTGAAATAGTTAAAAGTAGCAATTGCGTCAAAAGTAGTAAAGGTAATCATAATAGTTGTGATAGTAGTTGCGATAGTAGTAATAAGAATTTAAAAAGAAAAAAATGTAATAATATTAAATCAATTAAAACTATTGTTAATGTATCTTCTGATAATGATAATATTTGTAATATTAATTTAACAGGTAAAGTAGGTCCTAGAGGTGATCATGGTAAAAGAGGTTATAGAGGTCCTATGGGGGAAACAGGTTTTACAGGACCTCAAGGTATAATAGGTAGAATTGGTAATACAGGTCCTACAGGTATAAATGGTCCTCAAGGGATAACAGGAGAATTAGGGCCTCAGGGTCCATTTGGTCAAGGTGGAGCTGACGGATTTACAGGTCCTACGGGCCCTACTGGACCTCAAGGACCTCAAGGTAATAGGGGTTTAAATGGTTTGCCTGGTATTACTGGTCCTACCGGTCCTATTGGTAATACCGGTTTTACACAACTTGGTGCTACAGGACCTCAAGGTATTGATGGTGAACCTGGAATACAAGGATTACAAGGTCCTACTGGTCCTAATGGTAATATTGGCCTAACTGGTCCTACTGGTCCTAATGGTAATATTGGTCCTACTGGTCCTAGTGCTATTATTGCTGGTCCAACAGGTATAGAAGGTAATACAGGTCCTACAGGTTTAACAGGACCTTCAGGTTCTCAAGGTCTTACAGGTCCAACAGGTATTATAGGTAATACGGGACCAATTGGTATTGGTCAAACTGGTTCTACAGGTATAACAGGTTTAATAGGTATAACCGGACCTACAGGACCTATAGGTGTAGGTTTAACAGGAGCAAACGGTACAACAGGACCTTCAGGATCTCAAGGGTCTCAGGGGGCTACTGGTCAAAATGGTATTGATGGTTTAATAGGACCTACAGGTCCTCAAGGGGCTACTGGTCCTAATGGAATTATCGGAATAACAGGTCCTACAGGTTCAAATGGCTTAACAGGGCCTATAGGCGCGACTGGTCCTGATGGTCAAGTATCTGACACTTATTTTTCATTATCATTTATAGATAAACCTATATCTTTGTTATGTAATGCTAGTACAGTTTCTGGTAACTATGATTTAAATAGTCCCGCAATAAACACAACAAAAGGTGATATTAGTGCTTCGGGATCAGTTTCGGTAAATGGAAGCGGTGAGTTAGTTATTAGTTCATCGGCTAATTATTATTTATCTGGTTCATTTGATTTCAATTATGAAACAGTTAGTCCTTTGACTGTTAGTTTTGGCTTAGTTGGAACAAGTTCTATTATAATAACTAAATATATTAGTCCTGCAAATAGTAATAGGAGATATGCTATTAATTTTAGTAGATTTTTATATTTGGCAGCTGATACTTATAATTTTACCATTACTATTAGTAGTGCCGCATTAGCTACATTAAGTAATAATGGATCATCAACTAATTATGTTTCTATTGTAAAATTAACTTGATTATAATTTATATAATTATTGTAATTATATTTATGAATTTATCATAATTTAAATATAAATTATAACATTCATTATTATTTTTTTTTATTTAAACAAAAGGATTATTTATAATATCATAATAATAAGTTTATTATTTTGATAATATAATAATAATTATTATTTTATGTCATATATTTTTTACTTTTATATTATATAATGGCAAAGAATAAAAAAATTAAATCTTATGGATGTAAGCATTATGGTCATTGTAATAATGATTTAGAAAGTTTATGTGATGATTCGCATTGTGCTCACAAAAATTGTAATCATGATACTTGTTTAATCAAAAAAAAACATAATAAAAAACATTCTAAACATTCTAAACATTCTAAACATTCTAAACATTCTAAACATTCTAGATCTAATTCTAGTTCTAGTTCTAATTCGAGTTCTAGTTCTAATTCTAGTTCTAGTTCTAGTTTTGAAACTAGTTGTAGTTCAGTTAAACCGTTAATAGGTGTTACGGGACCTACTGTATATAATGTTATCAAGGTTCAAAAAAAGGTTCCTCAGTATATTAAAGGTGATGTAGGAGCAACAGGACCTAGAGGTCATAGAGGTTGTAGAGGTCCTACAGGTTGTAAAGGTTCAACAGGACCTACAGGGCCTACTGGATTGCAAGGCGCAACAGGACCTACTGGACCTACAGGACCTACAGGTCCTACTGGACCTACTGGACCTACAGGACCTCAAGGGACACAAGGTATAACTGGACCTACAGGACCTACAGGACCTACAGGTATTCAAGGATTTTCTGGTTTAGATGGTTTAGATGGTCCACAAGGACCTACAGGTCCACAAGGAGATATAGGGCCTACTGGATTACCTGGTTCTACAGGTCCTACAGGTCCCATAGGCTTGCAAGGTAATCAAGGATTGGATGGTCCTACAGGTCCACAAGGTAATCAAGGTATAGACGGGCCTACAGGTCCACAAGGTCCTCAAGGTGCAACAGGACCTCAAGGTGATAGTTTGCAAGGTCCACAAGGTATTGACGGCCCTACAGGACCACAAGGACCAACAGGCCCACAAGGTATGGAAGGTCCTACAGGACAACAAGGTATAGATGGTCCTACTGGTCCTCAAGGTCCCACAGGTCCTCAAGGTCCTCAAGGTGCTCAAGGCATAGATGGTCCTACAGGTCCACAAGGATCAAATGGTCCTACTGGTCCACAAGGTTTAATCGGACCTACAGGACCACAAGGATTAGATGGTCCTACAGGCCCCGCCGGTCTTAACGGTAATGCTGGTAATACTGGTCCTACAGGTATAAATGGTCCTACTGGTCCACAAGGATTAGATGGTCCTACAGGACCTCAAGGATTAGATGGCCCTACAGGTACAAATGGCCCAACAGGTCCCTTCGGTTTAGCTAGCAATGATGTTTATTCAATCTCGCGTTTTAATACAGCTCTAGCTTCAGCATCTACCCCTGGAGGAGGTAATACAACTACAGTTCCTTTTAATTCTTTGGTAGTCAATACTAGTTCTGGAGATATAGCCGCAGCAGGTTCAATATCTATTACAGTGGGTAATCAAGTCGCAGTATCTGTGTCTGGCAATTACTTGATAACTGGTGCATTGTGTTTTAATTATAGTATCGGTTCTTCCCCTATGACCGTAAATTTACAATTTATTGATAGCATTTTTAATATTAAAGCTTCTTCAGTTTATGAAGCAGAAGCTAATACTTCTGGAACGGCCATTATTAATTTTAGTAGAGTCGTATTTTTAACAGTAAGTAATCATAAATTAGATATAATTGTTGATTGTGTTAATGCAGAAACAATTACTATTGATACTGTTAATCCTGAAGCTAGCTATTTTTCGATTATTAAATTATAAAAAAATATTGAATTATAAAAAAATGTTAAATTATTAATTTTATTTTTTTTAATATAAATTTATTATATATAAATGATTATTTTAATTTTAATTTTATTTTCGTTAATAATTTTTATTATTTATTATTTAAACAAATATGAATATTTTTATCCATATACAGTTTCTACTAGAAATACACGCAATATGTCTTATGATATTCGAGGCGATATTCCAATAAATCCTACTTATGTTGGTCCATGGTTGAATAGCGATATTTATAATTTTGATTATGGTAATAATTATGTGCGTGATAATGGAACGGTATTATTTTTATAATAAACAAATATTTATAATAGAATAAAGAAATTAACAATTGTTATTTTGAGTATCTTCAGGAGTACATCGTGAGAAAGCGGCCGATCTGAATTTTATTTCGAAACGGGCGTTATGGCTTTCATCATCTTCGATAAACCAGTTGGGGTCGGTATCTTGTAATTCATCAAGATGATCCATCGCGGCATAATAAGCATAGAAATTTTCCTCTTCCTCTCCCTCTTCCTGATCATAAAATTGCTCGTAGATAGGGTTATCTTCTGGGTCAATAACCACGCCAAACTCAGCTTCAAGTTTAGCCTTGACATATTCATTTATGTCGTTCTCAATTTCATCAAGGTTCTCTTCATCTTCAGGGGTGAAGATTTGAGGGGCAAAAACTTCAGGAGTGAAACTGGGATTGAATCTTGGGATACCAAGAAAAGCAAGAGCGTCGTTGTTGTTGTTGTTCGCGTTCATCGTTGTTCGTGTCGTGTTGGGGGGAGTTGTTGTTTGATGATATATTATATTATATAAAGGACCTACTTGGAAACATTAATTTCAATTTTTTTTTGATAAATAATATATATATATAGCGATATTTATAATTTTGATTATGGTAATAATTATATGCGTGATAATGGAACAGTATTGTTTTTATAATGAATATATTTATGATAAATAAAAGAAATTAACAATTGTTATTTTGAGTATCTTCAGGAGTACATCGTGAGAAAGCGGCCGATCTGAATTTTATTTCGAAACGGGCGTTATGGCTTTCATCATCTTCGATAAACCAGTTGGGGTCGGTATCTTGTAATTCATCAAGATGATCCATCGCGGCATAATAAGCATAGAAATTTTCCTCTTCCTCTTCCTCTTCCTGATCATAAAATTGATTGTAGATAGGGTCATCTTCTGGGTCAATAACCACGCCAAACTCAGCTTCAAGTTTAGCCTTGACATATTCATTTATGTCGTTCTCAATTTCATCAAGGTTCTCTTCATCTTCAGGGGTGAAGACTTGAGGGGCGGAGACTTCAGGAGTGAAACTGGGATTGAATCTTGGGATACCAAGAAAAGCAAGAGCGTCGTTGTTGTTGTTGTTGTTCGCGTTCATCGTTGTTCGTGTCGTGTTGGGGGAGTTGTTGTTTGATGATATATTATATTATATAAAGGACCTACTTGGAAACATTAATTTCAATTTTTTTTTTGATAAATAATATATATATATATTTAAATATATTTGTTTAATATTGGTATATATGTTAAATAATCCCACCATGACGGCTCTACTACATATTCTATAAATTCTTCCTTATTTTGTTCTTGTAATTCTTGTTTTAAAGTTTCTAATTCTTGTTTTTTTGAGTTTTCTAAATCTTGTTTTTTTGAGTTTTCTAAATCTTTTTTTTTTTTAATTATTTCATTTATAATATCTTTATAGTATATCAATTCTAATATAATATATAATGATTCTAAATCAATTGTATATATATCATCATTTATATTTAATGTTAAATAGTTAATATCATCTATCTTAATAATGTCTAGTATTATGTAATAATTCAAATTGTTATACAATATAGACAAATAATACATATCACTCATAGTAGTTTCCTTTATAGTTATATTTTTATTCATCGTCATATTATTTACTATATTTATTATTAAATTCATACTATTTTGTTTCGCAATAGTAATAGATTCAGTTAATTCATTATTTTTCGGTATTTTGTCTAATGTATTTGTATATTTTTCAAATTTTAAATTAAAATCATACACATTATCATCATTCATGTGCCATGTATCAAAAATTGGATGCATATCTATATTAGGTATGAAATATAGATATGATGCAGAACACATTTTGAATAAATTTAATACGTTTCTGTTATTTTTTTGTATTATTAAAAACATTTCTTTACCTTGATATAAAATAGTAAATTTTATAGGAACATAATCTGTATAATTTTGTTTATCATTTTTATGATGATACATTTTTTGTTCGCCAATTAATTTTATTTTTATTGGATCTTTTTTTTTCGATTTAAATTTTAGATGATTATCTAAAAATAATGTAACACTTTTATAATTCGGTAATTTTATCGATAAATTATGTGATAATAATGTTACTGAATGTAAATCGTTTTTTTTATATTTAAATATTATTTTTTTAAATGTATTTTTATTTATCTCGAAAGTAAATTTAATATATTTTAAATGACTAGTTATTTTTACTGTTGGTTCGTAACCTACTTTTTCACAATATTCGTATAATTCATTAATGTATTTCATTATACTATATATTTTATTTATATATTTTATGACTTTTTATAATGTTTATTTTTCAATTTTAAATAAAAAATTATTAAATATGGATAACTTATTTAACAATTTTAAATAAAAATTATTAAATATGGATAACTTGTTTAACAATTTTTTATAAAAATTATTAAATATGGATAACTTATTCATATTTAACAATTTTTTATAAAAATTATTAAATATGGATAACTTATTCATATTTAACAATTTTTTATAAAAATTATTAAATATGGATAACTTATTCATAATTAATAATTTTGAATAAAAAAATGAAAAAATATATTTACATTTAGATTATTATTTATAAAAAATTATAAAATATGGATAATTTATACTGTGAACATTGTTATCAAAAAATAGATAGTTTAACTAATTGTATATCTGTAACCGATAATATAAAAAATATTAATGAGAAAAATTATATAGTTCATAAAGAATGTTTGCATAATTATAGCAAATATACCTTTAATAAACAAATTAGAAATAAATCTTTGTTTCAAATATTATTCAATAAATGGAAATTAATTACAATGTCAATAATATTTATTTGTTTGTGTTTGTTAATTATGATTACATCTTGTATTTACATTAACAATGTACAAGATGATATTTTTAATAATGATAATGATTGTTATCAATATTTCTATAATGAATTTTATCAAGCAAAAATTATCTTGATTATTAATGTATTTGTCTTAGCTATATGTATTATTATTATCCTAGTTCATTTAATAATACAATTAGTCAAAAAGTATAATAAATACTTTTAATAAGGAGGTTCGCCGGCATATTGAATAGGCAAGTATCTACATACACATAACCTTGAGCCATTACAAGATGAACAACCACAGCCAAATTCAGTTACATTTTTGTTTATAATTTGAGTATAATGACCTGTTATACCTGTTTTACTTTCACCTGGACCTTGAGGATATGTATAATCCTTTTTCTCGCCTTCCCATAATTGAACCATTTTTTTATCACCATAATTAGCAATTGGAGAACCTATTGACAAATTTTCACCCAAAGTCTGATTGTTATATACACGAGTATTTTGATTAGAATGTTCAAATTTACATCCTGACGCATATTGAGCAGCTTCATTAGCTAAATTTTGATTCCATTTTATAGGCTTTTGACCTACATCAGCCCTTACACGATTATGTTCAATTACCCAATCATTAATTATTGTATCATTTGGCATTACTATTGGTTGTTGTTGTTGCGAAGCAGCTACTGGTTGTTGTTGTGGCGAAGCAGATACTGGTTGCGTGATTACTGGTTGTTGTTGTGTAATTGGTTGTTGTTGCGGAGCAGTTACTGGTTGCGTGATTACTGGTTGTTGTTGTGTAATTGGTTGTTGTTGCGGAGCAGTTACTGGTTGTTGTTGCGGAGCAGTTACTGGTTGTTGTTGTATCGAAGTAGCTACAGGTCTTTGTTGCGTGATTACTGGTTGTTGTTGTTGTATCGAAGTAGCTACAGGTCTTTGTTGTAGCGAAGTAGTTACTGGTTGTTGTTGTTGCGAAGTAGATACTGGTTTTTGTTGCGAAGTAGAAACAGGGTAGGGAGATACTTGAGGAGTAGTTATTGTTACATATGGATTTAATTTTTGTAGATTTTTTTTATATTCGGCGTTACAGGAACTTTGACAAGTCATACTACATTTTTGATTACAATCACTATTACATTTTCTATTTACTTGGTCTAATAATTTTTGTTGAGCTATTTTGATATTATTATCATTATTACTTATTGAATTTTGAGTTATTGCAAATGGTTCTATGATATTATCATTAAAATCTAAATTATCAATACTATTTCGTTGTTGAGAAATATCTAATAAATTACCTTGATAAACATCATTTAAATTATTATTATCATTATCATTATGAAAATATATTTGCATTTTAGTATCATCATAACCATAATGATTACCTATTTTGTAAATATATGGTTTTATTATATCATCATTATCTTGTGAATAATTATTATTATATTGTTCATTACAATTGTTTATATTATTATTTAAATTATTATTTAGATTATTATTTAAATTATTATCTTGATTATCTTGATTTTCTAATTTATCTAAACCATAAATTATGATAACATTATCATCATTATTATTTTTCTTATAATAATAATAAAACGCAAATGCAATAATAACTATTAATATTATTACTAAAATAAAAAGTGTCATTATATATAATATAATAATAAAATAAAAAGCTTAATTATTATAAAAAATGTTATATGTTTGTAATCAAATATATATATTATTTTTATAATATATATGAATAACATATTTAATAAAAAAGTATATGTTGTTGTATCTGTTTGGTCTTATCCTTTTGGTGGAGGCGAAGAATTTCTTTATCAAACAATGGAATGGGCGCATCAATTAAATATGAATACTTATTGGTTAAGTTTTACTAATCCATCTTTAAACGGAAAACCTTTTGAAAATTTTACTATAGAAAAATATCCTTTCGGAACATTTATTCATATTCCTGATGGTTTTTCTGAAGATAATTTATATAATTGGTTAGTATTATTAAAACCTGATATTGTTCATCATCAGGGTCATATTAGACAAAACTTTTTTAATGTTTGTGAAAGATTAAGAATTGAATTTTGTAGCGGTTTCCATTTTTGGACTGGAGGTATTATTTTAGATCCTAAACAATTAAATGTAGATATATTAAATAATGCAAAATTGCATAAACCTGACCCTGAATTATTATATTTACACAATAAAAAACATTGTAATTTATATACTGTTACGCCATTTGTTTCTGAATGTATTAAAGAAATAACTAATATCTATATCGATGATCATATATATGCTTCGTCCTCAATTGCAAGGTTAAAAATTGATAAAATTGATCCATTAGAAAATAAATATGTAACTGTTATAAACATTCATCATATGAAGGGAGGAGAAATATTATATTATTTATTGCAAAATTGTCCTAATATTCCATTTATATGTATTAGAACTGAATTTCATTCTGAAGAACTAGATAAAAAAATAAAAGATTTAATAGACGAAAGAAATAAAGATCCTAAATGTAAAATACAAAGTATATTTATGGAACGTGTAGCTAATTTAAAACCAATATATGAAAAATCAAGAATTATTCTTGTTCCAACTATGGCTGATGAAACTTTTTGCCGTGTCATTAATGAAGCAATGATGAATGGCATACCTGTTATAACTTCAGGTCAAGGTAATACAAAATATTTAGTAAATAATGATAAATATGTGATACATTACTCAGATAAAGATAAATGGAAAGAAAGGTTAGAGGAATTATATTTTAACAAAGAATTATTAAAAACTGAAATTAAACGAACATTAAAAAATTACGAATTATTTTCAGAAAAAAAAGCATTCGATTTATTTGAACAATTTACAAAAAAAGTATTATTAAAAAGTAAAGAAATGAATATCATGATATTTACGCCTTGGTGTGATCAAGGTTTAGGTATTCAATCTAGGAACTATGCTAAAATATTAGATAATTCAAAAATTTATAATGTATTCATATTTGCCGTAAAACCTTATAATGCTGATAATTGTATTGATTTACAAAAAAATCCCGACGAATGGAAAAGACCTAATATTTATTATTCGCCTCATGATCGTGAAAAAATTAAGGATTGTGAAATAATTAACTTTATCAAAGAAAATAATATTGGCAAATGTCTATTACCGGAAACTTGTTGGTTTAGAGTTTTTGAAATCGCACAATTATTAAGAAAACATCATGTTAAATGTTATGCCATACCTAATATTGAAATTGTTAGAAGGGATGAAATTTTTAAACACAGATATTTTCATAAAATTTTATGTAATAATAAATTATGTAAGAATATTTTTACAAAATTTGGCATTTATAATACTGAATATATAGGTTACGGAATTGATAATATTGTTGTTCCTAATAAAAAATTAGATAATAATGTTGTTAGATTTTTATTTATTGGAGGCATGAATGCATTTTCTAGAAAACATATTTTAGATATTTGCGAAGCATTTACTATAGCTTATAAAAAATGTAAAAACATTAAATTAACATGTACTATACAAAAAACAAATTTATTAGAAATTGACCTAGTTAATAAAATAAATGAATATGAAAAATGTGAATGTATTGAAATTATATCTAAACATTTAGCTTATTCTGATATTTTTGATTTATATAATACTAATCACATTTCTATTCAAGTTTCTAAACATGAAGGTTTAGGTTTAGGGTTCTATGAATCAACAAGTATGCATACACCAATTATTACTTTAGATACGCCGCCTCATAATGAAATTATAATAGATAATGTAAATGGTTGGATTATACCTTGCACTTATAAAAAAATGACCGATAATAATGATGCTTTATTTGATTCCGCATATTTTGATCCAAATGATTTATCAGATAAAATAATACAAATTGTCAATAATTTCAAAGATTATCCCAATATTATAAAAAAATTAATAAAAGATTATAATGAACGATTACATGTTGATGTATTTAATAACAAGTTTTTGAATTCTATCAATTAATTTATTGAATTTTTGTTTGTAGTGTTAGTTTTTATTTTTTATTTAATAAATATAATATTTTATAGTTAGTTGTTATACGAGCATACTTTGGCATGTTCAATATCATAACCTGACTCATTGAACTGATAAATACATTGACAGCTAGTATTAGATGGATCATAGCATACATATACTGTTTTAATTTCTAGTTCGTTATAAACATTACCATATAAAGTGTCTAAACAAACTGGTATATGATTCGGCATGTATTTTTTATTAAAATAAATACATTGACATGTATTACCTGGATGATATATAATTACTTGTGCATATGGTAAATAACGTTTTAAACTGTAACACCATATTTCGCCACTACTACCTCGATAATAATTATTATAACGTTTTATAATTTTAGCATTCAATTTAGTACTCATTTTAGTTTCTGTAGTAGCTTGATTATTATTATAAGGATAAATATTATTATTTTCTGTAGTAGCTTGATTATTATTATCAGGATAAATATTATTATTTTCATAACTATCACCTGATGATATACCGGATGACACCATTGCATCTAAATAACCATTATAATAGCTCTGATTTGCATTTTCATTAGTAGTACATGGCATTGCAGAAATTCCTTCGCCAATTGGATCAGGATTGATAGACAAACTACCATGATCAAAACCAACACTATAACAGTATTCATTTAAACCATTATTGAGACTCATTTTATGTTATAGAATATTAATAAATATATTTTTACATTATAATTTCATTTTTTTAATAAATAAATATATAATGGATTATAAAAGCAAATACTTAAAATATAAAAAAAAATATATTCAAACTAGTAACGATAATTTTAACAATAAGGTTAATGAAATAATAAAATTTTTGGAAACCGAAAATATTAAAACAATTAAAAATAAATTACATGATGTCATAAATTATAAAGAATATTGTCCTAAAATCCTTGGTGAAGGAGCCGTAGGAAGAGCGTATATACCTGAACCTAGGATAATACCATATTCTATAGGTAAAAAAATTATTAATTTGCCAATTGTAGTTAAAGAATGTAAAAAAATAGATCAAATGAATGAAAAAGAAGGTTTAATTATTTTAAATAATGTTTTATATATAAATGGTTACGACGATATTACACCTGAAGCATTAATTTTAATGTTTATAAAAAAATTAATTAAAAAAACAGTTCACTTGCCTTTAATTCTTGGTTATGGAACTTGTTCAAACACTAAATTGATAACAAATATATTAACATGTAAATATGGCTTAGATAAAAATATTACAATAAATCTTGCAAACAAAATATTTGATGAAAATATTATGTGGAGGCCAAAAGAAACTACAGAAATATTTGATTCAAATATAGCAACATTAAAAGAATTATTTACTTATATTCATTATTCTAAACAAAAAGATGGTTCAGTAATATTGCCAAATGGTATAAAATGTAAAAATATATCAAAATTATTTGATTATATATGTATCAGTTATTTTACTAGTCATTATTTATTATCAAAAAATAATATTTACCCGAGTGATATGCATTCTGGAAATATATTTATTCATTGGTTAAACGATAATTCTTATTATGATGATAAAAATATTAAAAATTTAAAAAATATTACTTACAAAATAAATAACAAATATTATTATGTAAAAACTTTTGGTTTTGTTATAATTTTAGGAGATACAGGAACATTTATGATAAATGTAAAAAAAAATATTAAAATAATTGGTCATATAAATGATATCAAAAATAATTATAGTTTAATTAATACACGTATGAACGAAAAATATTCTAACATGGATTTTTTACAATGGAATTCTGGTTTTTTAACTAGGTCTGAATTTAATAATACAATTGTATATAATATATTAAATTCAGAACCATATTGTTCTTATCCTATGCAACAATATCATTTATTAGGCGTTGATAAAACTTTTATAAATAAATTTAAATCAACATTGGAATTATTGGAATTTTTTGATGAGAAATATAGTGTTAAAAAATATGATAATGACGTTAATAGTATTTTAATAAGTATATAGGATTGTTAAAATATAAAATATTTGTTTATGCAATTACATACTTAAATTAATTTAATTAGTTTCTCAAATCTATTTTCCAAAATATGATAAATATATGGTTCTATTTTAATATTTAAAACTGGTGAAATATAACCTTTTAATAAAATATGTTTTTTGAATGCCAAATATTCATAAACTTGACAATCACGTGCAATTATAGGATGATTTATTTTTTCTAAAGTAATGGGACATTCGTTTGCAATACTTAATAATTTTGTTCCTATAGGTAAAGAACTACTTTGAATTATTTTACATTTATCACTTTTAATAAATGACCTAAATGACGAATCTTCTTCAGATTGTTTATAATTATCATCTAAAGACATTATATTTTTGTTTTCATAATCCTGATCAGTTAAAATAAAACCATAATTTAATAATACCAAAGCATAATGTATATGACACTTAGATATACAATCTGTTAAAGCATTTCTAGAAAACATATCATAACTATTATAATAATTGTCCAAATCATGTTTTATAAATGACATTAAACACCAAAATATATCGTCATAATTATTATAATTATTATGATGATAATAATATATATTACTAGGATGATTTACAGTACAAGTTTGTGTTAAAATATTTTGTTTATAGTAATTTATTAATTCTTTAATACTATTATTTTGATAATATTCTATTAACAAAGTTCTAAATCTAGAAACTTGTAGGTAATACATGGCATAATATAGTCTATCGCTATTAGTAACAGTAATATAATGGTTAAATAATACTTGTTTATAATAATCATTTTCGGGATTCATTTTATTTGTATCCAATATCTTTGTTTTTGTTCCTAAGGCATAACTTTCAACTAATTCCATTGTAATATTTATTAATTGTTCAAGTTTATTAATTAATTATTACATATATTTACTTCAAATTTTTTATTTCATTTTTATTTACGTAATTTTAGTAATTTTTTAATAATTAAAAATATAAAATAATTAATAAAAAAATTACACACAACAATCAACAAATTATGTATTTAAAGGTCATCTTATCAAAATATTTAAATTTTATCATTAACAACATCATTAATATTACTAATATTATCATTACTAATATTATTATTGACATTATTAATAACCTCAATATTATCATTAATGACGACATTATTATCAAGATTCAAAAAATCATCAATAATATTGTTATCGTTAACATTATATATTTTATAAATTATATCATTTTCTGACTTGAAATAAGTAAAAAATTGTGATAAATCATTACCATTTAGACTAGAATAATATGAATTATTGTTACAATTTTTAATAATTGTATTTTTTTTCAAGTTTTCTATAATATAAACATCATCATTTTTACTGTATTCCATTTTAAATATATCATAATCTATCATATTATTTTTATCACTATGAACCATATTACCAGAACATATGCCGAAACCCGAATCATGATATTTTACAAATCTTTGGAAACTATATTTATCAAAATCTTTTATATCTAACATATTTATCATATATTTGTAAGCATAAAAACTTTTTTCAGTAAAATATACTTTATTACCATCGTATATTAATCTACATGAATTCAAATCAAAATTTTGAACAATTGAAAAAGGAGATTCATTAGGTCTTATAATAATTTGTATTTTACATTCTATATCCGTCCCTTTAATTAATTTTTTTTCCAAATCCATTTCTTTGTTATTATTATCATTATCATTATCACTATCATTATCACTATCATCACTATCATAATTATCACTATCATAATTAGCAATTATATTTTTAATATCGTTCAAATGTGTTTTGTTCTTTAATAATAACATTTCTAAAACATTATTATTTTTCTTATTTATTAAAATAATATGATCGTAATCGCAATATTTTTGTACTATATCATAAATGTGTTTTATTTTTGCTATTATTTGTTCTTTATTTAAACCATATGTAAATATGTCTATGTCATTAATCTGAGTATTTAACAATATAGATTTAATAAAGCCACCCGCTATACAAATTCCATCATAATTTAAATATCTTGCAAATTTGTATTTTGAGTTTTCTACAATTTTATTGAATTTTTCACTAGTAAAAATATTTATTTTTGCTAGTTTTTTATTATGAAATACTTGATCAGAAAATTTAAAAGCTTTCGTATTAAAATTTAAATTATTTATTGACAAAATATTATTATCTTTAAATAAAGGATCGTTAAAACCATTTTCGATATTTTTATAAATATTACTTAAATTTATTATTTCTTGATCTTTGGGAAAGTTTAAATCTAAATTATCGATTATATTGTTAATATCACGATTATTATTATCATTATTATTATCATTATCATTATCTAAATCACATTTTTTTGGTATTGGTATAAAGTTATTCAAGTCTAATTTTCTTCTACAAATTGGACAATTAAAAAGTCCATTTTTATTCATATTATGTAATGAATCATATGCTTCCTTACTTATAATAAATCTAGGATCACATATTATTTTTAAATTTTTTTGTATATAATGATTATTAATTTTATATCCACCTGTTTCTTCTGTATTATCTAAAGTAATATAACATGTATAATCTAAATTTTTATAATTATTATTGATGACATAATCATATATTTTAATATTAACAGGATATAATTTTTTTAAACTTGATAATATTATTTTATAATTATTTACATCTTTTTGTTTTAATTCTGGAAAATCTTTTATAATAAAATCCCATAATACAGTTTCTTGAGATAATGTTAATTCTGTATTATTTAAACAACCTATAAATGCATACCATAATGTATAATAATGGTATGGAAATTTATAATTAAATACATTATCGAAAACTAATTCAAAAGTATCTAACATTTCTTTTTCTGAACCTAAATTTAATGATGGTTTATTATAACTAGATAAATATTCAAATTCTCTAATTCCGGTACCAAAACGAACACGATATAACATTATTAAAGCTAAATTATTATAATAAATCGGATCAATATTAGACATATTAATTAATAATACGTGAGCTAAAAATTGATATAATAATACATCTGAACCTGGAGAAATATTATATATATTTGAATATAACGCTCTAATCCATTGTCTAATATGTTGATTTAATGTTGTATTATTTAGATCTAAAATTTTTGGTATAATTGGTATTCTGTATTTATTCGTCATAATTGCTGCATTGTTAAAAGTATGGTAATTTGTATAATATTCATCAAAATATTGACTATTAATAAAATCTAACATAATATATTCATTATTATTAGGAATAATAATGCTAGTAAAACCTAAATTACCTGATATATTTGATGCTACGTTTTCAAATAAATCATCATTAGTTTTATCAAATAATTTATTTCTATTCGTAATATATTCATTTAAAGTTGATGCTGTTCCACTATCAACTTTATTTACTAAATAATATAGATTCAAATATGTAGTTTGATAATTATATTTAATACTTAAAATTTTCGCAAATAATTCAATCATATTTTGTTTATTTATTTTATCATTATTTATTTTATTATTATTTATTTTATCAGTTTTCAATAATTGATAAATCGTAATACTTAATTTATAACATAAAGTATCATAATCATCAACATTTATTATATTATTTGCAATATATTTAATGAACTTTTTTAAATCTTTTTCATCAAATAAGCAATTACCAAATTGTATATTACCATCTTTTATATCATTTGAATAATTGATAAATGGTTCTTTGAAATGGTATTTATTATATGATACATAATTTTTAATATGTTGTGTTAATTTATTACTTTGTAAACAATAATATAAATTGTTTCCTGCTGATATTTTATTATTAAAATAATTATAATCACTATCTTCAAAAGTAAATATATGTATTGATATGTTTTTATTTTGTAATAATATATTTAATTCTTCACTAGTTTCTCTCGAGTCATTAATTTCACCATCAGTAACAATTATAATATCTGTTTTTTCACTTATTATGTTATCTTGTTTTATAAATTGTAATGCTTTAGCCAAATATGTTCCTCCAAATGATTTGGCATTATTTATATGCATTTCTAAATCATTTATGTTAATTTTGCCAATATTTATTATCGTTGTATTCCAAAATAATAAATGAACTTTTTTGCAATTTAAATGTTCTAATAATTTTGTATATGAATTTAGAATACTTTTATTATTTATCATCTTCGATGTAGAACCTGAATTATCTAATAATAATATAATATTATTATCATTATTGATTTGTACTGAATTATATCTTAACCAATTCATATTCTGATTATTATTTATTATTAATTATCATAATTGATTATTATTGATTAAATTTATAATTTCATTTTTTTTTATTTCATTTTTTTATTAAAATTATAACAATTATTAATAATTGTTAATACATGGAACATCAAATTACTTTATGACAAAAAATAAAGATCATATAATTTTTAAGAACAAAAAATTAAAAACTATTTTATAATAATTTGATTAATTTCGAGTTATCAAATTATTATTATTAACCAAACCTTCTATTAAATCTTTATTTATGTAAAAATTGGGGGATATTTTTTTTAATATGCTATTATTTAATTTTATGTCATCTAAATTTTTATTAATGTCTACTAATTTGGCATAATCTAAACCTAATACTGAATATGTTTTCATAATTTCTATATTTATTTCATCATTATATTTCAAACATGTAGAAATTATAGAATCTTGGTTTATGTTTTTGTTACTAAATCCTTTTCCAATATAAAAACTACCATTATAATTTTTTTTATCAATAAATACATCATCGTATAATTGTAATAATTTGATATCTTCAATGATTAATTTATATTTTTTGCTATTTTTCTTTTTCTCTTCATAATTATCAATTTTATTAATTAAATATGGTAATATTTTTAACACATAGGGTTTGGCTCTCATATTCATTTCGTTTGTAATGTGAGTAATAAAAAATTTTATATGTTCCTTGATAAACTGTATTATCGGTTTTATTAAAATTGAATTTATACGTGTTCCACCTTTGTCATGAGACCAAATATCGTGATTATTTATTATTTGTCTTATAATAAATGATAATCTACTTACATCAGAATTCCATATTGACTGCTCATTTTTATCTTCCTTAACATATGTGGCAGTTATGATAGTTGATATATAATTTGATAATAATTTGATACTTGGACTATCACCACTAATTTTTAATAATTCCTTACCTATTCTGAGATTTTTAGGACATATTAAAAATTTATTACATTTATTAGGACAATTTATATCACACGTACATTCTTGATTATTAATATAACTTGATTCTTTTATTTTGTATTTTGTAAAAAAATATTTTGAAAATAATTCACAACAATTTGGAGTTGTTAATGGAGGAGCTTTATCAAAATAAAAATTAATCATATTCATTGCATTTGATGTATATATATTTACCATGTTATTATTAATATTACTATTATTAACATTACTAACATTACTAACAATGCCATTATTTAAATTTAATTGTTCCTTTTTATTAGATTTTATAATAATATTATTTTTGTTACATTTTTTAATTATTTTATTTTCTATGTTATCGTATTTTTTTACTAATTTAGTATTTTCTTGTTTTAATACATTTTGTTTGCATGACATCAAAAGATTATTTTTTTTTACCTTATTTATTTTTTTTTTCATTTTATCATAACTTTGTTTCATTTTTGTGTATTCTTTTAGTAATGATTCGTGTTTTTCTTTTAAAATAATATATTTTAATTTATATTCTGTATTTTCTTCATTATTTTCGTTTTCTTCGTTTATTTTACTATTTTTATTTAGTTCATTTTTTTCTTTTTTTTTATTTTCATTATTAATTGACTCTGAATTATATGTAGAAATAGTTTTTGTACACGAATATAAATCTAACGTAAAATCACTTTTAATGTCATCATTAAAATCACATATATTATTTTGTAATTTTTCTTTTTGTTTGTGTTTTGCTGAATTTAAATGTCTATTGTAATGAGTTTTATGAAATGTTTTATATTCACATATATCACAGACATAATTCATATATATATTATAGATGCTTATAATTTAATATGTATTTTTAAAATATGTTTAGTTTTAATAATCAAAACTAATAATTAAAAAATATTATAATAAAAATAATAAAAAATTTTCCAATACGAAAACTTTAAATTTATTAAAACTAAAATAAGTTTTATAATAAAAAATTTAATGTGACATAAAATTTAATGTAACATAAAATTAACCAAAACATATAAAACCTACAATAAAATTATCCATATAATAAATTAATTCAGATAAAAACACATGTCATATAACGTAAAACAATAAAAAAGTCCTCATTTATCACCAAAATAAAAACTTATGTTACACATCATATAATAATGAACATATAACATTATTTTGGATAAAATAAAATCATATGTTATATGACATAAAACAATAAAAAACTTGACGTTTTACCATCAAATAGAAACTGATGTATTGCATCACATGATAATAAAAAATTAATTTAACATTTACCACCAAAATAAAAACTTATTATACGTCACAAAGAAATAAAAAACTAAAATTATATTGGACAAAATAAAAACATATGTCATATAATGTAAAACAATAAAAAACCACATTTATCGTCAAAATAAAAACTGATGTTATACATCAAATAATAATAAAAAACCTAATATTATTTTGGTTAAAATAAAAACTAATATTATTTTAATCAAAATAAAAACTAACATTATTTTAGACAAAATAAAAACTTGTGTCATATAACGTAAAATAATAAAAAATCTCATATTATCACCAAAATAAAAACTTATGTCATACATCTGTATAACGTAAAATAATAAAAAATCCACATTTATCATCAAAATAAAAACTTATGTTACACATCATATAGTAATAAAAAAACTAACATTATTTTGGACAAAATATAAAACATATGTTATATAACGTGAAACAATAAAAAAGTCAACATTTATCATCAAAATAAAAACTTGCGTCACGCATCATATAACAATAAAAAATATTACATTATTTTGTCCAAAATAAAAACATATGTTATATAACGTAAAACAAGAAAAAAGTCCTCATTTATCACCGAAATAAAAACTTATGTTACGCATCATAAAACGACAAAAAACCTAACATTATTTTGGACAAAAAAAAACATACGTTATATGTCATAAAACAAGAAAAAAGTCCACATTTATCACCGAACAAAAACGTTGTTTCATGACGTAAAACAATAAAAAACCCAACATTTATAAAAAAAAATAAAAAAAATTGGAAAAAGTTAAAAAAAATGCACATTTGAAATATTAATTAAAACGTATTTTTGTCCTTTTTTTTCGGACAAAAAGCGGACAAAAAGCGGACAAAAAATATGTTTCCTGTAATATAAAGAACATTTTAAAAATTGCATTTTTTTGAAAAAATATCAGAATTTTGACAAATTTTAAAATTGTGTAGTTTTTTTTTGGACATGAAAATATTTTATAAATTTTTTATTAAAACAAGACTTTTTGAAAATTTTTTTATTTTACAAAAAATATATTTTTATTCAAAATAAAAACATATGTTATATAACGTAAAACAAGAAAAAAGTCCACATTTATCACCAAAATAAAAACTTATGTTACGCATCATAAAACGACAAAAAACCTAACATTATTTTGGACAAAAAAAAACATATGTTATATAACGTAAAACAAGAAAAAAGTCCACATTTATCACCAAAATAAAAACTTATGTTACGCATCATAAAACGACAAAAAACCTAACATTATTTTGGACAAAAAAAAACATATGTTATATGACGTAAAACAAGAAAAAAGTCCACATTTATCACCAAAATAAAAACTTATGTTACGCATCATAAAACGACAAAAAACCTAACATTATTTTGGACAAAAAAAAACATATGTTATATGACGTAAAACAAGAAAAAAGTCCACATTTATCACCAAAATAAAAACTTATGTTACGCATCATAAAACGACAAAAAACCTAACATTATTTTGGACAAAAAAAAACATATGTTATATGACGTAAAACAAGAAAAAAGTCCACATTTATCACCGAACAAAAACGTTGTTTCATGACGTAAAACAATAAAAAACCCAACATTTATAAAAAAAATTAAAAAAAATTGGAAAAAGTTAAAAAAAATGCACATTTGAAATATTAATTAAAACATATTTTTGTCCTTTTTTTCGGACAAAAAGCGGACAAAAAGCGGACAAAAAATATGTTTCCTGTAATATAAAGAACATTTTAAAAATTGCATTTTTTTGAAAAAATATCAGAATTTTGATAAATTTTAAAATTGTGTAGTTTTTTTTTGGACATGGAAATATTTTATAAATTTTTTATTAAAACAAGACTTTTTGAAAAATTTTTTATTTTACAAAAAATATATTTTTATTCAAAATAAAAACATATGTTCTACGAAGTAAAACAATAAAAAACCTAACATACTTTTGTTAATGTTATAAAATCCTATGTTCTACGAAGTAAAACAATAAAAAACCCAACATACTTTTGTTAATGTTATAAAATCCTATGTTCTACGAAGTAAAACAATAAAAAACTCGACATACTTTTGTTAATGTTATAAAAATATATGTTATACGAAGTAAAACAATAAAAAACCTAACATACTTTTGTTAATGTTATAAAAATATATGTTCTACGAAGTAAAACAATAAAAATCTCGACATACTTTTGTTAATGTTACAAAAATATATATTCCACGAAGTAAAACAATAAAAAACCCAACATACTTTTGTTAATGTTATAAAAATATATGTTCTACAAAGTAAAACAATAAAAAACCCAACATACTTTTGTTAATGTTATAAAAATATATGCTCTACGAAGTAAAACAATAAAAAACTCAACATACTTTTGTCAATATTATAAAAATATATGTTTTACGCAATAAAACGATAAAAAACTCAACATTGACTAAAAAAAAATGGAAAAAATGAAAAAAAATCAACATTAGTTTCAGTCAAGGAAACAAATATTTTGCCCCAAATTTGGGGCAAATTGCCCCGAATTCGGGGCAAAATGTACGTTTTACGTTATATTTCATAACTACCAAAAATTAAAAAAAAACCATTTTTTAAAAATCTTGTGTAATTTTTTTTTTTCACTTGAGAAATTTATAAATTTTTTTATAAAAACAAGACTTTTTTTTTTTTAAAAACATATTTAAATTTGTTATAAAAATTTCATTAACAAAAAAAGTTAAAAATATTATTTCGTTTAAATTATTAATAAAAATTTTATAATTAATTTGATTATACAAAAAAATTATAATCATATGTTTTATCTTCATCAGCTTCTACAAGTTTTGTTACAAAATTATTGACGTCACATTTTTTTGCTATTTCTAAACCTATTTTTTCGGCTAATTTCTGTAAATAAATTGATGTGGATATATCATGAACAAAATCATACGGACAGTAACAATAAATGTTAATATTATTGTATATATTTAATGTGTCAATATTTTTTACATTATTAACTACATTTGTTGCTGTTGTGTTATCAACTACCGTTTTAGAATCCTCATCATTTGCTAATGCATTTACTAATTTAAGATAATTATCATTGAATATTTTATTTTCTTCCTTTAATCTTTTGTTTTCTTTTACCATTTTATCATATTTTTTTTGCAATTTTGCATATTTTATATTTATATCATCATTATAACTTAATATATCATCACTTAATATATCATCATCACTTAATATATCATCATCACTTAATATATCATCATCACTTAATATATCATCATCTTTTTTAAAATCAATATTTTTCTTGTTACTAGTTTTATTATTCGTTCCAGTTTTATTATTCGTTTTAGTTTTATTATTCGTTTTGGTTTTATTATTTGTTTCAGTTTTATTATTCGTTTTAGTTTTATTATTCTTTTTAGTTTTATTGTTCGTTTTAGTTTTATTGTTAGTTTCAATATTAACATCAGTTTTAATATTTTTTTGCTCATTGTCTTTTTTTAAATTGTTATTATGTTTGAACGAATTAATATGTCTAGCATATTGATTTTTATGTAATGTTTCATATTTACAAATGTTACAATTATAATTCATATATATTATGTATCAGTTAAAGTTTATATAATGATAAAAAAAAAATGAAAAAAAAAACTAGAAATAACTTTAATATTGTAATAATAAAATAATAAAATGAATAATAAAACATTCGCAAAAATCATAGGAACATTAGAACGACCAGTATCATATAAACATGATACAGATATGTTTGGAGAACCTAATTTTATGTCTTGGTGTACATTTTTGTTAAGCACAAAGAACGATATTAATGTTGATTTTATAAAAAAAATAACTGATAATGATAATGATATTGTTATAGTAGATCACTTAGATAATAATAAAATTATTGTTTCCAAAAAAATATCAAAACCATGTATTATTTTTAAAAATAACATAGGTAAAGTATTTAATATTGCAGAAATAGAAGAACCACCTAAAGGTTCATCATGGTATCACACAAATAAATGTGACGAGAATACTATTATGTTAAATACAGCAGACCTATTATATAATTTAGATGATGATATTCAAGTATATTTAATAGTAAATATGGTTCCAATGTATTTATTATATATTCAAAATTCTCAAGAAGTTAGATTAATGGAAGAAAAACATAAGGATAATAAAAATCAAGACGATCTAGAAAAAGATAATCAAGATAATTTAGAAAAAGATAATCAAGATAATTTAGAAAAAGATAATCAAGATAATCTAGAAAAAAATAATAATCTAGAAAAAGATAATAATCTAGAAAAAGATAATAATCTAGAAAAAGATAATAATCTAGAAAAAGATAATCAAGATAATTTAGAAAAAGATAATAATCTAGAAAAAGATAATAATCAAGAAAAAAATAATAATCTAGAAAAAGATAATAATCTAGAAAAAGATAATCAAGATAATAAACTAGAAAAAGATAATCAAGGAATATGCATTATAAGTTAAAATATTTAAATAGTAATAATATTATCATTTTTTATAATTTCTTCTTCTTTAATAATTTTCATATATTTTAATGTATTAATTAATACTTGTGAATTGATCATATTATTTTTTAAGCATTTATTATTAAATAATGAAAATATATTATTACAATTATGACATTGGCAAAATTTTTTTATATGAGTAATAATTTTAATATCATTACATATTTTATGTATATATGCTTCAGCACAAATATATTGTTGTAATTTATTCATTTTATTATTATAAAAATATAAAATACTAATTATCCATTTATCTAAATACAAAAAATCTTGGTGTTTTGCGATTAAATAATAAATATCATTAATATCATTTTTTTTTAATAAATTTTTGATTTTAAAATAATTATGATCATTCTCAGTTATAAACCAATCATACTTATCCAGATATTGCTTTTTGTATTTAGGATAAATAAAAGGCCAATTATCATAATAACCATTATTTATAATATCGATTATTGATAATGTAATAAAATTATTATTAAGTGAAGTTGAAATTAATTTATTTATTTGTGTAAAAATATTATTATGCAAATTTTGATCTTCATAAGTATCATAGTTTTGTAATGTTTTTAAGCATAAACATTTAAAAAAACTTGGTATTTTTTTATTACACTTGGAACATTTACAATTATTATTAATATCATCAATTAATTTTTTGTTAATCTTAAACAAATAACAAATAAATATGCAACGATAAGGTATATTATCAACAATAACACCATGAAAATCTAATACATATGCATTCAAGTCATAATAATGAACATGTTTTTTGACAATAATTTTTGGAAAAATTAAAACATCATTATTTTTCGGCAATAATTCATAACTATAAAAATATGATAATAAATTATTTACTTTACTCAATGTTGTTTTCTGTGTAAAAGTTATATAATGATAAAAATTAAATTCCATATTATATAATTAGCTTATTAATTTTAAATAATAATTTTAAATAAAAATTTAATAAACATTTAAAATTTCCAATTTTTATCTATTTTTTTAAAATCGCTCATATTTTCAAAGGAACCAAAAGATTTCATTTTTTTGTTTAATTCTAATATAATATACATATCATAAGCATCAGGATTTTTTTTTATGTTGTTTTCTATTTTTATTTTGAGTTTCAAAAGTGTTTCTAAATCTTTAGTATTTTGTATTTTGTATGTATAATAATAACACTCAATACGGCGTTCTACATGAACATAATCTATATCTCCAGTTAAAAATTTGTTTTCTTTTTTTAAATTATATTTACAAATAGCAAAACCATCTTTAAAATCCCCAGTTTCATAATGTTCCAAAAAATTAACAATACCATCATCTTGAACTGCTCTTAATAATGCATCATACACTTCAACACCAACACCTCTATGAGGAACCGTATTATCTAAAATCATAATTGTATCATCGTGAGCTAAATTATAACAATTAATAATATCTTTGTACGCACCTTCTAATGAATGAGAACCATCAATAAATATTAAATCGGCTTTAAAATGTTTAAATAACTTGATAAAAGCAGGAACATTAACAGTAGAATCACCGGCCATTAAAATATGTCTTCCGGGAAATTTATGATCCAAATACATTTTAGAATAATTAGTATAATGATGCATTAATAAATCAAAACTAATTACTAAATTATTAGGATTAAATTCCAAAAAATTAGTAGCAGATAAACCAGTATTAAAACCAATCTCAACGATAATTCTAGGATTATATTTTTTCATAATTTTATTGTGAAAATTTAAATGTTCCGGAGTACTAGAACCACCAAAACTATTAAAACCACATCTAGTCAAAAAAGCACTAATACTTTCTTTTTTTGGATCAGGAGGATTAATTACATTATCATTTTTATCTTTAATTGCATTATATACAGCATATTTTGTATCTTTTGCTTTATTGACATTAGTTTCTGTAATAGGAATATAAGTTCGCCTACCTTTATAATCTGACATTTTAATTAATTGTTTCCATTGTTTGTAAAATAATTCATAATTTTTGTCAGTCATATAAGGAAAAATATTTTCTTTTTTCAATAAATCTTGAGACATTATATTATTAAAATCATAAAAAAAATAATAATATAATTTAATATTTATTATTACCAAGTTTTATAACTTTTACTAAATTTCATAACTTTTACCAGAATTTTACCAATATCATGAATTTATGTATCAAATTTGTATAATTTTTACTGAATTGATATTATTATATCATTTATTAAAATAATTTTTATTAAAAATATCATGAGGTTATTGACAATTAATGTTTTTTTTTTACAGTTTTTAATATGTTTTTTCAATAACAAATAACAAATAAATAACAAATAAATAACAAATAACAAATAACAAATAAATAACAAATAAATAATAAATAACAAATAACAAATAAATAATAATTATGTGTATAATTATTATATATAATTATTATATGAAGTTAATCAATAATGATATAAATTTAAATTTAAAAAATGAGAAAAGTGATACATATAATGATATTAGTAAATTAAATGATCACAATGATTATAATATACCAGAAATAAATTTGTATAGAGATGATTTGGACAAATTAATAAATGATGATTATATAACTAATACACAAATATTAGATGATGTCAGATTGTCAAAATCAGATATTGACTCAATAAATTCAAATAATCGGGATTATAAACGGCGTTATAATAAGAAACATAATGATTATGATGATGATTATGATGATTATGATAATTTTAGTAATTATAGTAATTATAGTAATTTTAGTAGTTATAAACCTAAAATTTTTGACATATTTCATGAACCATTTAATTTGCATTTCCTGTTCGATGGTTATATTGATGATCATATTGGGAACCATTTTGAAAATACAATAAGTAATTTTAAAAAATATAATGATGATAATATATTAAATAAATTATTAGATCAAAGTAATGACATATTTGAATTAAAATACAATTTGATAAGTATAATAAATATTGGAATTGAAGATATTATAAAGTATGATAAAAAAAAACACATAATAAAATATGTTTGGAAATTAGTTGAAAAAATTATTTCTTATTTATCAAACATAAATAAAAAATATAATGATTTAGATAAAATATTAGACAAATATAAATTTTTTGCTTTTATTATTCAGATTTATAAGAAAATAGAAACTATTATAAATAATATATATGATAACTATATTCAGAATGATAATTATTATTATGATGATTATGATGATTATGATGATTATGATAATTATGATAATTATAAACGACAAAATCAAGATAAAAAAAATCAAAATAAAAAAAATAAAGATGAATATTTATGTAAAACACGAATAGATACAATTTTAAAAGTATTATTAGTTAATAATTTTAGGAACATTATATTTATTTTTAATAAATTATTAATATTATCATATCCAAAATTAATACACCTCGGAGGTTATAATAATAGTGTATTAGGAGGTCATTTAGTAGGTGTTTATTATTCATATGAAAATGATAATAATTACAATGTTATTATTACAAATTCGGGTCAAGGTGTTGATACTTATCATAGTAAATTAGATAAAAAGTATCAAGTAATTACAATTAATAATAATATATCTTTAAACAAATTAGCAAATATTTTGACAACATGTGATATATGTCATCATTTAGATATATATGAAGCGAATATAGATATATTTTATAAAAATATAATTTATAATTTGAGACTAGATACAAAATATATTACAAGCATAAATGATAAATATTATTATTATCCTCAAAAATCAGGTTCATGTTCTTTTTATGGTATTTATTATATTTTAAGGTATCTTTTAGGTATTCATAAATTTTATGATATGGTTAATTTAATGAAAGATAAAATAATTAAGCAAATGATAGAATATTTTTATAATAATCCAAAGATATATTACAAAAATTTTATAGATATATTAAATTTACAAAATTTAATACCATCTGATTATGATAAATTGAATTTATATTTTGAAAATTTAACAGGAAATTATAATGAATATATTAAAGACGAATATACAATAGATTTTAAATACAAAAATCCTAGTTTGAAAAAAAACGATAATAAAAATGTTAATAATAATGCACATAATGATAATACAGATAATGATACATATAATAATGATTATAATTATACAAATAATTATAATAATCCAATAATTAAAACGGAATATACTTATGATGAAATATTAGAAATGTTATACAAAAATGAAGATAATAATTTAGAAAATATAATATCCAAAATAAAAAATGTTTTAAGATTAGGATATAATAGATTTTCGAATATGGAAAAATTTGAAAAAAAGACACGTTTGTATTACATCAGGAAAACGTTAATGAAAACATTAAATATGGACAAACAATATTATGTTTTACAAGTAAATAATATAAAAAATATATTAGACATAATAAATGATATTCGTAATATACTAGTTGGTAATAATAATAGTATAAAATTAATTAATTTATTTATTATTTGTATTTTATTAAAAATAAACGATAATTCACCGATCAAATTTTTATTGCCATCTAATCAACACAAACAAAATGTTATTAATTCATTATTTTTATGCATTAAACATAATATAACTTTTGACCGAACATTAGAAAACTATTTAGAAAACTATTCTGATTATTTATTTACCACAAAAAATATAACACAAGTTTTATTAAAATGGAATGATTTGCAATATAATTCAGAAATCAAAGAAAATTATTTAAATAAAACGTATAATACAAATTGTAATTTTTTAGAAGAGATATACGAATCTCAATTAAGAAATATTAAAAATATATTTGATGATAATTTTTACAGATCATTATTTGTAATTTTTGCAGGATATAACTCGAAATATTTTAACAGTGATATAATACAAATTATTGATAATTTTGTTGTTAAACAAAATAACAAAAATGTAAATGTATTTTATAGAAAAATTAATAATTATGCTAGTGATTTTAGAATAAAAAAAACGAAAAATAATATGGAATACTTGTTAAAAACGAAATATATATGTGATAAAATAAATTTTAAAGAAACTTTAAGAGGAGTTTATTTTAATAAAGATATAACTAATAATAATATTTTAATCAATAATATTCGTACTGTAAATGTTTTAGGAAAATATGTAATAGATAAAAAACTTGATATTAATTTTGATTATTTATTAGATTGTAATATTGATAATAAAATATTGTATGCAATATTAGTAATAGATAATGATTTAGTTAATAATTTACAAAATTCACAAATTAATAAAATTATTGATATTGTTAAAAATATAAATTACAATTTCGAAGCATCAAGTTATTTAAAAAAAACGTCAAGAATAGAACAAAATGCAAAATATTTGATAATATGCAAATTTTTATTATATTTTATATTGGTAAAAAATGATAATAAATATATAAAAAATGATGATTTTTTTAATAATTTAGTTGATTTTTGTATTATAGTTTATAGAGAAAAAACTATTTGTTTTGATTTATGTTATTATATTTTTGATTATTATGAAAATATAAAAGACTTGATGTTTTTAACCATGCAAGATATTATTAAAAAAAATAAAAAACAAGAACTACCTTATTATTATAATTTTGAAATATTAGAAAAAAGAGGTTATAACATTCAAGAAATAAAACCTAATGTAGAAAATAATTCAGATCCATATTTAATAAATTCTGTTCCTGTAATAGTATCAAAAAATAATGAAACAATGATGATATATTTATTACGCACATCATTATATATAAATAATGATTCATTAACTATTATCTATGACACAAAAATGAATATTTACAAAGGATTACACAATAATATAATAATACCTGAATTATATATCGAGTTTGATAATATAAAAAAGGCATATATATGCAATGATAATAAAGAAAAGTTAGTAATATTAAAAGAAGGTAATATATTACGGTTAATTAATAGATTAGAAGAGACATGTGATTTAAATTATTTGAGCTCTATTGATAATAATAATAAAGTAAAAGCGATTTTATATTTTAGTGATTATACAATAACATTTAATTATGATGAAAATAATAATTTATTAATGAATAATGAATACATAATATCTTTTGATAATACAAAATTATTTAATAATTTAGTATATGATATACCTGGTTCAATATTAATAAAATCAAATGAAACTTATAAAATAGTTAATTTTGGAATAACTAATATTAACAAATTTATATTAAATATTATGAATTCACCGTGGGTATCATATAAGTATAAATTAATGTATAAAAATTCAAAAAATAATTATGGTAATTTTCAAGAAAAATTATTAGAAAATATAAGTAAATACATACAAAATAAATACTCAATAATAGATATTCATTATACGGGTTTATATCTAATATTTAATAACATTAATGATATGATAGTAATGTTATTAAAATATAATTATGCTAGTAATTTATACGCATTTGATCAATTATATGATACAGTTTATAAATATTTACTGAATAATGAATTAGAAATTGATTTACCATTAAATAATCCATACAAATATTATTATTTTACAAAAGAATCAATGGAATTTATTACAAGAAAAGATATTTATCCAAAACATTATAATAAAATTGATAATTTTATAAAATCAAACGAAGAAATAAAATTAAATAGATTGTATAATAAACCTTTAGATTCTATTAGAAAATTATGTGATTACGGTAATAATTTAATAAAATATTCTGATAAAAATGATATTACAAAAATATTAAATCATGATCTAATAAAAATATTAAATGAACATAATATTACCGATAATTTAATAAAATTTTATAATGATTATGAATATTGTGAAGATATTAAAATTGAAATACCTTTAGAAAAAATTATAAAACTGGAAAATATATTTAAAGAAAAAATAATGAATAGTTATGATAAAAATTATGTAATATTTAATCGTAATTTTTATGATAATGAAACTTTAATCGAAGAAATATTTAAAAATATAGAAGAATTATATAAAATTCTCGAATATAAGAAAATATTAATAATAATACAAGGTATTAAAGAAATATGTATATTAAATAATAATTGTCATTGTAGTGAAATAAATAAATTAAAAAGTTTATTAGATATAGATAAAATATATGACGGTCCGAGGAATAAAACATTACAAATATTTGAAATAATGTTTGGTAATTTTATAAAAAATATACAATATACGACAATTCAAGATATATTAAATAATTTTAATAGTAATAATCATTCAATATATCAAATGTTAATGGGGGAAGGTAAAACAAGTGTTATAACGCCATATATATTAATAGATACTTTATTAAATGGAAATAATAATAATATATTAATAACTTCGCCGAAACACTTAACAACTCAAACATTTGATAATTTACATTTTAATTATTATCCTTTATTATATTCATATTCAATTAATCTATTAAACATAAAAATACAACGTGAAACACATAATTTAACAAAATATTTTGAAAAAAATTTGTATCTAAAAAATATAATAATTTTAGATGACGAATCGCTTAAAACATTACTTCTAAACGAAGTTTTCAATGATGATTCTTTAACGAAAAAAAAATTAAGAACTGATACATTATGTATAATAGACGAGGTAGATAATTTATTAAACCCTTTAACTAGTGATTTGAATTTTCCTGTAGTTAATAATAGTAATTTAGAGAAACATATTATTAAATTTTTAATAAACGTGGTAAATATCTTAATACCTTCAGAACTTTATTTCGAGAATAAGGAAAAGGCAGAAATATATATGAAAAATACATTTATAAATAATAAAAATAGCATATGTAACGTATTTTTACAAAATTCAAATGAAGTAATAATATTTGATGAAATAGTAAGTAGAAAAAAAATAAGGAATATATATGATAATTTAAAATTATGTTTAACATTAATTTATAATCAAAATTATGGTTTTGATAATGAAATTGATTTAAATATGTCAAAAAAAGATAATTTTGTGGCGATACCTTATAAATATAGTAATGATCCAAATATTGGTAGTGAATATAGTGATTATATACAAACTATTATATTATCAATATTATCATATAAATATAATAAATTACGTCATATTGATTTTCTTGTTATATTTGAACATTTAATAAATATAATGAAAACAAATATAAATTATGAAATATTTAAGTATTCTAATTTAAGTGCGATAGAAATATTTGAAAAACATAATATATCATTGTCATTAATGATTGATGATGAAATATATAAAAATCAAATATGCAACGAATTATTAAAAATATTAGATGACAATGAGAAAAATATATTAATTAATTATTATTTGGAAACAATAATATTTCCGAAATATATAATTATCACGGAAAAAAAATACAATACATCATTTATCGATGTAATAGACAGTGGATTTATAAAGGATAAAATAGCATTTTCTGGAACTGTTAATATTCTCATACCAAAATTTTTAAATGATGCAGATAATTTTATAAATATAAAAACATCAGATATAGCTAATGGAAGTATTATATCATCTATAATAGGATTTATAAATTTAGTGCAAGTTCATAGGATAAAATTTGATAGTGATATTAATATAATATTTGATATAATAATAAATAATAATTATGATGCTATTATTGATACTGGAGCTTTATTTAAAAATTATACACAAAAAGAATTTATAAATAAATTTATTAACTATGTAAAAAGTATAAAAAAAACTAATTTTAACAAGTATAATATTTATATAAATAAAACGTATGTATATATAGAAGATAATATAATAAAAACCCATAATAATAAATCACTAAAAATAACTGATAATATGTTTTATTATTATGATAACCAACATACAGTAGGAACAGATATAAAACAACCTTATAAATTAAATGGTTTAGTAACGATAAATTATTTTAATAGATTAACAGACATAAGTCAAGGAATTTATAGGTTAAGAAATGTTAATTATGGACACAAGATAAATTTTTTAGTAAATTCAACAATTATCAAAAAACCAACAGTAATGCGAATAATCCATTTCTTGTTTAATGCAGAAAATAAGTATCTGAAAAATTCATATAATAAATATAAAATTCAGAATATAAAAACATTAAATAGAATATATAATAATTATAACAAATCGTCATATCTAGATGCAATAGAAGATGAAGAGATTAGTCTCGATTATCGTATTAAAGATATAAATATTAGAAATATATTTTCAAATGTAATAAATAACGTAAATAACGATATACAAATTGCTTTAAAAATAAATACTAAAATAAATCAAAACTTGAATATAAATTTAAATATTAATAGAAATATTGAAAAACCTAATAATATATTAGCTAGATTAAAAGATAAAAAATTATCAATAACAGTAGAGGATTTATTAAACTTGAATATAAATCAGTCTAGTTATATAAAATATAATGATGATACAATAGATTATAGTTGTATGTATTATTTAAATGAGTGTAATATTTATATAACACCATATTTGCTACGAAAATATAACATGCTTATTATTAAACCTTTAGATAATATAGATATATTTAAAAATGATATATGTAATTTAGATAAATATTCTAAAAATATAAATTATATGATAAATAATTGTCATTATATAAAAAAAAATATAAATGGTATTTACAAATATTTGTTAATATCACCACCCGAATATGTAATGATACGAGATTATTTAAGTAGAAACCAAGATAAAAAATTTGAATCAATATTAAAAGATAAATCAGGAAATATCATTATGATAAATAATTTAATAACACAAGATAATTATAATGATACTGAAATAATAATAAAAATAATAACTTGTTCAAATATTAAATATAATGAATATAAACGAATAAATAATTTGAATAACAATTTGTTCCAAAAAAATAAAAATATTTACAAATATTTTGATAAATTAAGAATAACGATGAATTATATATTTAATAACCAAATAACTATAAAAAGTATTTGTGATTTTTATTCATTATATAAAAATAAAGCACAAGCCAAATTAAAAACCATGTATGATAATAAAGAATATGGTAAAATACTTGATATAATGGACATCCCTAGAAACAATTCAACAGAATTAATTCAATTTATCAAAAATGAATTTATTTAAAAATCATTAATTCAATTAAAAATCATGAATTTAATTAACCATAAAATTAATTAAAAAATCATAAAATTAATCAATCATAAAATCATAAAGTTCATTTGAAAATTTATTTAACAATATTATTACAAATATCATCTATTTTATCTTGTGAATAATTATATTTTTTTAAAAACGTGGTAATATTTTTTACGATTATTTGTTTTTTTATTTTTTTTTGTTCAATATGATTATTTTTTGGTTTAAGGTTATTATTTTTAAAAAAATTATATCCTTTCTTTAATAAGTAATAATTTTTTTCGTCAATAATATTATTATTATACAGTTGATCTAAATTTTTATATTTTGAAACTAATTCGTAACCTTTAACGGGTCCAATACCTTTAATACTTGGAGCATAATCAGAACCTAATAATAATGACAATGTAATTAACATATTTTGATTAAATTTAGTATCTTTTTTTATTATTTTTAAATCTATTTGTAAAAATTTCTTACATACAGAAAAGTTTTTTAAAATAGTTTTTCCACCAAATATTAATATATCGAAATCATCAGTAATTACACCAGCTATATCTTTATTTAAAGACTTACTTAATTGAGCCAAAGTAATATCGGCTTCAGTATCAGAATTTATTATTTTATAACCAAATATTTTAATTAATTGTATAGATTCTTTAATTTCTTTGTCGGAAACATCAAAATTATAATAAAAATATTTTTTCTTTTCGATATCATTTTTAGCATTCAAATATTTATTTTTCATATCTGTTTTTATTAAATCTCGTTTTTTTAATTCATCATTTTTAATATTAGGCGGCTTGCCGTCAAACACAAATATCGGAGTTATATTATATTTTCTAAAATTTAACAATTTATTTAACATACTATGTATATGAGTTACACTTTTTCCATTTTTCATTATATCATAACCATTCTTTCTTATAGCCATAATATTTTTATATATCATCATATTACCATCAACTAATAATATTTTGTTTTCAAAATCATTAATTGAACATTGTTTAACAGTAGAATATTTTTCTACGAATTTGTAAAAATTTTTAATTCCCATATATTTATTAAAATTAAAAATTTTTATAAATAAAATATTATAACTTGTCAAATTAAAATAAAAAAAATTACATTCTACAATAAGGACATTTATCTACTTTCAACATACATAAAGCACATATTTTATGTTCGCATTTCATAGTAATATTATAAAATTCATCAAAACAAATGAGGCATAATTTTTTCTTAGGTTTTTTAATATTAGCTTCATCCATAATAAGATATATTGCTAAATATTTATTAAAAGTTTTGGCATTTTCATGATTTAATATTTTTTGATATTTTTGATATAATGATATGTCATTATTAAAATAATTTTTGATACAATAATTTACCATCTCATCATGTATTTCTTTTTTTGTGAAAAAAATTTCAAGAATTTTATTATTATTATTATTCTTGTTATTATTATTTAAAAGATAATTTTTTAAATCATCATTAAAATCTGATATCACATTACGAATAAAGTCTAAAATTTCATAGACAAATTTAATATCGAGCTTGTTAATGAATATATTTAATTGAAAAAATAATTTGTCATGTAAAAACTCTCTAACTAATTTTAATATATCTTTTATTTTGTAATTTAAATTTAAAAACAAATTAACACATTTTGTAAAATATACTTCATTGTTTACAAAACATAACATTAATAATTTGCAATTTTTTAAATTTTTATATTTTTTTAGGTATTTAATTGCCTTAAATATTTTATTGTTTTTATAATAATATTTGGCTATTTTATAACCAGCTTTGAAATATCCTAAATTATACGCTTTGTTAAACATTGATAAATATTTAATGGTATTATTTTTATTATAGTAGTATAAACCTAACATATAATATGATTTAGGCAAGGTTCGCTTAGCTTTAAATAATTCTGTAGATAATGAATCTTTATTAGATATTAATAGTTTATAATGTTTTTTTGCTAATTTTATATAATCCTTACTAAAATTTTTTGCATAAATTGCATAAATATTTCCAATATAATAATCACTGCCGAGAATTTTTGCTTTATTAAAAAATTTTAATGCTTCTTCATAATTATATGTTTTGTAAAAAATTATAGCGCAATAATAATTTACATAAATATTATTATTACTAGAAGATACTACATTTAATAATATCTGTAAAATATTTAAATATGAATTTTTAAGCTTTCTTAAAATTATAAAATTAGCAAGTTCTAATATACTTGGTAAAAAACCTAAATTTGCTGAAATTGTTAAATAATCAATATATAATGTTTCATCTTTATCTTTTAAATACATTGCATATTCATAACAAGCACATTTATAATGTATTTTGTCTTTATCTAATGCTAGTTTAAAAAATGTCTCAGTCATTTCGTTATTATTATTCTCGTTATAAATTTTGGCTGTAAAAACATTTATCATATTTGTATTTAATTTTTTAAGAGAAACAAAATTTTTAAATTCATCATATTTTTTAGTATTAAATAAATGGTAAGCATAATACTCACATATTAATTCATTATTCGGATATAATGTTAGAGCTTTTTCTAAATATTCATAATTTTCATCTGAATTATTGTAAAGTGATAAAAGATAAACGTTTAATAATGCATAAACATAGTCACCTGATTTCTTAAAATATTTTAATGCAGTTTCATAATCATGAAAATTTAAAATACCCTTTATATTATATTTCGCTTTTTTATCTTGTATTGTTTTTAATGTATTTTTAGTATTATATATTGTCATACAATATTTTTTTTCAGAATATACTAAATATTGATGATTTATATATATACCTTGAAATTCCTTAGCATTCACACGAAAATCATCCTCAAAGAAGACTCTTGATTGAGACATTGTGTATATTATTTATTATTAAATACGTTCATTTGAAAAATAAAATTTCAATTTATTTTTTCAATATGTTGATAATAAATTATCAATGATATTGTATGATATTATATGATATAATATGATATTTCAATTTATTTTTTCAATATGTTGATGATAAATTATTATATGATATAATATAATATCATATTATAATATGGTATCTCGATTTATTATTTACAATATAAAATAATAAATTATGATACTATATTATATAATGAGTTCAACAATTTCAAATAATCATAGAATACGTATAAAACCAGGTGATAAATCTCCTATAAAAAAACATAACGAACATAATAAACATAATCATAATAAACATCATAAACATAATAAACATCATAACAATCATAAACATCATAGCAATAAATATAATAAACATCATAAATATCATGAACATAAACATCATGATCATAAATATCATAATGAAACAACAAGTCAAGAAAATACGGATTGTAATAAATGTGACACAACAAATACAACATGTAATACAACAAATACGACATGTAATACAACAAATACGACATGTAATACAACAAATACGACATGTAATACTTTAAGTAATACTTTAACTACCTTATGTAATACAACAACAAAAACAACCGAATATGATACATCAAGTTATCCAAGTTCAATAATAGCAAAAAGACACAAAAGCGAATATAAAAATAAAAAACATCATCATAGTCATAGACATGCTAGTGAAAATGGCAAATCATTATGTTTAAATAAATTACAAATAAAATTTTCGAACATTTCATACAATAAAAAAAAAACCATTATGTGTTCAGCAATAAAATATAAAAAATACATTCATATTTGGTCTAGTATTAATGTAAATAATTTAATAGTTAAAAATATGTCAGGTAATATCAGAATAAAAACATTACATCATTGTGAAAACAAAATAATTAGCGGTAATATTACTATTTTTAATAAAGATACAAATACTTCATATTCAGGTATAATATATAAAGATCCAGAATACGAAAAATCATGTTTATTATGTTATAATTTTTCAAACAGACCATTAATGCAATTATATAATAAAATGGATGGTATATTACAATTTAATATTTATATACAAGAATAATTAAAATAAGAATAATTAAAAATAAAAAATTAAGCATTGAGGTATTCATGGCCTTCGATAATGGTGATTCCTGTTATGTATTGTTTGCTATAGGAAGTTGTGTTGTAAGGATCATCACTATTCAAGAACTGTTGATGTTTTTTGAAAAGTTCAATAGATCGTTTGAAGCCGTCTTCACTATAGTTTTGACCTGAATTATTGCCGCATCTAATATTCGAAATTAATCCATCATTAAATTTAACACATACATCAGTAATCCATTCAACTTGTTTTGTTTGTTGTTTAGCCATTGTTTTATTATTATATAAGATTATATAAAAGAAGTATTCGTAATTTTTTTTTTCATTTTTATTTTAAAATAAAAATATTAACGTAATAATAATTAATTACAAAAAGTAGTTATGATTTTAGAATAAAATGAAAAATATATTAGAACAAAAAATATATTTTAAAATTATCGCGATATATTTTCATTTATTTTTCCAAAAATATTATAAAAATATCCATTTAATAAATCTACTGGATTCTTCATTTCGATGGATTTTAGAAATTCATCGTCCAAAATATTTGACCAATCCCAATTCATTTGTGTTGTTGATTTTGTTTTATATTCATCAACAATATCAACATTAAAATAGTTTGAAAAATACAATTTTAAAAATTTTAATTTATTTGGATGATCTTTGCAAAGTTCTGATAAACTTCTCGAACCTAAATTGCCTCCATTATATACATCAAATATAATATTATATACATCTTTATATTCTGATTTATATAATTTAACGTTTTTATATTCGTCATTCAGATTTGTTAAACCAAAGTCATTAATTTTAGGAAAAAACTTTTTTTGAGGAATATAATAATTTTTTTTATTAAAGTTATAAGTGTAATAATTTCCATTATCTTTTTCTCTTAAACCTAAAATATTTCTCATAAATAAATCATTATGTGTAAAATATGGAAATATTTTTTGAATAGACAAAATAGTATGAATAATTTTAAAAAAGAATATATCGAGATATTTTTCCATTTCAATTTCTGGTAAATTACTAACATCTCTTATAAAATCTGCACATGAATAGTTACAATATTCTATTTCAACAACTCTATATTTATCATTTAATTTTCTGCGTGGATAACCTTTATAAAAATTATTGCACATTTTTGTTTTTTGGACATCAGACAATTTTATAAATTCAACATAAGATTTTGGACATTTTTTAAATAATAATTTTGCATTATCACAATTATTTGAACCTATATATTTTACGATATGGTTAGATATATTTTTATCTACAATATTTTTTGTTAATAATTCGTATATTTTAATTTCATTATTTACTCTTATATTTTTTTTTTTAATTTTTTCGTCTAATTCAATATCAGGCGTAAAAATATATTCGGTAAATATTTTATAAACTTTTTTATTTTTTGTGATAACTACTATTGCGGTACTACTGCCATCGCCAAATAAAATTGTATCTGTATCATCAATTGAACATTTTTTACCACCACTAGTTTGATTATTTATATCAGTATTTTTTAATGCCAAATACTTTTTTTTATATTTTATATATTTATCCTTGTAGAACATTATATAATATACTAAAACAAAAAATTTAAATTTTCGCATTTAAATTTCACATCTAATTATTGAAATTATTACGATATATCGAAAAAATATTAATTACATTATGTTGAATACATTAAAAGATATATTGTCTTACAAAAAAAATAATAAGATTAAATAAGAAAATAAAGAATTAATTAATGAATTTGGCTTAAAAAAAATTAAAATAAATTTATTAGAAATCAAATCAGTTGTAAAATGACTAGGTAAAATAATAACATCAAATAAAGAGCAAACAGTTTATATTATAATTTGTATTTATATTATAATTTGTAAATTCATAAAATTATTTATTTGATAATAAAGAAAAAGAATAATTAAATTAAGAAAAAGACATTAATTTTTTAAAATAATAAATCTATCAAATAATTTAAAAATTATAATATTATATATATATATATATATATATAATGGATAAAATAAACGATAAGAATATTAAAATTAAAATAAAAAACATAATGTTAAATAAAATGAAAGAAGATATAATAAATTTAACTGAACGAGTAAAAATATTAGAATCTAATAATATAAAAATACCTGATAATAAAACTCGCGACAATAAAATAAATGAACAAAGATACAAGCAAATAATAGGTGAAATAAATAATACAAATAATATATTAGATACAATAAATACTTATAAAACGTATATAACGAAATATTTTTGTGAATCGGCAACTTATAAGTTAGAAAAAGAAACTGAAATAATATTTATAACTATGTCAGGTGGCGGTGGTGCGGGAGGTATTGGAAAAATAATAAATAATCGTATGTATAATGGTTATGGTGGTGGTGGTGCAAGTGGTTTTATACATTATCCAATTGCAGTAAAAAAGGATACAACATTATGCATAACTGTAGGTAAAGGAGGTGATAAATATAAAAATAAAGGTGATGGTGAAGATACCATTATTGAATTTTATGATTCTTGTAATAAAATGTATTTTAATATTGTATCGGAAGGAGGTAAAGGAGGGTCTGAAGTAGATGCAGGTTTAGGAGGTAAAAATTATTTAATACCATCATTTTCGGGTCAAGATGGTATTAAATCAGGAGGAAATAGTATATTTGGTTATGGAGGGGAAGATGGTCTTGACGGTTATAATGGTTCTGGTGGCGGAGGTTCTTTGGCTTTGGATTATGAAGATGTTATAACTAAAAAAAAAACTAATTGTAAATTATCTGGTAATGGTGGCAACGGATTTGTAATAATTGAATATTAAATAAATTAACATTGGAACAATTTTTTCATACATTTTTTATTATGATGTTTATAAGTTTCATATTTGTATTGGTAATACTTGTATAATGGTAAGCAAGTATTAACATTACATACCTTAAATCTCAATGGTTTTTTGCAATTTTCATAAAATGAAGATCCGTGGCTAGAAATAGTAGTGCTACAAGATGAAGATGATGATGATGATGAGCTGGAGTGAGAATTATGTGTGGATGAATTAGTGGGTGGATTGGTGGGTGGATTGGTGGGTTGTGAGCTGTGGTGAGTGCTAGAACTAGAGCTAGAGCTAGAACTAGAGCTAGAGCTAGAGCTAGAGCTAGAACAGGAGCTAGATTTTGAACAATGTCTATATTTTCTATAATGGCAAACATGTTGATGACAATGTTTATTTTTATTGCATTCTTTTTTTGGTGCGCAACAAGGTTTATTTACTTTACAATTATTTTTGTATGGTTGGCATGCTTTTTTTCTATGACATCTCAAAAATCTTGATTTGGTAACAATTGATAATTCATCACGGATTTCTTTAATAGTGCTGTCATTGCAACTTGTTACTGAAGAATGAGAACTAGAAGTACAAGTTGAATTGTGTGAGTTGTGGTGTTTTCTATGTATAATTTTAAATTTACATTTATCATCTGATACGATACAATTACAAGTCATTATTATATATTATATTGAGAATATAATTTTAGAGAATAAAAAAAAAATATATTATATATTAAACACACAATTTTTATTATAATATAATAAAAATAATTGGTAAATATTGGTAATTAATATTTATTAACAATTTTTATTATAATATAATAAAAATAATTGGTAAATATTGGTAATTAATATTTATTAACAATTTTTATTATAATATAATAAAAATAATTGGTAAATATTGGTAATTAATATTTATTAACAATTTTTATTATAATATAATAAAAATAATTGGTAAATATTGGTAATTAATATTTATTAACAATTTTTATTATAATATAATAAAAATAATCGATATAATAAAAATAATCGATATAATAAAAATAATTGATATAATAAAATAATATCAATTATTTTTATTTTATTATATAATTTAAAATTAAAATAATATTTGTTATATAAAAAATATTATTATAAAAATTAATCTAAATTAATAATATCATCATCAGAAATATTTATATTTTTATAATTGTTGTCTGATTTGTTTTTATATTTAAAAATTAGTGTATTAACAATATTTTGCAAATAATTACCTGGAAAATAGAATTCATAATTAATATTTTTAAAATTGTCATCATTTTTGATCAAATTATACATGAAAAACAAGAACAAACCTAATTTTTCTGAATTAATTTCATTATCAAAAAGCATTTTATAACTAGAATATCTGATTTTCTTATTATTTATAATTAATAAGAAAGCCAAAAAAATATAAGTTTGACAAAATAAATCATAACTTTGCAATGATGAAAAGTATCTGGAATTATAGCCAATATTATGCATATTAATTACTTTAAAATTTTTTCCCAAAATTACTTCAATTATATGAAAAATATCTTTAAATTTATTAATATCATATTCAATATTATTCAATGAATCAAAGAACAAAATGTATTCACGAAATTTATCAATTATAATACAATTAACATGACCATTATTATTAGTATTATGAATATTGATTCTTATAAAAATATAACGCCTAGTTTGTAAATCATTAACAAAATTATTATATGAATAATAAAAATTATCAAAATTATATGTAAATGTTTGACAAAAATTATTCATGTTTTTAAGTTCGCTACACTTACATAAAGGACCACTGTGCTTATGTAAATCAATAGTATAAAAATTATTAGCAACATCTTCATATTCTTTAAAAACATAATCAAACATTTTATCGGGAAAATTATTTAAAGCGTATATTACCTTTCCTATTTTTTTATTATTAGCCTTAAAATTATTAAACTCATTTATATTATATTTATAAGAATTTAAGGGACTATTAGCATAAAAAGGACTATCCATGATTTTTTTAATAGAAAGCATATTAATGAAATTATAACATTTATATATTAACATTATAAAAGGTTGTGTATATTAAAAAAATATCATTTTTATTTTTAATATATTTTAATATTATATATAATATTATGGATAATAATTTAGATCTAGAATCAATAAAATTTTTAGATAAATTAATAGATTATTTAATAAAAGGTATATTGCCTGATATTAAATGCAAAAATATAATGATAATAAAAAATATGTTTTCTTTTTTAAATATGAAACAAATATACATAAATTATCTGATAATAAATTTTAACAACAAAAAAAGAAATGATTATAGATTAACATTAATTAGTAATTTAGCATCATGTAATAAAATACGTGGCGAAGCAGAATATTTTAGTTTATGTAATGGTAAAAAATGCATATATTTTGCAATAGGACCTTATTCTAGACCAATTATCTTATTGAAGTGTTAAATAATCACTTAAAAGTCAATAAATTATGTTTAACAAGTTCTATGGCTCGAAAATATTTACAATCTTCCATTGCAGGAAATATAAATACATTAGCATATTTAGAATCTTCCATTGCAGGAAATATAAATACATTAACATATTTAGGATTTAATTTGCAAGTTAATAAACGAACCTGAGGAATAGTATAATCATATTCATCAGATTCAATTATATTATTTTGTAATTCTGATAAAACTTTATTTATATTATTACATTCAATATGAAAACCTCCTGGTCCGCTTAAATATCCGCATTTATTAAAATAATCTTTCTTGACACATATAGTAAATAAAATACTTTTACAATCTAAATTAAAAATTATTTCGTCTTCTATTAATTTATAAACATGTAAGAATTCTTTTTTATTATTTGTTGTTTCAGCTATTTCGTCAATAATTGTATCTTTAATATTAATTCTGGTTAAAGATGCATATGAAAAATGTTGTAATGCGGATTCAGCAATCACATTTGAGGCTAAATTAGCATCTACAGAAATTAATTCTTTGGTATAAATATGATCATCATTATTATCAAATTTTTTTTTTATATTTTCAATATAATAATTAATACCAAAGTCCTTTAGTAAGTAATTATTTTTTTCAGGAATACGTAAAAATGTTTCAAAAGGCGATAATTTTGGATTTGTTAATTGTTTTATTAGAATATTTAAAGTCAGAAAAACTGGTCCTGATGATCCATGATTAAACACATAATGTGTATCATTAAAAATTTCAAACACTTCAAATGATCTTGCTAAGGAAACTTTATGTTCTGCTTGAAATCTTGGATTATGTATTTGTTCTAATCTTGATTTTATATTTTGGTTTAATAATAATCGTGTCAATTCATTATTGTATGGCTTAACTCCAATATTTCTCCATATTGTAATAGGATGCATTTTTATATCATGTAATTTAATATTTTATATAAAACTAATACCAAATAATTTTATTCATTTTTATTATTTTTTTTATCCTTTTTTATTAAAATGACAACAACATAATTATTTTAATTTAACTAAAATGTTAAATAAAATTGAATTTTTTTTATTATAATTAACTTGTTAATATATATTATATTAATAAATATATAATGGTTGTCAATAATATTTATATCGATACCATAAATAAAAAAATAGTATGTTCAATGTCAAATGGTATAATTTTGTTTGATATAGAAAATAAAATAAATAAATATCGTGATATAAAATTATCTAAAAATATACGATTAGCAAAAATTAATATAAATAATAATAAAATAACATATGCTTATTTGACAAATGATAATGAAAATGCAATATATCTACAAAATGAGGATAATAATAGTGAAAATCAAGAATATTTTGTTTCATTAGAGATGCCCGAAAAAATATTAAATGTAGAAATAACGAAAACGTTAATAATAATAATATTATCAAAAAAAATATTGATTTATAATAGATTAAATTATGAACAATTACATGCTTATAATACATGTTTAAATGAGAATGGAATATTATTAACAAACAATAATGATTTACCAAAAATATATACGGTAGGTATGAAATGTGGGGAAGTATCATATATTAATTTACAAAATGAGATACCAATTTACATGTCTTGTCACGATAATGCAATAAGTTGTATAACTACTGATAAAAATGATAAATATTTAGCTACAGCATCAACATGTGGAACTTTAATAAGAGTATTTGATATAGAAAGTAATAAAATGTTATTTGAATTTAGAAGAGGATCTACTACGGCAACAATTTATGATTTAAGTATTAGCGATGATTTAAAATGGTTAGCATGTTGTTCAAATCGTGGAACGTTGCATATATTTGAATTAGAAAAAGAAAGTAAAAAAAATCAACGATTAAAAGTATATGATTATTTAACAAATTATAAAAGTTTAGTAAATTATATGGATTATATGAATTATAGTAATTCAGTTTGGTCAAGAGAACAGATAGCTTTGCCAAACAAATTTTATCATAATTGCAAATTTGATGAAAAAACATACACAAATGATCAAGGTATAGTTACTAAATCTACAGTATTACATGTATTGTCAATTGATGGTAAATATTTTCGAGTAAATATGGGTAATACAATAATAAAAAGTGATATAGAATATATATTTTAATTTATTAAAGGTTTAATATATAAATTAAATTTCTATATGAAATATATACATGTTATATTATGAAAAAAGATATAATTATATAACTAAAATATTAGACAATGGATTTTGTATATATTATATATCTGAACAAGAAGGAACAAAATTATTAAATTTAAAAGGAAATTATGCAAATACGAAAAAAATAAAATTAGTAAGAATGATAACAGAAAATTATTGTTTGTTTGTAGTAGATATATTTACAAATAATAGTTCAATAACGCCAAATATAACCAAGGGTGATATGGTTTTATTTATGAATTTAGAAACTGGTAAAGTAGAAGAACATTTTGCATTACAATATGATATATTAAATGTGTTATTAGTAGAAAATTATATTTTAATAGTAACGAAAAATAAAATATTTATTTATTATTTAGATAATAATAATTCCTTAAATAAATTAGATAATTTGGAATTTAAAAAAACAATCAACACAATTGATAATGTTTTAGGTTTAGCATCAGCAAGAATAGTAACAAATAATTTATTAATAGCAACATTAGGAAAAAAAAGTGGTCAAATATTATTATGCACATTAAATAAAAAAAGTAATAAATATATTGATGCACATAATCATGACATAACTAATATTGAATTAAATGACAATGGTAATTTAGTATGCACTACAAGTAATATGGGAACATTAATTAATATATTTGATGTAAATACCTTAAATAGAGAATACCAATTTAGACGTGGATCTTTTAATGCACAAATATATAATATTTCATTTAGTTATGATTCTAAATATATTGCATTATGTTCAAGTAATAATACAATCCATATATTTTATTTACACTTGAAATCTGAAAATATAAAAAATAATACTTCAAGTTTTAATATTCTAAGTTCCTTAATAAATATTTGTGGTTCAGAATGGGCTTACAAGATATTTAAAATACCAGAAACAAAATCGATAACAAATTGTTATTTTGGTAATAATTCTGATAATATTTTACACATCTTAACAAAAGATAATTATCATTGTATAATGTCAATTGAAAAAGATACTGATACTCAATTAATATATAATTTTGACTAGTAATTAATATTACCTAGTTAATATTTTTAATATTTTTTTTTAAATATTCAATAGTTTAAATATAATAAATGATATTAATAACAGGAGGGGCAGGTTTTATAGGTTGTAATATTTCTTATCAACTATTATTACAAGGATATGATATTATTATAGTTGACAATTTAATCAATTCAAATATTAATAATATTCAAAAAATAGAAACTATAACAAATAAAAAAATTAAATTTTATGAAGGTGATTTAATAAATATTGATTTAATATATAAAATATTTAATGAAAATGAAATAAATTGTGTTATTCATTTAGCAGGTTTAAAGTCAGTTGCAGAATCTTGTGTTAAACCATTATTATATTATAATAATAATTTATGTATTATAATAAATTTGTTAAAAGTAATGGTTGAATTTAATGTTAGGAAAATAATATTTAGTTCTTCAGCGACAGTTTATGGTGGTGGTATATCGCCTTATAATGAAGAATCACAAGTTGGAATAAATATTACAAATCCTTATGGTAAAACTAAATATTTTCAAGAAGAAATATTAAAAGATTTATTTAAAAGTGATAATAATTGGTGTATCGTTATATTAAGATATTTTAATCCTATTGGTAAATATGAAAATGGATCAAATAATATAATGCCAATTATTATGTCAGTAATTAAAGGTAATAAAGAATATTTAACAATTTATGGTAATGATTATAATACAAAAGATGGTACTTGTTTAAGAGATTATATACACGTAGAAGATTTGGCTAAAGGTCATATAATATGCGTTGAAAAAATTAAAAATAATGGCCTATATATTTATAATTTAGGAACTGGTAATCCTATATCAGTTACTGATTTAGTTAATACATTTGAAAAAGTTAATAATGTTAAAATAAATAAAGTATATGGCGAAAGAAGAAAAGGAGATACAGATATAATATATGCAGATTGCAGTAAAATTAAAAATGAATTAGGTTGGCAGACAACAAAAAATATAGATCAAATGTGTTATGATGTATTTAATAATTAATATTATAAAATAATCATTATTATAATCATTATTAGAAATATTAAAACCTATTAATTTATTTTTTTATAATAAGTAATTAATATCACAAGTAATTAATATAATATGTCAATTGTAAATTTTGAAACACAATATATTTATACACAAGAAAAAAATGATATAAGAGGTAAATTATGGACTAAATATGTATTGAAATGGTTATTTAATAACCCTAGTAATAATAACGACGATATTCGTGATTTAGATAAAGAAAGAAATATTCTAGTTGCCGAATTATTTACTTTAAAAAGAACATTTAAAGAATATGAAGTTAATCCGGTATTTATTAATTTTATGAGAGGTTTAGCATATTATCATGCAATATTAAATGTTGGCAATTTACAAAATAATAAATATAGTTTAAATTTGTATAATTTTTTGCACAAAAATATTAATAATTTTGATACACTAACACAAAAGATGTATAATACATTTTTTAGATTATATAAAAAAAATCCGACAGGTATATTTGTAAAATGTAATTTTAGTGATATTATTAATCCAAGTGATTATGATATTACGATAATTAGATTATCTAGTAAAGCAACAGAAAGAATTGGTCATTTTATTCCTAATTTTGCATTTGTAAAACCGGTTAAAAATTTAGTAAAAGATTATAAATCGATGTTTAATACATATTATAATTATGCAATAAATTTATTAAGATCAGATATTACTAACATAGATACTTTATACAATATATTAAAAATAGATTTTGCTAATAATGAGTATGCATATAAATGGACTTTACACAGAATACCTGAAAATGATAAATTATTAATAAATAATTGTTTTGGTTTAGGTTTAGATGAACGAATATGTCCGGAATTTTTACAAATTGTTTTAAGAAATTTAGATAAAGATAATTTTTTGAAATTTTTGGAAGAATATTTAGACAAAAAATATAATTGGTCAGTAAATATTAAAAATGTAGATAGGTTATTAATTTATAAAATATTCAGAGCATTAAACATAAAACTCGTAAAAAAAGCAGATTTTTATACTTTACCTAGTTCAGAACCAGGTTATAATTATAAAAATTGGATAAATTATGATATCAATAAATTAAAAAACAAAAAAATTATAGAATTAATAAAAAATAATACTAGTTTCTTAAATTTTGTAAAAAAATTAATCGATTACGCAAACGAAACAGCAATTATTCATGATATATTTGCAGAGAATGAATTATTTGAAGAATTAAAAACTGAACAGTTAAATAAAATAAAAAACAATAATAATTATAAATCATGGTTAGAAAAAAATAGCAACAAAGATTTTTTAAATAATTATTATAATCATTATTATGGTCATAATGATTATAATCATTATGATGATTATAATGATCATAATAATTATGATAATATAATAGGTAATGATGAAACTAAATTATACAGATTATTATATGCATTATTTGTAAAAAGCGAGAACAAGACTAGATATGAACCATTATAAAATTAGTATTACCAAAAAAAAAAATTGAAAATTATGTTTCCATATAAATCCATTATATTAATGATATAATATAAACGACAACTATGAATCAACACAAAACACTCGAACAATTACAAGCGGAATTAAATCAATTAAAACTCCAGAGATTACAAAAAGAATTGGAAAAGTTAAAGGAAGAGCGTCGCAAAAGAAAAAATGCTGAGATATTGCGACTTGAAACCGAACTCGCAGATCTGAAAAAACGCAATATCAATAGAAAGATTGATTTGTTTTTGGACGAACGTGAAGCTAGACGTGAAACTGACCTTCCAAAGAATAAAAAAGCTTAATTTTTTTATTTTGTAATAATCCTTAAAAAGCATTAATTTTTTTATAAAAATAAAAATGAAATAATAATATTAATAATAATATTAATAATTATAATACAAAATAATTATAATATAAAATAATTATAATACAACATAATTAAGACAAATGCAAATTTATAAATATAATGAATTATATAATCAAGATATTTTATTAGAAAGAATAAAGATTGATAAAAATACATACACCATGGTTCCTTTAGAAAATGGAAATATATTATTAAAAAAAAATATATCGATTGATATAAACAATTTAGAAAATATAAAGAATTATAATTTTGCAAAATCAAACATAATTGATTGTTCGATAAATGAAATTAAAATAAACAAATTAAAATACAAAACAATATTAAATCAAATATATACAATAATTAACGATGGAACACGAATAATCAAAAATACTGTATTAAATGTAAAAACTATAAAAAAAGAAGATAATGGATTTTATTATCTAGATAATATAGGTATAAGTGTTCAAGGCGTAGAACCAAATAAATGTATAACAGAAATAATTAATCAAGCAAAAAAAAATAATATAAATATAAATTTATCGATACAATTAGCAAACAATATGTTAATAAATATAAATTTCTAATAATTATATTAATAAACATAAATTTTTAATAACTAATACATTTTTCGATATCACGTTGGACATCTTGCAATTCTTTTTCAGTTTGTTCTAATTCATGTTGTAATCTTATTTTTTTAGTATTAAGGTAATTTATTTTATTATACATTTTTTCGAAATCAGTTAAAAAATCTTCATTTTCAACATTATCTTCTATTTCTTCAATTAATCCTTTTATTTTATAATTATGTTCATTACCTTCATTAACAGAACTGATATTAATAATTTTGTCTTTTAAATTTTCACAAATGTCTTCTTCTACAGTTCCTTTACAAAATAGAATACATTGTTCGCATATACTTTTACAATTAGCTCTATGAATTCTACCTAATACTTGCAACATATCTTGAGCAGAATATTGAGGGAATATAATAGATTTCCTAGGATAATTACCATTAGTATCATGAAGACTAATACCAACACCACCAGATCTAATATTACATAATATTATACGTTCCTTATCTTCCATAAATCGTTGTATATTATTATTTCTTTCTTCTATTTTTTGTTCCCCATAAATTATACAATTACAGTTAAATTCTTTCGCTAATAAGTGTATAGTATCAGTGTAATTTACAAATACACAAGCCGATTTACCCTCTTCAATAGTTTTTTTAATCATTTCAATTGCTTTAGGTATTTTTAAAGTTTCAATTCTCATTCTAGCATAAGTTAGCATGGCTAAAGCTTGAGATGCATCTTCTTTTTTTTGTAAAGAATCAACAGAATCTTGAATTAAATTATACATATTCTGTATTTCTACAGCATTTTCCATTTCATAACACTCAACAAATTTATTATTTTGAGGAAACAAATTACCAAGTTCTTGAATTTTCATTCTACATGCATATTCACCATATATATGTTTATGTAATCCTAACATAATTGACTCCGCTTTATACATTTCAGCACATTTTTCTAACCAATTATTACAATCAGAAATATTATTATATAATCCTAAAACATAACCAAATACCGCAAATGTTTTAGGTTTTTCAGCAACTGTAGCCGATAACATAATTATATTATTTTTTAATGGTTTAGTTGCTTTTAATATTGCACTATTATTAGTCAATATATTTTTACATTTATGAACTTCATCGAATATTAATATAATATTATCTTTTTCAGGTATTGACCATTGAAAAACTAGTCTTATTTGGTTTTTTTTACTTAGACCGGTTAAACTTCCTTGATATTCATCAACATATATTTTCTCAGTTTCTTTGTCCTTTGCAATTTTATCTATTACTTTTAAATATTTACACCTCATTTTAATTTTTAAAGGTCCTTTATAACAAGTAACATTTTGCAAAGTTTCATAATTTACTAAATAATAATTCTTAATATCAAAATGTTTTAATACATCATGCCAGTTTTTTAATACAGATTTAGGACAAACTATAAAAGGAATCTGATTTTTATGTTTTATGGCAGCAATAGTAGTATAAGTTTTACCTGTTCCAGTATCAGACATGTCTAATACTCGATTATGTTTATTTAATATACTAATTATTTTATTAGTATGAGCAATCTGATAAGGCAATAATTTATCCATAATTTCTTGGTTTATTATATCATTACCTAAATTATTATTATTAATAATATTATCATTACCTAAATTATTATTATTAACAACATTATCATTAACTAAATTAACATTATTACGACTTTTATTCATCATATATTAGTATTTATTATAATAAATTTGTTTATTTTAACAAGATAAATAAATTTCATTTTTTTTATTGAAATATAAAAATCTTTAATAATATATATAACGAAATGAACAAATTTACGATATGTATAATAACTGATATAAATGTATTATTAAAGGGTATTTTTACTAGTCATTTAGAAGCATTAAATAATATTAAGAACATAGCAAAAGAATATATTCAAGAAAATACATTGGATAATAATATAAATGTATCGGTATACGAAAAAACATTAGAAGAATTAAAAACAGAAAATATAGAAGGTAATTATTTTTTAAGAAATGAAGGTTCGAGTTGTATTTTATATAAAAAAGATATTAAAAACGATGGAGGAATTTTGAGTTATGTTTATAATACAAATATAGTTAATTTTATTAAATTGGCATCTTTAAGTATCGTAAATATAAATTTATTAGGTGATGTTAAATTAGTTTCAAAAGACAAAATTTTTAATATGAAAGATGAATTATCAGAAAAAAATTTATCAATAAAATATTTAGAAAATAATATTAAACATTTAGAAAATAAATTAATTAATGTTCAAGAAACTAGCAGAATATTACGCGTAGAAAAGAGTCAATTACAAGAACAAGTAAATACTTTACAAGAACAAGTAAATACTTTAATAAGTAAAATCAATAATGTCGAAAAAATAGAAAAAAATACTGAAACTACAGAATGCATTAGACAAAAACCAAAAGTATTAACAAAAGTAAATAATTTGTCTTATATCGACGAAATGATTAATTTTTTAAATACCCAAGTATGTGATCCTCAAGAAAATGTCAAAGCCAGCAAAATCAGATTATTTAACAAAAAAATAAACTAGACATAATTATTAAATAAAAACGAAACATAATTATTAAAATAAACACAAACAACGTATTATTATACAATCATAAAAGTTTTATAAAAAAGAATTATTATAAGAATTATAATAATGCAAAAAATAATTAGTTTTTTTTTATTATATAAAATATATATTATATTTATAATGCATATTTATTTATACAGAATAATAATAGGAGATATTAAAAATTATTTAATAACAAAAGGTGAAGATGTTAATAAATATACATTTAGAAATGAAGGAGACCAAATAATAATAAAATTTGAATCATTAAGAGATTTTTATATAGATTTAGAAAAAATTATAGAATCAGGATTGAATTATAAAAAAAAGATAGTATTTGAAATAATAGACAATTATTTATATAACAAGAACAGATTTTGTAAAAAGGTAATAGTAGAAAAGAGTCAAAGAGATAATAAAAGTTCTAAAAATAATAATATAATTTATCGTGAAACCATTAACCAAAATCAAAATTACCAAATAAAACCAAATGTTAATAATTTACTTAATAATAATTTACATAATAATAATTTAGTTAATAATAATTTACCTAACAATAATCTATTTAATAACAATCCAATTAATAACAATCCAATTAATCTTACTAACAACTATCAACATAATATGTCGAATACAAATAACCAATTAAACAATTTATCAAATATAAATAATCAACAAAGGCAAATAAATTATTATAATAACCAACATAACAATCAAAATAATAATCAAAACAATAATCAAACAAGTTATAATTCTAGTCATCATGATACTTTTACTAATAATGATAACATTAGTACTTTAACATCAAGTTCTGTATCAAGTTTATTAATAAAGGGTATGACAGGACCTACCGGCCCTACAGGTATTACCGGACCTACAGGACCAATAGGAATACCAGGACCAACGGGTATGGGTAAATTGAATCTTCCATTATTTTTTAATACATTCCCTTATAATATTATTCAACAATTTGGTTCATTTGACAATATGTCTCAAAAATGGTCCGGAGGCGTATTAGCCCCTAATGGTTTAATATATTGTATTCCATCTTCAGCGACAAGTATTTTAATAATAGATCCAATTACTTATAATTATGATATAACAACTATGGATAATTTACCAATGGGTGCATGTAAATGGCAATCAGGAGTATTGGCGCCCAATGGTAAAATATATGGTATTCCATCTAATTATGATAGCATATTAATAATAGATCCAGAAACTAATACATATGATATAACTACAATGACAGGATTAATAGGCCCTAATAAATGGTATTCAGGATGTTTAGCGAATAATGGCAAAATATATTGTTGTCCTGATTCAGCTCAAAGTGTATTAATAATAGATCCAGAAACTAATACATATGATACAAGTATAATATCATGCTTAAGTGCTTTACAAAATAAATGGAAAAATTTTATAATGGCGCCTTCGGGAAAATTATATGCAGTTCCAAATGATTCTAATACAATATTAATAGTTGATCCTTTTACTAATACGCATGATTTTATAATAAATTTAAGTTCCATGCCGGGTAAATGGGATGGAGGTGTTTTAGCCCCTAATGGAAAAATATATTGTGCACCATATAATTATGAAAGTGTATTAATAATAGATCCTTTAACTAATACAATAGATGTAAATACTATTAATAATATTTTAGGGAACCAAAAATATAAAGGAATAGTATTAGCCCCCGATAATAAATTATATACAATACCTCATGATGCAACTTATTTAACAATAATAGATCCTTTAACAAACACAGTAGATATAACAACATTTAATAATTTACCTGCAACAAGTAGCAAATGGTCAGGAGGAATAATAAGTCCAACCGGCAAAATAATCGGAATACCTTTTACTAGTAATATATTTAGTTTAGGAACAGGATTACAAAAAATACCAATGGATCAATTATTATCAGCGTATTCTAATAAATATTAATAAATATTTTATCAGTTTTAATATCACATTTTTTTGTTAAAAATATTTTTATATATTTATTTTTTGTATAAAATATAACAGACAAGAATTATTAAAGTTATATAAATATACTATTTATAAATAGGCTTAAAAAAAAAAGTAATGTTATCAAAAAAAATGAAATTAAAAACATATCGCATGTTCTATTATTTATATATAATAACAATCATAATATAATGAAATCTTATTTTAAAAACAACAATTCTAACATATCAAAAAATAATTTAAAAATTGAAATTAAACAATTTAGTAGAAATTTATCAAATCTTGAATCTAAAACTAAGCAAATAGAACCATTCCAATTTTATACTTATAATGGATGCCGAAAAAATTTTGGTAGATTTACGCTTCACCATACTAGTTCTGACGCTAAATTGATTACGGATTTCCCAAGTTACCATATTATTACTGGCGCTAATTTAGGCAATATTAAGAGATTTCTCGAAACTAATTTTAAATTTGCTAATGCTATTAATGGTAATTTTATTTTAGATAAAGAGTTAATAGAATTATCAAAGCCAAAAAGTTGTATAGATAACAAAATTATATATTTAACAAGTGGCGTTTATCATGATGGTAGGAAAATTGATGATGCTATTATTATTCATACTGATAAAGAAAATGATACAGAAATAAAATATGTTATTGATCATATTACTGATGGTTATAATTACTAAGTATTTTATTAAATCATGAGGAATTATAACGTTTATATTTTTTATACTATAATTTATAAAAAAATGCTTCAATTTTCATTTTTTTATGAAATGAACTGTTCAAAATTAAATCCATTTCAGGAGTAATAATATTTGATATTAATAATTTTTTAGTCTCGTCATTCAAATTATCACTTTTTAAAATATCACTATTAAAATAAAAACCATTATGACACATATAATTTATTTTATTATTTTTATCAAAACAATTCTCAGCAAAAATAATCATATATGGCCATTTATAATTTTTACCGAAACCAAAACAAGAAATTAGATTTAAAAAATCATCGCCATAATTTTCATATAAATATTCTAATATTTGGACTGAGCATATTTTTATGATATATCTTTTAGAAAAATAATGATCATCAATGTAATGTAAAATATTATTTCTTGTAGGTGGAAAAATAGTTTTAAATAATGTAAAATATTTTGAATTTTGTAATACGAATTTAGAATGTCTAATATTATCTAAAAAAATATTTATATTAATACCATATTTAATAAAATTTGATATTGGATTTATTAAATTTAAATATGCAAGTTTTCTAAAATAAAGGATAAAACATACATACATATATGTGGATTTTTGTTCATGTTTTATATCAAGCGTTTTTTCTTTTAATATAGAAAAATTGGTTGATTTTAGACAATCCTTAACTATTGGTAGTTTGTTACAATCTTCTAAGCTATCGTCATTTAAAAATACACAATATTTATCATTATAATTTATTGTACAAGATGTTGGTATATATAAACCATTATTATCATAATCATGTAATTCTAAATTTTTGAGATGTAATACAAACTCATTTAAATCATTAAAACCCAATAAATATAAATCATTTTTAGTTAATTTGCTTTTAGTAATGTGTATTTTTTCTATTACTAAAAATACTTTATAAAGATAATCGAAAACACTATTATCATTAGTTTTGTTTTCTACTAAAGTAAAATTACTTATAGTATTGAATAAATTATATATATAATTCATTGTATAATACTTTTCAAAATAAACTAGAGTCTTATAAATTATAATTTCAATTTTATAAACAAATAATTTTTATATTTTTATAAAATTGTTTGTTCATAAAATTAAAATTATAAATTATAATTTTAATTTTATAAACAAATAATTTTTATATTTTTATAAAATTGTTTGTTCATAAAATTAAAATTATAAATTATAATTTTAATTTTATAAACAAATAATTTTCATATTTTTATAAAATTGTTTGTTCAAAAACAAACACATTTCAGGAGTAATAATATTTGACATTAATAATTGTTTTGTTTTATTGTGAATGTATTTATTTTCTATAATTTCACTATCAAAATAAAAACCAAGAGAACAAATATAATTTACTTTTCTGATTGTATCAAATTTCGATCTAAAAATAATTGCTCGAATCCAACTAATATAAAAATTTTCATCTAAAGTAAATTGCCCAAAACGATCATCATTGTATGCACTAATTTTATTAGTAAAAGTATATTTATCATCGTCATTTTCGATTAAAAATTGTAATATTTCAACTGAACAATTTTCTACTATAAGGTTTAAAATATTTATTAGCTAGTTCGCATTTATTTATAATATTGTCTTTCATTGCTAAAAATAATATTTTAAATAATTCAAAATATTTTAAATCTTGTATTATAAATTTAAATTGTTCTTGACCATCATAAGGATAAAATATATTTATATTAATTCCATAGTCTATAATATTTTTTATAGGATTTATTAAATTTAAAAACATTAATTTTCTTATATAGTAAATTAAACATAGATGCATATATGATAAATCTAATTTTGCGTGTGGAAACCATGTATTTTCTAAATAATAATGAAAAATTTTTGAATTTAGCCATCGAGAATTACTTACAAAAGGTAATTTATAATGATGTGTTTTGTTATTTCTAAATCCAACTCTATCATCCAAATCATCATTTTTTTTCGTTTGGAAATGTCTCGATGATTTTAAATATATAGTAATAGGTTCGTCGATACATAAACCATTATCATAATTATATAATTTTAGATTATCGAGATGTAAAATAAACTCTTGTAAATTATTAAAACCTAACAAATTTAAATCATTTTCTGTTAATTTAGTTTTGGTAATATGTATTTTTTCAATTACCAAAAATACTTGTTGTATATAATTTAAAATATCATTATTATCCGGCTTATTTTTTATTATATACAACAAGTAGTTTTGGTAATATGTATTTTTTTAATTACCAAAAATACTTGTTGTATATAATTTAAAATATCATCATTATCCGGCTTATTTTTTATTAAAGTATAATTACCTATAGTATTGAAAAAATTATATATATGATCCATTATGTAAAATATTTGTCAAATAACTATAGTTTTATAAATTATGATTTCAATTTTATTATTAACAAAATAACAAATTTATATAAAACATGATACATTTATATAAAACATGATATATTTTGTATTTGAATATTTATTTATATTAAAAAAATTGAAAAATAATTCTACAAGTAGGTCAAATATATAATTTAGATATTAACAACAACCATGAATACTCAACAACAAACCGAAAACGTTAGCGAATATGCTAGAAAAATTTTTAAAAATATAAAAAAAAAACTACCGAGACAAAATGGACGTTTTTTTTTCGCAGAACGTTTGACCAAGTCAATTGTCAGGAAAACATACCATACGTTAATTCCTACGAATATCCTGATATATACAACATGTATTCAAAAGCAATTAGGAATATTTGTTATAACGACAGTGATATTCCCATAATTGATTCGTTCCTAGGTGAATTTAAAAAATATATTTACTACACGATAAGAGCAGATATTTCGAATTTATCTTCATGTAATAGACCTCCTAGCAAGTCTAGTGCAGGAAAATATTACGAAGATAATCCCGAGATCAAACGAAATCCATTCATTGAAACCATGTTTAACAAGATTAATAAAGTGTTTTTTCCTCGATTCCAACCAGTCAAAAAACACTACGATGAAATTTGTAAATGTGGATTTAAAAAAGTAAATTCAGAAGACGAACAATTGCTTGATAAGTATGAATCTTTTCTAACTCAAGATCAAGCTGAACTTTGTGAAATTTTGGATGTTTTCCGCAAACAAAATTCACAAAACAAATTTTGTTTGTTGTTTCCGGATTGGTTTCCTGTTGAAAAAAAGGAAATTGGAGTCAAATTAGGTAATGAGGTAAAGTCAGACATATATCTTATCCATCCTATGATTGGTATTGATATTGAATGGTCTGCATGGATTGAAGGTGGCGAGTATATAATTAAGCCTTTCGTTAGTTATATTTGGACACGATAATCAATTAATATGATGATATTTTCTTTTATTTTTTTAATGATTAATTAAATTTATTAACACATGTTTTATAAAAAAAAAATGAATAAAAAATTCATAAATATCATTATTATATAATTCTATTAATAACTAAATAATATAATGAAAATAAACATACCAAATTCACTACATATTCAAGAACCATGGTTAACTCATATTCAACAAGGAACAAAAAAAGTAGAAGGTAGAAAAGGAACCTTAGAAAAATACCAACATTTACTTGATAATGATGTTGTATTTTTTAATGAAAACAAAATTGTAAAAGTTCATATTATTGAAATACGACATTATGCAACTTTATATGATTACTTGGACAAGGAAGATTACAAAAAAGTATTACCAGGAATAGAAACATATGAAAAAGCTGTCTCAACATACCATAAATTTTACACAAATGAACAAATAAAAGAAAATGGTGGTATGTGTGCTTTGGTTTTTGAATTAGTATAACATGCTTTTAATTATTACTATTAATTATTACTATTAATTATTACTATTTTTTTTATATTAATTAATTATTATTAATAATTTTTTTATATATTAATTATTATAATGTCAGAAAAAAAATACAAACACAAATATGAAAAATATAAAAAAAAATATCACGCATTAAAGAGACATAATTTTAGTACTGAATTTATATTACCTATTAGAGATCCGTGGCTAACTTATATAGAAATAGGAAAAAAGACTGTAGAAGGAAGATTAGGAAATTATAATAAATTTAAAAAATGGATAAATAAAGATGTTACATTTTTTAATAGTAAAAAAAGTATAATAGTTCATGTAATAGATGTTCGTTGTTACAATACATTATACGAATATTTAGATAAGGAAGGTTTTGATAAAGTTTTACCCGGTGTAAATACATATCAAGAAGCTGTTGATATATATCATGAATTTTATAGTGATGAAAGAATAAAAGCTGCTGGTGGAATGTGTGGTATTGTTGTAAAAGTAAAAAATTAATTATAAATAGTTATATTATATATTTAAATATTTTTTATTCTTGATGTTTTTATTCGTTTATAAAAATATAATATTATATACTTTCATATTATATAATGAACGTATTAATATATGGTAATGGTTGGATAGGAAACCAATATATACAATATTTTATTAATAATAATATAAATTATTCTATAGGTAAATCACGAGTAGATAATATTTCTGATACAAAAAAAGAAATAGAAGACATTAACCCTACACATATATTATCAACTTTAGGACGAACACATGGCAAAATTAATAATAAAGAATATAACACAATAGATTATTTAGAACAAGAAGGTAAATTACAAGAAAATATACGCGATAACTTGTTCAGTCCTATGATTTTAGCATTAATTTGTAAAGAAAAAAATATTCATTTTACTTATTTAGGAACTGGTTGTATTTTTGAATATAATGATGATAATAAACAATTTACAGAAGAATCATTACCAAATTTTTTTGGTTCTTCATATTCTATTGTCAAAGGTTTTAGTGACAGATTAATGCATATGTTTGATAATGATGTATTAAATTTACGTATAAGAATGCCAATAACTAATGAACCTAATCCAAGAAATTTTATTACAAAAATAACATCATATAAAAAAATATTGTCCATACCTAATTCAATGACGGTATTAACAGAATTAATACCAATAAGCATTGACATGATGATTAAAAAAACTACAGGAACATTTAATATGGTAAATCCCGGTGTAATATCTCATAATGAAATCTTAAATATGTATAAAGAAATAGTCGATTTTGATTTTAAATGGGAAAATTTTAATAAAGAAGAACATGATAAAATTTTATGTGCTAAAAGGTCAAATAATCATTTAGATACTCAAAAATTATTATCATTATATCCAAATATTTTAAATATTCATGATTCTGTTAGAAAATGTTTGTATGATTATAAAAATTATTTGATGAATAATAGTGTTTGGGTCAGTAGCGAAGCAAGTGATAGCATAGCAAGAGTAGTTGTTAGTGGCAACACTGTTAGCGAAGAAAGCAGTAGCGTAGCAAAAGTTATAAATAATGACAATGATAATTTAAATAATCTTATTATTGATAATGAGTGTATTATACTGGTAACAGGTGGATGTGGTTTTATTGGTTCTAATTTTATAAATTACATTGGTAATATGAATAAAAATATAAAAATAATAAATATAGATTCATTACATTATTGTGCAAAAATAGAAAATGTTAATAAAAATATTTTGGAATCAGAAAATTATATATTTTATAATAATGATTTGAATGATTTAGATTTTTTGAAAAGTGTATTTAATAATCATAAAATAAATTACGTTATACATTTTGCGGCTAGAACTCATGTTGAATATTCATTTAACGAAACATTAAAATATGTAAATGATAATGTAAATGCAACATGTGTATTATTAGAATGTTGTAAAAATTATGAACCATTAAAAAAATTCATATACTTTTCTACTGATGAAGTATATGGTGAAACTGATTTGATAAATAATAATGATATTAGAAACGAAAATGATAAATTAAATCCTACTAATCCTTATTCCGCTACTAAAGCTGGAGCAGAATTATTATCCAAGTCTTATTACTATTCATTTAAATTACCTTTGATTATAACAAGATGTAATAATGTTTATGGTGATAATCAATACCCTGATAAAATAGTATCAAAATTTATAAATTTACTGGAAAATTATGAACAAGTGCCTATACAAGGATCTGGAAAAAATACAAGGTCTTATATTCATGCTTTAGATGTGGCAAAAGCAGTTTTGTGTGTGTTAGCAAAAGGTAAAATAGGTGAAATATATAATATAGTAGGTAATGATGAATATACTAATATGGAATTGACAGAATTATTAATAGAAAATATATTATATACTAGAGATTATAATAAATGGATAAAATATGTTCCTGATCGTATATATAATGATACTCGTTATTTAATATGTGGTAATAATTTGAAAAACTTGGGTTTTAAAGCGGAAATTAAATTAATTGATTATGTAAAACAAGTTTCTACAAAAAAGAACATAATATTATGTCGTGCAGATATATTTCATTTTTTTAAGGATTACCATAAATCGTTATTTGAAAATAAAAAAGTATTATTAGAATTATACAATGATATGAAAACTATTATAAATGATAAAAATAATTATATATTTTATCAATCTATCCCTGATAAAATATTTTTAGACTGGTATAATAAAAATAAAAACTTTTATGTAATAAATACTGAACAATTAACATTAACACAATGGCATAATAAAATGTCTCATTATTGTAATGATAATATTAAGGTAATAGATTATAGTATATGTAATTATAATTTATTACAACACGAACAACATATTCATGTTCCATATCAATATATTCAATCTGAGGATATAAAATTGACAAATTGGATAAAAAATACAGCAAAAACATATGACGTGGCGATATGTACTAATAATTGTGAAAGAAGAAATTGTATTGTACAAGAATTGATAAAGAATAATATTTCGGTAATAAATTGTTGTGGTTGGGAAGATCAAAGAGATCAATTAATAGCAACGGCCAAAATATTAATAAATATACATTATAGTGATGATTATTTAATATTCGAACATTTACGATGTGATAGAATAGTATTAGCAGGGCAATTGTTAGTTTCGGAAAATTCAAATGATATAAATGATTTAGATATTAAAGATTTAATTATATTTACTTCTTATGATAAATTAGTATCTACTATAATAGACATATTACAAAATTATGATTCTTATCAAGAATCATTAAATAATACTATTATAAACACAAAACAACATTTAATTGATAATAGAATTCAAAAACTTGAATTATTAAACAATATGTTAAATTTATAAATAATATGTAATTTTAATTATTTAAATTTGGTTATTCCTATATTTTTTATAAAAAAAAATTGAATTTAAATTCGTATCGTGTGTATTTATATTTATAATATTAATACTAATATACTAATATAAATAATGTTATCTAATTACGAAAAAGTAGTTCATTTTAATAAATCATGTGATATTTTGGTAAATGATACCCCTCAATATAATATTTTTAATGAGGATCCGGCTTTAATTAGATATCGTGTCCAATTAATAAGTGAAGAAATCAAAGAAACAAGACAAGGATTTAACAAGTTAGATCCTGTTGAAATAGCAGATGGTATTGCCGATATTTTATATGTAACATATGGTAAAGGTTGTTCTATTGGTTCTAATTGTGATGTAATGTTTAAATCATTATATGGTAATAAGCAAAGCGAACTTTTGAGTAATTTTGCGATATCAAAACCATATTATGAAGATTTTATTAATAAAAATAATGTATCAAATGAATCAAGATTAGGTTATTTGATTTGGTCAATGGAAAATGATCTAGCATTATTAAAAACCTTGGTGTCATTGTGTAATTTTACAGGTGTAGAAATTGCATTATGTAATATAATTTTAAAATGTTATATGATAGGATACTTAATAGATATTGATGTTGATCATATATTTGATTTAGTTCATGAAGCAAATATGTCAAAAGTATGTAAAACTGAAGAAGAAGCAATAGAAACAGTAAATAAATATAAAAAAGATTTAGAACAAGATCCAGAATTTCCATATTTGTTTCCTGATTACAAATTATCAAGCAACAAATTATATTATATCATTTATAATAATGACACAAGACCAAATGCAAAATTTGGTGGCAAAATATTAAAATCTATTAATTGGAAAGAAGCTGATTTAACTCCATATGTTAGTCATATTTAAATTATGACATATTATGATAATACATTTTAATCACGTTAAATTTTTTTATTATAACCTTTATGATCCTTATGATCCTTATGATCCTTATTGTTATTTATATGAGAAAAAAAAATGAAAAAAAAAATTAACATATGATATTATTTATAATATTATTAATAAACAATAAACAATAAACAATAATGGAACAAACTAATAAAAAATATCTTGAACCTTCATTTAATACATTATTAGAGCAATTAAATGATAATAAATGTATTGATATAAATGAATTTAATATAACATCATATAAATTACAATTTATAGAAGATAATAAGAATGATAGGGACAGATTTAAAACATTAGCCATACCAAAATATAATTATGGTAATAAAAAACTAGATTATATTATTTTTTCAATACAAGACGTTAAATTAGAAAGACCAGGAATAACTAATCCAAAATATTGGCATAATGATTCAGGTGATTATAAATTAAGAATGTGGTTAGATAAAAATAATAAATGTAATAAAAAAATGTTGTCAAATTTGAAATGCATTGATAATCATAATTCTAAATTATTCCAAACAAATTATATTCCCCTCGTAAAACAAAAACAAACACAAGATTATGAAAATTTGGAATGCTTCACTTCAAAATTTAAAGTCAGTAGTGATGGTCTAGTTCAAACTAGGGTATATTATACTCATGAAAATGATCAAGATAATTGGAAAGAAGAAACAGATGTAACTTTAGAAAAATTGTACGTTTTATTAAAAGATAAACCAAAAGTAAATTTAGTTTGTGCATATACTAAATTAACAAAGATGGCTCCTGAAAAAAAAAATGAGTTAGTATTTAATACTGTGCAAATTTTAGCAATTAAAATAGAGATACCTGAAAAAAAAAATAATATCTTGGGTCGCGTTGGAATTATTAATAAAAATAATAATGAAAATACAAAATATGAAAAAATAATATTATATATTGTAATATTTATATTATTATTAGTATTATCGATAATAACCTTGTTAAAATTATTTTAACAGAAAATATTTTAACAAAAATAATTTTAATTATGACTCTAATTTTTTTTATAAAAAAATAATAATACAATAAAATAATAATACAATAAAATAATAAATCAAAATCAAATAAAATCAAATAAATCAAAATCAAATAATAATCAAATAATAATAATACAATAAAATAATAATATCAATAATTATAATATAAAATTGATAATTTTATTTATAAGAATTTTTTAATGGTTTTTTCTTTTTTATTGAATATACCTGTAATGCCCTCAGGAATATTTTTATAAATTGGTTCATATTTATCATTATTCAAATACAATATAATGTAATTATCAAAATTATTGCTATCATATTTATTGGCAATTAATTTTTTATTTTTGACATCTAAAATAATAATATTAATACCATTTAATATTTCTTTATTAATAATATTATTAGTCGTTTCTACTTCGGACAAATCTAAGGCTTCAGTATCAGGATCTAATTCTATTTCGTGATTAATGACAATATTTTTACATATTTTATTGATAAAAGTATTATCTAAATTTTTATCAGATTTGATATCAGAATCAAAAAATTCTTCTAAGGTAACATTACTAGGAACCATTTTACTATTTTTAAGTATATCTAAAATACTATGTAAAAATGTATGATCTTCGTTATCTAAATCATTATATTTTCGTCTGAAGAAATTATTATCAAAGAATTTTTTAATATCTAATTTAGTATCCGTATGACCTCCTTTCATAACAGAAGTTGTTTTCTTTCTAAAAGCATAAAAACGTTTTAATCTCATAATTTGGTAAGTTACTTTATTAATATTATTATCTTTATCGTAAAATGTCATTGTCTTGGTTAAAAAATTTCTGGTTTTTTCATTAGCTTCATAGTTGGTGTAATTATTAACATAATTGTTTTGGATATGGAATAAATTTTCATATAAATCAGTATCTAATAATTCCATATTACATTTTTCGGCAAGTTCCTTAATTAGAAATTTCTTTTGTATTAAATATTCAGTTATAAATTCATTTTCTTGTGAAATTGTAGCATTAAATACTTCTATTGCTTTACCTATTCCAATTTCTAAATTATTATTATATAATTCTTTATCATCATATTTTTTAATTATTTCTAAGAAATTTTTGGTAATACCTTTTTCATCAACATATTCTACTTTAAATTCATTTTTACCTTTTAATAATTCTACTATACGGTCAGCATCAAATACACTCATATTCAAAATACCTCCTGGTTTTAAATACAAGTTAATATTATTTATAAAATTAGACCATGAATTTACATCTGAAGCAAAATATTGAATACTTAATTGACAATTGATACAATCAAATATATTTTTTTGTTTATTATCCTTCGGAAAGAATTTATGCATTAAGGCTTTATTTTGTCTCGTCATATTTACTATAACTCTTTCTTGTTCTTCTATTTCTAAAGGAACCGTAACATCTGCATTAATAAATGACATTGGTGGAAAATTAGGATTTCTACGTCTAAATAAATCGTATCTACTCAAAGCTCCATTCATGGGTGAAATGATACTATTATTATCTTTTTCTAAACCTACAAATAATTTTACTTCAACATAATACATTCTCATAATATCTTCTCCTCTACCAAATCCAAAATCTAAAACATTTAATTGTCTTCCTTTGATGTAAATTTTATTTAGATATGTATAAATAGTATTTGATTTTATCCAATTTTCAAAATTTGTTAAACTTTTGGATAGATTATTAATAATTCTTTTATATTCTAAATCTTGTTTATCTGAAATAATAATACTATGATCAATTTTGTTTCTTAACACGTCAATATGTTTGGTATAACTAGCATCTTTTGATAAAATTAACATGTCATTAAAAGTAAAAGGATTTTCAATACTTCTCCAATTTTTATTAGCGATATCGATATAATTACCAAATCCTTTATTATATTTTAACATGTGCTCAGTTTTATCATATCTGGTTCTCATAGGTGTCCATCTGTATCTATTAGGTAAATTAACATCATTATTGTAATAAAATTCTACTATGGTTTTATCTTGGATAATTTTACCTTCTAAATCTCTTGCTTCATTATTATCTAAAAATATATAAGCAATATGTTTATCATTTTCATATTGAAAAGGGACAGGGACTTCTACATCTTTGATTACTTTACCGACATTAAGTTGTAATATTTTATAAGGTTTATCTTTTGAATACAATTTTTCTCCTGTATTATCATAAGCTACTAATTGTTTTCCTTCAGGATTTTTTTCAAAATTAACATAAAAATCAATAGACAATTTATCCTCAGGTTTCCATTTATAATCAATAAATTTTGATTGTTTAGCGTTAGTAATATATTTTTGTTCAATTGGTGTAAAAATTAAACCATCTAATTTATATGGATATTTCACTTTGTTTGTAATAACATATAAACTCCATAATAATACTGAATATTGAAATATCTCATTTTCATTTCTGCCTAAAGGAAATATAAAATATTTACGTCTAACAATTGGTAAATGCATAAATTTTTTAATGTTAATATCATGATTTAAATTATTAGAAAAATTAGTTATATCTTCTTCATAAAATTGATTAATTTTTTCGATATTAAAAGTAAAATTACTAGTATCTAATTTTTTTTGCTTGCTACCTTTTTGACCTTCTAAAATAAAAACATTATCGATTATGTCATCTAAATGGACAAGACGTTCTGATAATTGTGATATTTCTCTAATATTTTCACCTCCTTTAACTAAACAATCAAAAGCCATGAAAATGTATTTTCTAGCTTTAGGAATGTAAATATATTCTCCGTCAATAATAGTATTATTATATTTATTATTTTTTGGTAATGTTAAATCTATTTTCTTAATTTTAAGATTAATAGAAATTAAATAAACACTATTATTATAAATTACTATTTGATATCTGTCTCCATCAGCTTTATCAGTTACGGAATATAAATTAGGTAATTTATCTACAACATGTTGAATTTCTAATGATTCAGGTTTTCTCATGTATAATGATTTTAATATTTTGTTATCAATATCTAACATTTTTTTATAATTATCTAGAACCTCATTTTTTTCAGTGTTAGTAATAATACAAGGTCCATTTATTATTTTTAATAATTTGGTAATTTCTGAATATAATACAACGAGTTGTTTTTCAGTTCCTTTTTTTGTCATTAATTCCAATTCTAATTCATATTTAGGTGTTCGTGATTCTAAATTAAAAATTTGTTTCGACATTTTAATTTTTGTTAAATCAATAATAATCCTTTCATTATCATTATTAACAATAACTAAACTAATACGTTCTTTAAATCTATAAGTAACATCATCACGCTTCGTTTCATCAATAGAAGACAACATATTAATTTCATCATGTGATACTTTATTTTCCTTAGATTTTTTTAATCTTATATCAAATTCAGGAATTTCGATAATATCAGCCATGTCTTTAACTTTTTTAATTAGATTAATTTCTGATTTGTTTTTTTTATATAATTCAACAAAATATTTAAAAATTACATGATTTTTATGATTTGAAAATTGTGTAATATATTTGTTAATATTATTTAAATCAGAAATCGAGGCACGAAAAGTGCTATTATCAATATTAATCGATACATCTAACGTTTTTGTTACAATTAATTCTAATTTTTCATAATTACTTCTATATTTAAGAATTTCCAAAATATTAAAAAACATTTCTAAATCTAAATTGGCGTTAGAATTATTTTTATTGTTGAAGAAAATAAACTCAAATTCGTCATTTTTTCCAACAGATAATAGTAATTTTTTAATCATATTATTAGTATCATCAGCAATAATATTCTCAAAATTTTTAATATTACTCATTATGTATATATATACTTGTCATAATAATTTATGTTTAGATACGAAAAATTAACAATTTCATTTTTTAAATAAGAAAAAAATGAAAATAAATAATATTATATTAGTAATTATAATATATATATATAATATAATGAAAACTACAAGAAATAATAAAAGAGGTGGCGCTAATAAATCTACTAGTGTAGCAACTGATAAATCTACTAGCGCAGTAACTAGCAAAGCAACCGATAAATCTACTAGCGCAGTAACTAGCAAAACAACTAGCAAAACAACTAATAAATCTACTAGCGCAGCAACTAGCAAAGCAACTGATAAATCAACAAGTTCAACGGAACTAAGTTCTTCTAGCGTAGTAACTAGTTCAGATGGCCTTAGTTCTACTAGTGTAATATCTAGTTCTATTGACTCAAGTTCTAAAACTAGTGAAGCAACAAATTTTAATGATAAAGAAGATAATGATTTGAAATTACAAAATATATATTTAATACCTGAACCTAAAACTAATATTTTAGAATATAATAATGTTCATAATTATCATGACGAATATCCTTATCCATTATTATCTTTAGGTTTTCATCATTTTATACATCAATCAAAAAATAATATGTTACATGTTACACAAGAATTTAAAGGTCGTAAAAAACCATATAATATAATACACAAATATAGTGAATATATTGAAGAATATGAGAATGATATAAAAAATTCTTTAAAACAGTATCTAGAATTTAAAATAATTCCCGATCCTATCGATCATCAATTTTATGAAATATGGGAATTATTAATGACTTTTGATATAGTTAATAAAAGTTCTCCTTGTGTATTTTTATCTAATAATGGTTCATTTTTACAAAGTGTGATGTTATATAAAAACAAATTTTATAAAAATAATGATAATATGTATATATGTACTTATAAAGGAAATAAAGAAGAAAATATAAAATTATTGGCAGATAAAAAAATATGCAATTTGCAAGAAATAAGTGATTTATCAAATATCGAAGATATAGATAAATTTATAAAATATTATAATAATTCAACTAAATCTAAAGCGAGTTTAATAATTGGTTCGGCATTAAATACAAAAACATTTGATAAAGAAGGTAAATATAGAAATACTTTAGAACAGGATTCATATGGTAATATATTAGGTGAAATATTAATAGCATTAAATATTTTAGAAACAAATGGTAATATGGTATTAAAAATATATGAAACATATACAAGACCAACAATTAAAATAATGTTAATATTAAAAATGTTGTTTTCGCAAGTATATATTTATAAACCGTTAATTAGCAGAAAACATAAATCATATAAATATCTAGTATGTATAAACAAATTACCAAAAGACATGACTAATATTATAAAAATAATAAGAGATTTAGTAGATAAAATAGATATAAACAGAAAAAATAATAAATATTTAAATGATATATTTGTTGATTATGATATACAAGATAATAAAACTGATTTTATAATAAATAATACTGAATTATCAAACCAACAATTCAAAACTATGAATGAAATAATCACATTTATTAATGGTCAAACTTTTAGGGGTGAAGAATATTATAATAGAAGGGAAGAACAAATAAAAAATACGGAATTATGGAAACAAATGTTTTTACCTCAAAATATAGTAGAACATAAAGTATATTTTAGCACACTAGTACAAACTGTTTCAGATTTAAATATAAAAAAATCATTATCATTATCCAAAATAATAGATCATTAAAATAATAAATTATTAAAATAATAAATTATTAAAATAATGTTATTCCAGCAATTATTAAAATCATAAACAAAATAATAATTACAAAAATTATACAAATTCCGATATATATATAATTTTTATATTTAGTATAAAAATTACTATTTGAAATCGTATCAGTAGTTTTTACAGGTTTTTTTTGTCCACATACTTGTGTTATTTTATTTTGCACGTTAATATCTTCTCCGGCTTTTAAATTACCATAATCTATTTTAGCTTGACATATCGTTAAATCACATTTACTGTTATTTAAAGATACAGGATCTAAAAATACTCCATTTACTTTATCACAACTAGGTAAAACACATGAAGGTGATACATTAATACCTGTATCTAAAATATTTTTAGGTATAGGAAGATAACAAGAACATTCAGGGCGAAAATTAGTAAAATTATTATCGATTATACCATTATTTGCATCTTTATATGATTGTATAATATTGTTACAATAAACATCATAAAAATTTTGACAATTAGTTCCAGTACTATCAGAATATGAACTATCTAATTTAGAACATAATGATTTAGGAAATGAAACAATAACATCATGATATTTAATATTTTTATATAAATTTCCTAAAGGTGTATTTGGTAATTGTATATTAGTTTCGTTAGGAACAAGAACTGAAATAACATAATTACTTGATTTTTTCGGATCTTGTGATTTTAAACAACAACCTCGTTTTAAATTAAAAGTTTTTAAAATATCATCTAGTGTTTGTTTAGAAACAGTTATATTAGTTCCTATTGGCAAATATCCTCGAGGTTGTAATGTTTCATTAAATTTTTTTAAATTTGCATAACTAGTTAGTTTATTAGTCATATCTTGATTTAAATATGTAATAATTATTGGATCTGTAGATTCTAATTTTTGACCGAACATTATGATTATATATAATATTATAATATATTTTTTATGTTAATATGTTAATATAATGAACCGTATAAGAAAATATAATGATACATACCAAGTATTATTAACTCCAAATAATAATATGAGTCCGGATTCAGGTTTTTTAACAGGTAATTGGTTAGATCCAAAATTTCAAGATTTTGGGATAGTAAATTTTACAAATTCAAATGATGCAATGTATGAGGCATTAAAATATCCCGATATAAATTGGGAAAAAATTATTTTAGATCATGTTTATATTTACAAAGAATTATATAATCAAATACTTAATATTATAGCAAGAAGAAATTTATTTGTTAATATTGTACCTCACTTAATGAGTCCTGACGAACTTAAAAATGAAATGTTTAATAGAGTAATGACATATAATAATTTTAATTTGTTTGATAACTTTACTGATATAATAAGTTTTACAATTGTAGAACCTTGGACAAAAAAACTTGTTAGCATAGGAACATTAATTGAAAGAGAATTATATAATTATTATAAAATTCAACATAAAAAAATATATTTTAAAAAAATTATAGAACTAATAGGATATACGCCTTATGGAACTACTTTTCAAATTAGATTAATACCTAATGTCTTACATCAATATATAAGGAATATACCAATCGTCCAAGTTTCAAATGATAATAATTTTCAAAAATTATTAAATATTCAAAATAAAGTAGATAATAATTATATGATTATATAAAAATAGTTATCATTATAATTGCAATTAATATACTGTAATTTAGTAATTTTTTTTTATCAATACCACTATGTTCAGAATGATGTTTTTTACTATGTTTGTCGAACGATGAATATATAATATCTAGGAATGATATTTTCGTTTTTGAACTTTTATTATTTGTATTAGAATCAATAAATGTGTCATTTGTTTCAATCGTAATTGATTTAATAGTTGTATCATAATATAAACTTGTTTTGTAACTATCAGAACTACTACTAGAACTAGAAGTATCAGAACTACTAGAACTACTAGAACTATCAGAACTACTACTAGAACTAGAACTATCAGAACTAGAACTACTACTAGAACTACTACTAGAACTACTACTAGAACTATCAGAACTAGAACTACTACTAGAACTACTACTAGAACTACTACTAGAACTACTACTAGAACTACTACTAGAACTAGAACTATCAGAACTAGAAGTATCAGAACTACTAGAACTACTACTAGAACTATCAGAACTAGTAATATCAGAACTACTAGAACTAGAAGTATCAGAACTAGAAGTATCAGAACTACTAGGTGTGATACAATGTGTCATACTTGGTAATATACTTTTAGTTGGTGTTAATGTATTTGTCATAGAACTTTTAGTTGGTGTTAATGTATGTGTTGTAGAACTTTTAGTTGGTGTTAATGTATTTGTCATAGAACTTTTAGTTGGTGTTAATGTATTTGTCATGGAACTTTTAGTTGGTGTTAATGTATTTGTCATAGAACTTTTAGTTGGTGTTAATGTATTTGTCATGGAACTTTTAGTTGGTGTTAATGTGTTTGTTGTAGAACTTTTAGTTGGTGTTAATGTATTTGTTATATCTGGTGTTTTAGAAACTGAATATTGTATGGTAGGATTAGGTACAATTGTTTCTATGGGTGTTGAACTAGAACTTAATGAAATTAAACGCGTTACACTGGGTATATTAGTAGAACTAGTAGAAATACTAGGTGTTATACTAGAAGTAGAACTAGGCATCATACTAGAAGTAGAACTAGTAGAAATACTATATGTCATACTAAGTGTAGAACTAATACTAGTTGTCATACTAGATGTCATACTAGGTGTAGAACTAGTAGAAATACTAGGTGTCATACTAGAAGTAGAACTAGTAGAAATGCTGGATGTTATACTAGGTGTAGAACTAGTAGAGATACTAGTTGTCATACTAGGTGTAGAACTAGTAGAAATACTAGAAGTAGAACTAGTAGAAATACTAGGTGTCATACTAGAAGTAGAACTAGTAGAAATACTAGGTGTCATACTAGAAGTAGAACTAGTAGAAATACTAGGTGTTATACTAGAAGTAGAACTAGTAGAAATACTAGGTGTTATACTAGAAGTAGAACTAGTAGAAATACTAGGTGTCATACTAGAAGTAGAACTAGTAGAAATACTAGGTGTCATACTAGAAGTAGAACTAGTAGAAATACTAGGTGTCATACTAGAAGTAGAACTAGATGTCATACTAGGTGTCATACTAGAAGTAGGACTAATAGAAATACTAGGTGTCATACTAGAAGTAGAACTAGTAGAAATACTAGGTGTTATACTAGAAGTAGAACTAGTAGAAATACTAGGTGTCATACTAGAAGTAGAACTAGTAGAAATACTAGGTGTCATACTGGAAGTAGAACTAGTAGAAATACTAGGTGTTATACTAGAAGTAGAACTAGTAGAAATACTAGGTGTCATACTGGAAGTAGAACTAGTAGAAATACTAGGTGTTATACTAGAAGTAGAACTAGTAGAAATACTAGGTGTCATACTAGAAGTAGAACTAGTAGAAATACTAGGTGTCATACTAGAAGTAGGACTAGTAGAAATACTAGGTGTTATACTAAAAGTAGGACTAATAGAAATACTAGGTGTTATACTAGAAGTAGAACTAGTAGAAATACTAGGTGTCATACTAGAAGCAGAACTAGTAGAAATACTAGGTGTTATACTAGAAGTAGAACTAGCAGAAATACTAGGTGTCATACTAGAAGCAGAACTAGTAGAAATACTAGGTGTTATACTAGAAGTAGAACTAGTAGAAATACTAGGTGTTATACTAGAAGTAGGACTAATAGAAATACTAGGTGTTATACTAGTAGAAATACTAGGTGTCATACTAGAAGTAGGACTAGTAGAAATACTAGGTGTCATACTAGAAGTAGAACTAGTAGAAATACTAGGTGTTATACTAGAAGTAGAACTAGTAGAAATACTAGGTGTCATACTAGAAGTCGAACTAGTAGAAATACTAGATGTCATACTGGGAGTAGAACTAATAGAAATACTAGGTGTCATACTAGAAGTAGAACTAGTAGAAATACTAGGTGTTATACTAGAAGTAGAACTAGTAGAAATACTAGGTGTCATACTAGAAGTCGAACTAGTAGAAATACTAGATGTCATACTGGGAGTAGAACTAATAGAAATACTAGGTGTCATACTAGAAGTAGGACTAGTAGAAATACTAGGCGTCATACTGGAAGTAGGACTAGTAGAAATACTGGGTGTTATACTAGAAGTAGAACTGGTAGAAATACTAGGTATTATACTAGGTGTAGAACTAGTAGAAATACTAGATGTAGAACTAATACTAGGTGTCATACTAGTTATAATACTTTTACTAGGACTAGAAGAAGGACTAGTTATAATACTTTTACTAGGACTACAAGAAGGACTAGTTATAATACTTTTACTAGGACTACAAGAAGGACTAGTTATAATACTTTTACTAGGACTACAAGAAGAACTAGTTATAATGCTTTTACTAGGACTAGAAGAAGAACTAGTTATAATACTTTTACTAGGACTACAAGAAGAACTAGTTATAATACTTTTACTAGGACTAGAGGAAGAACTAGTTATAATACTTTTACTAGGACTAGAGGAAGAACTAGTTATAATACTTTTACTAGGACTACAAGAAGAACTAGTTATAATACTTTTACTAGGACTAGAAGAAGAACTAGTTATAATACTTTTAGTAGGTGTGTAACTTTCTACATCGTCACTAGTTGTAGTTGTAGTATCATGATGTACATTTGTACGTTTAAAATTATTGGCAAGACAATTACAAAAACAAAATATGAATAATAATATAATAAATTTAGTTTTATACATTTGTATTAATATAAAATAATGATAAATATGTGTTTTATTTTAAATTTTTAATTTCAATTTTTAAAATAGGTATTTCTATCTGTAGCTGAATAATAATCGCTACCTCCTATTAATATATCTCCGTCTACATTTACTAATCTTTTAGTAAATGCTGCGCTTTTACCTGTTTCTTTACAAATTGCTTTTTTAAAAATAATATTTTCTGCTTTTGGTATTAAATTACTTATGATTGGAAACGGTTCTCTTTTATAATTACCACTTAGGCCACATAATTCAACTATTTTTCCTTTGTTTGCTAATTTTTCACTTATTTCTACAACATCATCAATGAATTGAACTTCATCAATACAAATGACATCATAATTTTCTAATTCATTTTCTACATCGGTTAATTTTTTGATAACTAGAGCTTGAATTTTAATATCATCATGACTAACAACATATTCATCATGATACCTATTATCAATTTGGGGTTTAACCATTATACATTTTTTACCTCCTATTTTATATCTATTAAAACGGCTAATTAATTCGGTAGTTTTACCACTATACATGCATCCAAGGATCAAATTTATTTTCCCGCTCATATATTTATTGTTTATTACTATATATTTATATATAATAACACGTCAAGTTTAAAATTTCATTTTTAAAATTGAAAAAAAAAACTTGATACAAGTAATTATATAATATAATAAATAAAACTAAGTATAATTATAATGAAAATTAGCAAGGAAACTGAAAACATATTAACATTTAATGCATTATTATTATGCGATATAGCTGACATACCATTAACTAGGAAAATGCTAAAACAAATAGAATATGATGAATATACATACAAATATTTATATTTCAAAGTATATGATAATTCGAGTCATAAATATGAATATTATGAAATTATAATTCCTAGCATATTATTTTCTTATTTTAACTCGTTATCTATATTAAATAATGATAATCATATTGGATATCATTATTGTTTTAAAAAAAATACAGTAGATTGTGATAAAATAGAACCATTACAAAAACAATTTATAAAGGAACAAGTTTTGAGGCGAAATAAAATAGTGACGCAACAAGAAAATATGAATTTATATAATATCATAGATATAATTAAAATAATAAGTGATATTAAATTTATGAATGAATTAATAAATAATAAATTTTTATATCAAGCTAATGTTGAACGTTTATTAGCTTAATTTATTTTGTTATTATAAAATTATTCCTTTGGTAGTGTTATATAATTCAAAAACCATAATTTTTGTTATTGTTTCGTTATTATATTTATAAAAATATAAATAATATTTATCTTCATATGTTTTTTTATATAATTCAATTTTATTATCATTTATTTTGTTAATAATATAATTTTCTGTTGTTTTTTTTTTTAGATAATTATCAACATAATTAGAAAGTGTAATATTATCATTTAAATTTATGATTTTACTAGTATTATTGGTGACATTTGTTTTAATAATACATGTTTCACTTTTATTTATTACTATACTTGATTGCAATTCTTCTATGCTAGATATATCTATTTCATCATTTTTAATATAATTTATACTATTTTTGTCAGTTTTTAAAGCTAATAAACATATATTTTTATAATGATATTTTCTATCAATATATTTCAAAATTAAAGGATTTTGTTTAATACCTATTGTCAATAATTCATTTATTTCATCTTGTTTTAATATATTAAAATTAACATATCTAATTGCCATAGGATTATTTTTAATAGCTTCCAGATACAAATCATAGTTATGGTCCTCGATATGAATTAATAATAAACCATCAATTTGTAAAGCAATCTTGCAAATTTCTTTGGTTCTGTCTTTTATCATGGTAAAAGATTGACCATTACTTGTTTTTAATGATTGAGCACAATATTGTAATGTTTGATTTTCTATATATTTTAATACCATGCCATCTTTTTTTAATGCTTCCATACATATGTCATGAGTTTGCATATATGATGGAACATATTGGATGCATGTTGGGTCTTGAATAATTGCTTCCATACATAAAGATGGTGTCTTATAAGTAACTAATGATAAAGAATGAGGATTTATTCTAACGGCTTCTTGACACATTTTATTAGTCTGATATTTTATATATTGTAATGCATTAGGATTTTGTTTTATTGCTTCCATACATAATTCTTCACTTTGTTTATCATCATTAACATATTTCAAAAAAGTCCAATTCTTTTTTATCATCAAATGAAGTTCGTAACTTGTTATATTTTCATATAATTTGGTATCCATATAAATAAAAAATGATATTTATATATTATAATATATTATTTATATTATATAAATATATTAATATATATATAAATATTATAAATAATGTTTTATTGTCCTAATTGTAATTATATATTTGATATAACTAAAAATGCTCAAAAAAGTATAGATGAAGAAAAAACTAGTAACGAGCAGGTATTTTTTAATTGTAATAATTGTGGCAATGTTAAGGCTATCAAGTCTGGGACATTAATATTATCAAAAACATATGGTAATATAACTCAAAATTATATATCAGAAAATGATAAAGTAATGTCAAATAGTAAAATATTACCTCATACAAAAAATTATATATGTGCGAATAAAGACTGTATTACACATAAAGAACCAATTAAAAAAGATGCCAAATTTTTCAAACCAAATAAATCATATCGCGTAAAATATATATGTATGGTGTGTTCGACTATTTTTGAATTATAAAAAAAATTGATATATTATTTTATTATAATAACATATAAATTATATAAATTAAATATATATTATGCCTAAAAAATTTGCTGAAGATGATGACAATAGTTTAACAAGTGGTTCAGAAACTGAAACAGAATCTAATGATGAATGGGAAGATGATATAGATGATGTAGAAGAGTTTGATTCTGAGTATGATTCAGAAACAGAAGAGGCAGAAAATGATAATAAAGAATCTTTAAATTCGAGTTCCGATGATGAATCTGAAAATACTAACACTTCTGATGATGATAGTGGTGAAGATGAAATAGAAGAAACTGAAACAGAAAACAATTATAAAAATTGTGTATATGATTATACAACCGATGCATTAGATACATTAGATGAATTACCCGAAAATGAAAAAGATGATAAAAAAATTATATCACATTTCCAAGAAATTAAGCGCAAAGATGAAAAAAAAAATGTAAAACCTAGTGACAGAATAACAAAACCATTTTTAACTGATAAAGAAAGAATCAGAATCTTATCCTTGAGAACAGATCAGATAGCAAAAGGAGCAAAATCATTTATTAAAGGAGCCGCAGAATTACCGCCAAATGAAGTAGCAAAATTAGAATTAGAACATAAAAAAATGCCCCTCATTATCGAAAGAGAATTACCTGATGGATCAAGAGAAAAATGGAAACTTGAAGAATTTATAAATTATTAAGTATATTAATTTATAAATTAAAGTATATTAATTTATTTTAATTTTTCTTTATTAGTTTTTTAGTATCTTTAGTAGTAGCTTTAGCAGTAGCTTTAGCAGTAGCTTTAGCAGTAGCTTTAGCAGTAGCTTTAGCAGTAGCTTTATCAACAGTAGTCTTGGTAGTAGTAGCCTTGGCTGTAGTAGCCTTGGTAGTAGTAGCCTTGGCTGTAGTAGCCTTGGTAGTAGTAGCCTTGGCTGTAGTAGCTTTAGTAGTAGCTTTAGTAATAGTATCTTTAGTAATAGTATCTTTAGTTAAAGTGTTTTGAGTAGCTTTTGTAGGACTTGTTTTTTTTTTATTATTGGAAACTATAGTTTTAATGGTTTTCAAATCAATATTATCAATATCATAACTATTAGGTATTTTAATATTTTGAGGGCTAGTTTTGGTTTTAGTTTGTTTAGTAATACTAATATATGGACCATATTTACCATTTAATACTTTGTATGTTGTTTTATTATCAGTAAAAATTTTAGGTTTATTATTAATATACTCATCAATTACATTAATTATAGCTTCAATATCATTTTCTATGTTTTCATCAATTGAAATATTCAAATTATCATATGAAACGTATAAATTATTCTTTTTTTTAAGTATAATATCTTTATCATTATGAATACCAATTTTTTTAGGATATGCAAACATTTCTATAATACTATCTAATGTAATATCATTAGTATTATCTATATTATGGTAAAAACATTCCTGTGTGTCAATATTTTTTTTGATTGCTACCGGACCATATTTACGTTTTCCTGTATAATATTCATGATTGTCATTAATACCTATAAATTTATCATCGTTTTTATATTCTATTTTTTTACATTTACTAGTTAAATCGACAACTAGAGGATGAAAATTATCGTAAAATATTTTTAATACATCATCTTTATTTTTTTTACCTTTTGCTATTTTATCTAAATCTTTTTCTACAGTTGCAGTAAATTTGTAATCAATAATTGTAGGAAAGTATTGTCTCATAAATTTAATTATATTTATACCTTTTTCAGAAGGAGCAAATTTATTTTGTTCTTTACCAACTGTCATTTTACTTTTTGTCTTTGTTAATTTATTCGTGTCATAATTATAATTAATTATACTAGTTTCTTTTTCTTGACCTTTGAAATTTTGCTTAATAATAAATTTTTTATCTATTATTTTATTTATAGATGGAACAATAGTTGCAGGCCTACCGATATCAAGTTGCTTCATTTTAGAAATTAAAGATACTTCGTTATATCTTGGTTTTTGTTTTTTATATTCTTGTTTAGCTAAAATCTTACTTAATTTTACTATAGATCCTATTTTTGGAAATTCTATTTTATTATCCTTATTATTCATTTTACCTAAGGTCTTGTTAACATTATTACTACTGTTATTACTATTGTTATCACTATTATCATCATTATCATCATTATCATTATTATCATCATTATTATCAAAAATAGTATTTGCGATTAAATAACCATCGAATATTAATTCTTGGAAACTGGATACAAAAGTTTTATCAACTTTATTACTATTAATAATACATAATGTTTCAGAATATATAGCAGAACTCATTTGGGACATAATAGTTCTAATAAATATCATTTGGTATAATTTTTCACCATCAGGAGTAATATTATTATCATTTAAATATAATTTAGTAAAATCTACTGGCCTAATTGCCTCATGAGCTTCTTGGGCAGATTTTTTATTTTTATATATATTTGCATGATAATATTTTTCACCATAATTATCAATAACATAATTTTTAACTGTATCTAAACATTCTTGACATAATTGAACTGAATCTGTCCTAATATAAGTAATATATCCTAATTCATACAATTTTTGCGCCAAAGTTGTAGTATATTTTATATTAAAACCTAATTTAGTCGCATCTTGTAGCATTGACGAAGTCATATAAGGAGCAGGAGGCTTTTGATAATGCTCTAAATTATATATATTATTAACTTTAAATATTTTATCTTTACATAATAACAAAAAAGCATTTACTTGTTCTTCAGTTTTAGGCTTAAATAATGTAGTTTTTATTTTTTTATTATTACTATCTTTATCGTTATCGTCATTATCATTATCATTATCATTATCATTATCATTATCATTATCATTATCATTATCATCATTTTTGACATTATTATCATCATTATTATTATCATCTTTACTATTATTATCTTTATTATTTGTTTTTATATTAAAAGTATTATAGACTGATGTTTTAAAATTATTTTTATTATAATTAAATAATGATTCTAAAGTGAATACAAAGTCATTATTCATAGAATTTTGTATATCTTCTTCTAATTCTACAACTAAACGTAAAACAACAGTTTGGACACGTCCAGCGGACAGATTATGTTCATTATAATATTTATATAATAATGGAGATAATTCATAACCAATAATTCTATCAATAATTCGTCTAGTTTTTTGTGCTAAAACAAGATTATAGTCCATTGGTCCTAAATTATTAATCGATTTTAAAATGGTTTGTTTAGAAGTATCTCTGAATTTCATTCTTAAACTATTATTTAATCCTAATATATATTCAATACACCAACCAATCATTTCACCTTCTCTGTCGTCGTCAGTTGCAATATAAATAGTTTTACATGTTTTATATGTCGATTTAATTTTATCAATAATAGTTTTGCTATTAAATGTTTTATTATTAAACTTGTAACTAATAGGACAATATTTAGGAGTAAAAGTTTCTAAATCTATTGACATATTTTTATTATCTAATTCTAAAATATGACCTTTAGAACCTATAACGATATAATCATTACCTAATATTTTTTGTATTTTGGTAGCTTTATCAGGAGATTCTACAACAACAAGTATTTTTTGATTCATTATTATTAATAAATAATATGATTAATATATTATTAAAATAAAAATATCAATTTTATTTTAATAACATACTATTCATATTAACAAATAATAAATAATATGATGATATATTATTTATTATTATTAATTGCGTATAAATTTATAAACATTTTATTTAAATATATATATAATGAATAATTTATATTTTTTACACGTAGATAATACTAAATTTACGTTGTCCTTAGATTTTTTACAAAAATATAAAAATACATTGTTTTATGAATCATTTATTTTACATAAAAATAATAATCATATATTTTGTGATAGTAACAACGGTTATATTGTTAATATTAGTTCAAAATATATAAAATTATTATTATCTTTGATGAGAGGAGAAATTAATATTAATGATATAAAAAAATGTCATGCTAATATTTTACAAAATATATTATTTAAATTTAAAGTAATTATACAAAATAATCAAGAAAATAATAATCAAGAAAATAATAAGCAAGAAAATCCTTTATTAGATGAAGAATTTTCGACCGATACAGAAGAAAATATATTATCTAATATTATATCAGAATCATCAGAATCATCTGATTCATCAGAAAGTTTTATACTGACTGAAGATTTTTCTGACGATGAAGATTGTATATTTTCTAAATCAAGTGAGAAAAAACCATCTGTAAAAAATGATAATTTGATAAATATTTTGATTGATAATAATGATATCAATAACGAAGACGGTAGTTTTATTAATGATGAAAATAGTTATGTTAATAGTTATGATAATAATTATAATAATATTATAGATCACGAAGAAATGTTTAAATTAATGACGTCTCATAAATTATCAGATGAATACAAATTATCAAAAATATTTAATTCTACTGTTCCGGTAGAAACTGAGACAATAAAATATATAATAACGCCATTAAAAAAATGAAATTTTAAACTAAAAATTTAAATATATATAATATTATTATTTATAATTAATGTCAATAATATGGGACGATCAAACTTTTTTTTCAATTGGAAATTATGATAATTTTATTATCCAAGAATCAGAACCTTTTATTTTTTTTGATTTAGATAATACATTAATTGAATTTAAAACAAAAAAATTAAAAATATTACCAAATGTCATAAATAAAATAAATAGTTTAACAATGAATAACATAGCTATAGTAACTAACCAAAAAGGATTAAATAAAAATAAAGATAGATTAGATGCTTGGAAAATAAAAGTAAATGAATTATGTAAAATATTATCTAAAAAAATGTTAATATTTGTTTGTTTTGATAGCAAATACAGAAAACCATTACCATATATTTTAGATAATATTAAATATAATAAAGATGGCTCAATTTTTTGCGGCGATGCAGGTGGTGCTATAGGCGATTTTTCTGACACGGATTTTAAATTTGCTAAAAATTTAAATATAAAATTTATCCATAACAAAGAATTTTTTAATAATCAAAATGTATCATGTAATATAAATTATCCTATCGTAAATAATTCGTCAGTAGAAAAAATATTTAATGATTTATTAAATAAAATACCTACTAACGAATTGAATATTATCGTAAATGTAGGTATGTCAGGTTCAGGTAAAAGTTCTATTGCAGAATTATTTGTAGGTCATGGATATAAACGAATAAATTCTGACACTCAAAAATTGACTACAAATGCTTGTATAAAATTATGTGCAAATTATGCGAATAATAATGAAAAAATAATAATTGATAATACTAATCCGGAAAAAAAAACTAGACTAGAATATATTAATATTGCCAAAAAGTATAAAATACCTATTTATTGCATATATTATAATATTGATAAAGGTATATGTATGCATAATAATATTTACAGACATTTGACAAAAAATGTTCCTATTGTGCCAAAAATAGCATATAATATATTTTCAAAAAAATTAGAAATACCTGATATAAATGAAGGTTTTAAAGATATTGTTGAACTTAATGAATCATATGCAAATGATGATCCAATATATAAACAATACTTGTTTTGAAGAATGTTGTTTTAGAAAAAAAAATGAATAAATTTTATTTTATAATTATATAAATTATTATAAATCAATATTATATATGAATAACGCAATAACTTTTAACGTTGAAAAAAATAGTGAAGAAATAAGGGATACAGTATTAATGAATGCTATAAAAATGATAACAAGAAGAGGTTATTTAGATGTAGCTGATGATACTATAAATAAGGTAATTAAACCAAATAATCCCGAACATGATGATTTAAAGTATTTAATAGATATAAATAATTATGAAAATGACGAAAAAATAAAACAAATGATAATAAAAATAATACCTTACAAGATAACTTCAATCGGTAAAAATTATGGTTTAGCAGATTTTTTGAATTCAAATAAGGATATACCTAAATTATTAATAGTTTCTAGTGTAAATAAGCGTGCAATATCAGGTGCTTTAATGTATAAAAATGTAGAAATATTAGAAGAAAAATTCTTGATGTGTGATTTAATGGAACAAGTTATGGTTCCTTTACATATCAAGTTAAAAAATGAAGAAAAAGAAATGGTATTAAAAGAATATTTGGTGCAAAAAAAAGATTTACCAAAAATATTAATAACAGATCCGGCCGCAATATATTTTAAAGGTCATATAGGTGACATATTTAGAATAGTCAGACCTAGTGCTAGATCCGGCATATCACATGCATATAGAATAGTAGCTCAAGCTCCTATTAAATAAATAAATAAACTAATCAATAAAATTAATAAAAAAGATTAATATGAATTGTTAATAATTTTTTATCTTAATTTATAGTTAATATTTTTTATATTATTTTCTATATTATTTTTTTATATTATTTTCTGTATTATTTTCAGTATTATTTTCAGTATTATTTTCTGTATTATTTTCTGTATTATTTTCAGTATTATCTTCTGTATTATCTTGTATATTATTTTCGTTATTTTCTATAGTATTGTCTATGTTATCTACCATATTATTTTTTTTATTAATTTGCGAACTTATAATTTTACCTGTTTTTTTACCTACTGATTTTACTCCTGTTCTAGATAATAAACCGATTGAATTAATTAATGATGCTTCTTCTGAATCAGAATATTCACTTTTTTCTTTACCTTTCAACCCTTGTATTAAATTATGTGTAGCTTTTTGTGTCTTGTTTTCTAGTTGAGGTTGTGAATTAGAAAAAGATGCTCTTATTCCTGTAATTATATTATTTAATTGTGTTTTTATTGTGTTACTTGGTGATTTTCTTGTATCTTTTTTTGTGTTGTCGTTGTTAGATTCAGTTGATTTTTTGTCGTTTGATTTTGTTGTTTTTTTTGTTTCTAATGATTTGGATGATTTGGATTCTTCTGATGATTTTGATGATTTGGATGATTTTGGTATTTTTTGTTCTTTTGATGATTTTGATGATTTTGATGATTTTGATGATTTTGATGATTTTGATGATTTGGATGATTTTGGTATTTTTTGTTCTTCTGATGATTTTGATGATTTTGGTATTTTTTGTTCTTTTGATGATTTTGATGAGTTGGATGAGTTGGATGATTTAGATGATTTAGATGATTTAGATGATTTAGATGATTTAGATGATTTTTTTGAGAAACCTCTTTTTTTACCTCCAGCTAAGAAAGTATAAAAATTATCGGCTTTATAATCATCAAAAATAGTTGGATCATGTTTTTTTTCTAAATGATAATAAGTATAAAATAATGGAATATATTTTTCTGGTTGTGTTTTATTGAACACATTATTAACAGCTTTAGCAATATCAGGATTAAATTCAACAGTGCCATATTTATCAAAATGTTTTATGATTTTGGCTAATATATATAAATCGTTATATGTTAAATTTTGTGAATTTAACAAAAAATATTTTTTATTGTCATGATTCATTATATACAATGTAAATAAAAAAATATAAAATATTCAATAAAAAATTACAAATACGGTTTTTCAAAATTTGTTTTCCCATTGTTATTTATATTACTTATTAATTGAGATTGAAATTTGAGACGATCGTTAATATTTTTATACATGGCGTTTCTATTATACAATGAATTTTTTTTGGATTCATTAATATTATTTTGTTTAGAAATGTCTCGTTTAGAAACTTCTTGTTTTGTTTCTTGATTTATGGTATTTTTAATTTCTTGTTTTATTTCTCGATTATTTTGTTTATTATTAGTTCCTTGTTTATTGTTTATAATTTTTTGTTTATTAATATTTTGTTCATGTTCTAATAATTTTTTTTTCATTAATATTCTTATATTTTTTTCCATATTTTTATCATTATTGCTTTTCGCAATTTCCAAATAAGTTTTTAACTCTTTAAATGACGAGTATTGTAATAAATCTAACATAATATATTATATAATGATATTTAAAATTAAAAGTATTGACATAACATATTAGCCCAATTATCCCAATCTTTATTTTGTATGGTATCATAACAATTATTTCTAATTAATATATATTCATCATAATTTTTTAATATGCCAATTATTTGTTTTATATAATTGTTCTTGTCCAATATAATAAAATTTTTTAAATTATTGTCAAATACTTTATCAATATTTTTAACATTATCAACTAATAATAATCCTCCTGATGCCATAATTAAAATGACACGCTCATTCAAATAACTATTAGCATCAGTTACATGAGTGCATAAATTTATTTTACTGTAATTAAATACTTTATTAGTATCTTGATATCTTACTTCCCCTTTATAAGATAATGGATATCGTTCCTTTAAAAATTCGGGTCCATAAATGTTAAATTTATAATTATATTTTGTTTGATTATTATAAACATCATCAATTAATTGTTTTCTAGGTATTATTTGATTATTGAAATATGTTTTGTCTTCATATAAATTTGTACAACAAAAACTCACATCACAACTATATTTTTCTTTGTCATCGTCATCGTCATAAATTATCGGATAATGAATATTTTTATTATAACCTGGATATAATAAAACTGGATCGCATCCTAAACGTTTATAATTAGCAAATTTTTCTAATGAAGATACAAAAGCCATATCAAAATGTTTTATTTTATCTGCATACTCAGCATTACTCCAACAAAAAGGATCATCCCAATTATACATATAATTTTTTAACATTGGATGAACTAATTTGGTCCTTTCGATGATTCTTTCTGGAACATAAAAATTCCACCATAAAACATAATCAGGTTTATTAACTTCTACAAAGTTAATAAAATCTTCATATCTAATTTCTAATTCAGTTTGGTTAGAATTGTATTTGAACATTGGATAACCAATAACTTGAATACCCAATTTTTCTAAACTTTCTTTAGCAGTTTTAATTGGTTCGATAAAATCGTAATATAAAGTTATTATTATTTTGGTCATTTATATTATTAATAATAAATAATTTGTTTTATTTATACGCAAAAAAAATGAAAATAAACACGTTTAAATAGATATATTTATATATAATAATAAATTATATCATGTTAGATAACATTATTAACAATTTAAGATCACAAGTAAAATATAACATATCTTTAGATTCTAGTATATTACAATTATGTAATGATCATCTATTGAAATTTTGTATATATGAAGAAAGAAATAATTTGATATGTGAAGATGATATTTTTATGATAGATTTTGTAGATAATAATTACGTTATTAATGATTTTCAAAAATATTTTGAACCAATAATTGTTAACGACGAAGAAGAATTATTAAATAAATTAACTTCATGTATCAATAATATACATTCAAATATAAAAATTTTGCATACTTGTAAATAATTAAAATATTTTTTTGAATAAATATTTTTTTGAATAATTATTTTTTGATTTTTTTTTATAATTATAAGATTATTTGATGTCTGCTAAAAAAATTGAAACAATTATTCTTAAATAGATTCATTACAATACTAGAATAAACTATAACAATGGCAAATAACTGGCTTACCTCACCAATTAATTGGGATGACGAAGAATTAAACCAAGAACAGGAACAAGAACAGGAACAAGAACAGGAACAAGAATTGCAAAAAGATAAAGAACAATTGGTAGATATTATTATGCCAAACGATAAAGCAACCATGATTTATATCGTCAAACCTAATAATTTACCAATGTTCAAACAAGAAGAGCGAATCAAAAAAGAAGGTTATTGTTTTGTGCGCTACAATAAAAGCGATTCTTTTTTGAAAGCTTCGCAGATCAATATTTTAATATCTGATTTTGCGAAACTTATCTCAACGCCAAGACAAAAAAAAGAATTTGAAATGTTGATTTAATTTTTTATTTTAATTCATTTAATCACAAAATGACAAATAAGATTTAAGTATATTATTGATTTTTACACCTGGATTATTTTTACATAATATATTTAAATTATTTAGACTAGAATCACGATTTTTATAATCCCTTATACCATTTAATGCCGTGCATATCATAAAATATTGTTCCATATTAGTATTTAATTCACTTGTATTAATTGTTTGATTTTTTTTATCAGTAATATAAGCAATATCACGACTGTTCGTGTACCAATGAAAATATAATTTCTTAATATTTGTTTCTGGATCCAAATTATTACTAGCGGCATAATCTTTGTGATTAAATTCATTAGGAACATTAAAATCATAACAAATTTCTTTATTATTTATACCTTTACTTAACCAATGTAATTTAAGTTTATTACGATCTGTTGTTTTATGATTATATAATTCAGCATATAATTTTTCATTAAAAAATAATTCACAAATATATGTATGAATATTTTTTACCCAAAGTTTCCAAGTATAATTACTTGCAGTTTTGAAACCATTATTTTTAATTTCATTTATTTTTTTTAAATTACTATTATACATATCTAAAATACTATTTATTTGATTAATATAAGTATCTTTTTCTAATATTACACAATTATTCATATTTATAAATATTTCTTCATGACTTTTAATTTTATCCATTAATAATAATCCTTTGCATGCCAAAACTGGTATTTCCTCGCCGTTTAAACTGAGTTGTTTATTACAAAATGGATGTGTAACTATATTTATTTTACTTGAGCTGTATAATTTATATTTATTAATATACTCGATATCGTCGACGTAATTATCTGGATAAAGTGTTTTCATAGTATCAGGACCAAAAATTTTAAATATTTTTTTATTTTTTTTACAATACTCTATTATATCATTTATTAATGTTTTTCTCGGTATATATTGATTAAAAAATTTATCATCATATAAATTATAACATATCATACTAATATCACAAACATATTTATCATCAATTTCATCTTTTTGACATGGAAAGTATATTGATGGTTCATAACCCGGAGTTATAAAATGAACATGTTTAATTCCGCCTATTCTTTTGTATTTTTCTAAATATTCTTTACAGGGAGTTAATATCATATTAAAAATTTTAATTTTTTCAAATGTTATTTCATTGACATTACAAGGATCATCAGAATTATACATTATAAAAAAAGTATTTTTGTTTTTTTCTTTAACATATTTAAAAACATCAGGAGGAACATCCAAAAACCACCATATAACTATATCTACATTATTTTTTAATACAAAATTTGCCAAATCTTCTTTGTAATTATTAATTTTGTCATTTGCATCATACGCATTTTTAAATAATGGATAATGTATAACTTCATATAAAAATTCTATTAAATATTCTTTAATATGTATTAAATATTCTTTTAAATCATAATAACATATAATAGCTATTTTTTTCATTATAATTTATACATATATATTAATTATATTAAAATGACACAGAAAATTTATTATAAAAAATATTACCATAGATCGTCATCACTTTCATAATCGCTTTCATCACTTTCATCCTCACTTGTACTACTTAAGAATGCAATATTAGCAATATTAGACCTAAAACTAGACACATCATGAGAACTAGAACTAGGAACATCATTTAAATTACTAGTTTTATTAAATTTAATGCTAGTTGATAAAATTTGTGTTCTAGCTTCATCAATTTGATCTTTGCAATTATGATTATCGTCTTTTGTATAAATATGAGAACATATGAAGCAAAATTCAGTTTTACATACTTTGCAAGTCATATGATTACAACCAAAATTTTTTTCTATTAAATTTTTACACTTAGGACACTCATTCACTAATTTACCTTTTATTGATAACCATTCATCAAAATTTGTTGCTTTTAATGATTCAGAATATTTTTCACATGTCATATCTAAATGGATATTTTTGCATTTAGGACAAAATTGTTTTTTACAAAAAGGACATGCGATATGTATATTATTATTATTATGTGTATATTCTATAAGTAAATTGCATGAAGGTTCAGGACAATGTGTAATTTTGTATTTAATATCATTATTTAAATGTTGATTTTCTACGTAATTTAATAAAAAGGTTTCATATTTGTCGCGTATTATTTGATCTTTTTTAATAACATTAATGATATCGTTATATAATAAATGTTCTTGACAGTTTTTGTCAGGACATTTAATATTTATATCACCTTCATTTATTTTTATAGATAGATAATTAAAAATACAATCAGGACAAAATATATGTTCACAACAATCAAAAAAATTAAATTTTTTCAAATTATAATTTTCATAACAAATTGAACATTCACTTTCTATAATATTTTCGTTATCACTTTCTTCATCAGTTTTTTTGTAAACACTTTCTTCATTTGTCGTATTATCAACAAAATCCATAAAGTTACCAGGATTAAAATTATCGGGATTAAAATTATCAGGATTAAAGTTATCAGGATTAAAGTTATCTGGATTAAAGTTATCAGGATTAAAATTATTATTGATTGTGATAATATTTGCACTATTATTTTCATCATGTTCTTTCAATTCATTAATTTTTGTTAAATAATTATCTAACAATACATCATTAGTATAGTTAAGAACGTCATCCAAAATAATATTATTACAATTAGAAACGATACATTTCGCTACCAAATTATTATCTAGACAATTCGCAATTATCATATCAAAACATTCATTACAATAAATATGATTACATGATAATATATTATCACTAGGTATTTTACAAAATACACAATTCATCTTTTATATTATTAATATTAATATATATATAACAGATTTATATGAGAATATTTATTCATTTTTTTTTTTAAAATTGAAATTTTTATTCATAATTTATAATAACAATTATTATAACAACAATTATAATAACAATTTTAATAATGAATGAAACACAAACAACAGCAAAAACAACAACAAAATCAAAACCAAAATCAGAACCAAAAACAATAATAAAAACAGAATCAAAAACAAAAACAGAATTATTAACTGAAATTAATAAGACTAAATTAGTAAGTAACGTATCGAAATATAATAAAAATCAATTAAACGATTTATATGACAAGATTCAAAATTATTTGAATAATGAAAAAAGTATAAATTTATCTTTAGAACAAGAAAATATTATTAAATGCGATATAGGAAATAATATTCGTGTTATAGCGGGAGCAGGTTCAGGTAAAACTACAACAATAATTTATAGAATTAAATATTTAATAGATAATAAAGTAAGACCAAATAGAATAATATTAATGACATTTAATGTAGATGCAGCAAAAAATATGAAGAGAAAATTAAAAGAAATATTTGGATTTAAACCAAATATACTTGTAGGAACTATTGATAGTATATCATGTAAATTATATTATAGATATTTTAAAAAAGATTATTATGTTGGCGTTCAAGAATTTAGCACTGAATTATTAAAATATTTGCAAAGCAATAATGGTTACGTAATTACCAATCAATATGATTACGTATTCATCGATGAATTTCAAGATGTTAATAGTATTCAATACAATATTTTAATGGAATTTTATAAAAATAATACGAAAATTACTGTAATTGGTGATGATTCACAAAATATTTATAGTTTTAGAGGAGCAAATATTGATTATATTATAAATATTGACCAAGATATTGAATATTTAAAAACATTTACGATAACGAATAATTATAGATCAACACCAGAAATTATAGATTTTGCTAATAAATCAATATCAAATAATAAAAAACAGATACAAAAAACAATGTTAGCTATTAATAATACAATAAATATAAAACCTGAATTAGAGTATTTTAATAATATTAATGATATGTCATTTAAAATATTAAACAAGATAAGTACATTAATAAAAAATAATATAAGATATGGTAATATTGCTATATTATCTAGAAATAATATTCAATTAAAAAAAATAGAAGAATATATCGAAAAATATAACAATACTAATCAAAATAAAATACCATATGTATCATTATTGACAGATGATTTATGTGATATAAAAGCTAAAATAAACTTTGAATGTTTAACTATATCAACTATTCATAAATCTAAAGGATTAGAATGGGATTGCGTGTTTTTAATAGGTTGTGAAGATTATAATTTTCCAAGTAGGAAGGATATAATTAATATAGAAGAAGAAAGAAGACTATTTTATGTAGCTACAACTAGAGCAAAAAAGTATTTATATTTTTACATGGAACATAATTCAAAATATCCTAATTTTGTTTCCAGATTTGTCCAAGAAGTTCCTAAAACATTATATAATTATATTAACAATGATCCTAAAATATATGGTCTTAGTACACATGAAAAATTTTATTATGAAGAAGATATTTTTAAAATAATAAAGTCCTTTGATGATAATGATATTTTATATTTAAGAAATAATAATATGATAACTGAAACACCACAAGTTAATATTTTATATCCTTCAACTACCTTGGATCAAAAAATAATAGATGAAGGAACAAGTTCAGATTTTTATAATTTTATTAATGTTTATATTTTTAGATTCATAGAATATAACAATATTAAAAAAGAACATGACAAAAATATTTTTTACCGTGAAGCTTTTGTGATATCTCATAGTATTAGATTAAATGAAGAAGATTATACACTATATTCACAATATGAAACATTAATAAAACAAGAATTAAATATTTATTATAAAAATATAAAAAAAAATAAAAATAAATATTTAGAATATGAATTGTTAAAAAATGTTATTAACAAAAATATATTATTGCCTCATGTATATAAAATTAATGTATTATTAAGAAATATTACAAATATAGTTGTAACATATAATGTTAATCCAAAATACATATTAATAATAAAAGATTTTAGTATTTCTGATGATTTAAAGAAAAAATTATGTATATCATATAAAGAATATTTTAATAAATATAAAAATAATAATCAAGTTTTATTACATATTTATAATGTATCTTTATGTAAGCAAATTCAATATAATAGAAAAAGGATGTTGTATAAAGATTATTTTTATAATATATTCAAAGATAATATTAAAATAATAATGCCAATGATTGATGAATATGTTACTTTTTTAATAAATGATAATTATAATGCAACAACAAATAAGTATATAAGAAACAAAAAATATTCATTAAATGGTATTTATGATTGGTATTTTAATGATACATTATTATTAATAAGATGTTCTAATGATGATAATTTTATGTTAGATTGGTATTTACAAAGTATTGGTCTAGTTTCATTAATGTTCCATAAAAATATATTTATATACAATGTAATAATTTATAATCCAATCAGAGGTTTAGAATATAAATTTAATTTAGAAAAATGGTTATCATTTGAGAATACTACTTTTTACCTAGAATATTTATCACAAAGAGCAACTAAAAGTGTACAAGATATGATTAATAAGACAGAATCAATTAATTTAAAAAAAATAGATAATCCATTATTAAATAATTTACAGGTAGCAAATATTTTTGCAAAAAAATATTTAAAAAGTTATTTAGAAAAAAATATAAATTTTGAAATAGGAAAAAGTTTAAAAATAGAATTACTAGTTGATTATTATAAAAAATATTATAAAATTGGAGATTATTATGTTTTAAATAATATTGCAAAGATGATGAAATATAAATATTTAGTTATAGATACAGAAACTAATGGATTACCAATTATGAAAAATCATGATAGTTATTATAATTATGATGATACGAGTAAATATAATAATGCAAGAATGATACAAATAAGTTATCAAAAATTTGATAGTTGTAATAATTTGATATTAGAACAAGATAATTACATTAAACCAAATGGATTTCTTATAAATAATAGTCATATACATCATATTACTTATGAAATTGCATTAAAAAATGGTATTTCAGTATTAGAATCATTAAAAAAATTATATGATGATATTATTGATGTAGATTTTATAGTTGGTCATAATATTATATTTGATATTAATATTATAAAAAGTGAAGCTTCTCGTTTAAAATATACTGACTTAATAAAACTAATAGATAATAAAAATATATGTTGCACGTTATTTTGGTCTAATGAATTAAAGAAAAATAATATTTTAACGTCAGTTAAATTAAGTAATGTATATAAACATTTTACTGATGATGATATGGTAAATGCACATAATTCAAAATGGGATGTTATAGCAGCAAACACTATTTTTAATTGTATGTTAAATGATAATTTATTGTTATTACCATATTTGAAAAAAAATATTATTTATAATGATTATATCGCAAAATTATAATAACAAGGTTATTATGAAATAAAAAAGATTAAGGTTATTATGAAATAAAACAACATTAAGTTATTATAAAATAAAAAAGATTAAGGCTATTATAAAATAAAAAAAGATTAAGGTTATTATAAAACAAGGTTACAAAGTTAATATAAATATATAATTTTTTTATTAATATGTAAAAACATCTTTTCCGGCATTACCGCCTCTTGAAGTTAGATAATTTGCTTGTTCATTTGTCATACATAAACAACCGGCATTTTCCAAAGAAGTATTACACATATAACTAGAACTTACTAAATTATCTTTATTTTTACACACAGCTTGATCAGTATCCATTTTAAAAGGTAATGGCCATTGAGGGGCACAACATGATTTTGAACATAAATTATTGGTTAATGCATATTCTTCATCTTTACCATCATTTAATAAATAATAGTTATCGGGAAAATTAGTTAATCTCGAACCATCATATTCATAAGGTTTATTAAGATGCAAATAATTATCAGAAATATTAGTCATATCATCAACAGGAGATACTTCTTCAGGAGGAACAGTATCAGAAAATATAGGATAAGTATATGAATTACCATTAGTAGCATTTGTTCCTCTATTGTAATATTCGTTAGCTAAGTTATGAGAAGTAGAACTCAAACCCTTAAAAGCATCAGATATTATTTGACCATCAAAATTTTCAACTTTGGGTTCTGAAATATAATTGTAGCCATAGTATATTATAGCGATAAATACAATAGCAAAAATAGCGAAAAATATTAAGTGTTTCATATATAAAAAGCAAGAAAATTAATTTATTATATTAATAAATAATTAATATTTTATAAATAAAAAATATAATATACTTTATATTAAAAAAAAAACACATAAAAATAATTTCTATATTATGAATTTATAAACATTAATTTATAAATCGTTAATTTATAATCATTAATTTGTTTTATTAAAAATTATAAAAATATAAAACAGAATTATTCATATGAAAATATAATAAGATAATATAATAAGATAATATTATTAAAATTATTAAAAAGTAACGTTTATTATATACGTAAAATAATTATTCTTTTTCTACGCTATAAATTGGAACATAAATAGTATCTATAATCCATTCATTATGTTCTAATATTCTTGAGTAATAATCTATATGTAAAAAATATTTGTGTAATACATTATTAAGTTTATTGATATATTTGTAATCTTGGGCGACTGAGCTTAGAAAATCATGTTTAGTAAAAGATATACCATAAATATCAATAGCTTTATTTTGTATATTAAAAAATTTTGTATTAAAATCATTGTATAATTTGTCTTCATCTACGAAAATTTTTTTATTATCTACTATATGTTTTCTAATAATATACATACCTTCAGGAGCAATTATAATAGAACCTTGAATCATACCATTATTATAATGATCTAAAAAATGGAATATATCATTAATACTAGGGAATTCATATAATATACCATTTATAGCCCTACCACCATAAGAATGTGTAGGAGGATGAGTATGAAATATATATTCATATTTGTACGCATCTTCTAAAGAATTAGGAAAAAATATATCACTATCACCCTTACTTATAATATTAGTATTAGCATAAACAAGAATTTGTATTAATGAATTATTATTAAAATTTAATAGACCAGCATGTTCAGAAAATTTTAATTTTGATTTATGTGAATATATTTTTTTTTTACCATGTCTCATTAAAGAATCCATGATAAAAATCTGATTTTTGTGTATTTTCAAATATGTTTTATCATATTTGACTATAATTTTTCCAGTAATCTTTGCTTTCTTAATAATTGTTGGATTATTTTCATATCTGATTATAAAATCAATAAAACTTTCAGAAGGTATTATATTATGTTTAACAATATAATGAATTAAAAATTTAGGCCATAAAATATTGTTTAACAAATAAAATTTATTTTTAATTTCATAATCACACATATTACATTTTTGTATATCAAATTTTTCAATAGTAATGGTAGTTAAATTATTTTGTATTTTTTTTAATTTAGACAAAAATAAATTTTTCATATGCCATTTTTCTTTAGTTTTAAAATTCGGGAAGGGTTTATGTTTTAAATCTTTTTTAAGATTGAAAATTTCTTGCCAAAATGATTCACATTTATAAATTTTGTTATTAACTTTGATAAAATTATATTCGGACATTAAAATTGTGTATAATTATAATGTATTTTATATTATTGACTAATATAATTTATTATAATAATGAAAAAATACAAAAATTTAATGTGTGTGAATATGATAAAAAATGGTAATTGTAAATATAATAACCATTGTATGTATGCTCACAATATTAATGAACAAACTTTAACACCAATAAGAAAATTATTATATGAAATAATAGACAATGGTAAAACAATTAATACAACAGCTTGGTCAGAAAATAATATATTTAAAGAATTAGTTATATTAACTAAAAAATGTAATAATGTAAATTGTATTGGAGGTAATAATTGTAATCAAGGTATTCATGATGAAAAATATTTAGTATGTAGCGATAACTTGTTATGTTGTTGTGATAAAGATTGCGGGTTTTATCATATAAGACCGTCAAAAAATAATAAAATACAAGATAATAAAATACAAGATAATGAAATACAAGATAATGAAATACAAGATAATAAAATACGAGATAATAAAATACAAGATAATAAAATACAAGATAATAAAATACAAGATAATAAAAATATAGAACAAATAAACAATATTGAAAAAAATAACAAAATTAAAAAATACAAAAAAAAACAAAAAAAAATCAGTTATGAATATTTAAATACAAATAATTTAAGTGATGAAGAAACAAATATTTATAGGACAATTTTTGATTAAATAATTCTTCAATATATATTTAAAAATAATTAAAAAATGAATAATTAAAAATGAATAAATAAAATGAATTATTATTATAATTTATAACATAAATTATAATTAACAAAGAATATAATATGAATAATTGGTTAGAATTATATACACCTAAATGTAGCAACGATTTAATATGTCATAAAGAGAGTATTGAAGAAATTAAAACATTTATAAAAAATATTGAGAATCATAAAAAAAAAAATATTAACAATAGTAATAATAATGATTTAAAATTAGAAGATTTAGAAAATACGAATATATTAGATAAATTAATTTTTAATGAAAACAAGTTTATGAAAAACAATAAAAATAATAAAGATGATAAAAATAATAAAAATTATTTAGGTAACGATATAGATGATTTAGATAATGATATAGACGATGAATATAATGAATATAATGAGGTAAATAAAATTATCAATCCAATTAAAAAACCGATTAAAAAAACTAGGGGAAAAAAAATCAATAAAGAAGAAAATAAAATAAAAACATGTTTAATAGTAAAAGGAAAACATGGTATAGGTAAAACAACTACAGTTATTTTAACAATGAAAGAATTGGGATATAATATAGAAGTATTTACACCACAAATATTATTTGAAAAAATTTTTAAAACTCAAAGCACGGAAATTAGCAAAAAAAAACAAGATATAACCGAAAAAAATAAAAATAAAGCAAATTTTTTAACAAAAAAAATAAATATGTTTTTGTCCGAAATAATTAGTTCAACTAATATCACACAATATTATGTTTCCACCGAAAATAATAAAAATAATAATGTTAAAAACAATAAAAATAATAAAAATAATGTTAAAGATAATAATAAAAATAATGTTAAAGATAATAATAAAAACAATGTTAAAGATAATAATAAAAATAATGTTAAAGATAAAAATAATGTTAAAGATAAAAATAATGTTAAAGATAAAAATAATGTTAAAGATAATAATAAAAATGTTTTAATAATTGATGAAATAGAGAATATAATTACGAGTAATGAGAAAAAATTATTACAATTTTTATTAAAAATAAACGATACAAAACAATATATGCCAATAATTTTGATAACGAACGACAAACATAATAAATTTATTAATGGCATGACAAGTATAGCTAACATAGTATATTTTAAATATCCTAGTGATGATGAATTATGTATAATAACTATGAATATTATAAAAAATAACAAAATGAGAATATCAAAAATTATATTAGAAAAAATAATAGAACATTCGCAAAAAGATATAAGACGTTTAATATTGACAGTGCAAGATTTATATCATACTTACGGAACAAATGTAATAAATGCAAAAAATTTTGATACATTTTTGAATTCATCATCTAAAAAATATATAGATCCTACTTTAAATGAGGCAACTGATATATTATTAAATGGTCATAATAATATAGATACATCTTTGAAATTATATGAATCAGATAAAGTATTATTGCCTTTAATGATACATAATAATTATACTGATGTTATATTAAAAAATAATCATAACAAGGATGAACAATTTAGACTATCATTAAAAATAGCTGAATTTTTAACAAAGGGTGATATAATCGAAGGTCATATATACAATGACCAACAATGGGAATTACAAACTACACACGGAATATATTCTTGCATAGAACCTTCTTATTATTTGAATCATAAAAAAGTTATTGGTTCTTATAAATATAATCAATATTCAAAATATTATTTTTCTAATGATTTACATAATACGTCATCAGGAAGACAAAATAAAAAAAAATTATTAAAATTAAATGCTGGTATTTCAAATATAAATATAATGACATGTATATATTTAATAAAATTAATGGATAAATTTTATTCAGAAAATAATTTAGAAGAATTTATAAATATTATGAAAAAAGATTATAATAAATTAAAATACATACATTTAGAATTATTAATTAAAATAGAAAAAACATCTAGTAAAAATAATAATAAAAATGATACAACTGAACAAAACAAAAAAGAAACAAAAATTTTGAACAAAATTAAAAAAATAATGAATGAAAATAACGATAAAAATATCAAACAAAAACAAATCAAAAAAACCGCAACAAAAAAAATACAAAATGATAAAGACAAATAGATAAAAAATTTATAAATATATAGAAACTGTTTCATTAATAAAATTTTACGATATAATTATTAAAAATAGAAATTTTATAATTATTTAAAAATATACTATTTAGGAATATAGAAAATATAGAATATAAAAAATTATGAAATTATAGAAATTGTGGGAATTATAAAAATTATAAAAATTATAAGGATTATAGAATTATAAGGATTATAAGAATTATAAGGATTATAAGAATTATGAAAATTATAAAATATTTTTTGGATATTATTTTAATAATTTATGTAATTATTTTTATAATTATTTTAAACATTTTTTTTAATTATTTTTTATTAAAAAAAAAATATATAATATATAGTATATAACCAATGACCGAATACAATAAGAATTATACTAGAAATACTAATGATAATAGAGATGAATCCAATAATGAAATTGCCAAATTGATTGCTGAAAATATGGACGATTTCAGTGTAATAATGGAATTAAGAAAAAAATATAAGGATTCAAAATTGGTCGATTCTATTTTTGACGCTTATAAATTAAAAAGACAAGCATTAGAAAAATATGCTTTAAAATTTAAGGAAGCTTTTGCTCAAAAAACTCGTTTCAAGAATTATTCAAATGAAGAAATGATAAAAAGAGCCAAAAAATACGCATCACGTCATAATATAACCGATGAACAATTTGATGCTTTTGTTAAATTAATTTTAACTGACACTAAAGAGATCAAATACTCAGAATTATCAGGTTTAGCAAATACCAAAATAGCAAAAACTTTAGGTTATCAAGCCATTGATATTTTCTCACTAAATACTGGTTTGAATTATGATCCTAAAGATGCTGATAAATTAAATGATATAATTAATTTAGAAAATTCAACAAAAGTATTACATAATCAAGTAGTATTACAAGGATTTTTATTTGAAGATTGTGCCAACCAAATTTTCTATGGAATGAGAAAATTCGAGCATTTTAGAAAAAATGCGTATTCATTCATTCATCCAATTTTGTTTGCAATGTTTGTTCATAAAATTAATGTATTTGATGAAGTCATGTTATACTCCTCAATTGGTAATTTAATGAAATTAAAATATAAGAATGCTAAAATAACAACAAAACCCGATTTTGAATTATATTGGAATTTATTACATGATCCATCAGAAAGTGTATGTAATGTTGATAATGCTTTACAAGATCTTAAAAATAGATTTATGTTACAAATTGAAATTTGGAAAAGTGTATTGCATTTAAGACAAGGTAATTTTTATGATGATTCAAGTTCATTAGGTTTTAGTGCTGCTTTGGAAAATTGTGAAAATAGAATTTATGATTTCCCTGATTTAAGTTTAATTCAAGACGAGGGAACTATTATGAAAAAATTGTTAGGTGCCTTTGGCTTAAGACCAACAATTGTAGCAACTACAATGGTTTCATCAAATATGCCTTTTTCAAGTAATATTTATGGTCGTGATACTATTTTAAATACTGCTGGACCAAATTTGACTAATTTGACATCAATCCCAATGTTAACCCTCAGATTACCCTTAGCAATAATGAATCCTAATAGTGCAAGACAACCAATTCATTTACAAGATACTTTTACTCAAATGCAATGGTTCTTAAATATTGGCGGAAATCGTGAAATTGTACCAAAAACTCAATCAATGATCCATACAAATAACGTATTAATCTTTTACGTTGTAAGACGATACCAATCATTCAATTTGGATAATTCAGGTATTAAATGTAATTTCGCAACATTACCATTATCAGTTTCAGGATTAGAAACTGTAAATGATCATCCTGTAGATTTTGAACATGATATTAATATTCAACAAAATCATTATAAATTAGCATCTGTAGTATGTGTATCAACTGATCCTAAAACCAAAGTCATAATTGGTTGTGTAGCTGCTGTTGTTATTCCTGCTGATGTCAATAGAGGAAGAATGAATGATACTTGTGTCTTATATGATCCTATTAATGCCTCAGTCATTAAAGATTATAATGGTTCCATTTTTGCTGATAAACCCATCGTATTTATTAATAAATATGCTATCAATATTCCTCAAGCAAGAAATGGTGATATTATTTATACACCAAGTTTAGAAGAACTTGCCAAGACAAGAGGAACCATCTTTATTTATAAAAATGTTACCCCTAATAGATTATGCTAAACAAAAAAAAAAAAATAACTTTAGATTAATAAATATATTTTAATTTTTTTATCTCCAAACAGTTGTAATAGACGGCAATGCATTTCTACCTGCATTACTAACATTAACAGGTAAGGCTATAGGATTAATAGGTTCAGATATATCTTTCAAGTATTTTTGATCAAAATTAATTCTTAATAACATTCCTGGTATAACTTCATCTATTACCAAATTATTTAGTTTTTTAACTTGATGAACTATTTTACCTGGCATATAAACTGCATTTTCTTTATATATCCCACTCATTACTATTAATAATTGACGTTGGTCTTGATCAACTACCATTTTGTATTTACCTTTACTTCTTATATATATCTCATTTTTTATCATATTTTGTAGTCTTTTAATATTCTTATCAGAATAAAATATTTTACTCAATGGACTATCTACTTGTAAATTTGTTAATGCCGTTTTTATTATTAAATCGTTATTAACAGGATTATCTTTTTTTAAAAATAATGCATTTCTACTTAAATCTGATATTGTCATAGTTTTCACCCCTAATTGATTAATTCCTTGACCTATATCATAAGGAGAACGCTTTTTATATTGTAACGGTATGTTATCAAAATCTGCATATGGTTGATAATTCATTATAATATATATTGCTAAAAAAAATATCATATAATATAACAGTATTTTAATTAATTTCAACGAATTTTATTATATTATATATATGTATATTTAATATGTATAGTAATATATATGAGGTTTATAATAACGTAAATGATAGTCCTGAACCTGATAAACAATTATTTAATAATAATTATAAACATAATAATAATTATGTTAATAATAATAATGTTAATAATAGTCATGATAATTATCATAATTACGATAATAATGATGATAATTATAATAATGATGATTATTTAAAAGAATTTGAATATCCAAAAAAAAATCATCCTTATTATATAAAAAAATTTATAAATAGTTTATCTGATAGTGATATTTTATCTTTAGCAAGTACTCATGATCCTGAAATATATAAGCATATATCAAATTGTAAATATTGTAGAATAAAAATAAATATAATTATGAAAAAAAGATTACTTACAGAAATGATGAAAAAAAACAAAAAAGACAAAAAAGATAAAAAAGATAAAAAAGATAAATATTTAAACAATTATCAAGAAAACATGACAAACCAATATATTTTTATTATCATTATAGTCGTAATATTATTTTTACTTTTTATCGATATCATTCTGAGAATACTTCCAACTAATAAATAAAGTGCAATCGTCAATAATTAATACATGAATATCATTTTTATATAATTTATCTATTATATAATCTATGCATCCTTTTTTAGAATAATAATTAATATTAACCGCATTATTAGGAACCCGAAAAAATAAATCAGTTTTATTGTATTTACATGTTTCATTTATTTTTTTTACACACAAATTATAAATACTATTGTAATAATTTTTTGTTTCAGCAATTTTCTCTTTTTTTTTATCTTCTATTAATTTAATATTTATTTTTTCAGTTTTTTTATTTTCCAAACTTTCACATATCGTATTCACATCGATTTTTCTTATCTTATAATTTTTTAATTCTGGCAATATAGTATCAATCGTTATTTTACTCATATATTATATTATTGAAAATAATATAACAATTCTTATCGTAAGAATTTAAACAATTATTGTAATGTTCAAATTATACTTATTATTTTATTTGTTATATTATAAAACTATGGATAATATAAACAAACAAGTTAATAATAATCAAGTTAATCAAGTTAATAATAATCAAGTTAATCAAGTTAATAATAATCAAGTTAATAATAACCAAGTTAATCGAGTTAATAATAATCAAGATGATAATGACAAAGTTAATGACAAAGTTAATAATGATCAAGGTAATAATGATCAAGTTAACCAAGGTAATAATGATCAAATTAATAATGATCGAGATAATAATGATCAAGATAATAATGATCAAGATAATAATAAGCAGAATAATAGTAATCAAGATCAAGATAATAATAATCAAGTTAATAATGATCAAGATCATAATAGGCAAAATAATGATATGCTAATTAATAATCAGGATAAAAATTTTATAAATAAAAATATTTTGGTATTTAGTGGTGGTGGCATTAAGGGTATAGCATTAATTGGTTGTTTAAGAATTTTAGAAAAATTGGAAATAATTAATAATATAAAAATTTTTGCTGGTGCATCAGTAGGATCTTTGATTATTGCTTTATATAATCTTGGTTATTGTGCAAACGAGTTATACAAATTTATAAAAGATTTTAATTTTGAAACAACACAAAATATAGATGTTATGAATATATTTTCGTGTTTTGGCATTGATAATGGAAAAAAAATAGAATTAATGATAGAAAAATTAATAATTAACAAAAAATATGATAAAAATATTACACTTTTAGAATTATACGAAAAAACTAAAAAAGAGTTAATATTTTCTAGTGTATGTTTAAACACTACTCAAGTTGAATACATTTCATATAAAAATTATCCCGATTTGTCTTTAATCAAAGCTATAAGAATGTCTATATCTATTCCTTGGTATTATACTCCTGTTGAAATAAATGGTAAATTATATGTTGATGGTGGTTGTATTGATAATTATCCTATTCACTTGTTTAAAAATGAAATACAAAATGTAATAGGAATTTATTTATTAGATTCATATACTGATATTGAAACTATTAATAATTTTGAAACATTTAGTTCTCAAGTTATAAAATGTTTTATGAAAGGTATGAGTTTTAATTCTACAAAAAGTTATGAAAATTATACTATTTTTGTAGATTTGAGAGATATTAATATTATTAATTATAATTTAAGTATCGACAAAAAAAAAGAATTATGTAAAATAGGTCTTCAATCTGTTTTAAATTGGATTAAAAATTAAAAATACTATCTTCTATAACTTGATTAAATACTTTATTATTTTCAAGTTCCATTTCCCTTTCCTTTAATAAATTTTCCAATGTATTTGAACTATATTTATTACTATTACAATTAATATCTTCTATTTCAAATTGATTAACAAATTTTATGTTTTCTTCTTTATCCAAAATATTAGGATCATATATTGATGCTCCTAAATATTTTTGATGAGTATCTAATTTAGAACCTACTTTATCAATCGCTTTACATGTTTTTACTAAAGTATCCGCTAATATATTTTCCATATCATCTTGTTCTCGTAACAATCTTAAATCATCTAATAAATTTTCTGTTTCATCTTCTTTAATTACTTCATCTAATTCATTTTTAAAATTCATTTCATAATTAAAAGAATTATCAGTTTTTTGTGTTATAATATATGCTTTAAATTCGTCTTTTAATGATTTATCAGATTGTTGTAAATTTAACGAGTTATCATATTTTATTTTATTATTTTTATTTTTTAAAACTAAATATGCTTCATTTATTTCTTCAAATATTTTAGCATCTCCTCCTTTATCAGGATGATGAATTTTACATAACAAACGATAAGCTTTATTAATATCATCTATAGAAGCATTTCTTTCAATACCTAATATTTTATAATAATCTAGAATTTCCATTTGTATATTTTACTATATTATATTTTTTTTTATATATAAACGTATATAAATGGTTGAAAAATTTATAAATTGCATGTTGTGTCATGCATTAGGCGATACAATTGGTTATAAAAATGGTGAATGGGAATTTATGGGGACGTTGGATAAAGTATATGAATTTATAGATTTAGGTGGTGTAAATAATATTTCGTTAGAAAATTGGTTAGTATCTGATGATACTGTTTTGCATATGAAATTAGCTGAAAGTTTATTAACTGATTATAAAAGTATAAACACTTTATGTGAAAATTTTAGTAATAATTTAATAATAGCTAGGGATGATTTTTTAGAAGAAGGATTAGCAAAAAGAGCCCCCGGAAATATTACTATGGCAATGATTAAAAATTTAAAGGATGGTATAAAATGGAACGAACAAATATATAATACTAGTTATGGTGGCTCAGGTGCGTCGATGAGAACTGCTTGTATAGGATTGTTATATCATGGTCTAAATAATCGTAGTTTATTAATGCAAGTAGCTATAGAAACTAGTAGGATTACACATAATAGTGCCGTAGGTTTTTTAGGTGGTTATACTACTGCGTTATTTTCTGCTTTCGCGATCGAAGGATTACCTATAGAAAAATGGCCTTTTTTATTATTAGAATATCGTGATTCGATATTAGAATATATAAAATTAACAAAACGAGATGTAAAACAATATGAAAACGATAGTCACATATTTTATGATAAATGGATAACATATATAAAAGATAAATTTGATGATAATAAACAAGTCATCAAAAGAAAATCTACGATAAATTTATATTTTAGATGTAAATACTATCGCGATAAACTAAGTTATTTAATTAAATCTAATAATTATGATCGCCATATGCAATTAATTGGTGCTGGGGGTGATGATTCAGTAATAATAGCATATGATTGTTTATTAGATGCTAAAGAAAATTGGGAAAAATTAATTTTTTACGCAATGTTACATACTGGTGATACTGATACAACAGGTTGTATAGCTGGTGCATGGTATGGAATATTATATGGTATAGAGAGCATTCCTAAAAATAATTTTAAAAATTTAGAATATAAGGAAAAAATAATAAATTTAGCAACAAATTTATATAATAAGTATAAAAATAATAATTAATATAACAATAATTATTTTTATTTTTATTAAATATAATAATTATTATTTATGATAATAAAATGAGTATTATTATAAATAATAATTATTTTTGTTAAATATAATAATTATTATTTATAATAATAAAATGATTATTATTATAAATGATTATTATTTTTGTTTATAAATTTAATTTTAATTTTTTTATTTTATTATATATATAGAATGAGCAATTTTTTACGACAATACGAGGATGCCCGTTTTTGTTTTACACAAGAGTTAAACGATGATCGTTGGGCTGTTATATTAAAATATATATTATTACCTTTATTTAATAGTAGGGACGTTAAAGGGATTGTTAGACAAATCCGCAATAGTGAAGGTGAATTTAGTGACTTTGGCGTGATATTTAGTTCCGATAAAATGCAAAATGAATTAGTTGACGCATTTACAAATTACGCATATTATGGGCATTTAATTACTTTTAATAACAGTTATCAAAAAAAATTTCTTAACAAATATAAATCGTTAAACAATCCTTTAATTAAAAGAATATATGATAAAATGTATAAAATTGATACTCGTGCCCCAAGTGTTTCTATAAATGTAGACGAAATTCTACTATATATTGCGAATATGGTAAATATCGTAGGTGATGATTTTGAATCAGATACTAAAAACATAGATAATTCTGGATTAGTTTTAAGTGCTAGAGACAGATACAAGTCAGTGATCGATCATTTAGGAAAAGAAATGAAGAAAGTGCATGAACAAATCAATGAAAACTCTTTTGATGACGATGATGATGATGATGAATATTATGGAGGCTATATGATGCGAGGAGGTGTTAATCTCAATAACCAAAATGAAGCCGAAAAGTTTTATAAACGATATGTTATGCCTAAAAATATTCCAATTTTTACTAAACATAAACCAAATACCTATTGGACCAACAAATTGCGTGATATGGCAAAAGTCCCTGGTCATTCCGATGAAACTGGCGATGAAGAAGATGCAATTATAGGTCTTAATATTGAATTTAACAAATGGTATAGAAAAAATGTAGGTGGTAATTATAGATATTTTTATATTACTCAAGATGCTTCTGGAACCGATAAATCGATTGAAAATAATGATTATGTTCCTGAGGGTAAAACATGTGGAGGTTTAGAATTGAGAAGAGACGACTGTAATAAAATAATGAGTATTTTGGCTTCTCGTGATCCTGATTATATCAAGAATCAATTGAAAACTTTGTTGGAAGACAAAGATTTTTGGCAAGATATTAAAAAATCAATTGAACAATCTACTTTACATCCTCATATAGCTATTGAAATTTTGAAAAGATTTGGATTTAAGAAAGTAGAAGGAGAACCAAGAATATGTAGTGTAACACATTGGTTAGAAAAAATTGTAGCTAAAAAATTTTTAGATGCTGCCATGTCCATTGCTGAAAAAGATAAATTCCTTAAAACAGTTAGAAGTAATGAAAAATTGAACAAATTTTTAACTTATCTTGTCCATTATATAAATAATAATCCCGGGTTGTTAGATCAAAATTATACTGTGACTAATGATGTTTACCATCAATATAATACTGATGATGAGATTCCTCAATGGATCAGAGAAATGGGTATTGAAGCCCGATTAGAATACAGAAACGCAACAGATGATAAATCATTGGAAAGTTTGGTAAGAACTGCTGGCTTAAATTATGGTAGAAATACTTATACTAATATACGTGAAATGAGAGATAATATCATAAGATATTTAACTCAAATATTACCTCAATATAATCAAGCAATGTATGGTGGTAATCCTATTATTGGCATAAAATTACCTTATGTAGATATAAGCCGTGAATTTAACAATGAAAATTGTCATAAATTTTATAGTGATATGTTTAAAAGATTACTTGCTCAAGCTGAACGAAGAAATATGAAAATTACTACCAAAGATCATAATTATATTGAAGCTCAATTGAAAAATCTTAGAATCTATCAACAAAAATTACATCAAATTTTAACTAAATTCGCAAAAATTGTTATCGAAAATAACAATAGAAATGATAAAACACAAATGATTGATATTAATGCTTATATTACAAAATTAGATGAACGATTGGATAAAACATATGCTCAACAAGAAAAAATTAGAAATTCAATGTACAAAATCTTAAATAGTTCTGCCTTTGCAAGAGAATTAAATAAATTAACTTCTAAACAAAGATATGAAAGTATTGATGCTGCATTTGAATAAATTATTTAAATAATATTATTATTAAATAATACTGACCCTATACCATCTTTTACCCTAAAGATATTATATACTCGTATATATGATCTAAAATATACTATATTTGATCTTTTTTTTTTGTTGAGTTTAATTTTAAAATTAAAATTTGATATTTTTTGCAAATTAATTATACCTGATGGATTTAAATTTTCTGGATACAGAGCAAATGAATAATTGTGAATATCCATTTTATTATCAGTATGTGTATGATATTGATATGGTTGGATTAAAGTATAATATTGTGAATCCATTATTAATTGCCTTTTTATTGAATTTATTAATATTTGTTCTTCTTTGATATTTAATCCGTAATCAAAATAATTTTTATTTTTTTTTGCATCTTCTTTTTGTATTACCCAAAATATTTCTTTACATAAACCTAAATATCTTACAGGTATGTCATTCGATCTTTCATATAGTATTTTCTCATCGCCATATAATATTTGACTAATTAAATGATCGCCTTCGCATTTATCTAATATTATTTTTTTTTCATCTTTGTCTAATGCAATATATTCACAAAATATAAAAGTATTCTTTAATTTATATTTGGATAAATCAATATTATCACAAATAGTATGATCATTTATACTTACATAATTTTTATTTTTATCATATATATAACCATTTTCTTTTAAAAATTCACCTTTTATACATTCGTAATACATTTTACCAGTATTAATATCATGATAATAAAATATACCCTTGCTTATTTTTTTATTATTTTTAATTTGATATATTTTCGTATTATTTTTAAATAAAACTATTAAATCTTCAATATTAATATAAGGTAGGATTTTTATACAATTCTCAATACTATTAAAATCAACGTTTATTTTTATATCTTGGTTTTGTAATCCTATTAATGGCAATGCTAATTTTGGAAAAGTATTGAACCAAAAGGTTAATGGTATAAAAAATATAAAGTCTTTTTTATAGTTACTATAATTATTGATTTCTTCACTTAAACCAATATATCTATCAAACCTTTTACTTATTGGTAAAACTATTTCATACCAAATATTTAACCAATCACCATAATGTTTATCTATCAATACTGAACCTATTTCTAATTCAATACTTTTAATTATCGCAAATGCTACTTTTTTTACCCATGCGAATTTCATATTATCAGGTAATTCAATACTTGGAACAGTAAATGTTAATGTCATTTTATTTAACATATCACCATTTTTTGATATTGTACACGTATATCTACCATTAAAATTAGGTTCAGTTGTAAATGTATTTCTTTGTATATCTTTCGCAAAATTTGATATTCTTTTATAAGCATATTTAAAATTAGTAATTTCAGGTTTATTAGTTAAATATTTATCTTCGACACCTTTTGCTATTAATTGTATTATACCGGCCATTATATATATTATAAACATTAATTTTATATTTTATTTGCATATAATGTTATTTCAATAGGATCAGTATTTAAATCATCTATAAAATATTCTATTGCCAAGTTATTTATTTTATCAGTTATTAAACAACCGGTATTTATGTTTGTGTTATATAAACAAAAACTATAAGTTATTATATCTACATTAGGTTCAATGTTTATTGACGTAAAATTATTATATGGTTGTGTATATTTATAAAACCCTAAAATTTTATCATGTTCTCTTTTAACATCATTCAAATATATTGTCAAACTTTTTATAGGATTATAATTATTATATTTAATATAAATTATTATATTAGCAATATTCCCATCCAAGAAATATTTTATATATGAAGTTTTATAAATAGTGTTAGTCGGACTAATATATAACGTTTTTAATTCTTTACTTAATTCATTATATACTTCACTACTTATTTTACTGCTTAAATCCTTACTTTTAATATATTTACGAAATAAGGAATTAAGTAATGATTCATTATTTAATTCATTGCTTTTAATATAATTGCAAAGTATTGATGCTTCTATCTCATAGTTATAAGGTAATGATACAAAATCATCAATAATTAATAATTTTTTTAAAGAATTTGTTTTAATATTTATGTAAATATTAGTATCACATGTTGGATAAGTAAATATTTTATTATCAAATAACATTAAGGGAATATATACTTTGTTATTTTTATTAAAATTAACCATTCTTTTAAAATTTTTATAATTATTCTTTGTTTTTGTCAAAATATTATACATGGTAATGTATTTACCATCAGTTTTATCGTAAAGTATATTATCAATATATAATTCTGCATTTTCAATAATATAAGAAATATTTTTTGCAAATTTGAATTTTGGCAATTTGTTATTTTTTATTCTTAAAAATAATTTTTTTTGAATTAGTAATTCATCATAATATTTTTTTTTGTTTACAATTATTAAATTAATATTTTGTTTAATATAATTAATATCTATATTTTCTTCCAAAGTTAAAGAACCATATAATTTTATTAAATAATATTCTAATTCTGTTTTTGAATATTCATAAAAAGATATTTTGTTATATTTATCGTTTTCTATTATGTAATAATTTTTTTTTATTTCGTTAATTAGTTCTTCACTTTTTTTATTATTTATTATATTATTCAAATAAGGCTTAATTTTATTATAATAATCATTATCATTATCATTATTATTATTATTACAAGTTCTACATGTATTATTACTACATTTATCATTATCACATGTATTATTATTACATATATCATTTGTATTATTTTTTGTATTATAAATGATGTTTTTAATATTTGCCAAGTTTCTAATTTTTTCTGAATTGTCTTTAATATAATTAATTTTTTTTATTAAACTTGGAATGTTATTATAATTAAAATAATTATTAGTCATTAATTTTTTGAAAGAATCTAAAATGTTATTGATTTTTGGATTTGTTAAATTATTTTTTAACATGATATCGTTAATATTTTCTATAATTTTGTATATTTTAGTCATAATTTTATTATCCAATATATAACATAATTTATTATCAATATTTTGTTGTCTTAGTAATATTTTTAATATGTTTAAAGAATTAATTTTGATATAAATTTGTTCAAATATTTTATTATCAAAATTATTCATTATTTCTTCGATAATTAAATATGGTAAATAATTTATGCAAAAAGTTTTTATAGTAATATCAATTTTATATAATTTTGCTTCATTACATAAATATTTGTCTAGTTTTGTTTTTAAATATTCTTCATTATATAATTTTATAATATCATTAATAAAATTAATATGATGATTTATATATTTATAATGTTTTTTTGTTAAATTTAAATCAATTAACCAATTATTTGAATCGTTATATAAAATATTGGTTTTATGTAATAAATTATTTAAAATATTGTATTGTTCTAATTTTAAAATATATTGAGAATAAATAAAATCAGATAAAGTATTATTTGGCTGATATTTTTTAATTACGTTGATTAATTTATATTTGTAAGGTTTTTTTTTGATTTTAGTTAATATATCATTAATTATATTATCATTGTCATTTAAAATAATATCAAAATATATTTTTATATCATTGATCAAACAATTATCATTGTAATTATTAGTATTGTTAGTATTATTGTAAATATAATCATTATTATCGTCAGTATCATCGCCAGTATCATCGTCAGTATCATCGACAGTATCATCATCTGTATCATCGTTATCAGTATTATTGATATTATCATCATCATTAGTATCATTATTATCATCTTTATTAATATCGTGATTATCAAGTATTAAATTTTTGATAAATTTTATAATAACATAAAAAATTTGATTTTTGTTGATAACTATTAAATCATTATTTATATTCAACATATTATAAAATGTTTCTATTTTATTTTTTAAAATATTATTAGTAGTTATGTTTATTATAAATTTATTTTTGGATTTAATATTATCGATTAATAATAATATGTTATTAATATCATTATAAATATTTAATTCCCTATCTAAAAAATCAATTACATCAATATTATCATTATAATTAGTTATGTTAATATTTTTATTTTTAAAGTGTTCTAAAATTTTATTTCTTGTTAAAGTGTCATATTTTAAATTTAATTCAGGTCTTTTTATTTTTAAAAATATTTTAGTAAAACCATCTAAATATGTATCTATTTTAACTGTCGAAACTGAATTGAACGAAAATTTATTTGTAAATTGTAATTCTTTAAATTCAACATAAAAAGGCTCATATTTACTAGAATTTTGTTTAAATAACGAATTTTCAGAATAATTATCAATATAATTTACTTGATTTGCTACTAATTGGATAAATGCCATATATATTTATAAATAATAAAATTATTTATGTTATATTATCCATAGGTAAAACCTAAATTACCAAAACCACTATAAAATCTTAAAATATTTATATTTCTTGAATAAATAGTTATTAATTTGTTTTCTTTAATATCTATTCTATCTTTATTTAATTGTATTTGTAATTTAGGTCCTTTTATGACTGACAAATTAGCTGATCCGCTATTTTGTAAATTTTCGGGTATTAATGAAAAAGAATATATATATATACCTTTTTGAGAACTAGTATGATATAAATAAGATTGTATATAATTGTAATATTCCTTATTATATCTATCAGTCAGATTATCACTACCAAAAATAATAGTAGCATTATCCATTTCATAATAATTATTATAATTTATTAATTTAGAAGATTGTATAGTCCAAATAATTTCTCTAGAAGGATGAGCAAAAATATCTAAATTGGCTAAAATATCTTGTTCGTTTGTATAAATTTGATAAATTTGTAATTGATTAATAATATAATCGACACTGCCTCTAGCAAATTTTTCTCGTTCCAGTTCATCTAAATAAATATAATTTGCATATAAAGAAACATCTAAATAATGATTTTTATATTTATTATAAATAATATCTGAATTAGTATTAAATATTTTACAAAATTTATTTAATTCCAAATCTATTCTAACATCATTGTATTGTAAACATAATAAAGGCAAAGAATTTTCATAATATTGACAAAACCAAAATCTTAATGGAATAAATAAAGTATATTTCGGTTTATTTTTTTTATTATATTTATTTAATATTTTTACATTACCAATCATTTTATTATAAACATGTTTCATGTCTATTTTTTTTGTTAAAGAATACCATACATTTAACCAATTACCATCATGTTCATCAATTTTATTACCACCAATATATACACTAATTGTTTTTATTATTGCATGGCCTAATCTTTTTACCCACGCGCCAGAAATTATATTATTATTATCATTATTATTATTAATTTTTTGGATTAATAATTTAATACGATAAATCAAATGATTAATATTTTCTTTCAATAATTCTTTAGTATTTATTAAAGTTAATAAATATGGATCAAAGTCATGCCATTTGAAAATATAATTAAAAAAATTATTATTTTCTAAAAATTCTTTAAATTCTAATATTAATTCATTATTGCAAAAATATTTTTGTATTTTTTCTTGAATTTTTTTAACATTATTATTATTCTCGGCTTTGCAAAAATTATTTATTAATATATATAAATCTTTGTAAATTTGTAAATATTTATTAATATCATTATTCATATTATTATTATTATTATTAAGAATAATTTCGGGAATTTTTATTCTGATATATGTTTTACTTAATAAATCGCCAGCTTTAGGAATAATAAAAGAATATTTTGAACCAAATGTATTATTATTTTGAGAAATAGGAAAAATTTTTAAAGTGTCTAATGCAAAATTAGTATGTCTTTTATAAACATATAAAAATAATGTAATTTGAGGTTCAAAAGTTAAATAACAATCCTGTTCGCCTGTTAATGTTAGAAGTAAATTTCCACACGACATTTATATATAAAAAAAATATAATTTATTATAATAATATACTTTAGCATTTTAAATTAAAATACATAGTAATACTAATACAAAAATACAAACCAAATACATAATAATATAATAATTATTATTCACTATTTTATTATTTGATACATTGTCCATATATTCATATAAATCATAAACAGGAACTTGATATGTATCATTAGGTAATATTGAATCATCAGCAACAATATTTAAATTATCATCAGGTATAATAAAATCTACGTTGTTACTTGAAACAGGATAATAATAATTATACCAGGTATTAAATGGATAATCAAAATAATAGTAATAATAAGGATACATATAATACCATCTTAATGGTTTATAATTAAAAAATGGATAATAGTATAAATCAGGATAATAACCATAATATCCAGAACCATAATAACCAGAATCATAATATCCTGAGCCCAAATACCTATTATAATTATTATAATTTTTTCCTTTATAATAATTATTCCATTTTTTATTATACCTCGTTAATTTATTATTAGAACCAGGTCTAGAACCAGGTCTAGAACCAGGTCTAGAACCAGGTCTAGAACCAGGTCTAGAACCAGGTCTAGAACCAGGTCTAGAACCAGAACTAGGTCTAGATCCAGAACTAGGTCTAGAACCAGATCTACCGAAACTAGATCTACCTGAACTAGATCTACCGAAACTAGATCTACCAGAACTAGACCTAGAAGATCCTGATCTAGAAGATGATGAACCTCTTGAATGTGCCATTTTATATTAATAATAAGAAATTATTTGTGTTAAAATTATAAATTTATATAATTATGAATTATATATGAGCGGAGGTATATTGCAATTAATTTATACCAGTGAATATTATATTAAGCCAACCGTTACATTTTTTAAATCTGTAATACGTAATAATACAATATTTTCAAAAGAAACAAAAATATTACCATTAGATAATTTTGGATTTGGTAATTTGTCAGAAATATTTATACCTAATTCAGGAGATTTAATAAATACACTTGTTTTAAAAATAACTTTACCAGAAATAACAACGACACAAACTATAAATTTTGCTTGGATAAAATATATTGGTTATGCAATTATTAAATATATCAAGATAGAAATAGGAGGCCAATTAATAGATAATATAATAGGCGAATGGTTATATATATGGTCATTAATTTCTACTAAAAGCGATAAATATCGTGATCTCAATACTATTATAGGTAATGTATCATTATTAACAAATTATGATAATAACACTAAACCTGAATATGATTTATTAATTCCTATACCTTTTTGGTTTAATAATTATGAAACATGTTTGCCCCTTGTTTCGGTAATGTATCAAGATATAAAATTAAAAATAAAACTTGAAAAATTAAACAAATTAATAATTACAAATGACATTAATTATATAATAAATGAAATTCAACCAAAAATACAAAATTTAGATGTATATTTAGATTATATAAATTTAAATTTACCTGAAAGGAAACAAATAGCAACCTCAGATATTTATAATACTATTGAACAACATCAATACATAAAAGATAATTTATATAAAGGAGAAAACATTATAAATTTAAATTTGTCATTAAATGTAAAAGATTTAATATGGTTCAGTAGAAATATAAATTATTATTCGTGTGAAAAATTTTTATGTTATACAAATTCTAAAAATTGGTCAAAACAAATTATAGAATTTTCATATGGTTTAATTCAAGATAGTTCATTTTTATCGGATAGTTTATTAAAATCTTTAGAAGATGGTTTAGAAGTTGTTTTACCTCAACAAACTAAATATGTCAATAATAATAAAATAAGTATAATTAATAATTCAGATAAATATTACAATATTAATATCAATTCGTTAATTTACGAAAACAATAATTTATTAAAAAAAATATCTTGTGAAATTATTATAAATGTTAATTATAATATTAAAATTAATAATTTAAAAACTAGTATAAAAATAAAAGATATTAGTATTCCAGTTAAATATTATATTGATAATAGATTTCAAAATAATGACGTATATGTTAATCAATTTACTAATTTTGGTAAATATATCGATGGAACAATTAATGTAATAAAAAAATCAAAATTATATATTAATGGGTATAATTATTTTAAAAATAATAATACGTTTTTTAATATTATTCAACCTTATTTATATTATAATAATTACTTTAATAATCATATAAATATTTATAGTTTTTCGGTCGATCCTTTAGCAATTATACCAACAGGTGAATTGAATATGAGCGATTTTTTAAAAAAGTATTTGTATTTATATTTGGATAATTGTTATAATAGCAAGTTTTGTGGTAGTTGTGTTAACAGTAGTAGCGATAGTAGTAGCGATAGTAGTAGCGATAGTAGTAGCGATAGTAGTAGCGATAGTAGTAGCGATAGTAGTTGTGGTAGTAGTAGCGATAGTCGTGTTAAAAATGATGAATATGAAGTTATAATAATAGCTAGGATAATAAATAGGTTATTAATAAGTCACGGTTTAGTTGGTATTGGTTATTAAGCTAATTTATTTATTTTACTTATTAAATTGTTATTAAATTTGAATTTTTTTAGTAATAATTTTTCGTTATCTGTTAAATTAATAATATTTGGTTGTATTAAATTATTAAATTTGTAATTGAAATTTATATTATTATATTTTGCCTTATGAATTATTGTATTATAGGTTTTAATAGAATTAATAAAACGATTTGTATATTCTATAAAATATTTGTTAAATATTCGGATGCAATTTATTTTTAATAATCTGATAAATTTTTTGGTTTCTTCGAATTTATAATGAATACTTAATTCTTTGGAACTAGAACTTTTCCAAATAAATTTATTTAATTTTATACAAAATCTTTCGCCATGTGTTTTATCTTGTTTCATATAATTAACATGTATAGGTATAAGATCAGATTTAATATTTGGTATGATTATTGTTCTTTTTTTATGTTTTTTTATTTCGCCATAAACTAAATTATTATAACGATTATCTAAATTAATGCCGTTAAAATGTGATATAATAACTTTTTTATTATTAAAAAAATTTTTACATTTTTTGGCCATTAAAATATGATGTAATAATATTTTTTTTTTAACATTATCTAAAACATGAATACAATATACATTACCAGTTCTATCGACCTTAAATTTTTTTTTAAGTTTGTTAATAAATAAATAGTCTAAATAGTCCATTACTACAGGATAAATTATACCTTTATATTTGACTTTTAATATACCATATCTTTTTCTTTTGAATATTATATTGTCCATTATATATTACTAATATTTATTTTGCAGTAAAATTCAAAAAAAAAAATGAAAAAAAAAATTTACAACGACTTTAACCCTTATAAAGCATTATAATACATAAATTTTATATATAATGGCAGAATTTAACTTGTTAAACATCAAATACAAAATTTTTATCCATCCAAAACAAGCGACTATTGGTTCGATTGCATTTGTTGCTAGGAATGCGATTGACAAATATAAAAAATTTCATAAAATTAACGACGATATGATGTTTAATGAATGTTATCAATTATTAGATGATATTAATACATTATATCAAGAAACATTAAAAATATCATTTAGTATGGATTATGTTAATTTTATAAGAAAAATATTTGAAAATGATTATGCTTTAGGTTTTAAGGTAGATAAAGATATTTATAACGAATATTTTCCTTATAAGAATGATAAAGTTCAACTAGTTCAATTAAACGTCGTCAAGTTATTCGAAATTTTATTTTTGAAATTACGATTTTGGGGATATGTTTTATCAGAATTAGGCATTAATGGCTATTTTAGTGATGAACAAGCGCAATTACGTGATTTATTTAATACTTTTTTGTCAAAATACACAAGAAATGAAACTATTGTAGCAAAAAAAAATTATAGAAAAAATAAACAAACTGAGGAAATGGAAGAATATTATATTGAATATACATTATATTCAGAAAAATGGATTGAAGATTTTAATTTGAAAATTAGATCTTTTGAACAAAATAAAAAATAATTTTTTTTTTATAAAATTACCATTTAGACCTACATAAAACGCAAGTAGGATTTTTATTATTTTTTATCCACATATTAAAACATTGCTTATGAACAGGGTTTCCACAAGCATATTTACAGTAATCTAATTCTTCGCCATTATTTATTTCATCTAAGCAAATAGGACATAATTCTTCGTCCATTCTCATAGGAACAGTAATATTTTGTGAAGCATTTAATATACCATTGATATTATACTCTTTTTGTAATGCTTCAGGAACATACAAAAAATTAGCTATTTGTTGCATATCTGAAAACATTTTTGTTAATTCATTATCAGTATATTTTTTATTTTCTACATTATTGGGATTTATTAACATTACACGTAATAATATAAAATATATATGCTTACATCTATTATGTCTAGTTGTATAATCAGGACATGTACAGGTTGGCGTTGATTTTATATTAACTGTATAAATATTACCTGTAGATCCTAACACACTAAATTTTTTTTCCTGATTATTATTGTTTTGAGCATCAAAATTAATCAAATATAAATTTTGGGTTAAACCTCGTTGTTTTCTTGTTGTCATTATAATATGAATATTATTATTACATTTATATGTTAATATTTTTTTTTCATTTTTTTTATATGTTTGTTTCAATAATTATAATATAAATAAAATAACAACAAAAAATAGTTTTTTGTAATATTTTACCTGCTAATAAAAAGCATTAAATACGGTATTTTAATTTTTATGTTCGTTCGAATAATAGATAATTAACTAATTGCGATTAATATTATGGTAATTCTAAAAAATATCATTTTAAAGATATCTTAATAAAAAATATTAAAAAAGTTTTTACAAATATTTATTTATCTAAGATAATAACAAAATGAATAACAATAATAAATAATAATAAGGTAATTAGTAATAATAAAAAAGTATGAATAAATAATAACAAGGTAATTAGTAATAATAAAAAGGTAATTAATAATTAATAATTAATAATTAGTAATAATAAAAAAGTATAAATAAATAAAAAGTAAAATAGTAAAAAGCAAATAAATTTAAGAAGCATAAGCCAAACCACCCATACCAGACATTACTCTGAATACGTTGTAGTTAAAGTCATATACGTACAATTGGTTATTAGATGAAGCGTTTCCATTGCATCCTTTAACGTAATTGAGGGAAGGATAATTTCCGATTTGAGTAGGATCTCCAACAGCCAAAATTAATTGAGTGTTATCAATTCTTGAAAAGTTGCAAGTTCCAGATGGTTGATGTTGTTCAGGCATCAAAGCAAATGAATAGACGTTAATTCCATCAGCAGGGGTATTGGTATGACATTCATCAGGAACAACATAATTGAAGTATGAACCTTCTCGTTCATAAAATCTATCATGACCATTCAATTGGATCTTTGCAGCCAATACGGGGTTTCCAGTTCCGTCAATCAATACACCATAATTATGCCATTGGTAAACCATAGCATCATCATCTTTATTAAATCTAGTGTCATTTAAGCAAGATAAGGGGAATGACAAATCTCTAACGGTCAAACTAGTTTTAACGTTTGAGCATTGAACATTGCAGTTTTCATCTACATAAATTTCACAGAAAATCTTATCGGTTAAACTATATTTAGTTCCTTTGACGACCAATGAGTTAGTATTAATTAAAAGTGATTTATCTTTGCATTTGTTATCTACAAAGATTTTACCGTTCTTAGTCAAACCAGCTTCATTAGGTTTGAACAATTCCCATTCACCACAAGTAGGGTATGAATCGGATGAACAAGATGAGCTAGATGAACTAGATGAACTAGATGAGCTTGAACTATGATCACAATCAATCAAGGTAATACTGTCCAAAATTATTTTGGTTGCAGCATCATCTAAAACATTATTCCAGTCATCACCTCCATAGTAATAAACAAAGTTTTCACCACTGTTATAATTACCGTTAATAATAGCCCAGACTAATTCTTTACTTGGATGATTGAAATCCAATTTGATTTTCTTTGATTGAGTATCAACATTTTCAACATTAGTAAATTGAACTTGTTCAATCAAATATTCATGACCAACTTGAGCGAATTTTCGTCTTTCATCAGAATCACAATATACATAATTGATCAACATTTCAGCATTAATATCTTTGATTTTGTTAATATCATTAGCTCTGAAACAAGCATTAGATACGATCAATTGTTCCAATGGTCTGAAGACAAAGTTTAATTTGACTTCATGATATTGTAAAGCAATTAAAGGTAAAGCTAAACCACAATGTCTGTTGAACCAAAATTTCAATGGAACGAACATAACATAAGCAGGTTTAGGCAAGTTATCATAAGTAGTTAATTCAGGAACGTCACCAATCATTTTCAAAAATCCACGTTCTCCATCACCAGCATGACGAGCTAATTCATACCAAATATTTAACCAAATACCATATTGTCTATCAATTCTTGAACCTCCAACTTCAACTTCTACGTAATCAATCATAGCGTAACCAAGACGTCTTACGTAAGCAAATTTACTATCGGGACTAGAAGGAACATATTCATTCAAAAATACTCTTAAATACATTTGAGTGACTAAATCACCATTTCTACTAACCAAAACAGTTGATCTTTTACCATAACCAGGTTGAGATTGGAAAGTAATAGGAATTGGTTCAATTGAAAAATTAGTGTGTCGTCTGTAGACAATTTTGAAGAAAGTAATTTGGGGGGAACCTGTAAGATATACATCTTGGGCTCCATAAGCTACTAATTGCATTAATCCTCCTGACATTATTTATTATATACTATGTTCAGATAAAAATTATTTAAAAAAAAATTAATAAATTATTTTTCTATATTTAAAATATTTTTTTATACATTATTTTTATATTTTTTATATGTTATTTCATAATATTTAAACCAATGTTTTATATTTTTTATATGTTATTTATTTTATTACAATATTATTTTTATTTATTTTGTAAATTATTTATCATTCTTTATTCTTTTTTTTATAATCAAATGATCAAAACCAATTAATAAACAACAAAACAAATTATTAATTAAAACAAATAACAAAAATGAATAACTATAACAAAAATAAATAACAACTTTAAATAAGAAATAATAAATCTAAACAAGAAATAATAAATTTAAACAATAAATAATAAATAATATTACAATAAATAATAAAAAAACAATTTTTGACAAAATTATTAAGTGCGTAAAAATTATTATTTTTATAAAATAATAATTAAAATAACAAATAATATTTAATTAGATACGAGACCACTGAAACCATTATCAATTCTTAATATATTGTAATTCGTAGCATAAATATATAAATTATTTTCCAGATCATGATTTAAAAATTTATAATTATTGTATTCAATATTATCATAAAATAATTCTAATTCAATTTTTTCTATTCTAGAAAAATTAGCAAATCCAGATGGTTGTATTTTTTCAGGTTCTAAAGCAAACGAGTATGACATTATACCATTACAAGGTATATTAGTATGATGTTCTAAAGGTTGTAAATAATTATAATACAAATAAGATAGTTTTGTTATTCTCTCTAAACCATTAAATAATATTCTAGCGCTTTTTATTTGAGATCCTGAACCATCAATATATAAACCGTAATTATTAAATTGATACACTATTGAATCTAAACTATCGTTAACACGTGTATCAATCATTTGTGTAGTCGGTATTGATATGTCCATAATTGTTATGCTTGTAGTTAATTCGTTAATTATAATATTACCTTCTTTATTAATTGTAACAATTACATTAATTTTGCCAGTAATATTTAATTCACCAATTTTTAAAGAACTAGTATTAACATACACTTTATTATCATTATTATTTATAATATAGAAAGTATCAACTAATTTACTACTATTTGCATATACTTTTACCCATATACCATTTTCAGGTTTAATATTAACACTTATACTTTTCAATACAATTAATTTAGATGCTTCTATTAAATTAATTTCTTTAATTTTGTTTAAATATTCTTCTGAACGATTATTATAATTATCTACAATTAAAGTATCAGAATAATATACAAATTGTTGGCCACTTGTATAATTATAATTTTTGATGGCCCAAAATAATTCTTTTACGGGTAATTTAATATCTGATAAATTATACATATTTGGCATTAAATATTTTATATTTTCACTCTGTATTTGTTCTATTAAATATTCATTTAAAGTTGTTAATATTTTATTTTTTTCAAATGTATCCAAAAATACATATTGTGTTAATAAATAAGAATTAGTTATATGCAAGTTATTACAAAAATTTTTACTTGAAACTATTAATTTATTGATTTTTTCTAAAGATATTGTTAATACAAAATTATTATAAAATAAATTATTTATAGGAAAAGCATGTGTATAAAAACGGTTAAACCAAAATTGCAATGGTATCATTAACGTATATGATTTTTTAATAGAAGAATTATAACTTGTTAATTCAGGTATATTTCCTATCATAGCATCATATGCTTGATAAATATTTCTATTACCAGACAATTCCCACCATATATCTAACCATGTTCCATATTGTTTATCGTATTCAGTTCCGCCTATATTGATTGTCATATTTTTAATAATCGCATGACCTAATCTTTTTACCCATGCAAAATATGCATTTTCAGGTATAACTTGAGGTATTTCTAGACATAAAAACATTTTAGATATCAAATCACCCGATTTATTAACAATTACAGAAATCGAATTCCCAAAATCCAAATTACCAATATTTTGTTGGAAAGTTTCTATAGCAAAATTAGTATGTCTAACATATACACACCTAAAAAAAGTAATATCATCATTACTAAATATATATGCATCCTGATCATTACCACTTAAAAAATGTAATAAAAAACCTTGCATTAAAATATTATATATAATAAGGCTAATTTATTTTTTTATATAAAACACTTATTTTATTAATAAAATCTACTTATTTATTATAAATACTTGTTTTCAAATGCCTAATGTTTTATTTATCTTGCCAGTAAATTTATACAAACAATTAACAATAAATAATTATACAAAAATTTATATTATAGAACATCCTGTATATTTTACAAAATATAACTATCATAAACAAAAATTAATATTCCATAGAGCAACGATGAAATATTATTACGATTATATCAAAAAAAAATACAAAATAAATGTTCAGTATATTAATGTTTTTGACTATGAAAATTTTTTTGAGAATTTAACAGCAATAAATATATTCATGTTCGATCCTGTTGATCATGATGTTACTAAAGATATTACTAAAAAATGTAAAAAAAATAATTTAACCTTAAATATTTTAGATACTCAAACTTTTATTACACCATTAAGAATATTAGAAGAATATAATAATACACACAAAAAATTAATACAATATCATTTTTATATATTTCAAAGGAAACGATTAAATATTATGGTAGATAAAAATAATTTACCTTTAAATAATAAATGGACTTTTGATACTGAAAATAGAAAACCATTCGATAAAAAATATAATAATGAATCGTTTCCTAAAGAAATAAAAAATAAATATACAATAGAGGCAATAAAATATGTTAATAAATATTTCATAAAAAATCCTGGTAAAGAATTTAATTGGTTGCCAATTGATCATAAAGCTAGTGAAAATAAATTAGATGATTTTATAAAAAATAAGCTAAAAAATTTTGGTCCTTACCAAGATGCAGTTAATGATAACATTTTTGCAGGATATCATAGTGTTTTATCGCCTTTAATAAATGTAGGATTATTAAATCCAGAAATGATACTCGAAAAAGTATTAAATAAATTAAATAATAATACTATAATATCTATAGAAGCATATATTAGACAATTAATAGGTTGGCGTGAATATTGTCGTCTGATTTACATGTTTAGATTAAAAGAATTAAATGGTAATTATTTTAATAATAAAAAAAAATTATCTAAAAAATGGTATAATTATCATGATACTTATACTGGTTTTGTTTTAATCGACAAACTTATACAAAAAACATGGAATTATGGTTATTTACATCATATAGAAAGATTAATGTATATTAGCAATTATTTACAATTAAATAATATTTTACCTCAAGATGTTTTTAATTGGTTTCAATCAATGTTTCTAGATAGTTACGCAGTATTTATGTATCCAAATGTATATGGTATGTCTTTATTTTCAGGAGGACCAGTCATGATGACAAAACCTTATTTTTCATCAGCAACATATATTAGTAAAATGAGTAATTATAAAATAAAAAATAATTTTTATCCTAAAATTATGAATTATGAATGGTATGAAGTTTGGAATTCATTATATTATGCATTTATTAATAAACATAAAGAAATATTAAAAAAAAATTATGGAACGGCACAACAAGTTAAACATTGGAATGATAAAACTAGTTCCGAAAAAAATGATTTGTTAAAAATAGCCAAAAAATATATTAAATTATATTAACAAAAATTATATTAAATTATATTAAATTATATTAACAAACATCATCATAATAACAATATCATAATAACAACATCATAATAACAACATCATGACAAAAACATCATCATAATAACAATATCATAATAATAACATCATGGCAAAAAATATTATCACAACAAAAATATCATCATGACAAAAATATTATTATTATTAAAAATTATTATTATTAAAAATTATTATTAAAATATTATTATTAAAAATTATTATTAACATGTATATTTAATATATAAATATATATATTAATAATATACTATAAATAATTTATGGTATCTCTTAATTTAAAACCTGACAAAGTAAGAAACAGAAACAATAGTAGCACATTAGATCAAATCCATAATCAAAAATGTGAAATGTTCAAAAAGAATATAAATATGGTAGAAAATTATAAAAATAAGATAAATAATTATACTTTGTTGTTAAATGAAATTAACAATAAAGTTCCTAATCAATTAAGTAATGAGGAAATAATAATGAGATCTCAATACAAAGATACTATTGAAAAATTAAGTGATAAAATAAATGATATGGTGAATTATCATGATGAAATAGATTATTATAGTGAGGCGGGTGATATAATTTTGAGTTATTATAATCAAAATATCAATGACGAAAATAATATATTTACAAATTTAACAAATGATGACAAAATAACAAATAATACATTAGGAATGATAGATAATGATATGGGTAAATTAAAATTATTTTGCGAGACTCAGAAAAAAAAGCAGAAAGTGTATAAAGAAACTAAACATAGAAAACCAGAACCAGTGAATAAAAATAATATTTTATCTTATTACAAATTAAAACAAAGTTCCCCCGAAAATTCAGATTCAATTACTAACGAAAAAAAAACATACAACGAAAATGATTTACTAATACAAAGTAACAATAAAAAAAAAAAATGTGATCTATTTAATGAATTTAGATATATCGTTGATCCGAATTATATAATGGAAAAGAATAAAAATTTCAAAAATCCGAATAAATTTTATGAAAGATGTCCAGAATGTAACGTTGATAAAAAAATAAATCAAACTGAAGGAACTTTAGTTTGTCCTAAATGTGGTAAAGTTGATAATTTAATGATTGAACCAGAAAAAATAAATTCTAAAGACAAAGTAGTTGATAAAGTAGTTTATCCATACAAAAAAATGAATCACTTGAATGAATGGTTAAATCAAATACAAGCAAAACAAACAACTGAAATACCAAATGAAATGTTAGATCAAATTAAATTAGAATTAAAAAAAAATAGAGAATATGACTTAATTAAAATAAAACCTCAAAGAATTGTCGAAATATTAAAAAAAATAGGTAAAACGAAATTTAAGGAACACCATATATTAATTTGGGTATTAATAACAGGTAATACAGCCCCTTCGTTAACTAGAGAAGAAGAAGATAATATAAGGGAATTTTTTAAAATGACACAAGAACCTTATGCTAAATATAAAACAAAAGGTAGAATTAATTATTCAAGTTATTCATTTATAATTTATAAAATATGTGAATTATTAGGTTATACGCAAATAACAAGTATTTTACAATTATTAAAAAGTCCCGAAAAATTAAGAAGTTTGGATATTACTTGGAAATCAATATGTTATGATTTAGGATGGAAATATATACCAAGTCATATGACCAGATAAAAAGATTTTAATTTATTATTTATATTTTTTTATTTTACATATTTTAACTAATAAAAAAAATGAATATTTTATTCAAGTATAATATACACATTATAATATTAATAATATATATATATGGATAGTTATAAAATATCTTTATTAGGAGAAATTACCGTCGGTAAATCTACATTAGTTGCATATTTAAAAAAAAATGTATTTATTCCTGAGCTAGATAGCACTATTGGAATGCATTTTATGCCATTAAAATATAAAGACATACAATTAAATTTATGGGATACGTCGGGTCAAGAAAGATATCAAAATATTACAAAATTATATTATCGTAATTCTGTTGTCATTATGTTAGTATATGATTTGGCTAATAATTTTGAATCAGGATTAAAATATTATTTGGAAGAAATTAAAATTAATACTGATAATTATAAAATACTTTTAATCGGAAACAAAAAAGATCTAATAGATGATAATAATATTGTTAATATAGATAATAAAGTTAATGATATTATTAAAAATTGTGATTTACAAGATAAAATATTAGATCACGTTAAAATATCATGTAAAAATTTGGAAGGTCGAGATATTATTTTGGATAAATTATATAATTATTGTAAAAATAATTATATAGCCATTGAAGAACCTATTATTATATTAAATAATGATAATGTAACAAGTTCTTATTGTAGTTGTTAAAAAATTACAAATTATTAAAAATAATATTATTTTTTTATTGTAATTAAATATATAATTCTAAATATATATTTCTAGATATTCAAAAATAAAAAATCATTAAAAAATATTAAAAATTATTTGATTATTGTTAATTTAAAATAATCTCAAAACCAAATGCAAAGTTGATTCCTTTTGGATGTTATAATCAGCCAAAGTTCTTCCATCTTCTAACTGTTTTCCAGCAAAAATCAATCGTTGTTGATCAGGAGGAATGCCTTCCTTGTCTTGAATTTTTTGTTTAACTTGTTGAATAGAATCAGATCCTTCAACTTCCAAGGTAATAGTTTTTCCAGTCAAAGTCTTGACAAAAATTTGCATACCACCTCTTAATCTTAAAACTAAATGCAAAGTTGATTCCTTTTGGATATTATAATCGGCCAAAGTTCTGCCGTCTTCCAATTGCTTTCCAGCAAAAATCAATCGTTGTTGATCGGGAGGGATTCCTTCTTTATCTTGAATTTTAGTTTTAACTTGTTGAATTGAATCAGAACCTTCTACTTCCAAGGTAATGGTTTTCCCAGTTAAAGTCTTGACAAAGATTTGCATTTTATATATTTATATTTAATTATTATTGCTTTATATATTAATAAGGTATATTTCAGATTTTTTTTTCATTTTTTTTTTTTATTATTATAATAAATTATAATTAATTATAATGAATTATAATAAATAATTAGTAATTATTTAATAAAATCTTAATAAAAAATCATTCAAAAAAATAAAATTCTAGTATTAAAATTATAATCTCAAAACCAAATGTAAAGTTGATTCCTTTTGGATATTATAATCAGCCAAAGTTCTTCCATCTTCTAATTGCTTTCCAGCAAAAATTAATCTTTGTTGATCAGGAGGAATACCTTCCTTGTCTTGGATTTTTTGTTTAACTTGTTGAATGGAATCAGATCCTTCAACTTCCAAGGTAATAGTTTTTCCAGTCAAAGTTTTGACAAAGATTTGCATACCACCTCTTAATCTCAAGACTAAATGAAGGGTAGATTCCTTTTGGATATTATAATCAGCCAAAGTTCTGCCGTCTTCCAATTGCTTTCCAGCAAAAATCAACCGTTGTTGATCGGGAGGGATTCCTTCTTTATCTTGAATTTTGGTTTTAACTTGTTGAATAGAATCAGATCCTTCTACTTCCAAGGTAATAGTTTTTCCAGTTAATGTTTTAACGAATATTTGCATTTTATATATTTATATTTAATTATTATTACTTTATATATTAATAAGGTATATTTCAGATTTTTTTTTCATTTTTTTTTTTTGATATTAGTAATGTAATAGTAATGTGATAGTAATATAATAGTAACGTAGTAATAATGTGATAGTAATTATATAATCAAATTGTCTAATTAATAAAAAATTCTAGTATAATAAGCAAAACCTTTAGGAAACGATTTATAATCTCAAAACCAAATGTAGAGTAGATTCTTTTTGGATGTTGTAATCGGCCAAAGTTCTACCATCTTCCAATTGTTTTCCAGCAAAAATCAATCGTTGTTGATCGGGAGGAATACCTTCCTTGTCTTGGATTTTTTGTTTAACTTGTTGAATGGAATCAGATCCTTCAACTTCCAAGGTAATAGTTTTACCTGTCAAAGTCTTGACGAATATTTGCATACCGCCTCTTAATCTTAAAACCAAATGTAAAGTTGATTCTTTTTGGATATTATAATCAGCCAAGGTTCTGCCATCTTCTAATTGTTTTCCAGCAAAAATTAAGCGTTGTTGATCAGGGGGAATTCCTTCTTTATCTTGAATTTTAGTTTTAACTTGTTGAATAGAATCAGAACCTTCAACTTCTAAAGTAATAGTTTTACCCGTCAAAGTCTTGACAAATATTTGCATACCACCTCTTAATCTTAAAACTAAATGTAGGGTAGATTCCTTTTGGATATTATAATCGGCCAAAGTTCTACCATCTTCTAATTGCTTTCCAGCAAAAATCAATCGTTGTTGGTCAGGAGGGATCCCTTCTTTATCTTGGATTTTTTGTTTAACTTGTTGAATAGAATCAGATCCTTCAACTTCCAAAGTAATAGTTTTTCCAGTCAATGTTTTAACAAATATTTGCATTATTATGTATGTTATGATATTAATAGTATAAAATATAACGTCTATTTCAGATTTTTTTTTCATTTTTTTTTTTTCATTTATATAAAAAATTGAAAATTGAAAATTATAACACATAACAAGTTCATTAAAAAAGGATATATATATAATGCCAAGAAAAATAGTAGCGGATCCTAATAATCCAACATTGTTTGGCGATATCCCACCTTGTCATAGGTATGCAATTTATGAGTGTATTAAAAATTTTAAAATATCGAAAAATATTAATTTCAGAGAAATTGGCAAAAATGATCTAGAAATACCAAATAATAAATTTTATTTCAGTGATACAGTATTTAAAAGTGTTCTTGACAAAATTACAGGTTCTAGATATATACAATCAGGAACTAGTTATTACACCAATAATTATGGAATAATAGTGCATAGTTTCAAATTAAATAAAAAAAGAGAACCAGACGATGATCCCGTGACTTTGATTGTATTGAATCTTTACACAGAAAAATTAAAATTTATTAATTCGTTCGTAATGAACGTTAATATAAAAACCAATATAATTTCGTTAAATGACGTATTGACACATGATGAAATACAATATTTTCAAATATTGGGTTTAGATTTGATTGATTTTGATTTTGATTTTGAATCTATAATAAAAAATTACGAAACAGAACAAATTAACGACATATCAACTTGAAATTTCAACACTTGTGTTATTATATTAACAAGTATAATTGTAATAATAATTATTAAAATCATAAATTAAATGTTTTTATATTGTTTTTCGTTTTTGTTTTTTTATACATGTAATACCAAACAGTTTTTAATATTGCTATTTTCTTCTATAACAGAAACAGTTAATAAACCTGATTTATCAATATAGAATTTTACAACAATACGGGGTTCTTTTTTAGGCATAGCGGGTATATTAGTTAATTGTATATTACCTATAATACGATAATTAGTCAATTCATTATCATAACCTTGTACAATATCAATATTTATAATCCTTTGGTTATCATAATACGTGCTAAATGTTTTAAATTTAGAACAAGGTATATTAGTATTTTTTTCTATTAATAATTCATTACCTGATACTGTTTTTATTCCTAAAGACAATGGCGTAACATCAACTAATACGATATCGTTATTGGATTGGCTATGAATAGTTTTTGGTTTAATATGATTATTATAATTATATAATGCCGCGCCTTGGCTGACGATTAATTTAGGATCAAAATTATCATAAATTTTAGATGTATTAAAATAATTTTTTATCGTGTTTTTTAATTCAGGCATTTTTACTGGTCCGCCTATTAATAGTATATGTTTTATATCATTTTTATTAATATTTGAATCATTTATTATTTTATCGAACATGTTTTCGCATTTTTTGAATAAATCTTGACATAACTCGTTGTAAATAGTATTATTAATTAAAATGTTGAATTCTTTTTCTAATATGTAAAAATTAATATAAACATTTTCATCTGTGTTTGATAATATTTTTTTAGCATTATCACATGCTTCTAAAATATTTTCTATTAATTTGTTGTTATTAACGATATTAGAAATGTTAATATTATTATTTTTCAAATATTTTAATACGTATATTAATAATTGTTTGCTAAAATCTTGACCACCAAAATTACAATCACCAAAAGTTCCTATGACTTGCATTACATTATTTTCAGTATCTATATATAATAATGTTAAATCAGTAGTTCCCCCACCAATATCAAAAACAAGAACGATAGAATTTAAAATATCATTATAATTATTAATATAATAATAAGCCGCTGAAGTAGGTTCATTTAATAAATAAACAAAATTAAAGCCCACATTTGTGAATGATTTTATTATTAATGATCTTTGAACTTCATTAAAATATGCTGGAACTGTTATAATTAATGGATTATCATTTAAATTTTCGGGGTATTTATCTGTAATGGTTAAATGTTTGATAATTAATGTTTTTAAATGATTTATATATAATGTAATAATATCTTCTAGATTATATTCAATTTTGTTTTTAGTTTCTATTGTTATAATAGAATCATTGACATTTATTTTATATCCTAATTGTTTTTGTATATTATTAATTTCAGTTTTATTTTTGCCAATTAACCTTTTAAATTGTTGTATATAATCAGTTGAATGATTATAAGGAATTGCGGCAATACCACATAAATTAACATTATCATTAATATATACACATGTTGGTATTATATGATTACCTTGATCTTGAACAGATATATAATTATCATTTTGAAAAATAGAAATAATTGAATTACAAGTTCCAAAATCTATACCAATACTATATTTCATTAATAATAATAAATAATATAATAATAAATGTTAAAAATCGTTATATAATATACAATTTGATATTTTTAATAACATGGCAACAATTTGTATCTTGCTATCAATACCTTGACATAATGAAACTAATGTATCACTAGAAACACGCAAAATATAATGTTGAACATTTTCAGGTATGCAACTAATATCTTCTAATTTATATATAATAACATTTTGAATACTATTTGTAATATCCATACTAGAATAACCTTTATCATATAAATTATTATATATTATCAACATTTCTTTAATTTTATTATTAAAACAAGAAACAAGTAAATTTTTTATAACTGTAGGTTTTGGTTTGTCGGACAGTTTATGTATATTATTTTTTGTAATTTCATTAAATGTATTAAAAGTATTATGAATAATATTAATTGCACATCTTAAATCACCTTGAGAATATACTGAAGCTATATTTAAAGCTTCGCTTGTATATTTTACTGATTCTTTTTTACAAATATCGACTAATTTTTTTTGAATACTGACAGGGTCAGGTTTCCCAAATTTAAAAATAACACACCTACTTTGTATTGATTCTATTAATGCGGTAATGTCATTACATGTAAATATAAACCTAGTATTATTTTTAAATTGTTCCATAATATTATTAATAGATTGTTGAGCTTTTACTGTCATATTATCTGCTTCATCTAACAATATTATTTTATGAGGTTTTTCTTCGTTAGCTTTAGTATTTAACTTGATTTTACAAAAATTAATCATAAAATTTTGGTATTTTATTCCTCTTTCATCTGAAGCATTTAATTCTAAAAATCCTTCTTTGAAATGTTTACCTAAAAAATTTCTAGCTATACAAGATACTGCACTAGTTTTTCCAACACCAGGAGAACCAACAATAATTATATTTGGCATATCTTTTTCGTCTAATATTTTTTGTATTTTTGATTTTACCATAGGACAAAGAACTAAATCATTTAATACTTTTGGCCTATATTTTTCTGTCCATGGTATATTTAAATTCATATCAATATTTTTAATATTATTATTTTTTAAATTTTTTATATTTTTATCTATCTGACTAATTATTTTATCATAATTATAGATAGTTTTTTTATGTTTTATATTATTTTTATCACTTGAAATAATATTTTTTTTTGTATCATTTGTTTTTTTATTATTATCTACATTATCCAAATAATTATTCATATTGTCATTATCATCTAGATTATCATCTAAATTATCACTATCTATATCATCATATATATCATTATCTATATCGTCATTATTACTTATATCATCATTATTACTTATATCATCATTACTTATATCATCATTACTTATATTATCATCATCCATATCATCATTATTTATATTATCATCTATATCATCAAATTTGGATATCGAGATGGATGATGAATTACTATCTATTACCATGTCTTGTATATTTTTCATAATATTAATTATAATGATAGATACATATATATAAAATAATATTTATTTCAATTTTAAAATTGATAATAAAATATTAAAATATCTTTCTAAGCTTAATATTATAAAATGGATACTTTTATTATTAAAAATACTAATCAAACTTATATTATTAGAAAAAACAATATAATTGAAAAATATAAACCATATAGTAAAATTTCACCCAAAAAAGAATATGATATATTAATGTCATTAAATCATCCAAATATTGTAAAATGTTTAGATTATAATGAAGAACAAAGTGTTATAAAGTTAGAATACATTAAGGGACCTAATTTACATGTGTATTTAGAAAAAAATTATTTAACTGAAATGGAAATATTTAATATTTTTAGTCAAGTTGCCAATGCTGTTTATTATTGTCATTCTAATAATATTACCCATGGAGATATTAAATTAGAAAATTGTGTAATAGATAATGAGTTATCTGTAAAATTAATTGATTTTGAATTTGCTAATAAATTTGTTGACAATAATGTTTCAGTAAGAAAAGTATTTGGAACGCCTATTTATTTATCCCCAGAATTAGCCAAAATCATTAATAAAAATTTGCATACTGACGACATTGAAGAAAGTGAATATAAATGCAAGCCTGTAGATATATGGAGTTTAGGAATAATGCTTTACGAATTAGTTTTTAGATGTCATCCATTTAGTTATAGCTGTCACAGTATGGAAATGTTAGTAAATAGTATAATATATGAAGAAATTTCATTTTGGAAAAATAATGAAAACAAAAAATTAAAAAAATTATTAAAAAACATGTTACAACATGATATAAATAAAAGATACACAATAGAACAAGTAATAAATTCTAGTTGGTTTAAAAAATTTAGATTAATAAAAAAATTGCCATCAGTTTTTACAAAAAAATATAATAGATATATTATTATTAATGATGATTTGTATAAATCATATAATAATAAATCTGAAATACCAGATTAAAATTATTTATTATTTATTATTTGTTATTTTAGATTTATTATTATTAATGATGATTTGTATAAATCATATAATAATTAATCTGAAATACCAGATTAAAATTATTTATTATTTATTATTTGTTATTTTATTTTTTATTAATTTTAATTATTTAAATTATTTTATTTATTTTGTTTCTGATTATTTTTGTTTTTTTTATAATTCATCGCTCTAATAAATATGTCGTCATTACTCAGTTCTATAATATCATTTGTTTCTATAATATCATTTGTTTCTATAATATCATTTTTTTCTATAATATCATTCGTTTCTATAATACTAGTAATATCCATATCATCAGTATCATTATTATCATTAATATCATTTTCATCAATTTCGTCATTTATATCGTCATCATTAACTTCAGTTTTAGGAAAGAATTCTTCATAATTGATATTAAAAATGGTTTCCAATTTCTTTTCAAAAGTAATTTCTATTGGAAAATTAGCAAAATTATCTTCTAATGATGATTCATATAAATAATCGCCATAAGTATCTTTAATATATAATTCTCTAATTTGTTCGTTGGTATAAATTTTATCTTTATCAATAATATTAGATAATTTATCTCGCATAGATAATAATTTAGTTTCTTCTACATCATATTTTTTAATATAATAATCTTGTTCCAAATAAACTTTTTCCCTTTTTGGATACCATCTATTAAAAATTCCTAATATATCAACGATATCGATAATTAGCGGGAACAAATCTGCTTCTGTTATTTGTTTTCTTATAATTCTACCTATAGACTGTTCAATATCAGATTCCGGACTAGCCATTACTAAAACATTTAAATCAGGAATATCTAAACCCTCTTTAGCTAAAGCATAAGAACCAAAAATAATATCTGCCTGTGCTGATATTTCTAATTCATATTTTTTTAATTCACCAATATATAAACCGGTAGTAAACATATCTTCTTTTTTTTTTATTATGTTATTTTGGAACATAATTTTTACTTGTTCATCAACCATACTTTTTAAATCTTTTAAATGTTGTATTCTTTCTGACAATACTAGTATTTTTCTAAAAGAATTATTTTTAACATTTGGTTCTATATTTTCTAATAATATTGCTTTAATAATATCGACTATAAAAATATTTCTATTTTTGATATCTATTAAATTTGTCATCGTTTTTACTTTAGATGGTTTTAATTGTCTTTTAATATATTGTTTCTTCTCACAATAATTTTTATCATTAGAATCATAATTGAAAACATGAACGAATACCCGATTATCTTTTTTTTTATTTTTTCTAAATATAATATCTCCTAAATTCCAAAACATAACTCTAATTAATCCATCTTTTCTTCTAGGGGTAGCTGATAAACCTACTGTAAAAGTTGAATTTACTTTTTTAAAAGATCGTGATAATATTTTTGAAGGACTTCTATGACATTCATCATAAATTACGATACCAAAATCATTAAAAATTGACTGATCATATTCTTTTAATGCAATACTATGAATCATTGATACTACAATATCCTTATTTTCTACATCTATTTTATTTTGCCAAATTATACCAATTCTAGCGCTAGTAAATTGTTTAATTCTTTCTATCATTTGATATAATAATACTGATTTTGGAACTATAAATAAAGCTTTTACACCTAATTTACATATTATATTTAAAGCTACTACTGTTTTACCATCCCCACAAGGTAAAGATATAACACCTCCACCATCAGATTTAATTTTGCCAATACAAGTATTTACTATTATTTCCTGTTCCTCAGTTAATTTACCTTTAAAATCAATATTAATATTTTTATGCATTATTGTTGTTCTTAATGGATTACCAAAATTTTTAATACCATAATATCGAGGAACATATAAATAATTTTCATCTTCTTCAAATATTTCATAAGATACTATACCTTGGTCAAAATCAGGATGAGCTTTAGGTTTTACCGTTAATTCTTTTTTAATGTCTTCATATTCTTCCTTTTTTAATATTTTTTTATCCAAAACATAACCTCTTCTAGTTAAATATTTATGAGATAAAATTATATTATTTTCATTATTATCATTATTTTCATTATTATTTTCATTGTTATTATTAGGACCAATAATTGCTTCTTTTTGTCCTATTTTTTTTGTTCTATTCCTCTTTTGTTTTTTATCATTATCTTGAAGTTTTGGTTCTGATATTTTTCTTACCCTCGTTTTTTTTTGTTTTGGTAAATTTTGTTTTGTATTTAGTTCTTGTTTTGTATCTTGTTCTAATTTTTGTTTTGTATCTTGTTCTAATTTTTGTTTTGTACCTTGTTCTAATTTTTGTTTTGTACCTTGTTCTAATTTTTGTTTTGTATCTTGTTCTAATTTTTGTTTTGTATCTTGTTCTAATTTTTGTTTTGTTCCTTGTTCTAATTTTTGTTTTGTTTCTTGTTTTGATAATTTTTGTTTTATATCTTGTTCTAATTTTTGTTTTGTTTCTTGTTCTAATTTTTGTTTTGTTTCTTGTTCTAATTTTTGTTTTGTTTCTTGTTCTAATTTTTGTTTTGCTTCTTGTTCTATTTTTTGTTTCATATCTTGTTTTGATAATTTTTGTTTTGATTCTAATTTAAGGTTAATTGCATTTTGATTTTTTATAGTTTTTGTTATTTTTTTTGTGTTATTGTTACTCGACATATAATAATATAATATTTTGTTATCATGTATATATATTTGATTGGTTTTTCATTTTTATTAATTAAAATATTATTTAATTTTATTTAAAAAACTTGGAATAATATTTTGTTTTATATAGAATATATAAATGTATAAAGAATTAAAAACCAATAATATTTGTGTAATTATAGCATCATTATTAATAATATATAGTGCTTTTGCATCAGTTATATTACCAGTAAATATAGTATCCTTTTTGAATATACCAATTATGAAATTATTATTATTTGTGATTGTAGGTATGACAAGTTTTTATAATCCTTGTTTAGGTATTATTTGTTTATTGGCTGTAATATCAAGTATTCAATGTTTTTGCTATAACGAATATATGATAGAAATGAACGAAGATATTACTGATGAATATTATATTGATCGCAATATACCAAAAAATGAATCAAAAACACATAAAAAAAATAATAAAAAAACTAAAACCAATATACAAAATAATGCTAATATGAACGATATAAATAACGATAACATGAACAATAATAATATGAATAATTATCATAATTATGATAATGTTAATCCATATGATAATTTTTATCCATCTTTCATAAATGAACCTATTTCAGAAGATAAAAGTATGAAAAATAATTATGTAGAAACTAATGATTGTGAATAAGGTTTTAAATATATTTAACATCGTAATATATTACATCTTCATTATTAATATCTTTATCATTTATTATTTTTTTATTATTGTTTAATAAAATTTGTGGTTGAGCAATTTTTATTGTAGGTAAATTAATTTTGATATTTGTTATTTTTTTGTTAATATAATGTATTAAAAATATAATTAAAGCTACAACAATAACGACATGTGCTATAATTATTATAAAAATGTCTAATAAATCTATAGTGATCATATATTATTTTATATTATAATATTATAATATAAAATAAAATGGAAGAAAATGAATTTAAGAATGATTGCCCAAATTATTCATATATACCGACAATTGTAGAAAAAAAGCGAAGAATAATAGCAATAGGTGATTTACATGGTGATTATGATTTAACAATAAAAATTTTATTATTATCAAAAGTAATAGATAATAATTTAAATTGGATAGGTAAAGATACGGTAATTGTCCAAACAGGCGATAAAGTTGATGGTTATAGGCCTATTAATCATAATGATAATAATAATAATGGAACGGCAGATGAAGATATTAAATTGCTGAATTTATTTTATAATTTGAATTTGAAAGCAGAAAAACATGGAGGTGCTGTATATTCATTATTAGGTAATCATGAAATAATGAATGTATTAGGAGATTTTAGATATGTGTCAAAAAAATCGTTATTAGAATTTGCAGAATATGAAGATGATAAAATAATATTTAAGGATAAATTTGCTAAATTATCGCCGATAGATAGGGGAATTGTTGCTAGAAAATATGCTTTTCAACCTGGTAATAAATATGCAACATTTTTAGGTTGTGCTAATGCGGGATGCATTATAATAGGAAGTTTTTTATTCGTTCATGCAGGTATAGTTCCGGAATTTTTAGACGAATTTAAAATAAAAAATAAATATGATCTTATTGAATTTAATGCAAAAATCAGAAAATGGTTATTAGGTAAACAAGGCGGTCCTAAAGGTAAATCGGAAGAAAATTATACAAAAAATATGGTATCTAATAATAATTCCCCTTTTTGGTCTAGAATATTAGGTTTTATACCTAATAATATTAATAATAATGACCAAGCATGTAATCCATTAAACAAAGTATTAGATACTTTAAAAATTGGCCACATGGTAGTAGGTCATACACCTCAAATGAACGGAATAATGGGAACATGTTTAAATGAAAAAAAACCAACATTATATAAAATAGATATAGGAGCTTCTAAAGCATTTAATAAATTTAGAAATAAAAACAGTATTATACAAGTTTTAGAAATATTAAATGATGGAGAACAAATTAATATATTGCATTAATTATTTAGATACTAGTTTCTGAATAATTATTTAGTTACTAGTTTCTGAATAATTAGTTGCTCTTTTTGCCATTTTTTCTTTTTTTGCAGCTTTTTTAACAGCTCGTTTTTTAGCGCTTTCAACCTTAACTTTTTCAGTTACTTTCTTAATATCTTCGTTAGATTCTTTATCAAATAATTCTTGAGCTTTTTTACATGCTTTAATTGTATCTGAATCACCTAATTGACTAGCAGCCTTTTCTTTATAATGTTTAGCAATGCCCATAGCAATTGGTCCCCCAAAACCTACTTTTTTGGTAACCTTATCCAATAATGCTTTCCATGCTACAACCCCTGGAGAATTCAAAGGATTATTTCGTTTCATAGATCTTCTAGATCCCTTTTTAGATCCTTTTCTCGATCCTTTTTTAGATGCCTTTTTAGATCCTTTTCTAGAAACTTTTTTTGAGCCTTTTCTAGAAACTTTTTTACTAGATCTAGCCATTTTTCTACCTTTTTTGCTACTTGTTTTTTTACTGACTTTTCTGGTTACTTTTTTGGAGGTTTTTTTCGATGCTTTTTTTGAAGCTTTTCTAGCTTTTCGTTTACCACCTGATGCTTTGTAAGAAATTGGTCTAACAGGACTTAATTCTGCGTATTGTGTTTCAGTATCTTCGTTGCTCATATTATATATATATATTATATTATAAAAATTTAATAAATATAAAAAAATTGATATTAAAATAAATTATATATTAAAAATTAATGCTATATTATATATAAATTATGGGCGTCCCTAAATTTTTTAAATGGATTTTGGATATTGATGAAAATGATGTATTAATTAATACTATTATTAATGAGGGGAATATATCGTTATATATAGATGCAAATTGTTTGTTTCATCCTATCTGTTTTGAAACATTAGAAAAATATAACAAAATAACACACGTTGATATATTAGAAAAAAAAATGTTCAAAAATATTATCAAGTATATTGATTTTTTAATAACTTTTACAAAAGCAACTTTTGTATATATATCTGTTGATGGCGTATGTCCATTTGCGAAAATAAATCAACAACGTAAAAGAAGATATATGAGCATATGTGATAAAAAAAATATGGATAAAATTAATAATAAATATAATAAACCTATAAATTCTATATGGTCGAATACTTGTATTAGTCCTGGAACTGAATTTATGGAAAAATTACATATTGAAATAATAAATTACATTAACAATAAAAAAATTAAAATATTGTATTCCTCTTATCATCAACCTGGAGAAGGAGAACACAAAATATTACAATATATTAAACAAAATGATAAAGATGAAATTAGTATAATTTATGGTTTAGATGCCGATTTAATATTTTTAGCAATGGTCTCAGAAAAAAATAAAATTTATTTACTTCGAGAAAGAAATCAAATAAAACAAAACAAAGAAAATAATTCAAAACCACAAAACCAAAATTTACCAATAATAAATAATTCAAAACAAAATTTGTTAATTGAAGAAAAAATAGAAAAAATAGAAAAAATAGAAAAAATAGAAAAAATAGAAATTAAGGAATCAGAAAATAATTTTTTGTATGTAAATATTGATATTTTAAAAATTAAAATAAATACAATCATGAATAATTTTATCAATAATAATTACAAACAATACAAAACCAAAATAAATGACGAAAATATTAAAACTGATATAAAGAATTTGGAAAATTTTATAAATGATTTTGTATTCATATGTTTTTTGTTAGGAAATGATTTTATGCCACATTTACCGTCATTAAATATAAGTACTGATGGATTATATACTTTATTAAAAATATATGCGAATATTTTTAATAATTATAAAGAATTTATTATATTAAAAAATGACGATCAAGTTTTTATAAATAATAAATTCTTAGTTCAAATATTTAAAAAATTATCAGAAATAGAAAAAAAATATTTTGAGATAACATTACCAACATATTTAAATAGGTTAAGTAGAAAAAAATGTATTTCTACTGATGATTATTTAATAGAAATATTTAATTATAATAATGTATCGGACAAAGAAGCGAATATACTAAAAAATGATACAAATATTATAAAATTTAACAATCAGTATAAATACAAATATTACGAAAAATATTTTAAGCAAAAAAATAATGAATTAATAGAAATAACAACAAAATCATATTTGAAAATATTAAAATGGACAAGTATATATTATTTTAGAAGATGTGATAATTGGTTAGAACAATATGAATTTAATCACTGTCCCATGGTATCTGATATTTACAAATATATTACCAAAAATAATATTAACATAAATGATATACAAATAATGGAAAGTATTATATTAGAACCATTTCAACAATTATTATCAATATTACCACCCCAACAGGCCAATTTATTGCCTAAAGAATTTAACTGGTTAATGACACAAGAATCAGATATAATTGATTTATTTCCTATTGAAATATCATTAGATACAATGAATAAAGAATATAGATATTTATGTGTTCCTAATTTACCCATCGTAGATCCTGAAAGAATTTTAAATGTTACAAAAAAAATTAAAATTCAACAAAAAGATAAAATAAGAAATACTAGACAAGAATTAATTATAAATAATTAATAAAACAAGAAACAATATAGTTAATAACAATAAACAATATAGTTTAATAACAAGATAATAACAAGATAATAACAAGATAATAACAAGATAATAATATTAATATTTTTTAAATTCAGCAAAAAATGGATCATTAGTTAGTACATTTATAGGTAATAAATATTCATCATTGACTAATAAACGTCCTCTTTCATGAACATTACCAATATATGCTTTATATTTTTCTAGGGCATTACATTTTTTTATAGTTTCATCATTGACTAATAATTTATAACAAGTTTTTGGTAAATATTTACCATATTCAAAATATTCATCATTATCAGTTACAAATAATCTATATTCAGTAGGGACAATTCTTCTAATAAAATTTTTAACTTCTTGAGGGACAATACTATCGGTCATTATTTGAGGAACAAAACCATCTCTAATTAATGTATTAAAAAAATAATGCATATCATAATATCTATTTTGTTCAATAGTTACATTTATATCGTCAGTCCATTTGGCAGTAACTTTATTGTTATCAACAACTCCTGGAATACATGCAAAATCAAAATCCCATAATTTTAACCTAAATCCTATATTAGGTATATTAAAAACACATTTACCAATTTGATAATTAAAATATGATTTTTTAGACCTTTGTCCTATTTCATGTATAAGTATATTATTTGCTTTCATATCATTATGTCTAAAAGAAGGATATTTAGTTTGAATTACAGCTAATACTGATATTATTTGGAAAAAAAACACTTTCCACATTGTTAAAGTTATATTTTTGTATTCGTTCCTTAAATAATCCAAAAAATCGCCTCTATTAGCCCACTCACTTAATAATACCGATACTTTATCATAAAATCTACCTTGTTGATATTTTTTTACGAATTCCAAATATTTTTTAATTTTCTTTTTTTTATTATCTGATACTTGTTTATCTTTAAATAATTCAACAAAAGGTTTAATAGATGTATTAAATGTTACTATAGGTAGAACAATATGAGGTGTTTGTTCTTTTATTACAAAATAACTTAATAATTTGATCATTCTAATTTCAGCATTCTCTGGTCTTTTGATATTTCTATAATCTCCATAAAATATTCTATTTTCTTTATTATTATTAGTATACGCAGCAATTTTTAAAGCATAATAATATTTATTACCTGTTTCAGGATCTACAACATGACCTTTAAACGTATGACCTGTAGAACCACTTTTAACATAATATAAATTACCTCCCATTTCTTCCATAAAATCTCCCAAATCTTTATATTTTTTATCCAATAAATATCTTGTATGATGTTTTTTACTATTACCATGTTCTTCACGATACGATTTATTTGCAGGTCCTGTAAAATTTTCAGTTTCCGCTACATCATAATCAACAATATTATTAAGTGTTGTATTTTCGATCAAGGTCTTGGCAAATTCAACACGATATTTTATAGTATCATATTCACTGTCTTTTAATTTACTTAATGATGATATGGAATTATTACTTTTACTTGATGAACTATTTTTTGGCATTAATATTATTTTATTATATTATGATTTTTATATAATTTCGCGATATTAAAATATTTTATAAAATTAATCTAAAATATTATATATTTATATTAATATATAATTAATGGCAAAATATGATGACATAAATTATTGTTTAAATTTATTATTCAACTATATTTATAATATTGAAGGTGTTAATAATTTACAATATAAACCAATAACAAATATTACATTATCAACATTAAAAAAACCTTCAAATTTTAATTATGACACAATAATTCAAAATATAAAATTTAAATTTGAATACAATAATGAACAATATATTATTTTAAAAAGGTATTCTGAGACATATCCAACACTAATAAAAATATCAACTTATAATAACAAGTTAAATACAAATACAATGACATCGAATAATTTAATTGATATGAAAATTAATTATTTATTATCAGATTTATCAATGTCAAATAAATATAATTTAATATTATATCCTATTCTAAATTTTGATACGAATTTAGAAAAAATAGAAAATTTGAATAAAGATTTAGCAAATATAATAAAAAAAAATTCAAAAATAAATAATGATGATGTTATATGTTTTCAAATATTTGAACATTATTTTAAATTAATGACATTAAAACAATATTTAACAGCATTTAAAAATAATATTGATGATAAAAAAATTAAAAATATCATATTTCGAGTATTTTCTATTTTATCATTTATTCAAAACAAATATCCAACTTTCAGACATAATAAATTAACATGTGATAACATATATTTATATTATAATAAAAAACCAGATAATATAAAATTCAATATTAAAAATAATATATATAGCATTGAAGATGAAGGTATAGATATAAGATTTACCAATTTTTCAAGTAGTTATATAAATGGTATAGCAGAAAATAATATAGATAATAAATTAAAAACTGATTTACCTTATTATGATGTTATTATGTTTTTACACTCATTATATTATTGTGTAAATGATTTAGAAATCAATGTTGATATAGAAAACATAATTAAAAATATTATCAATAAAGATTTTGTAAATAGTATAAAAAACAATAAAATATTTAATGATGATATAATAAATGAATTAAATATAAATTTAATAACTCCTGAATTAATTATTTCAAAAAATAATTTCTTTATAAATTTTATTAATAACACAAAAATAATGTCAAGTTCAGAGACGAGTATAAAATATAGTTCCGATTATTCAAATGAAAAAGAAGATTTAAATAAATATCATGATTCACATGATTCTATTAATTATTTTACAAGTTCTAGCTCCTCAAGTTCAAAAATGACTTCACATGGTGGTAATCATAGTTATTTTGAACCAGCAGCAAACGAACGAATTACTAGTGATGCCCCTATGTCATTATCTAGAGCCAGTAATAAAGATAGTGAAAAATCCAAAAAATACAAATTATCAACAACAACATCTAAATCATCATCTAAACCATCATCTAAACCATCATCTAAATCATCAAAAAAATTATCTAAATCATCTAAACCATCATCTAAAATATCATCTAAATCATCATCTAAATCATCATCTAAACCATCATCTAAATCATCATCTAAACCATCATCATTAACTAAATCATCATCTAAAAAATTATCACGATCATCAACAACACACAAAAGAAAGTCCAAGCAATCTAAAAAAACACATAAAAATAGAAAACACAAGTCTAAAATTCATAGATCATCTTCACAAAATACTTCTTCAACATATTCTTCATCATATTCTTCATCATCAGAAGGCCAACCAATAAATAAAAATGCTCCAATAAAAACTAGAATGAATCAATTATTTAATGATAATGGTAAAAGTAATGATGATTTTCCTATGAGTATGAATCCTATGAGTATGAATCCTATGAGTAATATGATGAATCCTATGAGCAATTTAGGTAAACCCGATTTTAATTTAAATTCTGGAATTACAAATTCAAGTTTAGCTAATATTGGTAACAATATGCCAATATCTAATATGGGGTTTAATAATATACCAAATATTGCTCCTGATATGGGTTTAGGTAATAATATGTCAAATATTGGTCCTGATATGACATTTGGTAATATGCCGAATACTAATTTAGGTAATAACATGTCAATACCCGATTTGGGGTTTGCTAATAATATACCTAATATGGCTAATATACCAAATATGCCAATGCCTAATATGTCAATGCCTAATATGTCAATACCTAATATGTCAATACCTAATATGTCAATGCCTAATATGCCAATGCCTAATATGTCAATACCTAATATGTCAATGCCTAATATGCCACAACAACCCGTAATGCAATTTAATGAATATGGAACACAACAAAATATGGGTAACGAGTTGCCACAAAATATGATACCTGTTCAACAAAATCCTCCTAGTTTTTATCAACAATCATTAAATAATATGACAGGGGGTAAATATAAAAAATATAAATTATATTCAAAAAATCAAGAAAATCCCGACAATTTTTTTTTTTGAATGGGATTAACAATTTAAAAGGCGGTAATCAAAAATTAATACCATTATATACCGAACCTAAAAATAGTCCATTTAAAACAAACGAAGAAAAAATTGCGACGATTAATTATAATAATGAAAACAATAATACTAATTTGATTAATGATTATGTTAAAAATGATTATTCTAGATCATTTGTTGATAAAAAAAATAATAATCCAAAATTAAACAATCCAAATTTAATGAAAAAAGAACCAATATTAGATTTTAAATTATATCCTCAAGAACAACCAAAACCTAAACAAGAAATACCAAGTTTATTCATGCCAATTACTAATACAAATTTAACTTATCCTGCTCAATTCACAAATTATCCAAATTATTATATCCCTGTTGTAAAAAATTATAATATTAGTGCTGGTGGTCCTGTAGGTGATCATGTTCATTTAGCATCAGTAATAGAAGATATTTTACCAACAAAAGATATTAAAGCAACTCCTAATACTATTAGTGAAAGATTAATTATTCATCAGTTTGTAAGATCAGTATTTATTACACAAGGTGATGGTCAAGAAATAGATATTACAGGTGAATCACAAACAAGTTTATTAAATTATGTAAAACCATTAGAATTAAATCCAAATAATACAAATCAAGTATCATTAAATCCATACTTAGGATTACCTGATAATACTATCTTTTATAAATCCTGTTATCCAATTAGATACGATAGAGAAAAATATAGTACACAATGTGCAAAAGATTCTATTGGTATGTATGTAAGAATATATGGCTTAAGTGTCGCTGAATATAATACAAGAAATTTAACAGGTAATGCATATTATTTATATGATAATTGGCGTGAAATAGCTTATTATGAATATGTCAGAGAAAAAATATTGAAAGCAAATATATGTCCTAATTTTACTGTTTTATTTGGTTATTTTGTATGTCATAATTGTAATATTGACTTTGTTAAATTAAATATGTATAAAAATAGAAAAATTATAACTGGATCTCGAATTGATTATAATAGTCAATTGCAACGCTTACCTTTTGGTTTTAATGGTGATATACCTAATGACTTAAAATGGCTAGATGATATTACGAGGTATTTTAATACAAATCCATCAAACAATTTAATACCTGTATTACCTTATTTAAAAAATAGTCCGGATAAAAATGCATATTTCAAATTAGTATCTCCCATAGTTAGGGCGAATGAATTTTTAAAAAATTATTCTGGCAATGTTCTAGTTACATTATCAGAAGCTCCAACACAAAGTATTTTTATGTGGGCATCTAAGAAATATTTAAAAATGAATGACGGGAAATCTAGCGCCATGATTAATACTGGAATTCATGATTCTAAAACATGGCGATCAATAATTTTCCAAATTATTATGGTATTGACGACTTTACAAAGTCATAATATTGTATTTAATAATTTATCAATGAATAATAATTTTTATATCCAAGATACTAAAACTAATACTAATAATACTGATTATTGGAAATATATAATTAACGGAATAGAATATTATATTCCAAATTATGGATATTTAGTAATGTTTGATAGTAATTTTAAAGATATCAAGAGTGAATTTTCTATGAAACCAACGGCTCAAGTTCATAAAATTACATCTACCATATATGATGATATTGAAACAAATAATTATGCCGATCCAAGTTATATACAAGCTAAAACTTTGCAAAATGCTAAAAAAATATTGGATCCAAACATATTTTCTGGTAATTTTATATCCGAAGGTGGAACTAAACCTCCTGAAGATATTATTAAATTATTAGGTGATATTCATAACAAATTAACAAGTAATACTAATCAAAATTATCGTTTATGTGAATTATTATATGAATTTATGAGACCTTACTTAAATAATCGTATAGGAACTTTATTAAAATATGATGAAGTAATACATATTCAAAAAATGAATACTGATAAATTTAGAGATGGTCAAATAATTGTAAGAGAATTTAACACTGATACATATGATTTCGTATTGTTTAAAAATTATGTTTCAGATACTACATGTGAAATTTTATATTGTAATATTGTTAATAATGTTAAAAATTATGCAAGTAATATTATACCTTTAACTAATTTATATCATTATTCGCCTTATGAAAAAATTAACCAAGAATTTATTAACAAGTTATCGTTTAATGAAGATAATTTATTAGAAACATATACATTAAACAACGCTTAAAATATTATTATTTAATAAAAAAATTATTATTTATCTTTTTTTATATCAACTAATATTTATTATCAAGAATTAAAATTATTCCATTGTATTTTATATATTTAAGTTGTTATTATTTTTATAAATTTATTTTTATTTAATAAATAAAATAATATATTTATATTATTCTTAATACTAGTTATAAATTTATAATACTAGTTATAAATTGTTTTCATGTTATATTTATTATCATACTCAAAATGATGATGAAAATAATAAAATAAATGGCAATATATTTATTATTAAAAAAGAATTTTCTAAGTTGCGAATAACTAGTTACATTTATTAGAAAAAGTATTTATAAATAATTAAATATATAATTATCTAATTTGGATATTTTGTTTTTATATTTTAATATAATAAATTATTATTTTAAATTATTATTTTAAATAATTATTTTAAATATGCGTTATTATATAAAAAAATGTTTCATTTAAAAAGTATATTATATGTCAAGTGCAGTTAAATCAAATCTTATAAATGATGATGATACTAGTGCAACTTCTAGTCCAGGTTTTGAGGATACTTTAATGAGAAATCTTAAAACTTTTAAATATGCAAATACTGATTATGAAATCAATGCATTTGCAAATAAACAAAAATTAAAAGGAAATATTGTAGAATATAATAAAGAAGATTTCGAAAATATGCAAAGTGAAACACAAGTCCCAACTAGTACGGTTAATAATTCTGAAAATTCAAGGTCTTCAGAATCAGAAAAAAATCAAACGCCAGATAAAAACCAAACACAAGAAAATAATACACAAGAAAATTATCAGGAATATGAACCTAAAAAAAGCAAACCAACAAATAAATTATTTAATACTGAAGAAGAAGAAATGTTAGCAAAATATGATTTGTTAAGACAATTAGCTGAAATGGTAAAATATCGGGGTGTAATCTTAACAAAAAAATATACAATTGATTCTTCATATGATGAATTATTAAGGGAACGTAATTTACACAAATATATTAAAGATAAACATGAAGGAACACGATGGATATGTGATGCTTTTTTACACGGTGTTAAAGGTTTAGAATATTTAAATGGTAGATTTGATCCTTTTGGTTTTAAATTAGACGGTTGGACTGATCAATTACATGACGACATAGGGGAAAATTATGATACTTTTGGAGAATTATATGAAAAATATGTTGGTACGGGTGTTTCAATACCCCCAGAATTAAAATTAGGTTTCTTATTATGTTCTAGTGCAGCAAAATTCCATTATGTAAATTCTCATCTTAGTAATTTACCAAATTTAGATGACAAAGATAATGAACAAGTTAGAGAAACTTTAAGACAAAAAGCAATGTTAAGAAAAGAACAAAGGGAGCAAATGCAAAAAAAAGAAAATGAAAGTTTAGAAAAAGCAAAAACACGAGTAAGAGATTTAGATTTTATAAACCAAAGAAGAAAAGAAAGAGAACAAGAAATGGATAATAAAAGTTATAAAAGTGCTCAATCTCAAGAATTACGAAGTAGAAAAATTAGAAATTTAGAAAAAATCAGAAAATATAATCACGAATTATTAGAAATAGAAAAAGCAGAAGAAGAATTAAAATTATTAAAATCAACATCAAGCAGACCTATTGATACAAGATTTATAAACAAAACCCCAATAAATAAAAATTTAAAATATGATGATGATATTAATAATAATTCAAGAATAGAAATACATAAAAATACTAATTACAATAATAAAACTTTTAACGTAGCAGAAAATGTTCCAAGGTTAAATAGAATTAATTATGAACAAAAAAATAATCAACAATCACAACAACAACCCAAACAACAACCCTATCAACAACAACCCAAACAACAACAACCCAAACAACAACAAGAAGAATCTATACAACAACAACCAAATCAAATATTTAGATCAACATTACAAAATATACTAGATAATACAAATCAAGAACCTACTAAAATAAATATAGACTATAATAATAATGATTTATTAACATCATCTACTAATTCATCAAGTAAATTAAGTAGCAATAAATCTACACCTATTAATAAAGTTTCTAGTAATAAATCTACACCAATCAGAAAAAACACGCCAATAATAAATGAAAACAGTATGTCTAGTTCGCCTAATTTTAGTAATGGTAGCAGTGAAAATATGTTATCAAATATAAGTTCTTTGAATTCGGGAACAACTTCGAATAGAGTAAAACAATTTACCAGGAGAGGTAAAAATGTCATTAGTGTAATAACCAAACCTTAATTAAAAATGAAATTATATACTTATATTATATTTTTTTATATATAAATAATAAATAATATATACATCTATAAGAGTTTATGACAATAAATGATACTGATAATTTAATAGCTAATATAAAGTATTATGAAAATGAATTAGATTTAGAATCTAATGATAGTGATAATAAAATCCTTAAAAATAATAAAAAACAAGAACAAATATTAGATAAACAAGGCCTAGATCAAGAAGATGAGAATGATGATATAGAATTAGTAGTATCAAAAAAAAAGAGAGGAAGACCTAAAAAAAATAATATGGAAATAGTTCAAACTAAAAAAAAAAGAGGAAGAAAACCAAAAAATGACATAAAAATTCCATGTATTATTAAGAAAACACAAAATTCGGAAGAGAATCCTATAATTTTAAGATTAATGGTAGATGTAGATAAAATAGACAATGATAATTCAAATCAAGTTTCTACTACAGAAGATTATAAAAAGAAAACGGTATCAGACATGAAAATATGTGCTTATAGTTCAGATTCAGAGGAAATAACTAATTGTTCAACGTGTTCGGTTTATCAACAAAAAATATTAGAAAAAGACAGTGAAATAAATAAATTAAAACATGCAAATTTACAATTAGAAAAAATGTTAAAATCAGCAACAAAAATAGATTTTATGGGTAGTAAGGAAACTTTATGTAATTTACAATTTATTAATAATGATACGGGAGAAATAATGACAAAAACTGATGTATGTTGTTTTCATGATACTTGTGAATTTGATGGTCCCCCTTGTTTTTTACCAGTTGCTAAAGTTAAAGATACTTATTACGTAACAAAATGTTTTTGTAGTTGGAATTGTGCAATTGCTTATAATTTTAGTTTAAATGATAATGATGTATGGTTAAGACATAAATTAATTTTAAGTATATGTTCATATAAATATGGTGTTGATGATGTTAAAGCAGCGCCACCTCGTGACGTTTTAACAAAATTTGGAGGACCTATTGATATTGATACTTTTAGAGCTAATTTTAAAATGAATTTAAAAGATTATAAAATTGTTGATCCACCGATGACTATTTTATTATCACATGTTCAAGAAAAATATATACCAAAAAAATAAAAAACTAATAATAACTAATTAAAATAATTTTTTTATATTAAAATTTTTTTTACAAGATAATTATAACCATGTAGAAAAGCGTCACATACATCATCTTTTTTCTGAAAATTTTCTATATAATTACACCATTTATTATCATTTATTAATAATAAGCAAGTATATTTTATTGCTAATAATTTAATAATATCATAGCGTACTTTTGTTCCACTTCCTTCAGCTTTATCTAATTCATTATTATTTATATCATCATTATTAACATCATTATTTTTATCAACATTAATGACATTATTAATATCATTACTAGTTTTTTTTTTAGTATTTGTTTCTATTTTTTTATATAATTGAGATATATTTTTTAAAAATGGTTTATCATTTCCTAAATATTTTTTTATTGGTTCTATAATATTTATTATTGGTTCTTCAATTTTAATTTTATTATTATACATGTAATTTATAATTTTTTTATCTAGAACACATAATATCACAATTTTTAATATATTTATTTTATGTTCTTGATAGTCTTCTAAATTAACATTTAATAAACTTTGTATTTTTAAATATAATTTATCGTTTTGATTAATATTTATACATATATTATGTATTGTATTAATATCTAAATTCAATTTATTTGAAGGAGCAATAAATTTGATATTTCTATTATCCATATTATCAGTAAATACATAATAACTAAAAACAAATGAAGATATTGATTTCATTATTGGATTTATTAATGAAGGTTGGTTTTCTATTAATACTTCGTTAATATCGTTCATAATATTTTTATTTCGCAATTCTTGATATAATTTTTTACATATATTTTGAGGATCTAGAGATGTACATTTTATTTTTTTTATAGGTTTTAATTCTAGTTCATTTTGTATTCTAGATAACATTACTTTTTTATGTTGATTACATAATATCATGTTATTTATTTTGATATTTGCTTTTTTATTACAAATATTTTTGGCTTGGTATTCACACTTGGCATTATCAATAATTTCAGTTATAGTATCCTCATTAAATTCTTTATTGTACAACTTTTTATGTGATTTACATAAAAAATATTCTTGATTTAAATAATTTTTTCCATATAATATTGCGTTACTTTTACAAGGATTATTGTTTTTAAGTTTGCCAATACATTGATGTTTATTAGCTTGTAATAAATTAATAATATTCCAATCTATTATTTTCCAAGTCTTATTTTCTTTATCAATTTCAAAAACACAATATGATAATGTTTTAATACCAATATCCCAAGAACATATTTTATACATAATAATAATATATTATATTATTTAATTACAATTTATACACATATTTTTTTAATTTCGTTTGCATTTCCTATTATTTTTACAAGTACTACAATATGATGTTGATGATGATGATGATGATATTGATGATGATGTTGAATTAGAATAACTTGAAGATTTAGTAGAATTAGAACAATTAGAAGAATTAGAACAATTAGAACAATTAGAAGATTTAGAATAATTAAAAGAATTAGAACAATTAGAAGAATTAGAAGAATAAGAATTTTCTGTAGAACATGAATTATGACCATAACTACAAGTATCACAACAAGATAAAGAACTTGACATAGAATTATGACCATAACTACAAGTATCACACATTGACATACTTGAATTATTAGAACATGTACTAATAGACGAATTTGAACTACAAACTGAGGGACTAGGTGAAGGACTTGGTGAAGGACTTGGCGAAGGACTAGAACTCGAAAAACTTGAAGAACTTGATTCAGTATAAGAACTTGAGCATTTATGTCTATTTGGTTTATGGCAACTATTATTTGGTTTATGGCAACTATTATTTGGTTTATGGCAACTATTATTTGGTTTATGGCAACTATTATTTGGTTTATGGCAACTATTATTTGGTTTATGGCAACTATTATTTGGTTTATGGCAACTATCATTTGGTTGATGACAAATAATACATTTTGATTTTTTGTCTGATTTAATAATGTTTTTATTACTCGAGTTTTTATCTGATTTTATAATATTTGTTATTGAGCTATTATTTTTCGTTAATTTATTAATATTTTTATCGGTTTCAGTTTTTTTTGCTCCTCCTGAAAAATGAACATTATGTTTTTTATTATCTTCTGTTTCAGTTAGGATTGTTTTAATATTTTGTAATTGTTGTTGGATATTTTTTGTGGAAATAATTTTTTTACTATGATCACTGGTTTCACTATTATTGATTAAATACTGAAGTAATAAATTATTTTCATCTATTTCGCTAAAATCTTGTTTTCTCATATATAATATATAATAATAAAAAATGAATAATAAATTATCTATTATTTATTAAAATATTATACATTATATCAAAAATGAGTGATTATAATGTATATGATAATTTTATAAATAAAAGACAAGAAGTAAATAATACTCAAAGTCTTAAAGATTTAGATAAATTACCTCCAGAATTAAAAATATCAACAATAACAATGACATTTGAATTAGATATAAAATTTAATGTTAAAAAAATAGCTAAATACATAGATTTGAAAGATGGTTTAATATATGCAAAATTTGGGAAAAAAAATATGACTAATTATATATTAAGATCAACGTATTTAATAACAGATAAATTTAAAAAAAAAACAGTAATACCAAAAAAAAAACCAGATACATTTGTAGAACAATGTACAATTAAAATATTATCTAATATTGATAAAAAATTTATAAATATTAAAATATTCGAAAATGGAACATTACATATTACAGGTATAAAATCTTATAATGATTTTATGGAATCTTATGATAAATTAATAAAAGAATTGTTAAAAGAAAAATATGTATTAAAAAATGGTATTTTAAAAAGAAAATATTTTTTTAATAATGTTAATAACGTTAAAGAAGTATTTGATAATAAAAATAATTTTAAAATATGTATGATTGTATGTACATTTTATGTATATTTTAAAATTAAATTAGAAATATTAGATGATATATTACAAAAACAAAAATATAATACTGTTTTTAATTTTACTGATCATGCATGTGTAAATATTAAATATAATTATAGTGACACTAGGGAAATTTCTATTTTTGTTTACGAAAGTGGTAAAATTAATATTACAGGATCTAGAATAAATGAAGAAATTATAGAATGTTATAAATTTATTATCAAAATATTATATGAAAATTATGATGATATTGTGTTAATTGATATAACTAGATTCAATATACAAACATTATTAGATCTTTAGATAATGAACTTTAGATAATGATTTTTAGATAATGATCTTTAGATAATGATCTTTAGGTAATGATCTTTAGATAATGATCTTTAGATAATGATCTTTAGATAATGATCTTTAGATAATGATTTTTAGATTATTATTTTCAAGACATCAAATATTTTTTTTTATTTCAAAATAAGATATATATACTTATGTATAGTGATGATTCTATATTTTCTGATGAAGAACAAAATTGTTCAAATAATAAATATGTATCACAATTTGATAATTTAAGAATTGGCTCAGATAAACCAGTATCTCATAATATTGAATTGTTAACGGATACAAATGATAAATATTCAAAAGTAAGTAATAATATGACATACTCAGTTGTTCCAAAAAAAAATTTTGTTCATAATAATATGGTTCCTTATTTTAAAAATGGTGTAGGAAGTGGTAAAATGCAAACTAAATTAGATGAAACATATCAAAGAAAAGCAGAATTATTTACAGGTTCAGTAAATAATCCAGATTATCGTCCTAAAACTGAAAGATTACCTTTATTTAATCCTGAAAAAGGTCAAACTTGGATTTATGGAACGCCTGTTATAACTTCTGATCTTCAAGATAGATATATACCATCAAAAGAACGTAGAAACGAATTTTTAATGGAACCGGAAAGAGTAACTCCAGGTATAAATTTAGGATATAATGAAGTAGCTAAAGTAGGTTATAATACAGGTTTAGAAGGTAGAACATTGCCTAGAACTGTAGATGAATTAAGAACGATACCTAATCAAAAAATATCTTATAATGCCGATAAAGTTGAATCAGGTCTAAAAGGACAAAAACGAGCTCCTTTACCAAATGTAGTATTAAAAAAAGCGCCAACTTGGTGGGAACAGGATATTAAAAATTTACCTAAAAGAAAAAGTTATTTTGAGGGTCCAAGAATTCAAAGTGATTATATAGTAAGTAATACTAACAGAAATTATACCGAAAATCAAACATGGACAGGACCATTAACACAGCCACAAAACACAACCGAACAAGTCAAAAATGAAACTAATAAAGTTAATAAAAATAAAATTATCAAAAAAGCTCCTCAAAATAATACTTATATTAGTAATGTTAATATTAGTAAAGATGGCGCTTATGATATTACTAAACAAAATATGCATGTGGATAATACCAATAGACAAATAGATCAAAATAATGAATATTTAGGACCATTAAAAGCAGGCAATATATCAGCATCAAATATAACAAAAAATAATACAATTGCAGAAAATACCAAAAGGCAGGCCTTGCAAAATAATGAATACCAAGGTTTAATTAAAGCAGGTAATTTAAGTGGCTCAAATATTACTAAACAAAACATGCATATAGATAACACTAATAGACAAATGACACAAAATACAGAATATCAAGGTTTAATTAAAGCAGGAAATATTTCAGCATCTAATATTACTAAACAAAACATGCATCTTGATAATACTAATAGACAAACTACACAAAATAATGAATATCAAGGCAATATTAAAGCAGGAAATATTTCAGCATCTAATATTACTAAACAAAATATGCATATAGATAATACCAATAGACAAACTACACAAAATAATGAATATCAAGGCTCAATCAAAGCGGGTAATTTATCAGCATCAAATATTACGAAACAAAATATGTATGTAGATAATACCAAAAGGCAGACATTGCAAAATAATGAATATCAAGGTTTAATCAAAGCAGGTAATTTATCCGGTTCGAATATTACAAAACAAAATATGCATATAGATAATACTAAAAGGCAGACCTTACAAAATACAGAATATCAAGGAAATATTAAAGCAGGTAATTTATCGTCATCAAATATTACCAAACAAAATATGTATGTAGATAATACTAAAAGACAGACTACACAAAATACTGAATACCAAGGTCAAATCAAAGCAGGTAATTTATCCGGTTCAAATATTACAAAACAAAACATGCATGTAGATAATACTAAAAGACAGACTACACAAAATAATGAATATCAAGGTTTAATTAAAGCAGGTAATTTATCTAGTTCAAATATTACCAAACAAAATATGCATGTAGATAATACTAAAAGACAGACCACACAAAATAATGAATACCAAGGTCAAATTAAAGCAGGTAATATATCAGCATCAAATATTACTAAACAAAATATGCATGTAGATAATACTAAAAGACAGACCTTACAAAATAATGAATATCAAGGTTTAATTAAAGCAGGTAATTTGTCAGCATCAAATATTACTAAACAAAATATGCACGTAGATAATACCAAAAGGCAGACCTTGCAAAATACAGAATATCAAGGAAATATTAATGCAGGTAATTTATCGGCATCTAATATTACCAAACAAAATATGCATGTTGATAACACTAAAAGACAAACCGTACAAAATAACGAATATCAAGGACAAATTACAGCAGGCAATTTATCAGCATCAAATATTACCAAACAAAATATGTATGTAGATAATACTAAAAGACAAACCGTACAAAATAATGAATATCAAGGACAAATTACAGCAGGCAATTTATCAGCATCAAATATTACCAAACAAAATATGCATATAGATAATACTAAAAGGCAGACCTTACAAAATAATGAATATCAAGGTAATATTCAAGCAGGTAATATGTCAGCATCAAATATTACAAAACAAAATATGCATGTAGATAATACTAAAAGACAAACTACACAAAATAATGAATATCAAGGAAATATTAAAGCAGGTAATATGTCAGCTTCAAATATTACAAAACAAGGAACACATGCACAAAATACTAAAAGACAAACAACACAAAATAAAACTTATATTAATCCTGTTAAACATGTTCAAGATGCGGCATATATTAATAATCAAAAAAATACTGTTGCTCAAAATACTAAAAGACAAACGACACAAAATACAATACATTTAAATCCTACTAAAACACCAATAGATAAAGAAAGATTAAGAGAAGATGTTAAAAATGCTCGTTTTAGTGTTGTTAAAGATATGACAAATATATTAAGAGATGGCGGAAGACCTACTAATAGTAATGTTAATAAAGGACCAAATATGGACTATACACATGTAAAAGTAGTTGATCCTATTAACATTGATCGCGAATTATATCCAGATATGTCTGACAGTTATACTGAAAGAACTCCAATTATTACAACTAGACAAGCCAATGTTTATCCTCAAATGACACGCGTTAATTAAATAAATAACATAAATATAAAAAAGTCAAACCGATTACATTTTTTTTTATTTTTAACCTGATATTTTATTTTTATACACATATATAATGAATATTATATACGATATTATTAAAAGCAAATATAAAATGTCTTCAAGAATATATGATAATATATTAACAACAGAACTATCAGAGGTATTTTATTTTGATGCATTAAATACTTATCCATTATTTCCAACAATTTTAGATTTTACAAGTTCTAAAAAATTAAAAATAATAGATATCGATAATGATAATAATGATATCTATATATACTACAAAGAATATAAAAAACAATTAAAAGAAACGATAAATAAATTACGAGGAAATTTTGAATTTGATGTTTCGTTAGAATTTTTTTTTCAATGAGTTAATAGGTAAAATGTTAGACAATTATAATACAGAATGTACAAACCGATTCATTGTATTAAAAAAATGATTTTTTAAATTGAAACATAATAAAACACATATAATATATATAATATTAAAATATAAATAATGGATTATACTAACATGAGTATTAAAAAATTTATTGAATACATTATAACTATTGACAATGTCGACGATATTTTAAATTCTTGTAATACACAATCAGAAAAAGGATTTATTTTTGAAAGATTATTTGATATTGTGATTAAATTTGGTTTTTGCGATGTTTTTCCAAATTCAAAATTTAATCATTTAACAGGAAATTTTAACGATGCTAAACTTAAAATTTTAAAAAATTTAGAAAAGTATTTAAATGAAAAAGTAATAAGTGGTAATTCTAGTGGATGTTCTGATATTTCATTACAAAATAAGGAAGATGATACTTTTATATTTATAAGTTGCAAATATCCAAAAATAAATGAAAATATAAAAAAACAAAAATCAGTTAATTATTACGATATTCAAAATATTATAGCAAATGCTAGAAAAAATGAACATATTTATAAAAACTATATAATTTATATTTTAGTGCCAAATAAAATAATGTTGTTGAACAAAGTAAATAAAACAAAAAAAACAAGTATTTATATAACTGAACATATGACAGAAAGTAAAATTTTGGATAAAAATGATCTAAATAAATATTTTTTAAAATTTAAGCAAGATATAATTAAAAATAAAAAAAAAAATTGGCAAACTTTTTATTTAACTGACAAAGAAAATTTAAATTTGCGTTTCCATCAAGAATTAATTACACAAAAAACGAGTGATTTAATAAAATTAGGTCATAAAACATTTTTATGGGGGTGCAAATGTCGTAGTGGAAAGACTTATATGATAGGAGGTATTATTATAAAACAACTTGACATCAAAAAAAAATTAAACGTTTTAATAATCACACCTTCACCAACAGAAACTATAGAACAATTTACGGATGGTTTATTTAGAAAATTTAAAAATTTTAACGAGTTTAAAATCCATCATATAGAAGGTTCAAATATAATATGTGATATTGTTCCAAAAAAAAATAATATTTTTATAATATCAAAACAACTTTTACAAAAATATATTTATGAAAAAACTATAAGTTTAATAAAAAATTTAAATTTAGATATTATTGGATTTGATGAAAATCATTTTTCGGGAACAACGGATTTAGCAAAAGATATAATAAATTCATATTCAAATAATGACACAGTTAAAATATATTTAACAGCAACTTATAATAAACCATTAAAAGAATGGAACATATTACCTGAATGTCAAATGTATTGGGACATTGAGGATGAACAAATTTGTAAATCCATTGTATCTGATCACAAAAATATAGATAAATTAAAAGAAAAACATGGCATTGTTAATGTGTCAGAAACTATAAATAATTATTTTAACATCGGATTATCATATGATGATATATTTAGTTGTTATATAAAAATGCCTGATTTATATCTAATTACAAATATGTTTGATAGTCATAGATATGATATTATTAAAGAAAAATTAAATAGTCAAAACAAAATGGGATTTTGTTTTGATACACTTTTTGGATTAAACAAGTTAAAAACAAAATTTTGCTTTGAAAATGAAGTTAAAATTATTTTAAGATATATTTCAGGATCACAAAAAGAAGAAGATGGTGAAAAAACAATATTTCCAAGAATAAATTATATATGTTCAGAGAAAGATACAAGAATACCTTTTACTCAAATATGGTTTATACCTTCTGAAAATGTTAATAAAATTTCAATATGTTTAAAAAAATTAATGAGTGAAGATATTATTCTTAAAAATTATGATGTGTTATGCATAAATAGAAAAAATAAAGAAATAGCAAAAGATATAAAAGACGAAATAAATAAAAGAGAATGTGAAGCGAAATCAAAAGGAAAATTGGGACTAATTATTTTGGCCGGAAATATGTTAACATTAGGAATTACTTTAGATTTATGTGATGTAGTTATATTAATGAATAACACCTTGTCTTCAGATAAAGTTTTGCAACAAATGTATAGATGTATGACTGAAGGTAATAATAAAAAAATTGGTTTTGTAATTGATTTAAATATTAGTCGAGTATTAAATACATGTATAAATTATGCTGTTCATAAAAAAGAAAATAATATTGAAAATAAAATCAAATATTTGATTAATAATCATTTGATAAATATTGATGTTGATATGATGGATAATAAAAAAATAAATTCAGATTTCATAATTAAAAAAATGATGGACATATGGAAAGAAGATCCAATAAATAGTTTTAAAATACTTTTAAATAAATTAGATGATGATTATGATAATTTTAATAATGAAACACAAAAAATTATAAACAAAACATTTACAAAAAATTTAAAGGACAAAATAAAAGCAAATATTATAATGAAAGATAATATTGAAGATTTGCAATTATTACCAACTGGAAGAGAAAAAATACAAGATAATGGAGCTGATACTGATTTAATAGACAATAAAATTATAAAAGAAGGAAAAGAAGAAAAGGAAGAAATACAAATATCATTTACAAAAGATGTTTTACCTTATATAATACCTTTAGCATGTATATTAACAGTAACTAATTCTAATACTGATTTTTTAAATATGTTGATAGATATAAAAAATAATCCCTCACTATTAGATATATTTAACGATCAGTGTTTGATATGGTGGAATAATAAATGTTTAATAGATTTAATAAAAGAAATAGTTAGTAAATATTTTAATAAAGAAACGATTGCATATAATATTACCATCCAATTTAAAATGTCCTTACAAAGTTTAATAGATAATCCAAAAGAATTATTAGAATTAATAAATGATTGTCTAAAACCAAAAGAAGTAGAAAAAAAAGAATATGGTGAAGTATTTACTCCAATTAAATTAATTAATGAAATGCTGGACAAATTACCTTTAGAAGTTTGGAAAAACAAAAATTTAAAATGGTTAGATCCTTGTTGTGGAATGGGTAATTTTCCGGTTGCCATATATTTAAGATTAATGGAAGGATTAAAAGATCAAATAAAAGATGATATGCATAGAAAAAAACATATATTAGAAAATATGTTATATATGAGTGAATTAAACAAGAAAAACATATTCATTTGTAGGCAAATATTTGATATAAATAATGATTATAAATTAAATATATATTGTGGTGATAGTTTAAATGTGAATTATAATAAAATATTTAAAATAAAACATTTTGATATAGTTGTGGGAAATCCTCCATATAATGCAGCTGGTAGTAAAGCGTCTGGAAATACTATTTGGCAATTATTTGTCGATATGAGTATAGAATTATTAAAAAATGGCGGTTATATGTGTTTTGTTCATCCTAATGGATGGCGAAAACCAAATACAGACAAAGGAAAATTTTCCGGACTATTTAAAAAATTAACTAGTGATAACACAATATTATATTTGGAAATTCATGATGCAAAAGATGGTTCAAAAAATTTTAATTGTGGGACAAGATATGATTGGTATATTTTACAAAAAAAGAAAAATAATGATCATATAACCATAATATTAGATCAGTGTAATATTTTGCACGAAATTAATTTGAAAAAATATAGTTGGCTAGCAAATTGTGAATTAGGTATAATAGAAAAAATATTAGCAAATGAAAACGAAGAAAAATGCCAAATATTACAATCTATGAGTGCATATGAGCCAAGAAAAAAATGGATATCTAAAGAAGAAAGCAAAATATATAAATATCCTGTAGTCCATTCAACACCAAAAAATGGTCCAAGATTTGTTTGGTCTAGTAGAAATGATAAAGGGTTTTATGGTATTAAAAAAATTATTTTTGGCGAATCAGGTATATATAATCCCATAATAGATATTGACGGCAAATATGGAATGTCTCAAGGTGCAATGGCTATTATTATTAATGATATTGAAGAAGGAAATAAAATATCAAATTTTTTAACTTCTAATACGTTTAAAAAAATTAGTAATGCGTGTTTGTGGTCTTCTTTTAGAATAGAATGGTGTATGTTTAAAGACTTTAAAAAAAATTTTTATGAAATTTTAGATAATTAATAAAAAGCAACTAATTGCAAAAAGTTTATAGATTATATTAAAAAAAAACTAAAAACTAAAATAATAAATCAAATAATAAATATTATATTTTTTTATTGACAATTCATATTACCAATAACATTAGGTAAGGGAACTCGTTGTGTGGTTGTTTTAAAAACCATTTGTTCATCTAATGGAACAGGCATTTTTTCATAGAAATTATCTTTTATTTCTAATTGTGTATTTACTGAAAAATCCCAAAATATATTTGCTTGAGGATTACGATTTAAATCATAAAAACGATTAGTTGAAATACCTTTATAATTTAAAGGGGGATTTGTCAAGTGTGTAGATACTGGATCCAAAAAATGGCCGCAAGTAGGTAAATTATAAGTTCTAAAATTTGTAACATTAATAGGATTTAATTTTCCATTGCTACTTTTGGAAGCAGGCATATTTCTATTAGTTAAAATAGATTCAATATCAACATTATTACCAAAATTAGGAACTGAATATGGTTTTACATCAGAAACACCAGCAGATAAAGGTCCTTGTTTGGTTCTAGGACCTAAAGTAGATAAACAACGTTGACAATTATTAACATAATTAGTATCTAAATTATAATTACCTACAGCCGTGGATTGTCTTATTTTATCATTATAATAGTCTTCATCATAAATTAATTTAGTACTATTACCATAAAATACGCTATTGTTATTGCAAGTATTTTTTTTATTATTCATTGCTATATATACATAACTATAAAAAAAAATACTAAATAAAAATATTAATATTATTTAATAATATGTTAATTAATAATAAAATTTATTAATAATAAATGTTATATAATTTTTATACACGATTAAATTGACATCCATTACTAGGACTCAAAGACAAACCATTATTTGTTGGTTTTCTTATATTATTATGAACAATAGGACATAAACTTTGATCTAAAACAACAGGAACTTTTTTATCAAAAGTGCTTACACAATGATTAGATCTTGGACAAGTTGGATAATATTTATTTTTGTTGCAGTGTGATAATGGTCTTCTGATATTTTTTAATTCTGATTCAGTTTCTACCAACATTGGATTTTGTTTGTAATAAACTTTATCTTGAACACATCTGTTATTATTCTCAGCGAAACCAAAATATAATCTGTAATTACCAGGGGTTACGCTTTGACACAATCTTCTTCGGTAATCGCATTCATCATATATTAATTGAGTTGAACCTCCAAAATTTCTTAATGACATTATTATATATTAATGACATATAAAATTATTTATTTTATTTTATTATATTATTAATTATTTTTTTATTATAAAATCCCTTGCCCCCATTATATTCGGAACTTGGTTCATTGGTATATTATCAATTTGTTCGGGGGCTTTTGTTCTATATGGATTTTTCATATTATCTATTTTTGGTATTCTTTTGTCATTTTTTAATTTTTCGGATAAAAATTCAAATTTTTGCCCCATTTCTTGATATTTTGGTAAATATTTTTTGTTACTATACATATTTTTTTTACCTTTTAAAAAATCTCGTATTATACTCTTATCTATTTCAGTAATTAAAAATTGTTTTTCTAATGGTACTAATTCTTCAATGTTATTATCACGATAATATTTTTTTTTCTTAATATATTCAAATAATCTAGGTTCCAAACTAACATTACCATCCAAAAATATTTGCGTTTCTAATTTTTTTACCGGTTTATTTACACTATTATTATAGCTAAATTCTTGATCTATATATTGGCTAAATTTATGATTAACATATGACATTATATTAATAATATAAAAAAAAATAAAAATAATTAAAACATGATATTATAATTATTTATTTGTAATAAATAAATAATTGTAATAAATAAATAATTAAAACATGATATTATAATTATTTATTTGTAATAAATTAATAATTAAAATATGATATTATAATTATTTATTTGTAATGAGCGATTATTTTGATAATTTAATCAAAATGTTCATAATATGTTCGTATAATTTTACCAAATAATCTATTCTATCAAAAATCACTATCATTGGATTATTATTTTTTGTTCTTAATTTTATAGTAACTTCGTCGATAAACAAGTCCATGATTGAAACACCAGAAAAAATAACTTCATCATGATCTTGTAATGCTCTATTGATTAATTGACCTAATGTGTGTTCTTCACCTGTTAATATTAATTTTATTGAATCTTTTTCTGAAATTTCTGAAGTATTATAATTTTTACTAATTATATCTTTAATTTGATTTAATTTTTCAATAATGATTTGACATGATTTTATTAATATTACATATTCATCATATTGACCGGCAGATTCAACATAAAAATCATATGATGTTTCATCTTCAGCTAATTGTTTATAATATACATTTGAAGCAGCAGACCAAATCGCATTATTTTTACCAATACCTAATTCAGCTATAGCATGCAAACTACATTGTTCATTTGGATTTAATTTAAGAATTAAATATGGTGACGGTTTATAAGGGTAAGTAATTTTTTCACCATTTTCATAAAATACTACATTATTACTAGTAATATCCTGTTGTTCATGGCTATTATTTTTAACATTTATATACATTTCTATTTTTTTTTTGTCTTTTTCATATTTAGGTCTGTTTTTGTTTGTAAAATCAACATTTTTCCAATATTTTTCAGGTAAAATTAATATATCATTCGAAAAATTTAAATGTTTGAATATGAAACCAGGATAACCTATTTGAGATATTTTTAATCGTAATTGATCATTCGTTATTTTGGATGTATTCTTTTCTATTTTTATTGATTCTTTACAAAAAGCATATGTAGGTATATAATCATATGCAATTCTTCTCATTGTATTTACTATGGTACAATTTACATCCTTACCAGATATTTGTAAATGTAGCATACTCGTTTCTAAATCTATTAATTCTACTTTTTCTTTTTGTTTAATTTGAATATCTAATTTAGACATATTATATAATATACTTATAATTATTATATGTTATTTTTTAATTAAATAATTTATTTTCATTTTTTAAATGCGCGTTTATATAATATTTTTATCATATAAATATATCTTATATGACTAAAGATAATATAGCTAATGAATTTAATGAAACATTTTTAGAATTGTTAAAGGATATTGCATCTATGGCACCTAATACCCCTGTTGGTAAAAATATTAAAGATATCGAATCTGTTTTCAAAAAATTAGATTCAAAAACAAAATATAAATTTATAGATAATTTTATATTAAAAGTATTAAAATATCAAGATCAAATAGAAAGTGAAGATGAAAGTTTCTTTTTTGAAGAATTATTAAAAGACGAAATAAAAAATGATCAATCAGTTGTAGATAGCGGTATAAATATTTTGGAACTTATCCCTATATGGAAAAAATTAAAACAAAATGATAGAAAATCAGTATTCGCATATTTACGTTTATTATGTGATATGTGTAATGATTATTTATTATTATAAAATATTATTATAATAAAGCATTATTATTCTTTTTTATAGTCAAATAAAAAAAATATAGGAAAATGATAAATTATAATAATGATTATTTATTATTATAAGTTATTATTATAATAAGGCATTATTATTATAACAAAGCATTATTATTCTTTTTTATAGTTAAATAAAAAAATTATAGGAAAATGATAAATTATAATAATGATTATTTATTATTATAAGTTATTATTATAATAAGGCATTATTATTATAACAAAGCATTATTATTCTTTTTTATAGTTAAATAAAAAAATTATAGGAAAATGATAAATTATAATAATGATTATTTATTATTATTCTTTTTTATAGTCAAATAAAAAAATTAATAAAGAAAGTTTGGATATTTGATATGAGGATTATTAATCTCAAATTCAGTGAAAAAAGATATTCCTATTTCTTTAGTTTTGACAAATTCTCTAAACTCATTTTTCACTTTGAATGTAATTTCGAAAATAAGATTATCAAGATCTTTACCTCGCGCAAAAAGTCGTTCAATTGTTATTTTGTCATGAGGCTGAAGCGTTCCAACACGGTAAAAAAATATTTCAAATCCGTCCTCAAATAAATAGAAACGTATAATTCTATCATTTATTTCCTTGACATGAATCGCAAAATATGTTTCACGACCTTCATATTTAACTGTGCACCAATTTGTTCCAATTTCTGTTACTTCCATTTGTTGTTGTTGTTTATTATATAAATTTAATCGGATTATTTGGAAGCTTGTATTTCATTTTTTATTTTTTAATATTTGTAAATATAAATTATTATATAATAATTTGTATGAGAAATAAAATAAACAATTAATAATAATAACCTTGATTACCAGGATAACCTTGATTACCGTAACCTTGATTACCATGACCTTGATTACCGTAACCTTGATTACCATAACCTTGATTACCATAACCTTGATTACCATAATCTTGATTACCATAACCTTGATTACCATAACCTTGATTACCATAACCTTGATTACCATAACCTTGATTACCATAACCTTGATTACCATAACCTTGATTACCATAACCTTGATTACCATAACCTTGATTATCATAACTTTGATTACCATAACTTTGATTACCAGGAAGTATTCTTCTACATGGTTCAATACCTAATTTTTTACAAAATGCCGCGTTCTCGTTAGGGATACCGCTTAAATCAATTACGCGTCCTTGGCAGTTGTTGGAATTACCTCTCGTATTTGAATTGTTGTTATACATAGTGTTTGTGTAACTGTCGTTGTGTTTTATATACGTATCGTTATAATGGTCCCGTTTAGAAAATAATAATTCAATTTTTTTTGCTGTTATTGCAAATATTACATATTAGTAAATATCAAAAGTCATAATAATAAAAAAAATTATATAATAGTTTTGGCTCCACACTTGCAATATCTAGATTTAGCTGACGGGTTTCCCGGCGGTATATTTGATCCACAATTACGGCACCTAGTTTGATTACCAGAATTACCTTGATTACCTTGATTACCAGGATAACCTTGATTACCAGGATAACCTTGATTACCAGGATAACCTTGATTACCAGAATAACCGTGATTACCAGAATAACCTTGATTACCAGAATAACCTTGATTACCAGAATAACCTTGATTACCGGGATAACCTTGATTACCGGGATAACCTTGATTACCAGAATAACCTTGATTACCGGGATAACCTTGATTACCAGAATAACCTTGATTACCGGGATAACCTTGATTACCGGGATAACCTTGATTACCAGAATAACCTTGATTATTAGGATAACCTTGATTACCAGAATAACCTTGAATACCAGAATAACCTTGATTATTAGGATAACCTTGATTATTAGGATAACCTTGATTATTAGGATAACCTTGATTACCAGAATAACCTTGATTACCAGGATAACCTTGATTACCATAACTTTGATTACCATAGCCTTGATTATTATAATTGCCTTGATTACCTGTAGGGATTGAAGTGTAGATGATGACCATTGTGTGTATGTGTGTTGTTTTATAAATGTATTTTTATAATGGACACGTTTGAAAAATTATAATTCAATTTTTTTTAACAAAAAATATTAGTGTGAATATCGAGTCATAATAATAATAAAAAATATTTATGTGATATTCTTAATAATAATTATTTTAATACCAATTATTTTGGTGCCAGTTGTTTGGAGGACAATTGTTTCGATGTCGTAACGATGGAAATTCGTCGTACCTAACAAATAATCCGTTGGCTTGTGATTCATTCATTATTGGTCTTCCATACATATCACGGATGATCCTCTCACGAGGAGGTAAACTGACACGTACACCTTCATTCCCAAGAAAAATACCACCAAATGAAACATAAGGAGAAACTTCGCACAGAAATACCCGTTCTTCATATCCATTTGGCCAACAAGCTACCAAATAATAGTTGTTACCATAACATTCAATTCGAAAATTAGTAACGGGAAACATTTTTGTAAAAAAGTTATATTATAATATGTAATATTTATAAAAAGACTTGTTAGGAAATCATTATTTCAATTTTTTTTATAGTAGAAATACATTATTATAAATATTAAATTTATGAATAATAATACATATAAACTATATATTCAAATATTATGTGTATGTTATTATAAAAAAAATTAAATTATATTTATTTTATTATATTTATTCTAATAATTGTTAATAATTAATAATTAATAATTATTTATTGTAATAATAATGCTGTATATGCTTTAATTGCTATTTCATCTTTATTTAAATATTTGGCTAAATCAGTTTTTAATAATTCTTGGCGTTCTATGAATATATTTACCAAATAATCTAATTGTAATGATTTCAAATATACATATACTGTATGTAATTTAATTGGTTCTATTTTTATTTCTTCTTGATCACTTGCATTTTTATATGTATTTGTTTTTTTTGTAATATATATCCCGTGTAAATCATATAATACTTTTTTATATGTTTTTGGCAATGTATTATACATATTTTTATTGTTATGTTTTCTAGTTAAATAGTATAAATCTAATATTTCTTTTGTTAATAATTTCATAGAAGTATTAATTTGTTTGATTATTTCATTTGGACCTTTATAAAAGTATGGTAATAATTCATTTAATTTGTCTATTTTATATAATTCCAAATAAACTTTATAAATATTTGAAATATTAGGTTTGTATTGCATAATATATTGATATATTTTTGTTTGTAATTTAGCTAAATGAAATCTACTGTTATTTATATCACCTTCATAAATTTTTAATATATATCCTTCCCATGTAATTAATTTCTTAGCTACATCACGATCATTAAATTCTACTAATTTATTTAATAATTCTTTGATATTCTTAAAATAATATTGTTCCGGATATTCTACATTAGGAACATTTACATGTTTTTGAATGTATGTATATTTTTCAGTAGCACATAATAATACCAAATTTTTATATTTATTTTGAGAATTTCTATAATTTATATTATGATTTACTATATTTTTATTTTTATAATGAACTAGAACAAACAAATAACACAAATTTTTATCTAAATCATCAAATGTAAATTTGTCTTTCATTGCTTCTTCAAATAAAGATCTAAATGATGTATTTTTTACCCAAAATGATTTATTGGAATCAAGGCATTTTCTAGTACTAATATTCCATATATCATTATGATTATAAACTAGAATACTAGTCCCTTCATAACATTTTTGAATTACTACATTGTCTAATTCTGAATTTAATAATTTAATAGCATCATCATTATAAATAAGTTTATTATATTGACCACATACATATTTTAATGTTTTATACTCATATACACAACTTTTACATAAATGATGAAATTTATATGCATGTTCAGGTATATGAACATTATCCTTTTTTAACGCTTCATATTTCAATTCGTCATAAAATATCAAAAATAATTCATTATCATCAGATATTTTAACCGTAGAACAATAATAAGGATTACTTAATTCTTCATAAATATCATCAAATGTTATTTCTTCTACAGGTTTTTCTATAAAAGGATAAATTATTTCTAAAGGATGTTTAATATTAGTAAAATCATTTAAATTAATAGGATAAGATAAAGTAAGATTGGATAAAATAGGGTTCATATTATATATATTATTAGTAATGTATATATTTATGTATTATTAAAACGCGATATTAATTAAATATCATTTTTTTTTTATTAAAAATATAATGCCATTTCCTTACCTTTTTCTATAAAATTACATTTTTTATAAAATTCGACATTTTTTTCATCACAATCCAATATAACCTTATAACAACCTTCATTTTTTGCTTTTAAAACTAGATATTCAATTATTATTTTACCATAACCTTTATTTCTATAATTATTATCAATTACAATATCTTCAATATGACCAACACTAGATAAATTATGTATAAATTTTTGTTCTATTAATAAAGTTCCACAACCTATTACTTTGTTATCTAATATAATAACATAAATATCTGAATTAATTTTATCAAAATGTTTTGAAAATTGTTCAAATGTAATATTATTAAAATCAATTATTGTTAATTGACTTAATAATTGTAAAAAATTATTATGATAATCATTTTTTTCTAATTTTCTAATTAACATTATAATAATAATTATAATAATAAAATAAAAGTTTATAATATGCGCATAAAATATTTAAAAAGTATTTATATTTATTTTATATAAATGGATTACTTCGATAAATTAGCAACTCAACATACTAGAACTAGTAATATTACATATGTAGATGCGAAAGATAATATAAATTTAAAAATTAACAATTATAATAAAAATCCCTCTTATATGGCTGCTGGACCCCGTATGCCACAAAATTTCAGATTGAAAGGGGAATATCATGATGAAGATAAACAACATAATATAGATATGACAATGTTTAATAAAAAAAAGGAATTAAATGATTTTGATGCATATACTAAAGATAATTATACTTTATGTGATGAAATATGCGCCCCTTTGGTAAATCCGATTAAAAATGGACCCGAGTATTATATGACACAAATAATAAATTGTTTGTCTCTTGATTTATATCAATATATAAGATCTTTATATACAAATAATATTATATTTTATAGTTCTTATTTATTATTATGTTCATTGTCAGTTTTATATTCAGTTTCTAATGATCGCGAGTTAAAAACATTTTTTCAAAATAAAAATATAGAAACAGTATTAACCGGTATTAATAAAATAGAATCACAATTAGATGTTAAAATTAATAATATTATAATTACAAAAAATCCTGATTTAATAAATTCCCCTTATCAAAATTTAAGTTCTGTATCAAATTCTATTGAATCTATTAATGAATTCAATAATCTAAATAATTTTTATGTTATTGACAAGGAACAATTTTACAAATATAATAATCCAAACAATATTATGATATACAATACTATTAACTTTGAATTAATATTTAGACATAATTATAATAAAATTAACATAATTAAAACACAATTTTTAGGAAAAAATAAAAGAATCATAAGATCATTAGAATATGAAGATGCTTTTTTATTTTATAATGAACAAGACCAATTATTAGAAATACCTTGTGATAATAATTTGGTATTTGGTTTCTTGTTAAATAATAAAAATGTAAAATACAATGTTTTGGAAGAATATATAAAAAAATTAAAATTAATTCATTTTGCTAAAATAACTATACCATATATCAAACAACAAGTAGTTATATCGATTAAAAGTATAATTAGTAAAATCGGTTTAAAAAATCTTTTAAATAACTTTAGGATTAATAATAATAATACAAAAATAGATATTTTTAATCAATATATCAAAATAATTTTTAATCCTAATAGTGATAAAATGAATAGTTTACAGAATCATTATACAAATGATGTAACTAATTTAAATATAAATAATCCTTTTATATTTTATATTAGATCAGTATATAATAATGCAATTTTAGCATATGGTAATTATAATTAATTTGTTATATTTTTATTAGTAATTTCAGAATAATAACCACTATGTTTTAATAATGTATCATCAACTTTTTCTTTGGAAAAATCAATTTTATCTTTTTTCTTATTATATGCTTTATATTCTATGTCACGTGTTTTTCTTTCACTTTGAATTTTATTCACTAATTTTTTTTGTTCCTGCTCATCTAGTTTTTTTTCTTTGTCTTTATTAGTATGAATTTTAAATTTATCATTGTCGTATTTTTTAACATTAAAATAATTATTATCAGTGTCTTTGTCTTCTATAAATGTATAATTATTACTTTTTGCTATCAATTCATTTGTACAAGTATACATTTTGGTTTTATTATCGTTATTATCGTTATTATTATTATTGTTATTATTATTATTGTTATTATTATTTTTATTGTTATTTTTGTTGTTATTTTTGTCATTATTTAGATATTTTTGGTAATTAATCCATTTTATGATTTCTTGAACATACAAAATATCTGGTCTATCAATTAAAATAATAGCCGGAACCTCAGATATAATTTTCCCTGCTTTTTGTCTCATAATCGGATCATCTAAACATACACATTTAAAATATCTTAATAAATTTTCGTTTTGTAACATTAAAGTAATACTATTAGATATTTCAGATTTATTGCTAAAAAATAACACGTTATTTGACATTATATATTTATGGTTAATAAAATATTGCGTATAAAAATAATACATAAATTTAAAGTTCAAATATATAAATATGAACAATTTAGATATGAACAATATAGATAACGATATCAATAAATTATACATGCAATATTTTGAATTATTGTATAATTTGAACAGATATTATCCCAATGAGGTTTGTCAAAATTATATTGATAAATTTAAGGAATTAGATATAAATATAATGTTGGCAAGATTTGTAAAAATTTTTCAAAAATATGAAAAAGAAATAAAAGAAAATTATAATGATTCAATTATGTTAAATAATGACATTATGTTATTACCCGAATTAAATATAAAAAATATATGGTCAAATTTAAATGAAAACCAAAAAACAAAAACCTGGCTAAATATAAGAATTATATATTTAAAAATAAAAATATTATTAGAAGAAAAAGAAAATATCATTGAACAAATTGACCCTGAATTAGAAAAACAAGAAAAACAAAAAAATTTAGAAAATTTAGAAAAAGAAGAATTTATAGTAGATCCTATATTAGGTGTTGGTGAAGATAATAATAATTATGATATTGAAAAATTATTGAAAGGAACAGATACTTTAGACAATAGTAAAATAGAAAAACCAAGTCTAGGTTCTTTTATTAAAATGACTGGTGGCATAGTTGATATTAACAAAATATTTGATTCATTAAAGAATTTATCAAATGAAGATATAGAAAGTGCTACACAAACTATTAATAGTTTAATAAATAAAGATTGTGATCCAAAAGCTCAAGAATTTATTAAACAATTATTAGATGAGACAAAAACATTATTAAGTGAAACTGATTTTAATGAAGGTGATACTTTTAAAAAAATGGAATCATTATATACAAATTTAGCAAAAAATATGTTTGAAAAAATGTCTAAAAATCCTAATCAACCTCAATTAAATTTTAATAATTTGTTTGATACTAATAAATTAATGGAAGAAATAGGAAAGGATAAAAATAGCGGCATTGATAAAAAACAAATTGGTGTTCTAAATAATTTAATGGCTGGATTAACACAGAATCCTAATAAAATAAATAATAAATCATATATGAATAATATGTTTTCTCAACTTGGTGTTAATCCTAATGAAGTTAATAAAATGATGAAAAACATGAAGAATATGAATAAAAAAAAATAATTAATTGGTTGCGAAGTAATAATAATTTTAATACCAAATTTATATAAAATTTTATAATTTTTTTATCAAATTACTATCATTTTTTTATTGTATTATAATATATGTCAAAATATCATTGCGTGCCTTTATATTTTTGTATAATAATATTTATTATACAAATAATATTATGTTGTTGTTTTTCAATTATAAGTGAATTTATTCCTGAAAAACCCAATAAAAAAACTAATGAATCTGCTACTACTAACGCTACTACTAACGCTACTACTAACGCTACTACTAACGCTACTACTAACGCTACTACTGAAGCTGATAATAAAAAAACTGATAATACATCAAATATGGCATGTAAAGTATCAAGTTTTACAAGTAATAGTATATCGGTATTATTATCAGTTAGTTTAATGATATTATTATGTGCAACTGAACCTGGAAAAGCTATTATTTGGATTTTTACTGGTTATGGTTTGATACAAATATTATGTTTATTATGTTCTATATGTAGTGCTTTTTCTCAAATTTAGTAATATCATAAAAATATTCTATGTCTTGTTTGTTTATATTTTTTCTTTTTTCTTGATGATTAGTTAAAAAATCTTTCAAAATATCTGATAATATTTTTTTAACTTCAATAGAATTCATTTTACCTGTGCTATATTCTTGAGCAATTTTTAATAATAAATCATCATCGAACATAAAATATCTCAAGTATTGATACGAAATATCAGTACTCAAATTTGCTCCATGAATTTTGTGTTCTGCTAATGTTTGTTTGCAACCTGAGAAAGCATATTTTTTAATTGTGTTAAAAATAGTATTTGGATCATCTGTCATATAAATGGTTTTATTTTGACATATCTGTGTGGAACTCATTTTGGCATTACCTTCTAAAGCTGGCAAGAATTGAGATATAATTGCGCATGGTTTATAACTATTTAATTGTTCTGCCTTATCTCTAATACCTCTAAAATATGGATCTTGATCTATTGCATAAGTTATTAAACATCTTTTAGGTTCTAAACCAAAAATAGGTTCATAATATCTGCTCAAAGAAGCTGCCATTTGATGTATTGTCCAAATATAACGACCTAAACAAACATCATCTTGTAGTCCAAAAATTGCTTTAATCACATTAATATTTATTTTTTTATTCATTTCACGTATTAATTTTTTTTGGCGCTTGAGTTGTACAATAATCATAATTAGAAAATATAAATGTTCTTTCTTTATTAAATCCACATGCTATAATATCTTTTGCATTTTCAAATTGTAATTCATATATTTGTTCAAAACTAAGATCTTTAAAATAATATTTTTCGTCATCTGCCATTTGTATAACTACTATCGCATTAAATACATCTTGTAACCATTTAGTAAACATGAAAGGTATCATATGACCTAAATGTAATGAATGTGTTGTAGGTCCACGGCCCGTAAATAAAAATATTTCTTTACCTTGTTCAAAATCATTCAAAATTAATTCCAAATCACGATGAGCAAAAAATAAACCTCGCTCTAACCATGGATGAACTTTTTGTTTCGTGACTAGTTCAAAACGTGTTAATAATTCTTGACTTATAACTCGAACACCAAATTTATCAACAATATCATTATAATCAAAACCTGATTTATTACATAAAATTGGATCAAAAGGATTTATTTTATTTTCTGGTTCTTGTTCTGGTTCTTGTTCTTGTTCTTGTTCTGTTTCTTTGTTCGCATATTGGTTTGTATTTTTGTTTGTATTTTGATTTAAATCACGATTTAAAACACGATTTTGATCAAATATTTTATTTATATTTATCTGTTCCATTTAACTAAATATATGTTATAAGTATGTTATAAGTATGTTATAAATATGTTATAAATTGTAAATATCATTTTTTTTTTGAAAAGCATTAATTTTTAATGCTATTAATTACGAAAACATTAATTAAATTTATAATCTTATTAAATCTTTTTAAATCTTGTTAAATCTTATAAAATCTTGTTAAATCTTATTAAATCTTATTAAATCTTATTAAATCTTTTTAAATCTTGTTGAATTTTATCTAATACTGACAATTATCATAAAAATATTAATATAATGTATCTCATTCTATCCATTACGTTTTAAAATAATTCATGAGAAAAATATTAATATAATTTAATCTTATTCTATCTAGTTAATAATATTTTTAAAAATAAATTTATTCATCATTATCAAAATAAAAAAAGTGCACCGTTTTTTTTTTTCAACACACAAGTTAAGTTGTGTGTTGGGAAATTTTTCATATATAAAAATGTTTTTTTTTTTGTTTTTTTGTTAAATTTTTATTTTTTAAAGAATCTAAAAAAGATATATGTATAAACAAAAATAATAAAAATATCTAAATATTTTTGTCCATTATTATAAAAAATACAAAAAAAAAATGCAATTTTACTAAATAAAAAATTTTATTATTTTTTACAGGAAAATATGTAAAAAGTAATATAGAATACGAAATATATATTTTCTATACAATTTTATTTTTTTTTGAATTTTACAAAATTTATAAAAAATTATATTTGGACCGGAAAATATTTTAAAAAGTATAACAGAATACACTAGCCGCAAATTAAAATGTGAATATTTGTAAAAATATGTATATTTTTAGTATTCTATGATACTTTTAAAATTAAAATTACGGCCAAAAAGGCTAGAAAAAGGCTGAAAAGGCTAGAAAAAGGCTGAAAAATGTAATACAGACTAAACATGGCCGGCCTTTTTTACTATAATACACAAGTTACAAAAAAAGGCTGAAAAAATTTTATTAATTTTTTAAATAAAATATATCATAAAATGTCTTAGATATGTAAATAATAGATATGAATGCTAAAACTGATGACAATTTTCAAAGTGAAATAAGAAAAAGATTTGTTTGATAAATATAATTCATTCATGTAATTGTTCTTTTTTCATTATGTATGTATATAATTTACATATAAAATGGCTCATTTATTTCTGGATTGTATAATAAAAAAAATGAAAATATATATAATATCATAAAAAAATAAAAATATTAATATAATTTACTCCAATTAATTCTAATTGTTAATAAAAATCTATCAAATATTAATGTAATTTAGTTAATTCATTATTGTTGGTGATAATATTATCATATTTAATCTAATATAGTTAATAATATTTTTAAAAATAAATCCATTCATTATTATCAAAATAAAAAAAGTACGGCCGGAATTTTTTATTAACACACAAGTTAAGTTGTGTGTTGGGAAATTTTTCATATCTAAAAATGTTTTTTTTTTGTATTTTTTCATCATTTTTTATTTTTTAAAAAATCTAAAAGGATATATGTATGAACAATTAAAAAAAAATATTTTTCGGATTATTATAAAAAATACAAAAAAAAAAATAAAATTTTACCAAATAATAAATTTTGTAAATTTTTACAAGTGACGTATAAAAAGTAATATAGAATACGAAATGTATAATTTTTATATGATTTTATTTTTTTTGAAATTTACAAAATTTTTCAAAATTTTTTAAAATTTTTTCATTTTTGTAAAAAAATAAGTGATAAAAAGTATAATAGAATGATAAATATAAAAAATATTTTTAACATAAAAAGTTAAAATTATTTAAAAAAAGGTTGGGATAATTATAAAAAAGTATAACAGAATATACATAATTTTTTAAAATGTTATATATTAAAAAAGGTCGGGATATTTTTGCATTCTATATTACTTTTTAAAATAATTTTTGCTTAAAAAAAGGTTCAAAAAGGTTCAAAAAAGTAGTTAAGAATACACTAACCTTTTTTTGAACCTTTTTTCGACCTTTTTGTAAAAAAGGTTGGGTCAAAAAGGTTGGGTTAAAAATTTATATATTTTTAAGCATTATATGTTATTTTTTAAATAAAATTATTCGGAGATCCAAATATTTATAAAAAATTAATTAGAACATTATGATAATGACAACCTTTTATGTATAATTTAAAGGTAAAAAAATAAAAACTGATTAGTGTTTGTTAATAATTGAATAAAAAGAAGTTTTATTTATTAAAATATTAATGTTTAGTATTTTTTATTAAAATTAATAATGATATATTACTTATCTTATTTAGCTTTAATCAGTAAATAAAATACTGAATATTAATGTTAAATTACTTTAATTAAGTGACTATAAAATTAATATAAATATAAATAAAAATATAAATGGTATATATATATATATAATTAAATGGATAAATACCATTGTAATTATTGTAATTTTTATGCTCCAACTTTATCTAAATTCCAAAGACATAATAAAACATTAAAACATTTACAAAATATAAATAATGCAGAACAAAAAAAAGATAATACAAATAATAAAAAAATCAAAGTATTATCAAGAACAAATAATAATAAAAAATATTTGGAATTAGAAGAAAAATTAAAATTAACAGAAGAAAAATTACGAAATGCGAAAAAAAAAAATAAAATTCTACAAGTGAAATTAAATAAAATATCAGAGGAAAAAAATAAAATATTAGAAGATAAAATGAAATTTTTAGAAGGAATGATACAAAACAAAGATGAAAAATTACAAAATAAAGATGATACATATAATTCTTTAGTAAATCAAGCAATGCAATTAAAAAATAATGGTAAATATAAACAAATCAATGTAACGATATTAAATTGCGCGAGTAATGAAGTTAATCCTTTAGATAATATTGATTTTAATGACATTTTAGAAAAATATATTATTAATACTAATAAAATAAATCTGGATAAATTACCTAAAAAAATATGTGCTTTAAAAAATTGTGATGGTAATTGTAATAAAAAATACATTTGTCCGAGTAAACATATCATACCAAAAAAAATGATGAGTTTATGGAACCAAACAAACAATTCAAATTTGTGCTCTGATTATATTACTAATGCCATAGTGAATTATTATAAAGAAACTGACAATGCAAAATTATTACCAATTATAAATACTGATACTAGCAGGAATACATATTTTTTAAAAATAAAAAATGGTATTGAAAATGAATGGATAAATGATAAAAAGGGACTAAAATTTACTAGTATAGTAATAGAACCATTTATAAATTATATAATATCATTATTAAGCGATTTCGATAATGAATTAACAAAGAATATATTAAATAATAAGGTTATATTGTCTTTAAATGCATATACTTATTTTGAGGACCAATTAAAAGAATTAGAAAAATATAAACCAACTAAGGAAAGTAAATTAAATGAATATGAGGAACAAAGAAAGATATATTTAGAATATTTGAATATATTCAAAAATTATAAGGATAGTGCATTAATGAAAGATATAAGTGATATATTGGATATATGTATTGAACACTGTATACATATTTATGATCAATATATAAAAAAAAATTTACAAATAAATAATGAAAAAGTATTAATATCACATATAATAAATTGTTTTAATAAAGCTACATTTATAAATACGATATTAACAAATATATCTCCTCATTTTCATAAAACTCATGAAAATATTTTGGATATAATTAAATAATCCGGTATTTTTAATTATATTCAAAACATTTTTATAAAACTCATGAAAATATTTTGGACACAATTAAATAATCTGACATTTAATTTCTATCACAATTTTAATATTATTATGTTCTATTCATTTTTTTTATATATGTTTTCCAAAGAAATGCTTAAATAATAATTTAATCATCATATTCAGAATTTAATATTATATTTTTATTATTATAATTATTATTATCATTACTATCATTATTACTATTATTATTGCTATCACTATCATTACTATTATTATCACTATTATTACAATTATTATTATTACTATTATTACTATTATTACAATTATTGTCATCGCTATCATTACTATTATCATTACTATTATTACTATCGCTATTATTATTATTATAATTATAATTATTATTGGTATTATTTATTTTTTTTTGTTTAATTTTGGATTCAATGATTTTATATTTTTCTTCATCAATAATTAATGATTTTAAAGTATCCATAAATTTATCATCTGGAACTAATGATTTTTTATTATTTTGTTTAGTTTGTTTAGTTTGTTTAGTAATATCTTGGTTATTTATTGGTTGATATTGAGAATTAACAGTTATATTAGGTTGTGTATGAATATTATATTCCCATATCATATCGTCTAAATCGGATTCTAAATTATAATTATTTGATAATATTACTCCTGTTTTAGTCAAATCAAATAATAATTTAAGATATTTTATTTTAGTAGCATCGTTATTTATATGTCCGCTAAGCTTACCTAAAGGTCTTGTTGATTTATTAATAAATTTTTCTAATAAATTAATATTTTTTTCTACTAAATTAACATAACTACCTATAATTTGTGATATAGGTAATTCGTTATAATACAATATAAAATGTGGTGTGCTTTCTATTGTAAAATATTCAGTTTCTGTATCACATACATATACATTAGCAAAAATGAAATAATATTTTGTATATTTTTTAGACAAGTTTATAAAAGGGTCAATAATATTTCGCGATAATTTGCAATCACGAGAACAATAAACTACAATTATTAAAGTATCATTATGTTTTTTTATTATTTTATCCAATTGATATTGATCTTTAATTTTAAATATATTATTTGTCATATACAATTTATAAATAATTTTATAATGTTAATTATACACACATATTATATATAATAATAATATATGAACGAGAAATTTTGGTTAAATGATTTATCTGTAATTTATAAAAATTACAGTTTCAAAATAAGTAAAAATATGTCTATAAATCAAGTATTTAATACTTTAACAAGAATTATTATAATAATTTTTATTATATTAACTTTTTACTTTAATGATTTATCTATTCTTTTAATAATGTTAATAATTCTATTAGTAATAATCGTAATATATTATACTTTACAATATGTAAATATTCAAGATATATCAAAAGAAAATTTTGCGAATCAGGAACATTATAATAATAACAACACTGTTATTAATGATAAAATGGATAATGATATAAGTTCTTTAGGTAGCGATTTTTCATCAATTATGACTGTTACAGATGGTTATAGTAATTTAATTTCTGATAATGTTCATAGTTTTAATGCTGATACTGATTCATTAAATAATAACATTAACCTTAATAATATAAACAAATTAAGAGAGGATATGTTTAATACTATGGATGAAAACTTTGAAAAAAAAAATATGGAAAGAACATTTCAAACACAACAAAATTATAATATACCAAGTGGCCAAGGCGAAGCTATGAAATGGATTCATGCAACTCCTGTAACATGTAAGGAATATACAGGTGTATGTAAGCAATATGATGATTTATCAATGAAAAGAAATCCGATATATTAATAAAATTATATTATATAATTATATATTATGGATATTTATGTTACAATTCTATGTGGTGGTAAAGGTTCTAGAATGAATTCTGATATACCTAAAGTTTTACATAAAGTAAAAGGTCAAGAAATGGTTACAAGAATAATAAATGAAATAATATTGTTAAATCCTAAAAAAATATTAATAATAGTTAATAATAATAACATTAACCAAATAAAAGATACAATAAATGAAACAATAAATAAAACAAATAAAACAATTAATATAAAATATATAATACAAAAAAAACAATTAGGAACTGGTGATGCTGTTAAATGTAGTATTGAAACATTAAAAAATAAAAATGGTATTAATTTAATTATTAATGGTGATATGCCTTTAATAAAATATGAAATAATACAAAATATTATTAATGATTATGTTTTAAATATTAATAACATTTTCATGTTAATAACTGGAATAACATTAAATGATCCCGGTAAAAATGGTCGTATTTTTATTGAAGATAATAACGTTAAAATTATAGAATATAAAGATTGTAATGAAAATGAAATAACTAATAATTTAATTAATGTAGGAATATATTGTGTTGATATACAAACATTAATTAATAATATCATTAAAATAGATAATAATAATGCTCAAAATGAATATTATTTAACTGATCTAATTAAATTTATTAAACCGAATAAAGTTCATATTTTGGAAAATAAATATTCTAAATATATATTAGGAGTAAATGATATTAACGAATTAGAAATAGTTAATAATATAAATTAATACATAATATTTATTAAATCATCCTTTAAAAGTTATTAATCCTTAGTTTTTTTATTAATAGACAATCTTAATAATATTTTACGCATTTTTTATTATATATATAAAATATCAAAAAGTTATTAAATTTAAATATAAAAATATCTAATACTATAATATATTTAAATTCAAGATAAATGACAAATTATATTAACAAGATTGAATTAACTATCGATAATACGTTAAATGACTTATTCAATGTTATTAGTTCGGATGAACATTTTAAAAATAAGATAATAAAAGATCATAATATGATAAAATACCAAAAAGATATAAATAAATTAATAATAAATTTCATAAAAGATTTAGATAAATCATCATATGGTGATATTGTAGGCAATTATGAAAATATAGAAGTAGTAGAAAATATAATATATAGGTACATATGTTATTATGTATTTTTAAACATCGGTTATTTTAATTTATCAAGAAAGGAATTATTTTTTAATAATATAATAGAATTTACGAAAAATCAACCTACATATCCTTTAAAAGTCAAGAATTTTTTTAATAGTGAAAGTTCTAATAATATAATTAAAATGGTGAATATGATGAATGTTCTAGTGTCAGTATTAAAAGCTGATAAAGCTACACAAGATATCATATTAAAAAATCCGGAAAATAAGGCTACAGTTAATTTTATTAACCAAATAGGTTTGGATTTTTTAATGGAAACATGTAAATTAGAAAAATTAGATATGGACGAATTTCAACAAGCTCATAATTTAATTAAATTATTAATAATTTTAAATATTTTTGTAAAAAATGAAAAAACTGTAGTATTTAATATCATCGAAGAACAAAATAAACTTTCTAGCAAATATCAATACATTAATATCGTAATATCCAAAGGTGATAGTTTGGATTATAGTATGATTGAGTCAGTATTAACTCCCGACCAAATTAAAAATGGTCTAGCCGATACTATATATGAAATGATTCAACAATTATTAAATAGTGAAATAGAAAAAGATATATCTGTCAATGATAAAATATTAGGTCTAATAAATAATAATATTTTAGTTCCTATTTCAGAAGATTTTCTATTATATCACAAAGATACCGAAAAATATGAAAAATTGGCAATTACTAAGAAAGATAAAAACACTAAATTAAAATATATTGTTAATAAAATAGATAATGTTTCAGAATATTATTCCAAATTAACACAAAATAATGAACAATTAAAAAAAGAAATAGAAGAGAATTTTTATGTTCCATTAGAAGACAAAAGGGCTATTTTAATAAATGAATTTGAAGAACAAAATATAATTAAAAAAATAGAAGAACATGGGCGTATTGTTGAAGAAAATCAAGAATTATTAAATGATTTAAATACTTATAGGGCGTATCCATATATTAATTTCAAAACAATGGGAAAACTTGGTTTTACTTTAGAAACTACACAAACAAAAAATGTTTTACGTGATATATCATTTACATATGGCAAATATACTGATAATAGTAATATTGTTCAAAGTAGAGTAAGTTTAAAAAAAAATAATTTAAATATCGTTGGATTTGCCATACCAGTTAATAATGTTATTTTACATTGTACACAAGTTAAAAATTTTATTGATATTAGAGATGTTAATTTTACTAAAAATAATACAAAACATAAATATAAAAATGGTTTTGATGCCGTAATCCATTTTTTAAATAATATATTAGGTAAAAATAATAAAAATGAGGATTATATAAAAAAAACGCCATCAGTATTTTGGTTTTTTGATGCTGAAAAAGATGATATTAAATTAGATTCATATATTCAAACTGAAAAAAATGATAGTAGCGAGAAAATGCGTATTATTACTAGTAATATATATGATAAACTTGTAACCATTATTTTAAAAAAACTAAAAAATGCAATAACTTTAAGAAAAGAATTAGATTTATATGAATACAAAAAATTATTACAGAATGTAAATGACAAAATTTTTGAAATTACAGATAAAACCAAAGATTTTACTAAATTAGATAATTATGCAATGAAAAAAATAATCAAAACACCTATTGTTTATGATAAAAAAAGTGATGAAATACATGGTATATCTGATAAATCAATTAAATTAATAAGATTATCGGATAAACAAAATGAAAAAATTAAAATTTTAAAAATTTCTACAGAAAATTATGAAAAACAAATAGATGATAATAATAAAAAAAATTCAATGTATAACGCTATTTGCCAACACATTATAACATGGGAAGAATTAGTAAAATTAAGAAATATTAAATCGATTAAATTCGATGATATTTTATATAACTTTTTATACAAATATGTAATAATAAATCATAATAATGAATATGTATGTAAAAGTTGTGGTATTATGATAGACATTAAACATTATATTATGGATGTTTCATTTACTCAAGATAATAAACCTGTATCATCTTTCGCCCCTATTTTACAGACTCCATTAGAAGAATTAGAAGAATATGAAAAGTATAGTAGAAGTATATTTGTAATAGAAAAAACATTAGAAAAAATAGGTTCTATACTTGATATTAATGCATTAGCCTTAAAATCTAGAACTAGAACACCAGTAAAAATGAGAATAATTAAAGATTGTATTGATATGGTAATTACTCATGGTAAAAATTTGCGTAATATTTACAAAGAAAGAAAAAAATTAATTTTAAATAAATATGGTATTGATGATAATTACACAACATTATGGCATTTTGATTTAGAAAATAATATTTTTGTTACTTCTAGTTCTGATTCCGATAAGTTCAAGACAGTAAAACGTAATAATATATTAGTTTATTTATTATTATTAACAACTATCGAATTATCAGAACATCAAATATTAGAAATATCGAATAGCGATAAAATATGTAATTTTAATACATATGTTAAAGGAGGTTATAAATTTTTCGATAATTTGAAAATTATATCTGACAATAATAAAACAATTAGACCAATTTCAGATTATCCAGTATTATGTTACATTATTTTCATGTTGGCATGTATTTCATATAAATTTAATATGTGGTTGAGTACTGATATACAAGAAGATACTAAAAAAAATAAAGCTAATAAATATTTTGTTTTTATTAAACAAATTATAACTACATATGTTGATTTATTAAATAGTATTTTAGAAATTAATTATAGTAATGAAGGTAATGAATATAATAAAGAATTATTAGCTTTAGAAACGAAAATAGACAAAACAATAGTCAAAAAAAGACGTATTTTAATGAATCGTAGTTATAATAATATCGCAACAAATTTCATGTTAAAATTAACATCATTGTATCAAAATATAAACTTATTCAAAAAATTAGATAATTTATATGGTCCTAAAAAAATGCAAATAATACAATCATCGCAGACAATTGAATCATTTTCAGTTCCAGATAAATTTTTACAACTACATCATGCAGGTATAAATGATTGGAAATTGCCAAAATCATATAAATGGTTCATACCTAATAAACCTTTCAAAATAAACACTATTAATAATATAAGTAATTTAACTAATTGTGATAATGAACAAGCAAGTTTTCATAATTGGATAACTGAAAATAAAAATATTAAATGTTCAATATGTAAAGTATTCATTAAAGATTTAAAAATTGATAATACTATAACTAAACGTATTTTAGATAATTATACAATAAATATAATTATTCAAGTTTTAGATAAATATTGTATTATTAATGAAAATAATTTAAAAAATATTAGCAAACATTTATATTATTTTGATAAAGAAAAAAATACTGATGTATGTTCTGTTTGTAATCATATTAAAGGAAACAAAAGTAATAAAAAAGTTTTAGAAACTAAATTTAAGGAACTAAAAATGATAAAAGACAGTATAAAAAATAAAGAAGATCAAAATGTAAAAACTATAATAAATAAAAATTATAAAAAAGACAAGAACAAACAAAATGTAATTGACGAACTAATAAAAAAATATGATGCTAATAAAAAAAATTCTGATTTAGTATTTATTGACGATTTTTTAACATTATTAGAAGGTTTAATTGGTAAAGAAATAATAATAAATAAACAAGCAATAAATTTACGAGAAAATGTTTATATAATCGATCATGATCATTTAGGTAATAAATTAACAAAACCAATAATTATTGAAGATTCTAATGACAAAATATTATCCAAAAAAAATCATCCTTATTTTAAGAAAAATGTAATATATTATATTAATAACAAATTACAAGTAGAAATATTTTATGATGATGCAACTTTATTATTATTAGGCTATAGGGAAAAATCCAAGGATTTTATTACTATCAATAAACAAGTAAGCTTGAAAATAATATTTTCTATTAAACATAAATTAAGATATCTTGGTTATGATTATTATATTTACGATATTAAAAATAACAATAGTATAAATAATGATAACGGTATAAAACATAATGATATTACAAATGTTGATGAAGATAATGTAAAAAATGCTGTAAATAATATTTCTAGAAATAGGATAATAACATTAAAAAAAATATTATCAAGTATTTCTAGATACATATCAAAGATTAAATATAATTATGAAAATACAAATAAAACAGAAGTTAAACAAGAAAAAATATTTACCGAAGATGAATTTATAAAATTATATATGATCAAATTAAAAAATGTCAAATTCAATAATTCAGAATATAATTTTTTCAAAAAATGGAATGTTATATCAAGTGAAGTTATTTATCAAGAAACTAATACCGATAATATTAAAATTGATTTATCAAAAATATATGTTAATAATATTATACCATATGATAAATCCGGTAATATAATATTATTTTATATTATAACGGAATTTATGAATTTAATAAATATTAATCAAGAAAAATTTATTAAAGCTGAAATTGCTCAATTTATTGTTGAAATGTTAAATATCATGTATAATATAACAAATAAAGAAATCGAATTTAAAGATTATAATATTAAAAAATTATTAGCCTTCGCAAATAGTAAAGTATATCTTAATGATTTATCTAATAATAAAGAAATATCAGGCGAAACAACCGGAATTTATGATGAATATTATGATCCCGACCAAGAAGTATCAAAAGAAAGTCGCCGCGAATCTGAATATGATATTGAAATGTCTGAATCTATTGATATGGATGGTAAAATTGATTATGAGGTTGATTATTAAACTTATTTTAAGCTTCTTATTGTTATTGAAATTCTAGTATTTCTATTTATATCTAATAATTTTTTATTATTACAATCTAATATATCTTTATCACTTTTTTTTTTATTTATTCCATGATACCATTTATATCTTGCTTCATCTTCTATAATTAACAATGATCTTCTTGGTAAATATACTGAAACTTGTTCTTTTGTAATTATATTTGTAAATACCATACTTGAATCTGAATTTAATGATAATGACATAATTTTATTATCAAAAATTAAAGAATCAATATGATCTGCTATTCCTTGACCTGGTAAATACTCATTAATAATAATTTGTGTTTTGTCATTTATTATAAAATTATTATTAAAAAGATCTTTGAAAATATCTGGCAAATCTTGAGCTTTTGTTATTGTATTTTTTTTATTATAATTATACTCGTAACCATAATGTTGTGTTCTTCTATTTATAATATTGGACCATTGTTGATTATTTATATAATCTAATAATTCCTGTTCTTTTGTTTGATCTATAAAATCATTAATTAATGTTATTCCTTTAATTGAATTATATATTTTCATCATGTTATTTAATTGTAGATTTGATTTGAACATTATTAATATAATTATAATTATAATTATAATATTAATAATTATTATAGTTATGTTTTTTTTTTCATTTTTATTTTTGTATTTTAAAAATATCACGTAAATATTTTAATAAAAATATCATTTAAATATTTTAATAAAAATATCATTTAAATATTTTAATAAAAATATCATGTAAATATATAAATTAATGATTAAATATGATAAAATAATTAATGATTTTAAAATTATGCATCAGACTATAAAATTAGATAAAGATATTATATGGTATAATGATTTATATTTATCAATTATAATAAGTAAAAATATCAGTGTTAAAATAACTGAAAAAAACGACGCAAATATTAACTATATATTTGATCCAAATTGTAGTAATTTGAATTTATGCAAATTAAATTATTATGACAATGAAAAAATTAGTTTGATAAATAATTATACAGAAACTATTATGTATAGGAATAAATATTTATCATTATTAAAAGAAGATATTAGGAAATTAATGATATATGATAAAAAATATTCTCTAGTTAATACTTTTATTTATTTCAATAAAAAATTTTTATTACCTGATAACATAATAATATTTTGTGATGATAAAAAATGTGAAGATAGTAGGATATTAAATTTACAATATTATTATCCTAATAAAAATTATTTTGTAATCAAAAAGGATAATTATAAAGATGCTACTAACATAATAAAAAATAATTCATGTTTTATTAATGATATGAATATATTATCATATCATAATTATCATGAAAGATTAGAATTATTAATTTATATTTATAATATAATTATACAAAGTGAAATTAACGAAAGGACATACATAATTAAATTTTTTGTAGGAATAAAAACATTAATAATAATGCAAATTATCGAATTATTTAACTTGTATTTTGAAAATGTTTATATTGTTGCACCAAAATATGAATTAGCTACCATATTATTTTATTTAATATTAAGTAAAAAAAATAAAAATTATGATGATAAACATTATTTAGATACAGAAAAATTTATAAAGTCTAAAAATATACTTAACGAAGAATTAAAACCTATTTATACCGAACTATTGTTTAATATATTTGAAAGATATAACCAAATGTGTAAATTAGTAATAACATTAAAAAATATTAAAGAAAATAATAAAAATGATTATAAAATGATAAAAAAACAATTAAAAACTTATAAGCAATATCATAATATTAAAACAGAACTCACTTTTAAAAATGAACTTCCTTTTAAAATAAATCATAACGTTAAATCATGATAATTTTATCAAAAAATTATCAATCATATTTTTATTAATTTGGTATAATTTTTCAATATAATTATTACCCACATTATTATATTTTTTAAAAATTTCATTTATTTTATCTTGTATTGTTTCTTTTCTTTGTATATTTTTTATTTCTTCCATAGTTAGTAATATTTTATAATTATTACTTTCTAACCATGATTCTGATAACCAAACATAATTAAAATTTGTAAAATACAAATCATTTAAAATAAATTGTTGTTCGTTGAATCTTTTTACAAATGATGTTAATTCAGTGTTTTGCCTATAATATCTATCAGATATATGAATGTGTAATGTTTCTAAATTAATACGTGTAGGATAATGAAAATATGTATTTAAATATTTATTTTGATATTTTTCTTTAAATATTTTTAAAAAATAATCAAGTAAATATTTCACGTCAATAAATTCATTATTATTAAACAAATTCGAAATATTAAATAAATAATTTTCTAAATTTACATCAAATATTATTTGATATAATTCTTTATTGATGTTAATATCTTCACTTTTATATTTTTTTTCTAAATTTACCAAGCAATCTAATAAATTGTCTAATATTATATTCAATTTATCATAATCAAAATATCTAATATGCATATACCATACTATATATTTAAAATCAATACTAGTAAAAGATGATGGAACAGCTATAAATGGATAATTTTCTATGTAAAAATACAAATTATCATTATTAATACAATTATTAAAATAATTATCATTTTTATCAATAATATTTTTGTTTTTCATAATATTTATAAAATTATTTAATTGAGTTTTCATATAATTAATATGATTTTTATGAAAAGTATGAAATATTAATATAATATTAAATATTATTAAAGACAATGGTATTATAAAATTATTTTTAACATAATTATTAAAAATTATCCTAATTTCATTATTAGTTTTTAAATTTAAAATCACGGGACTATTAAAAATATGTTTATTATTTTTTTCAAAGTTATTATAGTTACAATTATCTAATAAAAATAATTTATTATTTAAATACGTAAAACAAGGAGTGGGTATAATTTCTATCGTATATTTTAGATCTTTTTTTAAACAATAATAAAAATTTGTTTCATTTGTTTTTTTTGCCGCTATTAATTGTTCCTTGATTATCATATTTTTATTAAAATAATTTATAATGTTATTAGATTTAAATTTTTTGTATAAATATTCTCCTGTATTTGGTATTATATTTATCACGTATATTCCGTTATTTATTATTGCATGTAAAGATAATGAACATAATTTATTTTGATTTGTCAATGGCGTATTATAAATATTTATAATTTCGAAATTTGTTAATTTATTATTTTTTACAAGTTTGTCATTGATTAAGTTTTTTGTTTCGTATTTTTTAATAAACTTATCATTTAGATTTTTATCAAATATTTCTTCCTTTATTGTAAAAGTAGAATCGAAACAATCAAATGTATTATTATTTTTTGATATAATTAAATCATAATTTTTTATGAAATTTTCTTTGAATGATGAATAATAAAAATTATCAAAGTTAATTTTATTTTTTAAATATAATAAAAATACATCATAAGGTATAGTTCCATGATATTCAGTTAATCTCATATAATTCTGATCATTTATATTTTTATTGTATTTATATGTCATATTTATTTTTATCCAACAATTATGGGGATAAAAATTTTGAATATATATTTTGATATTATCTTGATTTAATACATTAAATTTTTCTTTATAATAATTTATTATTTTTTGTTTTATATTTTCATATTTTTCCAATAACATATAATTACGTTCATCATATACAGATACATATGGTTGTTTTAATAATTCTTTTATTAAATATTCTTTATTTTCGTTATTATTATACATAATTTTTAAATTTGCATAATCATCAGGTTTTATTATTATTTGAAATGTTATATTATTTAAATAAGTTAATACTTGATCATTGTTTTGATTATTATTTTTATTATTATAATGATTTTCTAATTGTGTTAAAATATAACTATTAATAAAAAATAATGTTAAAACTGGAAAAATAATAATTTCATCATCTTCATAATATAAAAATTTGTAATATAATTTTTCATAATAATTACTATCAAACATCAAAGATAAATAAAAATCATCATACAAGTCATTATAAGGTGTATTGTCAATAATTTTTTTAATTAATTGTTTATTTAATGGACAAAAATATGATTTTGTATTAGATTCTTGCCTGATATTAATTTTATCAGTTCTCGATTTTTGGTAAGTTATTAATGTTATGTTATTTGTTCCTGAACATATGTATTTATTATTTTTTAAAGAATTTAAAAATGTCAAAGAATTTAAAAAATTTTTGATATAATTTTTATTTTTTAAAAATGTTTCTAAAAAATAAAAAGTTAAATTTTCAGTCTCGTAATTATATTTACATGATGTATATTTTATAATATTTTTTATATTAATATCCATATATTAGTATTTTATAAAAATAATATAATAAAAAATTAAATTGCATATTTATGTCTATAATATTCTTCACAATTAGTACATTTATGGTCTCTATAATTTAATAATTCATATAAAGAATTGTCTGTTTTACATGCGAGGTAATAATTATCATTGTTATAATAACATTCAATATTTAAAATTTCTTTTGCATAATCTGTTAACGAACATGGAATAGTACAAAAATAAATGGTAAAACCTTTTGTTAGCATTTTTACAAAACGACATAAAAATGAAATACAAGAACCATATGAATTATTTTTAGGTTCAAATACGATATGAGCTTGTTTATTTAAAATATGTTCAATTATGGTTAAAGTATTTAAATTTAATTTGCTTTTGATATTATAACTGTTTTTATATTTGAATAAACATAAAGTATTTACATCAAAATCATATTTTGGAGAACTTTTTTTATTAATATCTATATTAAAATCATCTATTTGTAATACACATAATGAATAATTATTAATTTTTTTAACTTTGGAATATTGTATTTTTTTACTGTTTAAACCTATTTTAATTTTTTTTTCATCAATATTATAACAATCAATGTCAATCGGTTTAACATTATTTATAATGTCGCGAACAAAACCACCACATATATCAGATTTAGGATAATCGAGAATGATTTTAGCCACATTATATATACGATCTTTATTATTTTCAATTATTGTAAAATTATCTAAAGAATTAGTTCTTAAACATTTAAAACAATTTTGATAATCCGTAATTAAACTAGAAACATTGTGTCGACTATCTGAACCTTTACTTTTAACATATATAAAATTTTTGAATTTATTATTTTCGTATTCTAAAGGAAATATTAATAATTTTATTGTTATGTTAAATATTAAACTAGTTATTGATAATACTAAATAGTATTGGTAATATGATGTTTTAACATCATATCTATATCCATTACATATAATTATTTTTTTGTCTGATAAAAATTTAATAAAATTTACATCATTTACTAAAAATAATATATCAACATTGTCAATATTATCGTTTAAATATTCAGAAACTTTTTGTTTATCAAAATCACATATTATTTTGCCTAAAATAGGTAAATAATTACCTTCATGATAATATTGTATTAAACTACTGTTTAATAAAATTAATACATGATTTTTAATATTATCCATTTTTTGTTATTTTATTTAATAAAGTCATAATAAAATATATTTTTCAATTTTTATTGACTTAAAAAATTGAAAAAATATATTTACAATGCATTTATTACATATTTATTTATAACCTCAAAAATGGAAGAATTATTCCAATTAACACGTTGGTTATTTAGATGTTCATCCTGGTTTGAGGATGATATTTTAATTAAAAATAAATACTTGTTTTTAGATCCAAAAAGAAAATTAAAATATGTTAATAATGGATTATTAAAAATAGAAGATTTGAATACATTAACAATAATGCAAAACAAAATAATAATTACAAAAGATATAAAAGTATCAAAATTAGCAATTTATAATATTATAAATAAATTAGTCTATACAGATATTATTTTTAGTTATTTTGATATTATAACAAGTGAAATAAAAAAAATAAGTAATTTTAATAATAACGAATCTAATATGTTATTTAAAAAAGAAAATAGTTTTTATATTTCAGTGTTGTTGAAATATAAAGAAAATAATAATATTAAAATTAATTTGAATATATATTACATTTTTAACTTGAAAAAATCTAATAAAAAAATTAAAGTTGATTTTAATAAATTTATGTTTCAAGGTTTATATATTAAAAATTATGACTTGGGATATTTATATAATGATAATAAGTATCGTGATAATCATAAACTTTTGTATGAATTGTGTCAGTTATATACTAATGACATAGGTATCGATTATGATTTTATATTAAATAATAAGCAAATAACAATATACGTATCGCGATATAAAAATATTAATGAATTCGTAAATATATTGAATAATTACAAAATACAAATTATTGATCATAATTTAACATATCAAAATGGTGATATATATTTAAAATTTAAATTAAATAACATAAACTATACAATAAAACCAACTTGTACAATTTATGAAAAAACAAAATTTATTTGCTCCATAACAAATAAAAAACTTAAATTAGACATAGATTTGAGTGATATTATAATTTATTTGGATAAAATAAAAAATTATAGTAATTCTTTAGTATATTATGATAATTTAGTTTATACACATAAAATAGATGATTTTCCAAGAAGAACATTTTTACATATACTTGAATCAGTATATTATAATAAAAATAATTTAGATATTTTACAAATGCCAACTTTAGAAGTTATCAAAAAAAAAGATAAAGATATGTGTAATATTTGTTTAGAAAAAATAGATACTCAATTTTATAGTTATTGTAATAATGAACATTATTATTGCATATTGTGTATGATCCAAAATGAATATGTTAATAAAGATAAAACCTCTATACCTAAATGTCCTTCTTGTAGACAACAAGCTCATAGTATTATTAATTCTCACTTGGAAAATAATGATAGTGAAGATGATAGTGAAGATGGTAGTGATGATAGTGATTATAATGGTAGTAATTATAATGATAGCGATTATAATGGTAATCGAGATAATGGTGAATATAATAATGAAGATGAAGATGATGATGAATATGATAGTAATTATAGTGGTGAATATAATAATGGTGAATATGATAGTAATTATAGTGGTGAAGATGGCAGTAGCGATAGTAGTAGCTTAGATGAAGATGATTTTTTGAATTTTGATGATGAATTTAATGAATAATTAGTTAAAAATTCTTGGTTCATTCATATCATCAAAAATAGTTTGAGTATTTTTTATATTTGGATAATCATATGTTCCAATCATAGAACGATGAAATTCTTGTCCTTCTTCATCTAAGGTTGCATTTCTTTTATTAATTTCGTCGTTACGTTGAGCATATTTTTTTAATAATTCTTTTTGTATATATTTTGCATCAGTTACATTACCATATTCTAATTCATCATATTTGCAATATAAATTATTATCGCCATCATTTTCAGTTTCACTAGTTTGTTTGATAGTTAGATATCCTACAATATCTATATTTTCTATTATCATTTGAATATCATAATTAGGAACAAAAGTATAATCATTTTCATATTTTACTTTAGTTTTCCAAAATTCGTCTTCATTTCTAATAGTTTTTTTATTTAATACTAAACTTAATCTAATGATAATTTGATCTTGAACATTAATTTTATGTAATGTTAATAAAATAACATATTTAATTTCATCATCAGTTTCAAATTTTTGAACATCTCTAATAGAAATAATTTCTAAAGGGGCATTTTTTGCGCTAGGATTATATAATGATGGTTTTAGACCTAATTTTTTTTGCGCATCTTCCCATCCATCTTTAGTATTATTTCTTGTTAATTTATCTTGCCATCCTCCAACAATATAACCGGAATTTTCATATTTTTTAAATTCATCATCATTTTTAACTGTAACATAATTAAAAAGATTAACAAAATCATTTACCATATCTACTACTTCGCTACTAGGAACATGAGCATAATTAGTTAATGGTATGTTAGCAATATTAAAATATTGTTTTTGACTAGGTATTAAATCATTTATTGCCGTCATTGTATCTTTATAATCTATATGAAATTTAACTTTATTAAAATAGGGTAATTCTTGTTTAAAAATTACTGGTCCATAATCTATATGAGGTTTTTTATTGACTCTTTGATTATTTATATTAAGGAAACCTTTTTTAATTTTGTCTATATTATCAAAATTTTCTATGACATCATTCTTGTTTTTAATATAAAATAAGAATAATGAAAATATTATTAGTATTACAATAATTACGAATATATTCATTTATAATTAGTATTATATTAAATTAAATATATAAAAATATTATCAAATGAAAAATTGTTAAAGAATTTAAAAATATAAATTTAAAAATGAAAATTTATTTTTATATTTATATTTATATTATTATATTTAATTATATTATGAATGAGCCTTTGTTATATTCTTTTGAAATTAACAACAATAATATTGTAATAAATAATGAAAACATTAAAATGATGGACACTAAACAATATATCGATGATATTTTAAAATCTTATAAATATAAAACGAAAAATATATTAAATCAAATAGATATAGATTTTCCTAGAATAAATGTATCACTGAATAATAAAAAAATACAAACACAATATGAATTATTTACGAAACTAAATTTTTTAAACAAGCATTCTTATTCTTCAAATGATAAAAAATATAATTTAATGTTAATAATATTAATGCTATGTTGTCAATCTTCTTATGGTTACCAATACGAAGATTTGTTTTATACATTTTGCAATAATAAACACAATTTATTATTATGTAATTCTAATAACAACAGGAACATAAAATTTATAGTAAATGATAATGATATATGCATAGAAATAGAAACTAATTTAATAGTAAAAGACATTATATTAAATAGTTATGTTTTAGAAATTAATACAAAGTTAATAATAGACATCACTATAAAAAATGATGAATATGTATTTAATAATAATTGTATTTATTTTTGGTCTTTGATTTAAATATCGTCTGTTTGTTCTAATTCTATATCATCTAAATCTTCATTATTAATAGATTTATCGATAGTAGAAGCATCAACATTTGGATTATTTTTTTTTATTTTATTCATAAAATTTAAAATATCCGTTTCATCCATAATATTTCTTGTAAATGTTTTGTCTTTATATAAAATATACATAATGTGACTTACAAAATAACCAAAAGGCATAATTTCTCTTCTTTTGCCTACTAAATAATAATCTGCTTCTGAAGCAATTTTAATAATTTTATCTTTGCTATCATTTGAAATATTTAATGATAGCAAATAATTGGTAATATCAATAATAATAGTCACACAAGTCATAGTAATTGTAGTAATATTATATGTCAATGAATTAAGAAATTTTATGTATTTGAGTTCGCAAGTCATAATTATCTGAATTACAAACATTATATAAACATCATATTTATCAGACAAATCTATATCATATTTATAACATTCCAAAAACCATAATAATTTTTCAAGATTTCCATCTGCTTTATTAATTATATATGTTATGGTATTTAAAGGTATCATTAAGCGTTCCTTTGCACAAATATCAAATGCATGTCTCACTATAATTTCATCGCTTAATTTTGGAACACTAATACAAAAACATCTACTAATTAACGGACTTAATATTTGTGATAAAGATTCACTACACATTATAAATCTGCATCTAGTAGAATATGTTTCAATAGTACTACGTAAAGATGCTTGAGCATAATGGGACAATATATTTGCATTATATATCAAGATAGTTTTTAATAATTTGGATCTTTTACCAAATTCAAAACTAATAGGAATATTTAAAAAATCTTTAATAACATCCTGTAATAAATACTTGTCAAAATTATTACCGTTTGGTTCAATTATTATATGACATATACTTTGTTCTATTTCTACTTCCACTATTTTATTTCCGCTACATGGAATATTATATATTTTTGAAAATGTTTTTTTTGCATAATCTCCATACAATTCTTTTATTAATAATTTTATTAAAGTTTTTTTACCTGATCCAACGGGACCATAAAATAGTAAATGAGGAATTGTACTATTTTGACACATGTTTAAAAGAATATTTGCAATATCTTTATTAATGTTACAATCAGTTAGACTGTTGGGAATATATTTATTGACTAACATAATAATATTTATTTCATAATAATTTATATTTAAAATTATATATTTTCAATTTTTATTATATATGTTAGGTCCTCATGTTGATTTCAATGGCGATTTTAAATATTTAATCAAAATACATGAAATAATAAATAATGAATTATTTCAAATATTTAAAATACCAAATAAACAAATTAAAAATTTCGATATTTTTAAAAAATACATGAAAATAAATAAAATAAAATTATATATTCACGGTTCATATACTATTAATATTGCTGAAGATTGGATAAATAATTATTCTGGAACACGATTAATAGAAGAAATAAATTTTGCAAATAAAGTGAAAGCATCAGGATTGGTAATACATTTAGGCAAAAGTAAAAATTTAACAGAAAGTAATGCATTAAATAATATGTTATCCACGTTGTTATTAGCTCATAACAAAACAAAAAATAATAAACATAATGTTCCTATTTTATTAGAAACTCCTGCTGGTCAAGGATCAGAAATGTGTTATAATTTGGAAAAGTTTGCCGATTTTTATAAAAAAATATCAAAAATTTCAGATTTATCTAACAGAATAAAAATATGTGTTGATACTTGTCATATATTTTCTGCTGGCTATGATTTAAGAACTTCAAGACTCGTAAAAAAATATTTCAAAAAATTTGATGAATTAATAGGTATCAAAAATATTTATTTAATACATCTTAATGATAGCAAAGTTCCATTAGGACAAAGAGTAGATAGACATGAAATTTTAGGTAAAGGTTATATTGGTATTATTGGGTTAAAAACTGTATATAAATTATGCAAACATTATAATATTCCTATTGTCATAGAAACTTATAATAAATACACGATAGAATTACCAAAACTCGTAAAATAATTAATTAATCATTAACAACATCAACAAAATAATCAATAAATAAATATAAAAAATAATTAGCAAAATAATCAATAAATAAATATAAAAAATAATTAGCAAAATAATCAATAAATAAATATAAAAAATAATTAAAGTTAATAAAATAATTAAAGAATAAAAGGATAAAATAATCATAATATATATTAAAATTAGTAAAATAAATAACTAAATTATAGTTTGTTATAATTTTTCCATTCATTAAATTTTTGTATAAAATTATTATTTTTTTCGATTATTTCATTTTTCATATTATAATCTTCTAATTCTTTAATTGTCAATGGTTTTCTAGTGTATGGATTTTCTTCTTTTTCTAACAAACATTTGATAATGATAGACTTTTCGAAAAATAATTCTTCTTCAGTATCCATATTTGGTAACATAATAGGTTCTTTAATAGGGATACACATCAAGGGATCTAAAAATTCATCGGGATATTCTATTTGAACATCTTTTTTATTTTCTAATGAACCATAAAACTTTAACAAACTTTTTAATCTATTTGATTCCTTATCGTTATCAAAAACAATACCTGATTCTATACCTAATAATAATTCAATAATATAATGTTTGTTATAAGAAATATTATTTATGTCATTAAAATTATAATCATAAGGATTTTTATTTTTAAAGTTAAACTTGTAAAGTATATATAATATATTATTAAATATTGTCATGTTATTAATTTCATCATGACTTTTGGTATTTATAAATGCAATAGTGTTATTAATAATGCAACAAAATTTATCAAAAATAACATCTTTTAAAATCATATTTTTCATTATTTTAGTTATAATTTTCAAATATGATATTATACTACACACGCCATTAATATTTTTAAGATTATTTAAAATAATATTAAAAATAGTATGCAAATAAGTAATTACATAATCTTCACTTTTTTCATTAAAATGATTTTTTAATAGATCATATATATTTTTAAAATCATCTTCACTATATTTAAACATGAATATCAAAGCTAATTCTGATTTTAAATTTTTAATATATTCTTCATCATTTTTTATCGTTAATATTTCTATCGACGATGTAATAGTTTTTACAATATCTATTTTTTCAGTTTTATGACTTGCAATTTTTAATATAGTAATTACGTTAATAATAGAACATATATATATATCGATTGATGTTTTAATATTTTTATTAATTATATCATTAAACATTTTTAAAATACAATTAGGAACATATTTTTTGCCCATTGTATAATCTAATTTATCATACTCAATTCTCGTATTTTCTATAAAATATGTTCCACATCGTAATATTATATCATCTTTATTTTTAACGAATGCTTCTAAATTAATTATATAATCAGTAGTTTGTTGAACTAGTGATATTAGTTCATTTTCTTGTTTGTTTGTTTGAATAACCATACATAATATTTTCATAAATTTTAATATTTCTCTATCTTGATTGACGAGTTTTTGTATTATATTATAAATTATTGTATAATCCTTGTTCAAAGAATTAATATTGGAATTAGAAAATAGATTTGAAGGCATTAATGATACCATACTTAACATACTAATCATTCCTGATGCATACACTTCATAATTGCTATGTAAATAATTTATATATGTTCGCAAAATATTTGATACCAAAAAAAATAATTTTGTTTCTGTATTGTATTTTGTATTTTTTTTAGTATTAATTTTTTGAAACCATTTAATATTACATTTTGGATCTGTAATATATTCAAAATTAATATTTTTAACATCATAATTTTTTAACATTTTGTTTGCAGTATAAATACAAATTTTATATATTGCATTTGCAAGTTGTATTTTTCCTGTGTCTATAATATAATTATTTGTGTTATTATAAGTATTATAATTGTTAAAATAAGAAACAAAATATTCAATAAAATCATTTATTAAATTTTGTTTCCTAAATAATTTAGTAAAATTTTTAAATACATAATGATTTAATTGACAACCAGCTAGTAAATAATTTACGAATTCATAACGAAATATAATATTTTTAGAAACTTTACCATTTTTTAAAACGATTTGTTTAGAAATATTATCTTGGCAACAAATTTTTAAAATAAATGATGCTGCTCCCCAATATTTTAAAAATTTGTTCCCATTATTATAAATATAATAATTAATAATCATTATTATATTTTCGTCCGTCAATGCATTAAATATATTTGTTAATACATCATCATACTTCAGAAAATTTTTATGAATCATTTTGAAAAATTTATCCTTGCCGTTTTCTATTAACAAATCATCAGATATGTATAAATTTAATATATTTATCAAATTATCATTAACAGAATCAATTTTCTCAAATAAATTTATAAATATCGAGGGACCTTTTTCTAGCAAAAAATTTAATAAATATATATCATCTTTTAACATTTTTTTTAATTCTTCTTCCTCAATGTCATTATATTCTTCTTCCTGATTTTCTGCTTTTTGATCCTCTCCCTCCTCTTCTTTCTCTTCCTCTTCCTCTTCCTCTTCCTCTTCCTCTTCTTCCTCTTCTTCTTGATCATCTACGTCATTATTTTCTTTATGTTCTTGGTTATTCTCATTGAAATTATTATCGTTATTTATTATAATATCATCCATGTAATTTTCTTCCATAGATAACAAATAGGCCATGATATAATCTTCGTCGATATAATTATCATTTTGATTATTATTTTGATTATCATTTTGATTATCATTTTGATTATCATTTTGATTATCATTTTGATTGTTATTTTGATTGTTATTTTGATTATCATTTTGATTGTTATTTTGATTGTTGTTTTGATTGTTATTTTGATTGTTATTTTGATTGTGATTGTCTTGTTCTGTGTTTTGATCATTATAAATATCAAATTCATCAATTTCATTAATTTCATCAATTTCATCAATTTCATTAATTTCATTAAATTCATCGATTTCATTAATTTCGGCAATATCGTTATTAATATTATCAATTTCATTTTCTATTTTAAAAGAATCAAGATTGTTAATATTTTTTTTAGTATATTTTCTTTTTGGTTTGTCTTCATTTTGTTTTTTTGTTTTTCTTGGTGTATTTTCGTCCTTTATATTTTGTCTTTTTGGTTTATTTTCTGCATTTCGATTTCTTGATCTTCTATTCTTTCGTGGTTTTATTTGTTCAGTATAATCCATTATATTAATTAACTGATATAAATATAAATATATATTAAATAATTTTTTTTTCAATTTTTAAATAAAAAATTTAATAATAAAATAGCAATTAATAATATCACTTATTGTTTTTTGGCTACTGGTTTTCTAACTTGTTTTTTTCTGACTGTTTTTGGTTTCCCATCATCATTTTCTGCTTCTACTTCTGCGAACCAAACTAAATATGCTTGTTTTAATTCTAATAATTCTTGCATCCAAATATCTTTAACAGGTGTTTCAACATATTTTTGGTATCTAGCTTTTTTAATATCTAATTCTTCTTTTAATTTATTTAATTTTTCGACTGTAAGGGACCATAATTTCATGTCTGTAATATATTTATAAGTTTTAATATATTCATTAATTTTTTTATTATCTTGATTATCTTGATCATCTTGATTATCATCTTTAATGATTAATTTTTCATTTTCGTCATCAAAATTTATTTTATTTGATAATTTTGGATAATTCAAACTTTCTAATTTTGCAAATACTTCTTTTTCATTTTTATTATGTAATACAATTTTACCTTTTGTATAGTCTTCTAAGAATTTGATTTTATATTTAGAAATATTCAATTCATTTTCTAAAATCAATGATAAACGTTGTTTCCTAAATTCATATTGTTTAAATCTATAATCAAAATATTCGATCATAATATCTTCAGGTGTTTTATAATTTTTAATATGATTTTCTGTACTATGAGCTTTCATATTATCTATATTAATAGAAGATGTGAGACCTAATTTTTTTTCTAATGTTCCTTGTTTAATTAGGTTTTGTAAAACTCCTTCTACAAAATAAAGTGTAATATTTACCGAACTTTCTAATGGAACGAGGATAAAATTTTTTAAAATTGGCGTTACGGTTTTTTTATTTTTCCCTTTTTCTTTTTTGTTATCTTTTTCTACTTGTTCTCCTCCAATTGTAATTTTATATAGATCACTTTTATATTTTTCTGTCCATTTGCCTATGGGTAATTCAGTAATTTGTATAGTATTTTCATCGACTATATTATATATGCCTTTGGTAATATAACTTCCTTTATCTTTATGTTCAATGGCTCCTTTGAATCCTCTAAACCATGGTTTCATTGGTACAATTTTTTTATTATTTAGCATATTTATAATATTATTTATAATATCAATAGGATTATAAGGTGGAATATATGTGCTATGACCTGTTCCAATGCCTTCACTGCCATTTACTAATAACATTGGTATAATTGGAATATATATTGTTGGTTCAATTTTTTTACCGTCGTCGATTTCATATTGTAATATAATTTCATCATCTTCACGAAATATTAATCTTGTTAAATCGTCTAATCTAGTATATATATATCTTGGACTAGCTGCATCTTTGCCTCCTTGTAATCTTGAACCAAATTGACCTGATGGATATAATATACTTATATTATTAGATCCTACGAAACGCCTAGCCATACCTATAATTGCTCCATATAGACTGGCATCACCATGATGATATGCCGTTTCTTTCATGGTTGCTCCTCCTAATTCAACAACTTTTGCTTCCTTTTTAAATAATTTTTCTTTAAAGGCTGTATATAAAATTTTTCTAGTTGATGGTTTTAATCCGTCAATTAATGCTGGTATAGATCTTATATTATCTTCTGAACTAAAATGTTTTAAATCTTTATGGACAAATTGACATATTGTCACTGTCCTAGCCTCATTGTCAATTACATCATTTTTGTCATAACTAGCTAACCATTCTCTTCTTTTATCTGCCATTTTTTTATTGAATGCTAAATTAATTGCATAATTAGTAGGATTATTAAAATCATTTAACATGATCTCATCTAAATTTTCCGTTTTATTACTAGTATTAGAATTTTGGCTACTAGTATCATTTACTTTATTTTTTTTAACCATTTTTTCAGGTTCGCATAAATTTCCTTGTTTAATAGATTTACTACTAGGAATATATTTATCCCATGTATAAGAAATCAACTTGTTTGAAAAGTCTTCAAAACATTCCTTAGCTTCAGGTGCTGTATGAGTTCCTAGACCTTTGTAATATTTAATAACATAATTATTTGCATTTTTAGTAGTTTTAGACCATTTCAAATATTCTGCAATAGTTCCGAAACTAATACCATTCTTTTTTTTAGTATCGGATCTTAAAAAAGCTTTCATAATAGGCGTAGTCATTGTTTGTATAAAACCGTCGAAATAATATATTAATTCTGGCCAAAAAAAGTGTATGAAATTAATTAACAATCCTTTAATATGAGCTCCATCAGTATCTTGATCCGTTAATATAATTATTCCTCCGTATCTTAATTTTTTTAAATTATCATATGTTTCACTAGCGTCAAGGCCTATAATTTTAATAATATTTTTTATTTCTGCATTACTTATTAATTGTCTATTTTGTGCTGTTCTAACATTTAATACTTTTCCTTTTAAAGGAAATATCCCATATTTATCATAACCTATAGACGATAAACCTGAAACTGCAAATGTTTTTGCTGAACCTCCTTCAGTTAATATTAATCTTGTTTCGGATACTCTTTTATCTTTTTTAGAAACCCAAATAGCTTCTTCATAACCTTTAATACCTTTAATGGACAATGAATTTTTAACTTTTTGTCCTTTCAAACTTAATAATTCTTTCTTTCTAGAAAATTCAACAACTTCATTTACTAATCCTGTATTCATAATATCATTAATAAACTTTTCATTATAATAAAAAGTAGAACCAAAATTTTTAATAATACTTTTTAAGGTATCTTTAGTTTGACTGTCAAAATCAGGATCTTCTATTGTCGCATCGATGAAAAATGATAAATTATTTTTAATATATGGTTTTCTTATTTGTATATCTTTATATTTATTAGATATGCGTTTCTCCAAATCATTCACTATCATATCTACAACATAATTTACATGTGTTCCTCCATTAATAGTACATAAACCATTAACATACGATACTTGTCTGTAATTTGATTTTGAATCATAAACTACACATACTTGCCATCTTTTATCTGTAGTAGTAGTGCATATTTTTTTTATTTTTATTGGTTGTTTTTTCTTTATGTTTTCTTCTGTTTCTTCTTCATCTTCTTCTTCATCACCTTCATTATCCATTTCATTATCTAAAGTATCTACTTTATAAAACATATCGACAAATTTTTCAAATGATTGTATATTTATTACTTTTTCGTTTAATTCTATCGTGATTTTTCTTCCTTCTTTAGACAAATTAGCTACAATATCATAAACACGTTTAGTAAATAAAGCATACATATCATCAGATAAACCTTTAGTATGGAAAGTTTTATAATCAGGAACAAATGATATTTTTAAATAACTTTTACCGGCATATTTTGTAATAGTTGGCGGATTAATAATTGACATTTTATTTTCAAATACTTGCAAATATTTTTTTTTATTAATAGTATCACCAACTTCAATAATAAATTTGCTAGAAAATATATTTGCTAATTTTGCTCCATAACCATGTTTTCCTCCTGTAATTTTGCCTTTTTTATTATAATTACCAGATGTTAATAATTCAGAAAATAACATCTGAGGAACATACATATTTTCTCCTTTATGAATAACTACCGGAATAGCATCTTCATTACCATCAGTAAAACAAGTTATTAAACCTGTTTTTTTATCAATGGTGATAATAATATTTTTACACGTAATATCTTTAATTGCATGATCACGCGCATTTACTATAATTTCATCAAATATTTTATAAAGACCTTGTATATATTCAATATTTCTTTTAACAATTGCATCATTATTAAAATCATAAACTTCCATTTCTACATTATCAGGGGTAATAGTCCCTAAATACATACCAGGTTCATCAATAATAGAATTATATAATTGTTTCTTGGTATAAGTTTCTTCTACAGTTTTTGAGGTTTTACTCATAATATTTAATATATTTGTATATATATTTATATGGTTCTATATGTGATAATGTAAAAATATCAATTTTTTTTTATCATTTGCTAATCATTTTTTTATCATTTTACTAATGTTTAAAAAATACCATGAAACTTGAAAAAAAACTTAAAAAAAAAATATTATAATAATTGATATTAATTATTATTAATAATTGACGTTAATAATTAATGGATTGATAAATTAATAAATACTTGTATTCATTCACAATAAATGCAAAATAATTATCTATTAACTGCTTCATATCAGGTAATAATGTTTGTAATAAATCTTTATAATATGGAAAAACTTCGGCTTTAATATGATCCGTAATAATATTAATATTTCTTACGGGCAATATAGTAATATATTCAGATATAATATTAAATAATGCATCAATATCTTTCATTTCTTTGGGACTATTAGTTATATTAAAGTTTAATATTTTATAACATATATTTAATGGTATTACTTGTATAATATATTTTTTTAATTTTTCTAAATATGTGATAACACTAGTAAATGCATCTATATAATTATCTTTTGTATAAGTTGCCATTATATTTTCAGATATGACGTTAATGATATGTAAATACATATTATTTAATATATTGGTTTTTATGATGTGTACAATAATATCAATAACATTATTAAAATAATTTTTTTTATTTTCAAAATCATAAACTGAATTATCATAAAAATAATTTTGTATATTTACAATAAATTTTTCTTTATATATTTTCAAAATAGTTTTAAAAATATTATTATTAATTGTCGAATTATTAAATGCATTTATTTTTATGTACGATGATAATAATAAATGAATATTTGCAATACGATTTGAATTATTTTTATTTAAATTGGGATTCATATTATTAATATAATAAGACCATAATGAATTATAAAAATAAAAACTATCAAAAACATTATAAATATCATCATAAAATTTATTAATATTTTTTATTAGCGATAAATTTGTTTGAACATAATTATTAACATTTAATAACTCATTTTCACCATTTTGTCGATGTGTTTTTTCTAATTTAATTACCTCTTCATTAAAATTATTAATGGTAACGAATTCTCGTTGTTCTAAGTTATTATTTATTTTTTTTGAATTATACAAATAATCTAGATTAAAATAATAATTACCATCAGCTATCATATTTAATTTATTTTTTTCTTTTTTAACAAATGATATTGTTGTCATGAGATTAGATAAATTATTTAGGTCATTGTCTATGATTTCTTGATTTTTTTTAATCAAATCTTGTATAAAAAATAATTCACTACTTGCAACAAATTTTACACAGTCATTAAAATTGGTTTCTAACATAGAATTATTTCTTAATTTTTTAAAATTAAGTAATCTTAATAATGATTTTCTTTTAATATCATTCATTAACTCCATAAAATTGGCATATTTTAATACATTATCATTTAATAAATTATAATACATCAAATGATTTAACATATATATTAATTGATTAAATATATTTTTTAAAAATAAAGGTTCAGGATACTTTTTATCATTTAATTTTTTAGAAAAATTATTATAATAACTATCTGGTAATTTTAATTTTATATTAAAATTGTTTATTTCAAATATTTCATGTTTTATTATTGATTCATTTAAATATTTTATATATTTTGTTTTATCCAATACATTCAAATTCGTAAAAATATTTGTAAAAAATTCATGATTTAGTCTATCAATATGTAAATGGATAGGTGAGATATTTTTATTATTTAATTGGTTTATATTACAATTATTTTTTATTAAAATGTCTGTTATTTCATTTATACTTTTATCGTTACATTGATTATGTAATATTTGTAGCGTGTATATTTTTGGAAAATATTTATTTATTATTGGTTCTTGTTTTTGGTCATTTTCTTTATAAATAGTATCTTTATACTTTATAATAGTAATAGATGTATCATTAATAATATAATTATTATACATCAAATTTGCATTTTTTCGACTATTATCGAAAGATGTATAAAATTGGTCAATTAATAATCTATTAAATTGTTCATATATTTCTTGAAAATAAGTATTTGTTGAATATTTTTCAAATAATTTTTTGTAAATATTAGAAATTACTTTTTCGGATATATAATTAGTAAATAATTCTTCAGCTATTTTGACGGACATAATATAAATAATATTATGAATTTCTTCGTTTTCTATTATTTTTTTACCTCTTATATTTTTATCGACTTCATTTTTAATTTTTTTATATTTTTCAATAATATCTTGTGTAATTGTATCCGTTGTATTTAAAAGTGTTTGGATACTTTCTCTGTCATCATCATCACATAAATCGCATATTTCTTTTAAATATTCTAATAAAAATATTTTAATAAATTTTATATACGTGTCTATATTATCTTCATTAATATAATTTATGACTTGTTGTTTTCCTTGTATTAATTCATCATTTACATAATGGATTTTACCATACATTACTGTTGTATCACATTTTTCTAATTGTTCAAAAGCTTCACTAGACCCTGAAGTTGTATTTAAATAATTTTTATCATAAACTAAATAACCATCATTAGCTTCATCATCAAATATATAATCATCTTCGTTCGTAATATTTATGTCTACAAAGTTTTGTGGATAATATTGACCAATAGTGGTAAAATTAATTGTATTATCTGTAGTATAAAAAGTATATAATTGATCAATTTGTTTAGGGAAATAATTTTCATAAATATTACATCTTATTTGATTAATGCTATCTACGGTAAAATCATCAAATATATTATCATTAATTTCATTTAAAGATGGAATAGGATATTTAATAACATGATCAAAATTAAATGTATTATCTCCAAAATTTGTATTTTTAATATAGTTTATATATTTTATAACATAATGATTATTTAAAGTTTGAATAATTTTATTACAAGAAGAATGTATCTTTTTAACATTTGCGAAAAAATTTTTATAAATTTGTTCGTAAAATTTAATATTTATCTTATTTACATTATCTTCTATAGTGGTTTTTAACTTTTTAATAGTTTTTTTTTCTTTAGGAACCCTTAAAATTATAAAATCCCATATTACATTATTTTTAAATTCTATTAAATTATTTTTAAACATGATATCATATTTTATTGCATGAGTTTGTAAATATTTTAAAATTAATAATATATTAAATGAACATGATAAAATATCTAATATAAAAGTAAAATTTTTAATCATATAATTTTTGTCTGTATCAATATTATTTATACAATTATTAATTATAGAAATAAAACTATCTATTAATATTACAACGGTATCTTGTATTTGTTCTTGATCTTGATATGTATATTGGATATCTAATAAAGTCATATTATCAAAAGACTTGTCATAATAATAGTTTATATTATTAATATCATTATTATATTTTTCTTGATAGGGAGAATAGAATAATCTATTATCGTCTTTAATTTTATGGAGTTTTTTTACAGCATCTAATATATTAAATAAATATTTATTATGATTTTTGATTTTAGTATTCAAATCATTTAATAAATTTAAATTATCAGCCAAATTTTTTTTGATTTTCGTAGTTACAATATCATTGTCATTATTAAATTGTGTAAACAGATCGTCAAAATTATTTTTTGATCTATCATAAATAATCATATTGTCAGTGAATATCTTTTTTTTAAATCTATTATATAATGAATTAATTGAAAAATTAATATATTCATCTAATTTTATTTTTAATGTTTGTTTATCATTATAATTTTTAATTAATTCACTTATTTTGTTATTTATAGATTTAAATTCATCTTCTAATGGGGTTTTGTCAATTACATTACTAATTGTATTAATAATGCCTTTAAAATATCTGGAATACGATTTTGTTTTTAATATTGTAGAAACGAAATGTATAATTTTATTGATATTATTGTTATTTTTAGTAAATTCTTCATATTTTTTTACTGTAACAGGACATAATATGTTATTTTTAAGTGTAGCATAATGTAATGCGTTCATTTTTTCGTTGTTAACATTATTTATATTAATATTTAAAGATAATAAATACTTGACAATATCAAAATTACAATATTGACACGCATAATGTAATGGCGTTTCATTATAAATATTTGTTTTATTATAATTAATTCCTTTGTTAATTAATATTTTACTAATTTTAAGTTTAATATCATTATCAATTAATGTTTTTGATAAAATTACATGTAAAAAATTATTTTCTTTATCGTCGACATAATTAATATTATAATTTGCATAATTAATAAAAATTTCTTCTAATTTTAAATCATCACCGCTGGTTACTGCTTGTAATATTTTTATGTTAATTTCTTCATCTGTTTTTTTTTCCGGATTATAAATTTTACTAGGTATTGTATTTCTTGAAATTCTAGAAGCTTGTTGAGTATATGTTTTTCTATCAGGTAAACCTCGATTAATCATAATAGATTTAATATATAATAACTATATATAATTTATTTAATAAAAAAAGAAAAATATCTACGAGTCTTTTAAACATTTAATACAATACAAAATCATTACCTTGACACGATGAAGTAATTCGTGCCAATTTAGAATCTAAAGTATTTTGTGGATTCATTATAAAATCATAATTTTTACGTTCATTAATAAAATCTACTGTTGTTGGACTAATAGGATATACATGAACTTTTAATTTATTTTGACAATTATCGCTATTGATCGATTTATAATATTGTGTATCAGATTTCATAATAGCTTCACCATTTCTTTGTAAAAATTGTCTATATTCATCATCTCTATATATTCCATTTAAAATTCTTATTTCTTCATTATAACGATTACTTACTTTAAAATTACTTAAACTTCTACCCTGGTCTGACATTCGAGCAGGACATCCTGTAAAAAAATTATCCATATTATATATATTCATACACAAAATAATTTTAATTATATTTAAAATTTTGTTTTATTAATTTTATTTTTTATCCATGTAATTTTTTATTACATCATATAATTCTTTCTTTAAATAATTTTTTCTAATACCATTAACCTTATGAAAAATTGGTATATTATAATTCATTGCCATATTTTTTAAATATTCCATTGTACACGAGTCTATTGGTTTTAAATCATCCTTATTCATTATATTTATTTTTATATCTTTTTTAGTAAGATTACTTTTTTTTGTTAAATTACTTGTTAAACTATTCTTTTTTACATCCTTAAGTGATATTTTACTATCCGTTTGTTTATTATTTATTAAAATTTGTTTGTTACTTAAATTATTATTATTGCCTAGGGGTCCGCTTTGCTTGGACGAATTATTATTATTACCTAAAGGACCGCTTTGCTTGGATAAATTATTATTACTGACATCAGATAAATTATTATCAGATAAATTATCCTTATTACCTAAAGGCTTAGATAAATTATCTTTACCAACATCAGATAAATTACTATTAGATAAATTATTCTTACTATTTAAAGAATCATTGTCAATTAAAACGAATTCTTGAATATGTTTTGATTTTAGTGAATTTTGACTAGAATGTTTATTACTTTGATTATTTGTTATTTTCTCTGAATTATTTTCTTTACTTGCTACATTATTTAATCCATTTTGTGTAATTATGGATTTACTATCTATTTCATTTATACTAAAATTTTTGGTATTACAAATACTTGTTTCATAATTTGGTATTTTATCAAAAAATTCATTAGGCATATTATTCGAACTACAATAATAACTACTAAGATGGCTATTATTTAAATTTTTATCTGAATATGTATTATATTCATCTGTATTACATAATATACGTTTTGTCATAGGATATTGTGATAAATAATTTATGGTTTGTAATTGTTGTATATTATCATTTGTAATTTTATCAATATGTTTTATACAACAATCATAATTTTTGTTTATTTGACTAGTGCAATGTTTTTCAACCATTTCTATATCCTGATTAATATCATTAATTTCAGTTTTTATACTAATAACTTCTTTGAATATGAAAACAAGAAATATTAATACTAAAATTACACACATTATTAAAATTATACCTTTCATATATAATTTTTGATAAAAAAAAATTGATATTTAAACACTGATATTATATTAACGATAAAGTATTAATATTATATAATGTTATTACCATACATATGCAATGAAAAAGTTATTTTCATAAAAAAAAATAATAATGAAACTACTGAAAATTTTTATATAAGATGTAATTTTATAATTAAACAAAAACCAAAAAATGATGTCGAAATAGAAAAATATAATATGTATTCAAATATTTATATTAATCATAAATTTAATAATGTTGTGTATATTAATGATATTAGTAATAAATTAAAATTAATGATAAATAAACTATGATTTTTTTAATATAATAACTAATAAAATAATAATAATTATTTGTAAAATAATAAATATTATATAATAATATTTTATTTTATTATTAATTATTTCAATTAATGGTGTTAATATTTCTTTGTCTAACTTTTGTTGTGTTTCTTTTTTTTTTAATTCGATACAAATAGTGTCAATCATATTTTGTGTACATTTACCAACTAGAGACATTTATATATAATTTAATTATAAAAAAATTAATGATAATAAATTTATTAACTTTTTTTTAAAAATTACTACTGGACGAAACTGAAAAAGAATTTAATGAGTCACTAGTCGAACTAGTTATTTTACTAGATGAATTACTAGTAGAGGAAGGAACAAAATTTTTATTTGAAAAATTATAAGATGACGATTCTGAAAAAGTTAATGATGATGAATTATCTGATAAATTATATTCAGCTATACGAACAGATCCTTCTTTGCTACTTGATTTGCTTGATTTGCTTGATTTGCTTGATTTGCTAGATGATTTACTAGGTTTGCTACTTGTTGATTTGGTTGAAGAAGATGTATTAGAGCTAGAATTTTTTTTTCTTTCTTCTGATTTTTGTTTGTTTTCTAATCTTATTTTTCTAGCATTTTTTATATCTACTTTTTTCAAAACACTTTCACTAATAAATTTTTCAAATTCAAGTGTTCTTTCTAATTTTTTCATTTCATTTACTTTTTCTCCTATTTTATCTTTAAATAAATACCATGCTCCAGAACGATAATCACGTGCTACTTCATCATCATTTATATTCATAATTTTTTTAATATTTGTTAATATACGTTCTTCAGCTTGTTTAGCAGCATTATTCATAACACGTTTCATAGAATTTTCAGTATAAATATCTTCAGAACCACCAGATAATTCATTATCTGATTCTTCTTTCATTCGATATTGATATCTTTCACGGTATCCAGATATTTTTTTTTTTGAGCCTCCTTGCATATTATGTTTTTTTATTAAGTTTTCTACAAATTCGCTAGTATCAATATTATTTGTATTAATATTATTTGTATTTTTATTAGATTTTTCAAATAATCTCTCAATTAAGGAAGTTGTATCTACTGATGAACTATTTCCACGCATAGTATTTGCATCATTATTAGGGGTTTCGTTTGTTTTATTTTGAAAATAAACTCTTTCTATTTGTTCGAGTAATTCAGACGTATTTATTGTTTGACTTGAAGAACAATTTTTTTTCATAAAATTATTCAATAATTCAGATGCCTTTGAGCTATTCTTATTTTTTGAATTAAGATAATGATCTACATCCCTTATTAAATCAGTTGTATTTTCAGTTGTATTATTAGTCGTATTATTAGATAAATTATAATTTTTTAACATACTATTTATATTTTCAGTTGTATTTTCAGGTGACATATTATTTTTATTATTTCTAATTATCATATCAATTAATTCACTTGTCATTTGTTCTGATCTTTCCTGATTTTTCATGATTTGTCGTATATCTTCTGTTATATCAGAAGATTCAGAAGGAGATATATTTTTTTCACTTGGGACGAAAAATGATAATAACCATGATTTATTATTATCCTTTTTTGCAAATAAAGGAGGAGTATCAACTGATACACTTTTAAGTGATTCTGAATAATTATCACTAGAAGCATCAGTCATAATATATTGACCATCATTATTTTCTATTTTTTGACAAGCGCCATGATTTATAAATAATTGAGGTAATATAGAACATGGTTGATTTTTTACAGCTAAATGTAAAGGAGTATCACCTTTTAAATTATCTTTTTGGTCTAATATTCTTTTTATATTAGGATCTTGTAATACAATATTAATTATTTCATCCAAATTATATGTTTTATTAACACCACCTTCTTGATTTTTTGGAACTACGCCATACATTTCTACTAAATAATGCATAATATTTCTATTATTTTTATCAACGTGAGAAAAATCTATTTTGTTTGGATTATTTTGTATAAGTTTGCTAACAGTTTTAATATCTTTTTTGGATGCGGCTTCTAAAAGTTGATCTTCTAATTTTTTCTTTCCTAATAATCCAAAAAAGAAACCACCATTTTGTATATATTCATGACTAGTTGAAGATAAATTATTTGTTTCAAAATTCATTTACTATATTATATATATATAATATTATATAAAAAAATATAATTTCAAAAAAAATTATAATGTGCGTAATATTACATGTTTTATATTAATTATTAATAATATTATGATTAATATTAATTTTATATCGTTAGATAATTTGGTTCAGAAAAATAAAATATTTAATGGAATTAATAACGTATTATATACATTACCTATTAAATATAATAATGATGATTTTAATTTTAATTTAGGAACATTTAAATTAAGTAAAAATAATGATATGATCAATTTGGAATTTATTAATAATGATTATAATGAATATGTGTATAATTTGATAATTAGTTTAGAAAACTATATTATTGACCTTATATATAAAAATTCCGAAAAATTAATAGGTTATCAATTATCGTTATATAATTTGAAAAATATGTATAAAAGTATAATTAATATACCAAAAACTTTAAATAATTTGCCATTTGTCGAAATTAAAAATAAAAACATTAATTTTGATAATGATAATTTATTTAATGTTAATGTTCAGTTCAAAGAAATATTATTATTTAAAGACCATTTCAAATGTAATTTAAAAATTACTAGTATCAAACAAGAGAATAATGAACAAGATAAGATTAATAATATTATTAATACATTAATAATAGAATCAGATAAACAAACATCAGATCAACAAACATCAGATAAACAAACATCAGATCAACAAACATCAGATAAACAAACATCAGATAAACAAACATTAGATAAACAAATATCAGATAAACAAAAATCAGAAAAACATAAATCAGATAAACATAAATCAGAAAAATATATATCAGAAAATATAACATCAGAAAAAATATTATCGGAATGTTTAGATAATATACTATCAGAATATTCTGAAAACATGACAAGTTCAGAATCATCTGAAGATTATCAATTTTTGACAAATGATACTATAACTGATAATATATACTCAGAATATAAACATATTAATAGTGATGAAATTAAAATAACAAATTCCATAATGATATAAAAAATTTATAATAAATAATAATATAATATTTTATAGTTTTTATTAAAATAAATTTAATATAAAATAAAATAAATTAAATTTATTTATATATTATATATTAATATAATAAATGACAACTGAAAAAGTATTAATAGTAATTTTAGTAATACTTGGTATTGCGTATTTATTTATGTACATGAATAAAAAAAAAATTATAGAAAATGATGGTTCTGTAACTATGCAAGGTCAAATCGTAAATAATTATGATAATATGGAAATTGTAGATGAAGATCAAATAGAAGCTTCAGGCGAACGTGTAGCTGATGGATATATAAAAAATTATGGTTATGCAATTCCCGAAAATGGTTATATCAACAGTAATTACGCAACAGGTAAAAGAGGTAATCAATTTAATAATACAGAAATAGATAGTTTTTTCGATCAAAATAATAATATAATAGCAAGTCCTTTTACCGATCAAAATGTTCAAGTAACAGGTTTAGACGAAACACAAGGTAAATTTAACGTATTTATGCCTACAAATACTTCATGTTCATCAAATGATAACCAAAATTGTGATCCAAATGATCTTTATAATATAGATAATTATTTGCCTCAACAAAAAATACCAAGTTTTTTCGAAGTAGATGCAGAACCAATACCCGTAAAAGATAGAGCATTGGTAAATGTATCTAGAACAATGGGAATAAATCAAATTTTAACTAGTAAGAAATATTCATCTTACGATATTAGGGGTGGAATTAATAATCCTAGATATGTTGTTAGTCCTTGGAATCAATCAACTATTGAACCTAATGATGATTATAGACCTCTTAATTAATTTTTAACAATATCTATACGCCAATCTTGTAATGTTCTAGCAAATTCTAAAAGAGGTAATAAACTCATACATAATAATTTATCGTTATTATTTTTTGTCAAAACGTATATTATATTATCATATTTAGGCATCAACTCAGGTGCAAAAATTGTAATTAAATCTTCATTTTTATAATTTTTATAATATTCATCTATATATTTTTGCATCATTTCCATACAATGATTTGTTGAAGTATGATCTTGATAATCTATATTCTCAAACATATTTGTATTATATGGATGACCGTAATGTCTTTTATAAAATTTCATAAAAGCATTCACTAAATCTACTTTTTCTATTGTTTCTACTGTTTCTAAAGCTTCTTGTTCTTTTACTAATTCTTCTAATTCTTCTTCTAATTCTTCTTCTAATTCTTCTTCTAATTCTTCGTCTGATTCTTCTTCTAATTCTTCTTCTAATTCTAATTCTAATTCTTTTTCTAATTTTATTAAGCCTTCTTTAAATTCAGTTCCTAATTCTTTTTCTAATTCTTTTGTTTCTTTTTTCAAATTTTGTGTTTCTAAATAATTTTTTTCCGAGTATTCCAAATTATTTTTCAAGTATTCTAAATTATTTTCTTTATTCATGATGTTATTAATAATTTTGTTATTTATATAGTTTATTTTACTTTTATAAATTCAATTTTTTTAATAATTTGATTTTTGTATAAATAATATATAAAATTAATATTATTATTAATAATATAATGAATAATAAATCAAGAGCATCATCAAAAGCATCAATAGGATCAAAACGTTCTGATTATCCTCCATTAAACCAAATTGATGAAAATATTTATTCAGATGAAGAAAAAGATTTTTTAAATAGTAATTATGAAGAAGATCAGGAACAAAATTCTCAAGTTACTGACGAATTAGCAGAAAATGTGATAAGTTATACAAATTATTATGATTTAATAAGAGACAAAAAAAAAGAATTGCGAGAATTAAAAAATAAAGCAAATCCTCATAAAGAATTTATATTAAATTTTTTAAATACACAACATGTACCAGCAATAGATGTATCAGATGGTAAATTAATTAAAAATGTTAGCAAAAAAATACAACCATTAAAAGAAGATATAATTAAACAAAGTATATTAAATAAAACCAACGATGAAGCATTAGCTAATCAAATAATAGACGAAATAAAACAAATTAGATCACAATCAGACAAAAAAAATATTAACTTAAAAAGAACCTATGCAAAAAATTAAAATAATGATAACTGATAATTATTATAACTAATCATTATAATTATTATAATCGTAATAATAATAAAATATAGCAATAAAAATAACACTAATTAAAATAACTTGAGTAATATCATTTAAATTATGCCAATCAATTAATATTGCCGTAATAATCAATAACAATCCTCCTATACCAATACCATATAAACATATATTCATTAATTCATCCATTTTACCATATTTCATTTTATAAACAATTATACCTAATATACCAAATATATACATAATTAATAATGAATTACTATGTTTATCTTTATAAGGTAAATTTTGATTAACTACACTAGCTATTACATGAACAAACACATTGTATAAAATCGGAATTATAAAGTAAAGACTATAATCAACATAACTATTATTTAATATTTTATTATCCATATATTATATATTTCAGATTTTTTTATCAAAACAAATAAAATAATTTAATAAAACAAATAATTAACATCTTAAAGATTTTTTAATTGGGCAAAATTTAACAATATGACCTGTTTTATTACAATAATGGCAAGACAAATTTTTTAAAGGACAATCTTTAACTAAATGTTCATTACTATTGCATAGATGACAAGATCTTAAAGGACAATCTTTTACTAAATGTTCATTACTATTGCATAGATGACAAGATCTCAAAGGACAATCTTTTACTAAATGTTCATTACTATTGCATTGATGACATTTTATTTCCATTGAATTATTATTTTTTTCCATTGAATTATTATTTTTTTCTATAAAATTATTATCTACAAAATTATTATTTCCTTTATAATCTTTTACTAAATGTTCAGATCTTAAAGGACAATCTTTAACTAAATGTTCATTACTGTTACATTGATGACATTTTATTTCTATAAAATTGTTATTTTGTTTACAATCTTTAGCAAAATGATCTTTGGACATACATTTATAACAATGATCATATATTGATGCAATTCTTTTGTTTATTTCTATTTCTTCATTATTTGTTAAATAATCAGAACAATAAATACCTCCTCTTACATTATCTATGCCATATTTTTTCATATACTCGATTACAACATTATCTTCATCAAATATAGATGCATTTAATCTTATCTCAACTAAATCATCAATCCCATGATTTTTTACAAATAATGCTCCTTTGTTTTGGTAATGTTCGGATAATCTCCTTATAATATTACTAGTTTTACCAACATAGTATTTATTATCTTTGGTCTTTATAACATAAATATGTGTTTTATCCATCTTGGTATTCTAGAAACTATTATATGCAGTAATTATAAAATGTTATTTTCATTTTTTTATAAAAACTAAATTAAGTCTGAATACAGAAATTAAAAAAATTGAAATTAAATAGGTATATATAATATTTAGTATATCAAGTTATAAATATCATGTCAAACCAATTAATAAATTTATATAACAAATTAACTAGTAATAATAATGCCAAACTAATAACTAGATTTCCTCCTGAACCATCAGGATATTTACATTTAGGTCATGTTAAAGCGATTTATATTAATTTTGAATTAGCTAAAATTAGTGGTGGTCATTGTTATCTTCGTTTTGATGATACTAATCCAAAAACAGAAAAAACCGAATATATAGAAAATATTATAAAAGATATACAATGGTTAGGATATGAACCATATAAAATTACATATACTTCTGATTATTTTGATGATTTAATAGAATTTGCCAAAATATTGATAAAACAAAATTTAGCATATGTATGCGAATTGACACAAGAAGAAATTAAAGAACAACGAAATAATAAAATAAAATCTTGTTTTAGAGATAGAACAATTGACCAAAATTTAGAATTGTTTAATTTAATGATAACAGGAAATATAAATAATGTTACGTTAAGACTTAAATGCATAATGGATTCTAAAAATGCAAATATGCGAGATCCAGTAATATATAGAATAATTAAAGATATAGAACATCCTCGAACTAAAAATAAATACAATATATATCCAACTTATGATTATTCACATTGCATAGTTGATTATTTAGAAAATATAACACATTCACTTTGTTCAATAGAATTCCGAGATAAAAATGAATTATATGTGTGGATCCTTGAAAAACTATTTCCAAATTCAAAATTACCTCAACAAATCGAATATTCTAAATTAAAAATAGATGGTTCAATATTAAGCAAACGTATTATAAATAATCTAATAAAAGAAAATAAAATTACCAGTTGGGATAATTGTTCTTTAGCAACAATTCAAGGTCTTAAAAATAAAGGTATTACAAAAGATATGATATTAAATTTTATAGCTAGTTTAGGAATAAATATAGGTAAAGTTCCTACAACAAAAACCAATTTTATAGCTTTTGAAAATTATATTAGAAAAAATTTATTTAATATCGCAACAAAAATTATTGCTATACGTAATCCTATTTTAGTAACTATTATTGATACACAAAAACAAATATACATAGATGGCGATGATTATTGTGAAAAATATGATGATAATTATTTAAGATTGGTCCCTGATCCAAAAAAATATGTTAGATTAAAAGATATAGGTATCGTATCATATTGTGGTAATAATGTAAATGATAAAAAACATATATACGTTAAATTAATAAATAATGAAGAAATTAATAAAAAAATTATTACTATTAATTGGTTAGATCCATTACAAGTTTCTACAATTAATATTAAAGAATACAGAAATATATTAAATAATGATGGTTTATTTAATGAGAATTATTTAATAAATACGGTATATTATATATCTAATATTGTAAAATTAGATACATATTTACAATTAGAAAGAAATTGTTATGTTTATAATAATGGAACAGAATTAATACATATGGTATCGTTAAAAAAATAAGTTATAAATAATAAAAAGACCCATATGTGTTGATTAATTGCCATATATATAATATTTTTTCTTTTTTATTTTTTTCAGATATATTAAAATTACAAATTTTTGTTTAATAAAAAAGTAATCAGAACATAAAATAGATAAATATAAAAAGTAATAGAACAAGATTATGAACAACATAATAAAATATTATTTTTATTTTTTATAAAAAATTAAATTATATTAATATGAATAATTAAATTTTGCTTGCGGTACTAGATTTAATTTCTAAATTAATAGTATCAATTACTTCATATATTTTTTCTTCCATATATTCAATTATTTCTGTAATTGTATCAGTATACATATCTAACAAAATAATTTTTTCAATAAATTCTCTTTTATGATGTGTATATATGTCGTGAGAATCTTGAATACCATAATTTAATACATAATTCATTTTGTTATTATTATATATCGTTTTAAAATCAATATATATTTTATACATTATCGCGAAATGTTTTGATACCAATTTTATAAATTCTATTTTAGTAATTTTTTTAGGAATGTCATTGTCATTTATGAATATGTTAATATCTACTTGATTATCTTGGTTATCTTTTTGTTTTTTATTATCTTGATTATCTTTTTGATTTTTATTATCTTGATTATCTTTTTGTTTTATATTGTCTTGATTATTTTTTTGTTTTATATTATCTTGATTATTTTTTTGTTTTATATTATCTTGATTATTTTTTTGGTTTTTGTTATTTTGATTATCTTTTATTTTTTTTTCTATAATTCTAACATCATTATTAATTTTATTATCTTTTGTTTTATTTTCTATAATTATTGCTTCACTTTTATGTTTATTATTATTTTTATTTTCTATAATTTTAATTTCATTGTTTATTTTTTTATTTTTACATTTTTTGATTCCATTAAAATTCATAACTTCAGTTACTTTGCCATAACCTTGTATCCATCCCATAGTTAAAGATATTTTAAATAATGAACCATAAATATTATTTATATAATCAAACATATATTCTTTTTCTATTGTTTCTTTAAATTCGAAATTTATTGATAATTTTTCTAATTCATTATTTATTTTTTTTCTATCATTATTAACATAATTAATTTTTTGTTCAAAAGTAAAATTTTCAATATTGATTGTTGTATTATGAATGTGCATTAAATTTATGTATATATTTGTTTTGTCTTGATTATCTGGCAATTTAATTATTTTCATATTTTGACCAATCGATTGTGATGCCGCATTATTTAATTCAAACAATAATTTATAATAATATTCTAAATCATGATCTTTAATTATTTTTTGTTTATTGTTCATAATATTACTAATAACAACATAAAAAGTTATAGCTGAAGCAGTATAATAATTTTGACTAGTTATGTTATATTTTTTATTTTGGCTACTGGTAACGGTCAAAAACAGTATTGGTATTATTAAATCATCTTTATTAATTATATCCATAACATATTCATATTGTTCATTTTGTAAGAACATATTTAAGCAACTTCTTTTAGTAATATATTTATGTAAACTAGTTTTATAAGAAAAATATTTATTTTGAGACATATATATAATTATATAATTATATTAAAAATTAATATAAACACATAATTCAAATTAACAAATGAACTCGATGTGAAGCTCTAGATATTGCTGTATAAATACATTTTTTAGCATCCAATATATTTTTATTTGATAACATATTATCAATATCTACAAATACATTACAATAAGTTGATGATTGACTTTTATTAGTGGTTGTAGAATAACTTATACTTATTTGGGCAAATTTATTAATATAAATATTGTTTATATCGGCCCATAAAGGTATTAATATATTTTTTTCCAAATAAGTTATTGCTTTTACATCCGTAAATTTTTTTTTAATTGTATTTTCAAAATGTTTCATATTAGATTTTATATTTATCATTTTATTATTTATTAATTGTTTAGTATCATGATCTAACGTATATATTGTATATATTTTATCTATTTGTTCTTCACCATTAGATAACTTTACAACTTGTAATTTAAATGTAGGTATTAAATCTATAATATTATCATTTATATTTCTAATTAATGAATCATAAAAATTACCTAATATAATCATATATTCATTTGATACTATTTTTTTTGATACTTTATCCAACAACATTTCTGTTTCTGATACTTCAATGACTCGTAATTGTTCGCAAGTATATAATTTACCCGAAGATCCGCTTTGCTTACCTAAAGGTCCGCTTTGCTTACCTAAAGGTCCGCTTTGCTTACCTAAAGGTCCGCTTTGCTTACCTAAAGGTCCGCTTTGCTTACCTAAAGGTCCGCTTTGCTTACCTAAAGGT